AGCATAGACCTGTCATATTTTCAACTTTACTCATACATGAGTTTGTCAGATCAAGTCTTTCTAGATTGTAACATTCCCTAAACATTCCCCTTTATATCCTTGTCAAACTCCACGTCATTTAAAGTCTTTATTGATCTCACAAATACCCCAAAATTGTTTATTAAAAATCGGTATCTTCTGTTTAACCAATGCTCGTGCAGGAAATTTGTTGCCAGCATGCTCCCTTCCTTGGTTTTTTCTATAGTGATATCAAATAGATCGTCCCTATCTGCTACTCTCATTATAGTTCCGCCATCTTTATTACTGCTTACGTCAAATTCTAATTTTTCTAACATATTAACTCCTCGCTTTATACTGTTATTAACTTTCTTATACACTTCTCTATCTCTGCTCTGGCTTCATTTACCTCTATTATCCCTTTGAACAGCATTGTGTCTATGTTATCTAGAGTGTCGTACATGCTCAACTTTTTATCCATTGCTAGTGTTCTGTCATACACTATTGATTTTTCTACCTCATTCTTGTACATGTTGAATGCTGATATTTCTGCCCCATTGTCAGATTTTTTATCCACACTACTAGGTACAAATGTACTTCTTACATCCCTTTCTTCAATAAAGTAGCTGTATAGAAACCTTACTGCCTCATTTTCTGTTGGCTTTTTACCATTCATCTTTTCTGCAAAGTTTATATGGAAACCTATAACTGTTCCCATTGGTCCTCTGCCACCTTTTCCACACCCAAAGCAGTAGTATGTGCCTGTTTCTTCATACCATCTAAGTGAAGGACTATCCTCGCTGTGAAAGCAACATTTCATGTATCTTGACACTTCAAAGTCTACCTCATAATCTCCATCGTAGTACTCCGGCATATTTGGCAATACTATATCATATACATAATCTGGTATCCCAACTCTCTGCAATACCTCTGCCTTCATTTCAGCTAGTGTCATTTCTCAGTCTCCTTTATCCTTAATGTCCTAGTTAGTACATCTTCTTTACTTAGTACCCCCAGTCTACATAGCTTTACTATCCTGCTATGCACAGTAGATGTAGATTTCAACCCTGTTATTTTACATAGTTCTCTGACGCTTGGTGCGTATCCTTTAGTGTTTTTAAACTCTAATACTACTTTAGCAAACTCAACATCTGACATTTTCTTGTTTTTCTTATGTACATCCTGTTTCTTGATTGTATCTATCATTTCATCTATGCTTTCTACTTCAAGTTCTGTGTCCCTGAGAGTTCTTGCCTTGTTCTCTTCTGACCTTGCCTTCCCATCTTCTTCAAGCATTTTTACATACCTATGCACTGAACTGGTTGAATTAAGTCCTAGTAACTTGCATAAGTCTCTTATAGTAGGTGCATATCCATTAATCCTTTTAAATTCCTCAATGCACTCCATCACTTTTTCCTTAGACTTTTCAGTGTCATACACCCTATGCTCATGCTGTTGCCTTGCTTTATGCCCCTCTTTTATTTCTGGATTTAATATTTTTCTTACAGTTTCATAGCTAACTCCGAATGCTTCTCCTATATTACGCAATGATGGTCTTTTTCCATCATTTGCCTCCTTATATTCTTCTATGTATGACTCTATCTGTTTCTTGAAATTTTCTCCCATAGTATAGTTCCTCACACAGACATTCGGTGTACTAATTGTCCATATATCATTTAATCATCTTCTTCAGATGCACAAAATCTTTTATAAAGCTCTAATACTCCAATTCCTGCAAGGCTAAATCCAATAATAGCTAATGCTACTGTCATATTATACACCCTCCCTTTTTAATTTTGAACTGGGCATGTTGGATTCGAACCAACGAATGCAGGAATCAAAATCCTGTGCCTTACCGCTTGGCGAATGCCCATTGTGAAGGAGTGCTAAACCAACTCCTTCTGTTTATAACAACCTTTTTAATTTTTACCTGTGCTTCCGACTCCGCCGCGATCTTTGTTTCCAAGTGATTCTACAGCCTCAAATTCTAACTTTGGCTGATGCTCCACAATTCTGAACTGACAAATCCTGTCGTTTACATGAATCTCTGTGTCTCTCATTGCCAGTGTTGGCATCATCCACTCATCGTTGTCTCCGCAGTATGTCTCATCGACTACACCAATGTGGTTTGTCTGAATGATTCCAAAGTTCTTGAATGTTGAGCTTCTTGGAGCAATAATTGCTTCATATCCCTTTGGTAACTCAATTGCCACCCCGAGTTTAATCAACTTAAACTCTCCTGCTTTCATTACCACATTTTCTGCTGCCCTCAAGTCTACCCAGTCACTCTTGCCGTCGATGTACTTCAGCTTCTCAATTTCACTACTTAAATACTTTACTTTGACTTTCTCTTCTGTCATTGTATTATCTCCTTTTTTATTTTATAACCATAATAACTCTATGCTACATATATGGTTATTACATCAATGACATAATGAATATCTCCGCTATTACTGCTACTGTGTGTAATGCAATCACAATTGTTAACCCCATCATAATGCTTAACTTCACTTTTACATGCTTTTCCATACTAAACATCTCCTAAACATCTATATATTTATAAATATTTTGCTATTATGCTTAATTGTATGTATTAGCTACTATCATGAATGCTATAAACATCCAATGCATGTATGCTGCTGAATCTCCTTTTCCGTTTTTCTTATTATATATAATGTTTATTGCCAGTGCTACTGTTGCTATCCAGAGTGACATTATGATTATTTCAGTTGTACCTTTACATGCTACTGCTGCTATCATACATACTACATATATTGTATCAGCAAACCCTAACTGCCCTATTATATTACAAAATAACATTACTCCTATTATTACTATGCATGGTACTGTTATTCCTCTTTTTGCTATTATTACTCCCATACTAATAGTTAATGTCATCATCATGTGAATTTCTGGAATCAGCATATATATTGCATCGTCTATTGCTGCAAACCCCATAAATCCTAAAATAAAAATGGAGCATATATCAAATACTCCATTTTTATATCCCAGTGCAGTCCCTGCTAGTGCCATAAGTATCACTGCTACTGCTAATACTGTATATTTGCCCTTTTCTTCAGCCTGCAGACTTTTCACTGCTTCCTTCATGCATATTAATGTTTCTATCACTGCTACTGTGTATGCCACTATTTTACCTCACTGTCTTCCACATCCTCTAAGTCTCCTACCCAAGTAGACTCATTGCCCTGCTCACTTCCTGCTTGCTCCTCGTTGTATTGCTCGCTGCTCTCTTCCGGTTCTTCCTGCTCAACTGCTTTATCATACCCATCCCCATGCACTAAACTCATTCTAACTGTTCCAGCCATCAACTCTTTATTGAACTGACTTTCTATTGATACTGGTACTAATAAGTTTATCACAGTAGCTGTTGATTGTTTATCTGATCTCAATATCTCTTTACCACTGCTATCCAAAGCCTTTGTTACATATGCATTATTCATTATCAATGTCGCTGTTGAGTTGTTTGCTACGCTGTATATATTAATGAAGTCTCCCTCTCTTAATATTCCACCAACTGCTGCATCTATGCTGGATACTGCCACTGATAACTCTACTGGATTTTCTATGTTCTCTACCATACTCTGCTTACTTTTTACACCGTGTGTAGTAATTATTTCCTTTGCTACATAATCTCTGTTAGTGAATGTGTTATACAGTACTGATTCATCAGTAACGTATCCCTCTGGAAGTGAATCTTCAGCCATGCTACATTTCTCTAAGTATTCTCCTGCGTTTCCCTGTGTTATTTTTGTTCCACTTACCATGTTTTGCTTTACTCTATAAACTTGTATGTGTCTAGATTCATTTATTATGCTGTTAGCCGCATATATTGCTGCCACCCATACTGCTATTGCTACCAGTATACTTGCCAATATTCTGTTTATCTTTGATCGCTTTTCTTTTCTAATTTCCTCATCTATAGTACTTACACTTTTCTCTTTTTGTGCTCTCATTTTGATTCCTCCTAAAACTCTTTTATAGTTGTTACTCTATCTACTATCTGTTTTCTACTATGCTTATTCCCGCTTAAATCCTTACCTATATCTGTATAAAAAGATATTCTTGCATATACTGATGTGCTTACTATTGCTACATCATCACATTTTCCTTCTGTCACTGTGTTATCCCATCCTACCCTTGATGGTCCTATTATGGTTTGTTTATCCCTACCGCTCAATATTGGTACTATCATGAAGTTTCCATCATTTTCTGATCTGTATACAACCGTGTATGTATGTGGATTATTGTACTCATCTATAAACCTGTATATGTTAATTACTGTATATTCATCTATATTTACTTTGTTAGGTTGCTCTTGTTGTGTATTCTCATCTGTATATGTTGACCTTAGTACTCTTGCCCCTGCATGCTTTTCCTTAGGTACCATATTATCATCTAAGTTTAAATTACTTTTCAACAACTCTTTGAATTTATTCTTAGACCATTCCAAATAGTTATCCTTGCTTGATGCTGTTACTCTGAACACGTTATCGTTCTCTGGGCTGTTTGGAAATAGTGACATATCTGACAAATTTATTTTTATGTCGGATTTCATAGTGCCACCTACTATGTACTTCACTACACTCTTCCTGTATTCTTTTGGCAGTCTCTCGTGTATTGCTATCTCATTAGTAGCTCCATACTCTGCTAAATTTACTCTGGATGCTCCTATCAAGCTTGTTGCTAATGCATCTTCTACTCCTACTGCCTGATTTCTCATGCTATGATACTCATACGATACTAACTCACATGCCATTATCAGTAAACAGATTACCAATGCATACAGTAGCGTGCCGTTACCATTCATCTTTCTTTTTCTAAGTTGTAGATGTAGACTTCGTAATTTTTTCGTAGTCCGTATACAGTTCCTCTTCATTTGTTCTAAATGTAAACCCATCTATAAACTTCCTCTGTTCCAACTTTACTTTGCATTTTATGTCTATCGAGATTGTATTACCGTATGTGTTTGGTACTACTGTCACATTTATGCTGTCTTCTTTAACACTGCCTGCAAGTTCATTAACTATCCTATTCTTTATTTTATTTTGAAATGCTGCTACTCCGGATGCATCTAAGTTCCCATCTGTTTCTAGCTGTATTATATACTCTCTCCCAATGCTATCTAATTTGTTCTTTACTGCAAAGTCCTTTTCTACTTTTAATATGTATGCTGTCATTATTGACAACACTAGCAAGGCTATTAATGTTCCAAGTATGGTAGCGTCCCCTCTTACCTTTTTATCTTTCATTTTTCCACCTGCTTATATTCAAAAAGGGCAATCTTTGCCCTTGCAACTATTGCCCTTTTTGATTCATAGTCTCATTTTAGTTTCCGCCAGTAGTTCCTGTGTCAGTACTGGTGCCACCGCCAGTATTGCTACCACCACCTGTAGAGAGGTTATCAAATACGTTAGCCGTATTGGTATCCATGGTATTCCACTTTGTGCTAATCCATGATTTTGCTTTGCCGCCATAGAACACTCCCATTACGCATACTGCTGCTATTACTAACATTACAGCAATGAAATGCCCATCTCCCTTCCATTTTCTCTGCATAGCCTTTTTGATCTTGTTCTTCATTTTGGTTCTCCCTTCATATCTTTCAACTATGTTATAATAATGCCTGTATGGTATTATTAGTTACCGCTGCTACATTACATGTTATTGAATATATTTACTGTATCATTCATAAGTGCTGCCATTATGGTAGTAAACCATTGAGCTATCTGTGTCCTAAAATAAACGCACAGTACTGTGACTGCTGCCATTACCAGTATTACTGACATTATATGTCCTTCTCCAGTAATCTTTTTGTTTCTTATTCTGTTTAACATTCAGTACCTCCCTAAAACCAGCTTGTATCTAGTACACTGAATGCATTTCCAAATATGCATATCAGTATAATACCAAAGATTATGAATGTTGATACAAGTTTATCTTTTTCTACAATGGCTCGTTCCTTTGTTATCATTTCTCTCTGTAAGGCAAGCATATGTTTGTTTATGTACTCTATCACGTTTGATGATTTTCCACTCTTAAACAGCTGCTTTATTACTGTGCATAATGATTTTATATACCTGCTATCAAACTTTTCATTAAGTCTATCTATTGCATCATTTATGTCCTCTTTTGCTCTTATTTCTCCTGTCAACTCCAGTAATGCTTTCTTCAATCTTTTATTGCTTACCTCGTAGTAGCATTCTGTTATAATGTCAGTGATGTAAATATTTGCACTTCCTTGTATTCTCATTGCTGCCATTATTATTCTTACGTCGTCTATCAACTCTACATTATCTTTTCTATTCCTGTATTCTGTTACTATATCAATTATATAATACCCTATTACCAATCCGGCAATTAATCCTAGTACTCTAAATATTACCAATCCTATCATTGCCCCGCATATCGCGAAGTATATCTTTCTAGTTATGTAGTCACTTGGCATGATACCCTTATAGTAGAATTTGTATCCATGTGACTTTAACTTTGATTCTATTGCTTCATAATTATTCTTACTGCCACTACCACCTAATAAATAGCTGTTAATCCTGTCTATTCTGCTCTTGTTTATTTTCCTGTATGTTACCTTAGCTACCCCACTGCCTGCAAGCCTATATGTTGATATACCTATCATTGTGGCTATTAAAGTCTGTGCTATTAATGCTACAGCTATCACTATGCGTATGTCCCATGACCATATAATTTCTTTTATCATTAATGCTCCATCCCCTTTATTATTGATATGTATGCTACTTCTATCATCCCTACTACTGATATTAATAGTATCAACTTATTTCCAGTAATCATTTCTATCCAACTTCCCTCTATCAAACTTGATGTCTGTACGATTGAGAATCCTCCTATAGCTAGCATTGCGTATATCTGCATTCTGTTGTTTCTGTATTCTTGCCTTCTCTCCTTCTCATATGTTGTATATTCTCCTATTACATCTTTAAGCTGCTTTATTACGTCTGTGTAATTACATGAATGTCTAGAACACATTGAAAGATTTCTTATCAGCAGTTTCCAGTACTTATTTTCAAATGTGCTCTCCAATCTTGCCATTGCTGCTACTCTGTTACCGCTATTTTTAGCCTCTGACACACATCTTGTTACTGCCGCGCCTATAGATGTATCAATATATTTGCTGCATCTATCCAGTATTACCATTATATCGTCACTTGTACTGGAGAAATTCTCTATACATCCCATAAACTCTCCCAGTGAATCCTCCACTTTTATGTACTTCCTATTAGCTTTATATGTCAAAACTACCATTATTATTACTTCTAATGCGGTTACTGCCACTATTGCTACTGTAACACTCCTATATATTATATATATGGCTATAGTTATTACTATCATCGCTATTATGTCTAATGACAATAACACTTCGGTGCTTGCCCACTTGTATTTACTAGGTATGCCGCTGTACGTTATTGCTCTGTCTATTCTGCCTATTATAGAGTTATCTTTTTCACTTCCCCTTTCTACCATTGCTGCAAGGTTTTTTTGTTGTCTTTTTCTACTTACATCTTGCATTCTCCCGTATACATTTTTTATTGTCCCGCTTATTATACTGTAATGATGCAAATACATATATATACTGTATATTGTGTAACTACATACTGCCAATAGCATCACTATGCATGCTATCAATATCCATTTTCTATAACTGTGATCTTCCATTAATATGTATATCATTTGTTATACCTCTATCTTCTCTATTATTAGTTTGCCGTTTTCATCTATACCGTAGCATTCTGCTATGTCTATTATCTTAAAGTTATGCATATAAACTATTGTATCTATGGACTTTATTTTTCTCATAAACTGCTCTGGTGTCTCCTTTGTTATCTCTTTTGCATAGTCTGCTATCTTGTAGTGCATGTCAAATACTCCCTCTGCATGAGTTGTACACCATACTTGATGGTCTGTATATGCCATGTGTCCTAGGTATGCTGCCTCTTTTCCTTTTATCTCCCCTATAATGAACCCGTCCAAGTCCTCAAGCAGTCCATTTCTTCCCAATATGTCTAGCCCGTAGCTTATTCTTGCTTCTCCTTGTGGCTCAAGTGTTGTGTGGAACATTATGTCTGGATGTGTGTCACAGAAAAGCTCATCATTGTCCTGTATTACGTCATATCTGCCATTCATTGGCAGTTCCTCTATTAGCTCATTAAGTAATATTGTTTTACCGGAACCTCCTTTTCCTCCTATTACTCCACTGTGACCGTCTGCCACTCTCTTTGATAAATATTCAGCCTGCCTCTCTGTAAGCATCCCTTTCTCTATTAGCTTTGCAAATCCGTACTTAAACTTAGGTATCTTTCTTATTGACAGGTAGTCTGTTTTCTTATCCGAAGACAATATATCTGCTGATATATCTATTCTTAGTTTAAATTTATCCGATGATGTTGAGTCCACGAACCACTGTATCGCGTTGATGTCACTTATACTCTTTCTGTTCTTTATTGCCACATGCTCTACAAATCTCTTGTAGCTGTCCTCTCCCCTAAACTTTATCGGATGCAGTTTCCTCTCCCCATTTATTTTTATGTTAACCCTGTCATACCTTGTTATGTTTATATCACTTATGTCTATATCATCTATTAATGGTTCTAATATGTCGTATCCCCAGATATATTTAGCAAAACTTTCATATATCTGGTCTGCCTCCACTTTACTGCATTTACCAAATTTTTCACTCCTTATATCTTTTTTTATGTATGTGTATACATACTCTTTTACTTTGTTTATATCTATTATTCCTTTGTCATAGGAGTTCAATATGCTAGGTGATGTTACAGTAAAGTACTCTATGGTTTTTTCTACTGCTGTGTCTATAAAGTCCTCCCTTGTTTCTGCCTCTTCTGCCCAATCACTGTTGCCTACAATCATCTTGCTTATATCATTACTGAAAATTTCACTAACTTCTATATTCTCCTTATCCTGTTCATCATTGCCTAACTCTGTACTATCTGCTGTATTACTATTATTTTCCTCTGACTTACTCGTGTTTTCTTCATTTTGTTCTTTATATTCCATTGCACTTTCTTTTTCCGTTATGCTGCTATCTTTGATTTTGCGCTTAAAAAACATAGCATCCTCTCCTGTTCTTTAGTCTATTTTAATTTACGTTATATCCTATTCACGTTTAATCTACTGTATAATAAAAGTACATGCATTGTTATATGCATGTACTTTATATGTATACCTTATTTACATTTATTATATTAGATTTACTAACAGTCTACTGTATTCCATCGCTATTTCTTTCTTGTTACACATTGAACCTTTCCTAAACCACTGCTCGTCATATTTATCACTCCATGCCACCTCAGCAAAGCCTCTCATGTTTGAAAAATAATGTCCAATGCTCTCTCCTGTGATGTCCTTTACTACATTGTCCATACATTTTGCTATTGCTCTTGCACTCTTTGCCTTTGCACCCATTATGCTGTTGCTTTCTTTTACCTTGTTGCATATTAATGTACACTTATTAAAAAATGTTTGCATTAGTGACTCATCTTCAATGTTCATCATGGCTGTTATTGTCTTCATGGCTCCTGATGTACTTGCTTCACTTACCAGTGCTACCTTATCACTCATTACTGCTATATCCTTGCAGTATTTTATTATATTTTCTATTGGTGTGTCATACACTACAAACTGAAACTGTGACTTCACATCAGACATAAACCTGCTCACTGCCTCTACCTTTAATGTCTGATCAAATTCGTATGCATCTATTGCTGCTCCTAGCCCTATGATGTACAGATTGTTCTTTACTATTGACACTGCCCTTCCCAAGTGCATTCCCTGGTTTATTGCCCCCTCTAGTGCCATTGAGTCTGCTCCCAAACACCTATATGTGTCTTCTGATACGTAGCTCATTGCCCTGTCTACTGTATCAAAATCCACTATCAACGTTCTGTAGCCTAGTCTTGCTAGCATTGATGCCATATTATATGCCACTGATGTAACTCCACTCCCTTTACATCCGGTAACTACTATATTACACCCATTACTTGCTAAAGACTTCAGCTTTTCATCAATCTTCTTGTCTACTGATATTTCCTCTATCTCACTGTCTTCTGCTTTTGACTCATATATTTCTGATTGTGCGTCTGTTTCTTCTGTATTATCTTGTTGCTCATATATGCTCTCACTTATATTTGTGTCGCTATTACCGTATATGTCAGAGTCATCATCATATATAGATGATTCTGTACTGTCATCTTCATATTCCTTGTTATCATCCTCATTTACTTTTTCTATTACTTCTTCTTTTTCTCTGTTTTTGTTAAATAAATTCTTTATTCCCATGCCTATAAACCCTTCTTTAATACTATTGTTGGTAATTCCTTTAGCGTCATCCCTATTCCTCTTAAGTTTACATTTCCGTTGTATATATTTGCAGAGCAGTTATATATCTCGTTTTTCAGTGCCAATTCGTCAAACTGCCTTTTTCTTACTTTTATTTTTCTCCCATTCGTATCCTCTACAATGTACCCTGCCACTTTTACTCCGCACATTACCCTTGCTATTACACGGTACTTTGCAGTTTCGTTTTTATTTACTCTCACACTGTTGTACCTCCGATTCATTATTTAGTATAGTGAATACATTGTATTCACTATCATTGCTGTCAGCAAACTTCCCAATGCTACACTTACTACCCATGCTATTATTGACATTATTATTGATGCTTTCATGTAGTTCAACATAGTAGTGTTTACCTTTTTCTGCACTATCACTACCACTGCATAGACTATGTTTACTACTGGTACAGCCATAATTATAAATGTTAACAGCCACTTACCCATTGATATGTCATCTGTATATGCATTTTCCTCTATTGCTGTGTAGTCTATATCTGGTGTATCTTGCTTACTTTCTTTTTTACCATCTACCATGCCTTCTCTTTTTTCATTGCTTATATTCTCTTTTACTCTAAGTTCATTTGCCTTTTCCTCTGCCGGATCCATTTTATATCCTGTTTTAGGTCTGCCGTGCCTAAACTCTGTTGACCCGCATACATTGCACCTTTCCAATGAATCATTACTTGTTGTTGTCATGCATTTTAAACAAGTCTTCATTTGCCTTCCTCCGTAAATAATTTTCTATCTTTGCAATCCTGCTTTTTACCTGTGATTCAGCCTGCACTACTACGTCTGCCACCTTTTTGTATTCGCTATTACTGAATGTCTCAAGCTGATTTGAGTACATCTCAGCGTTTCCCTCTTCTAATACAGCTATCACTTGGTCGCCAAATTGCTTCTTAAGGTAGTTGTATACTATCATATCACAATATGTGAAATACTTTCCGCACCCATAAGGCTGCAGGATTGAATACATTGTATTATCTTTTAGCTTAAACGATACAATTACCTTTCCTTCTGCTTCTAATTTTTTGTATGCCTCTTTACTAATCAGATTTGCTCTGTCCTCGCTGATCTCATTAGTAACAGCGGGCTTGTTCTCTACAAACCCGCTGTTCTCTAAGTAAATGGCAGTATCCTTATTATATTCCCCAAAAATACATAAATAAACCATCTATTCCTCCATGCTAATCCACATACATTTTGGCTCACTGATTTCTGCTGCATCTATATAAGCCTGCTTTAGTGTTAATACAGTTCCAAGTCTGTATATGTCCCCTTCTTTTCTTACAATTAATGCTGCATCTGCACTCTCTGGGTACTCTTTGGTGATATACAGTGGAAACAAGTACTGAATTTCATTGAATGAATGGCTGTAGAAAGGTAATATCCATCTAAAGTCATGCTTATTCATTCTAATGTCAAATTCTATTGATGCCTTAATTGCGTCATACAACTTTTTAGCCGACATTCCGCGTGCTCCCTCTGGAAGCCTCTCCTCTCTTTCTGTCACTATATGCTGTATTCCTAAATCTGACTCTGTATCAATATCCTCTGACTTACCTTTAAATACCAATTCTTCTATGCTCTCATATAGCTTTACTGGCTCTATTTCAGTTGTCTCAAATCCGTCCTTAATTAGCAGTGCCTTTGATCTTACTACCTTTGCCACGCCTACTCCGTTTGTTAAAAGTTCCTGCACGATGATATTGTAGCTGCCATATTCATCCATGATTCCAGTGTTGTATGCAATAAGATTACCAGCTTTATTCACGATGTAATTCTTCTTTTGCTTGTTTCTAATCTCTGCTGCTATTTTACATTCCTGTGCCTGCAGAGTCAGTTTTACCGCATTGCAGTCTGATTTGCTGTATACATTTTTGAACATCGCAGTTGCTTCAATTTCGTTTGTAATTGATGTAATATACTTCTGCTCAGCTGTACCTGCTACTTCACTGTTACCGTTTTCTTTCTCCTCATTCTTTGGTCTCATCGTGTCCTTGCATCTCTCTATTCCGGATACATAATAGCATTTGAATCTATCATTTTCTACTCTCATAAATGCAAAACATACGAACTGGTTATACTTATTTGTTACATCAGTCTCTACAATGATGTATTCTGCTAATTCTCTATTCTGTGTCTCTTTCGTATCCTTATCATACATCATTACTCTCTTATCAGATTCTGCTATGCTAGAAATAGTATACTTTACATTTGCATGGTTTGATTTTGAAAGTCCCATCTGACTCTTAAATTCTTCCAAGGTCTTTGGCTTATTGATTATTCCGTATTCTTTAAATGCCTCCCCTAACTGCTCAAGTTCTCTCTGTACTATTACGTTGTTCATATCTTTGCTTACCTCCATTTATATTTTTTATTATAACTCATATATCTGGATGTATGCCTAAATGGAACTCTCTTTATTGCTCTGTATTTACTTCTTCTATCGGTGACTCTTGCACGGTTACTTCCTCTTCCGATGCTTTTCCACTTATGTACTCATTGTATAGCATCTGACAAAATGCATCTTTTATACTTGGAGCCTCCACTTTTGATGTTATACTCCCAGTTAGTCCTCCCATTATTGTCGTATATATCAATAGTATTGACAACACTGTCTTAAACACTTCCTAGTTACCTCCTGCCTGCTTCTTTGCCTTAGCCTTATTAGCAAAGTATTTTGCTCTACGTTTTCTTCTCTCTTCTTCTGTTAACTCTCCTGGCCTAGCAAATCCTTTGGTCATTTCTTTCAAGTTCTCCTTTCTTGCCTTTTCTCTTTTCCTGTATGCGGCTACTTCCATTGCTATTTCTGCCTGTTTACGCTCTTTTTCTATCTGTGACTTAGACTTTACCTGCTCTTTTCTCTCCTGTTTTTCTCTTTTTATCTTGTCTCTTACCATCCTCTTCACATTTTCTGGCATGTTTACTCTTATCATTCTTACCTTACCGTTGATGTTAATACTTACATCGTTAAGTGTTGCACTTGCATTTATTACAGGTGCCCCATTAAGCAACAGCCCGCATGACAGCTGATATGGAGTTATTCTTACTAACTCCCTTGTTTGTAGATTGAGTACCTCTATAACTATTGAGTTACCCTCTTTTTCGATGTTAATTACCTCAAGTTCCATTTTAATGTTCCTCTCTTTCTTATGTGATATGTTAATATACTACTAAACTCTTTACTTTTTCCTCTATTTATGATATAATATATTATATAAAATATATGGAGGTACTTTATGAATAACTTAGATATGCTTTTAGCTGTTAAAGGTGATGTTACAAAAGCTAAGTCCCACTTGCTTGAACACTATTTTCCTTTATCTACCTATAAGTCTAAGGTAGGCTTATCTGACTCTTCTGTTATCATCCTTAATCTACAGTCAGATGATTCAGACGCTATATCTTATTTCAAGGTTACTGGAGATTCTATTACAGAATGTAATTACGAAACATATTCACAGCTTCTTAGTGAATCGTTGGAATCCAATTGTACACTGTACAACCTTCCGGCTCCGCCTGTTTCTCTTTTACCAAGATACTTTATCAAAGTTAAATAACCTATATAGGGTGGTTGTAACCGCCCTATTTTTATGCTCATTTATCTTTTATGTGCCTTTAATACTTCGTCCCTCTGTTGTGGTGTTACTCCTATAGCCTTTAACTCATCATCTGACATGTTCGCTATAAACTCCATCATGCTGTCAGCTTCATCCTCAGTGTCATATTCATCTGCATATTCGAACTCCTCTTCTTCAAAGTCTTCTGTATCTAGCTCTGCATCATTTTGTGCTGTCTCTGTTGTATTATATTCTGATTCGTCTGTATCTTCATCATCATTGTATACTTCTACTATCTGTTCGTCTTCCAATATATCTTCTGTGTCGTCATACACTATTTTTTGATCTCTCATATTACCTGTGTATACTTTAGGTTCTCCTGCTGCTTTTGTACCTATCATCATAAGCAATCTGCCATTTGCGAGTCCTTTGTATTCGCTCATTCTACTTTCCCCAGCCATAGTCATCTTTCTTATGCTTAAGTAGTTATGGAATACCTGTCTGCTATTGCTATCAAAGATACTCTTTTGTCTATTTAAGTCATTTAACGCTTGTGCAAATGCCACAAGTTCTTCCCCTAATTTTTTAGCGCTCGTCACAGTGTTAGTTGTATTGGCTATCTTAAGTGCTCTGTCTATGTCTCCTACTTTGAATAGTGGTGTACAGGTATTCTGCAGTATTACTTTATCTTCCTTGCCTTTTTTGCTCACAGGTAATAACCCATGATATAGTACTAAATACATTACCCCAGTTGGTTTGTATATGCTTAATCCAAATTCACACCTTACATCACACTGCTCTGTTGAGTATCTTGGGTCATATACTGTTCTGCTACACTCCCATCCTTTGTTTTTCTGTAGTACATCATAAAACTTAAAGAACAAGCTTGTATCCACGTATTCTATCTTTTTTGGTTCTGCCATTATTTCGAAGTTAGGTATCCATTCTGTATCGTATGTTACCATCTGATATAAACTCTTTGCTATTTTACCTAATGACATTCTTGATGCATATATGCCTGTTATCATTCCGTTCTTCTTTTGTATGAATATGTGTGACCCTTTACCTCCCTGCATATATGGGTTAGAAAATTTTACTACCTGATTACTTACATATTCCTCCACCACTGTACTTCCTATATTGTACTGCCCTATCTTATTTAAGCTCCTCTTTCCTATGCTTCTGTACCACTGTGCATCCTTCTGTATCATCCAATATGACTCTGCTATTTCTCCAAATATCTTTTCGTCAAGCATCTCCACGCTTATGCTATCCTCATCTTTTGTGTCAACTCTCTGCTTAAACTCTTTAGCTATTATGTACAGCTTATCTATACACTCTGGAAATACTGTTGCAAGCCTTACACTCTCCATGTCTAACTCCTGCTTGCTTATGTCTGCCATTTCCTTGAACAGCACTCTATTCTGACCTAATGGTTTACGATTTCCTTTCATTACCTCTATCACTCTGCTCTTGTCCATAATCTCCATTATGTTCAATGCATCAGGCACACCCCTCTTAACTACATGATTTCTGTCATATGTCCTCTGGTCAGATATTTTTACTGCTTGTTCACTCCTCAAGTCTAAGTAATATGTGTCATGTACTGATATGTTCACTTTTACCATTCCCTCTGTTACAAGAGATTCAATGTATTTTCCTACAGTACCTTTTCCGTTTGCCATAGCAATACTAGCTTTTTCTCCTGCTATAACTGCCTCTCTTCCTATTGTGTCCCCAGGGTGTAACAATTTTAACGGTACTTTTGCCTCTATGAATGGATACTTTGGTACGTTTATGTCAGTCACACTTGTGTCTTCACATACGTACCTTAAATGATTTCCAGTCATTATTGCTATAAAGCTACTTTCCTCCAGTGTGTCCTTCTTTATATACCTAAACCTCACTATTCTGTTCCCGTCTAAATTATATATGTATCTTGCCTCTATGTACACTAATGGTATACACTTCATTACCTCATACTCAAATGGTGTCTTATATAATGGCTCAACTGCCGTCAGATAGTTAACTGCCTCATTGAACTCTGGTGCATCTTTATGCTCATCTGCTGCATAGTATTCTATGCCTAGTTCATTTGCCATGTTTTTATTTATTGGTAAGTCTATTAACTTACTCTCATTCAGTTCTACTACTGGGCCTTCTTCACATTTTATGCTTAATTGTGACTCTAGTATGTCCATCAATGATACATTTACCATTGCTGCTCTCTGTCTAGCTGATGTACTGTTTGAGTCGTTTTCCTTATCCAAGTATTCAAAATTTAAACCAAACCCTATGCAGTATGCCTCTGCTGCTGTTCCATGGTATACCCATAGCTTCTCTACATTCCCAAATGCGTTATTTCCTATGGTCATTACTGATTTAGGTATGTACAAATCTGTTATTCCGTTTGTTTCGTCATTTTTATCTTTGCTGAATGCATACTCCCCTATGTCATTCATACCTTCTTCTATGTTTACTGACCCTTTGAATTTTGTATTATAAAATGCGTATCTTCCTATTTTATATGCTGTTTTTGGTGTTATTAAGTATTCCAAGCCACTATCTGAAAATGCTCTTGCCCCTATAGTTGTTACATTCCCAAGTTCTATCTCTTTTAAGCTTTCACATCCCATGAATGCCCCATCGTTTATTATCTTTAGCTCCGCATTAACCTCAACATGTTCTATCCCGGACGACATGAATGCCTTTCTTGCTATTGTATTCAATGGCTTAGGTAATACTACACTCTTTAAATCCTTTGTTTTGTAGAAAGCCAGCTCATGTATTTTCTCTACCGCTGTGCCCATATTTATTTGCTCAAGTCTTCTGCACTCGAAAAATAGTTCATTTGCTATAAACCTATGTGCCCCTTTTGACAAGTCTGCTTCTCTTAGCCATCTACATCCTTTGAATGCTGCCTGCCCTATGTCTTTTATTGTAGCAGGTATAATCACTTTGCATATAGCTGATCTCTCAAAAGCATTAGCTCCTATGGATGTTACAATCTTTCCTTTATATCTTGATGGAATCTCTATCTCTCCACTATATTCTGGATCATTTATATTGCTTACCTGTAATTCATTGCTATTTATGCTTATAAACTCCAGCAACTCTGCTGACTTTCTTTCGTTCTCTTTATCTTTGAACCAGTCGTCATATGTACTATTTATAACTGCAACTTGTCTTTCTGAAGCTCTTTTATTCTTTCTTATTGTGCCAATTACTTTTTCTACATAGCTACCATTATACCTATTGTCTCCCATGATTCTCTTAATCTTGTTAAGTGTCTCTTGGTCTAACCCCTCTATTATTTGTGGTTTATCTTTTTTGCTATCTGCATTTTCGCTGGTAATTTCTTCCATACTTACTTCTTTGTAATTACCCTCTATTGCACTTATAAACTTGTCCCCGTTGACTTCTACCAATTTTCCGTTTGCAATTCCGTACTTACTTACAAGCTTGATTGCATCAGCTGTTCTTATTCTCCATACCTTGCCATTAGTTCCTGTACAATCATAACCTATTGTCTGTGACTTTTCATCTACTACTCGGTTTATTATTACCACTGGTGAGCTTAATGGCTTATTGTCTTCTATTATACCATACCTGTCTATACTTCCATTAATACATTTTATGGACTTCTTATCTAGTTCTACATTCTCTATGCATCCGTTACCCTTAACCTTTAATGTCTGAATCACAGATGCCAACGGAATATCAACTACTTCAGTTCTGTTAATACTCTCAAAGTTCATAAACCTCATCCCTGTTATAACATTGTTACTCTTATGTACAGCTATCATTATCAACCTTGGCATATGTTCTTCCTCCAATAAATTATTTATATACCTTTATTCCTACTATGTACATATTTAAGTACTATGTTATGTATGAGTACATTTATATAATAAAAAATGCTGTCCACTTTTCTTTCATAGTGTACAGCACTTTTTATTTATGTACTATTCGTTTTACTACTGTATCTTTACCATTTCTGTAACGTAGTTGTTAACTTCACTTTCTATCAGTTCTCTTAATCTTGTATTCTTGATCTTCAATTCTTCAATGGCTGCATTGTTAAAGTAAACTCTGCTTACCACTCTTTCCCCGTCCTCTTCCAATCTTACTATGCCAAGCTGTGTTGCTTTATATGGTACTGCTTCTTCATAAGTTCTGATATCCAGCCATCTTGTCTGTCCATTTTCTGCCATGTTCTTTTCTTCTTCTGTATTGTTACACTTCATGGCTGCCGCTCTTGCACTTGTCCTGTTATTTAAAGGTATAATGTTGTATTTGATATCCCTTTCTCCGATGATCCAACTCTGCTCTTTGTACTGCATGTCGTGACTTCCTATATGTACATCAAACTCCCTTTTGTCAGGAATCCTAAACTTCCAAAGTCCCAGCATGTCACTCTTTACTACCTTAGGTTCTGTTTTTTTAACAGCTCTACTGTTAGATTTTGTCTGCTTTTTCATAAGTTCCTGGTACTGATACTCGTCAATGTACCCATCTTCTTCATACTCCAAACTATCTAAAGCTGCCTCAATATTCTCATATGCTGTCATATTAAAATACCTCCTAAATATTATACCATTTATATCGACATGTACTCTAGATAGCTTTCTCACTTATTTATATGCACTACCCCAACTTTACTTCCGTCACAGTAGTATACTTCTTCTCCTTCCTGTACTAGCTGCACTACTCCTAACTTGTTTATTACTTCTACTCCAGGATTATTTACAGCTGACTTTATGGCATCCTCCATGCTCTTATGTTCTTCGTATGTTATATCCAGCATATTTCTAAGTTTCCATGTGAATACCTTACTGCTTTTGGACACTACCTCTCTAGCTTCTCTGTCTGTCATTTTCATAACTTTCCCGTCTTTTGTCTTTAACTTTACTTGAATGTAGTCTCCCATATCTTCCTATATCCCTTCTATTAGTATGTCTGTATTACTTCATATTCTTCGTTTCCTCTTCCGTTATTATAGTATTCGCGCTTAATTGTATCCATGTTATACCATTTATTATCATAGTATACCTCGCACCATGCATGGTAATCCTTCCCATTGTACCCGATGCACATTTTTGCCTCTCCATACAGTTTTCTGCATATGCATGTCACTAATGATGCCATGTCATAGCATATTCCTGCTTTCTTGGACACAGTATCATCTAAGTTTGGTATAAATACTTTTATGTTTCCGTTGCTTATTTCATCCTCCACTTCATATTCATATTCATATTTACTAAAATATTCCCATATAGTACTTAACTCTGTATGTTTATCCCACTTATTGTCCTGTATGATACTATCTACTATACTGCTGTATTTGTCTAACTCCACATTGTAACTTGACCCTTTGTACTTAGTTGCACTTCTAACCCTCTTTGTAAACTCTAAGTATGGTTTTGATTGTGCCTGCCCGTTATAAACCTGCACTCTGTACTCACCTGGTCCATATGTGTATAATATTTTGTGGTATAGCCCATCTTTTTCTATATAACAGTTGTATCTACTGTCCTCTCCGTTGTATTCTATGTGTACAACTGCATACTCTTTGCTGTTGTTTTTTATTGTCATTGAGTGTTGACCGCCTATTACTACTGAATTTGCGCTTGTGTAAATTTGTGGACAACTTATGTACAATAAGACAACTGCTATTGCCGCTGCAACTGCTATTACAAATCTTTCTTCACATATAGCTATTGCGACTACTATTACTAATGATGCAACAAGTATAGCTTTCATAAATCCCATGATTAAATAAATAGGTACATGCAAATTGCATGTACCTTCCTCCTATCTTTTGTTTTATTTTTATTCTATTACAGTACATTCTGTATATCCTTCCGGATATCTTTTGCTTTCTTCGTAGTACCCAATGATTGCTACTCTATCAGAGAAGTCCTTATATGATGTAACTTCCTCTAATGTCTCTACCATTACCTTATTGCTGCATGCACCGATTACACTGATCATGTTAGCATCATCCCCGTCAGTCTCCACTTTGTATATGGTACATCCCTTTTTATTTAATTCCTCTGACAGCCTTATGTACATGTTTACATTTATTTTGCCATTATCGTTTTCAATTGTCTCAATCTCTCCAAACGCTGACTCTGTATTGCATGTTTCGCTAAGCATATTCTTGTTTTCATCCTGGATGCTCACGGCTTTGATATAGCAACACTGTTTATCCATGTGTGCTACTATTTTTAAATCCTCTGTATTCCTTCTAAACCATCCCTGCCCAGCTGAGTTCATCATCCATCTAACAGTCATGTGAGCGAACATTCTCATTTCCATTCCGTCCTGCTCTTGCATCATTCTGTTGATTTCATCATTTATCTCTGCCACATAGCTTTCATTATATGTCTCATCATTTAATTTGACTGCATTCCCTTCATTGTCAAGTATAGGACACATGCAACATTCCCAGATATTTCTTGATTGAAAAAGTCTTATCATTACATCCTTTGTAATTTGAAAGTATACTGCCCCAAATTGCTTGCACTTTGCTATTCCTACTGTGTTAAGTATCTCGTCCAAGCTGTCTGATTCTTTTACTCCGTTTACGTAATTTCCATTATCTGCAATAATTATTCTTGTCATAGGGTTATCCTCCATATAATTTATTTACTTAATATATTAATATGCTTACTATTTTGTCTAACCCTATTTAGACAAGCTTACTTGTTTATCTATATAAGCTGATATCTTATCTTCATCAGTCTCCCCAACAACTATAAACCCGTACTCTTTTCCCTCATAGTTATATGATACTGCAGTGTTAGTTACATCCTCATTCCTAAACCGTCTCACTGCCTCTATTGTTATTTCTTTGCTTACTTTCTCATCAATGCTGCTCTCTATTTTCATATTCCCATCTGGGTCAGTGTACTCTAGTATATCCCCTGTACCTTCAGTCATTATTATTTCACACTTATCATTATATATGTGTATTATCCCATTTGCTCCACGTTCAAATACTGCATCTTCTGTATATGCTACTTCCGGTATGCTGTACTCTACGTTTACTTCCTTTAAATCCTTTGCCTCATATTCTACTTTAACAGGTCTTTTTGCTATAAAGTATACTAATCCTATGTATATTGAAGCTAGCACTGCCATTATCGCTAATAACCATCCTATAGATGGTCCTTTTACCTTATTCATCTGTTTCCTCCTTAAAGTCAACATGGTAAAAATGAACAAATGCTGGGTATACTCCAACAACTACAGTGTCGTATTTACCATTACAATGCCCAAATAACTTATTTCCACTGTCATCTTTACCTAAATATATGCCTACATGATTTGGGTGTAATCTTGCGTCTTCATCTTTCTCCCCATCTCCATCAAAATCCCCTGTGTAGTTCTTTTCTCCTAAACTGTTTGTGTAGTAGGAACCGTCTGTAATTATCATTCCTAAGTCCCCAATTTCCAGTTCTTCCTCTGTTATCTCTTGGCATCCTAATGATATTATAAGTGTACTCTCTACGCATTCCTCTGGTTCTAACCCTGCCAATTGATATACATATTCTACATAACCGCTGCAATCTAAACCATCCTCTAGTTTCCAACCGTCATATGTTGGTTTCATACCGAAGTTATATTTTATCTTTCCTACTAGCTCATAACATATATCTTTTATTACTTCTCGTCTCTCTAGCTGTGCCTGCATGCTTCTAGCTATTATGTTAGCCTCTATTTGTGCCTGCTCTTCCATTTGATCGTATCTTATTGCTACCTCTCTTCTATTTATATATTCATTCTCTATCTCAATGTTAACTTCTGATATTCCTGCATATAAAGGATAATCTAGTTTGGCTGTTGTCATAATTCCTTCATCTGGATGTTCCTCTTGAAATATTCTGTCAGCCTCTAACTGTTTTTCTCCTTCTGATTGTACTGCCTCTATTGACATTAATAGTGTTAACATGATTACTGCCTGTACCATAAAATATCTTTTCATTTGTTTATCTCCATTTATATTACTACGCTCCTACCCATTATATGTCCACTTATATGCATAAAATAACACTGCCTTTGCAGTGCTATTTAATATCTTGCTGGCTCAATCTCTATATTGTTTTCCTTGATATACCCCCTCTATTTGCTTCAGTACTTTTCTTGTCTTTTCATCATTCCAATACTCTATTGTGCCGTATCTGTTGTATACAGTTTTTATCATATCAATGGGTAGCTCATCATAATTACTGCCTGTTGCTACATTCCATTTATGCCTTATTACTATCTTTCCGTATATTATCATTACCTTATGTTTCATTCTATTCGAGCTGTTCCTACTTCCCATTTTCCTACCCTCATCTCTAACTACCTTATCCTGTCACATTACTATGCCATTCTCTGGTATACTTTGTGTATATACACTTTTTTATCATGTGTATTTCTAATTTATTTAATTTTGCTCTTTACTCAATTTTAACTCATATTCTACCTTATTGTTGTCATTGCCAGTTTTACTCTTATGTCTCTTACCGTCCTATCTCTATTTTTATATTCATTGCATTTTCAAAATCTTTGTAAATATCTGTTATCTTTACTATGTTTGTTCCATTTATTATTGATCTTTTCATAGCTCTCTCTACTATACATTGTATTTCATAATAACTTAGCTTTGTATTCTGCTTTACTCTTCTCTGTAATATTTCATATTCTGTCTTATCATCATTTTCATCTAGCTTGAACTTAGGTAACATGAAGTGTCTAATTGTATCCTTCAAATTTCCATCTGGTCTCATAAACTCCATCTTCATATCAAATCGTCTTTCAAATGCTGGGTCTATCCTGTAGAGCATATTAGTTGCACTTATGAATATGTTACCCTCCTTCATCTGATCAAGCTGCTGAAATATGGAGTTTGTTACCCTCCTTATCCCTCCTCCGTCACTATTCTTAGCATCTCTGCTCCATGCCACGCTGTCGCATTCATCAAGGAATATCATGCATCTACCCAATGTGTTTGCTATTTCGAATATGTGACTTATATTTTCTGCTACGTTGCCCCTAGCTAAACTGTCTGCTATGTCAATGTACATCATTGTATACCCTAGATAATTACATAGTGCCTTAGATAAGTATGTTTTTCCTGTTCCTGATGCCCCATACATTAGTATCCTGCTCATTGGGTGCAATCCATACTCTGTTATTTCTTTTCTATGTGTATTTTCTGCTATGAATGTTTTTATCTTGCCCTTGTTTTCTTCACTTAGTATTACCGAATCAATCTTTATGTCAGTATCTACTGGCATCAGCAACTCATCCCAATATGCTCTAAGTTCTACCGGCAGTTCTTCTCTTCTTGTCTCCATGCCTTATGTTAATTCCTCCATTCTACTAACGTTTCTATGCTCTTTTTACTACATTTTGCTCTTTTCATTATCCATTTTTCTAGTATATCTATGGCTTCCTTTTCATTATTCTCTGGCAACGCCACAAAGTCTGCTTTTATATATGCCTTCCAATATGCATCCCAGCATTGTGGTAATGTGCGCTTTACTGATACAAGCAGGAATCCTTGTTTGTACATGCTGTTTATTAATTCTGTTAATTGCTCGTGTTCAATATGTACTATTTTCTTTCCTTCATTTCCATAGTATGTTTTACACTTTATTATCCTTTTATTTTCCATATTACATACTGCTTGTATGTCTGCAATCTCTCCTTTTCCCCCAGTTATGTTTGCTGACACTATGCTATATCCGTTTACTGCATATAAATTGCCTACATATCCAAGTATTTTTACTATCATTTCATTTTTTATATGTGCCATTTTTTCTACTGCATCACTAGACAATATGTATGCTGTACTGAATCCTTCTGTAAAAGTTTGCATTACTGGCATCCACATAAACCTCTGCAGTTCTTTATTGCCATGTATTATTTCTACTGCTTTATTTGACTCTGCATCATAATATAACTCATTATTCTCATTTACAAAATCACTTATCCTGTCATATGATATTTGTATTGCTTTAGTCTCTATTATGGAATCTTTAGGTTTTATGTATATTCCGCTTTCGCTTATTACTACTATGTATTGGCTCATTCATTACACTCCGTGTTTTTTATTTTGTTATACCTGATTCTATTTAGAACGTCTGCCTATCTCGTCTCCATCCGCCCATACATCCCAATGCCTTTACTCATATACCATTAACTCTACTCCTGTTATTTGTTTTATTTTGTATCTTATTGTTTCATGTGAAATGTCTCTACTAATTTTAATTTCTATGTTATTCCTCCCACTCCCCCTGTCTTCTGTACTAAGCAATATAGACCTACTTTCCCATGCAATATTTGATATTGTAGCCACTAACTTCTCTGTTATTTCAGCTTTAGTTATATATCTGTATCTGCATGCATCGCTAACTACTCCATAACCAGCACTTGCCACTCTTACTGTTTTAAATCCTTTAGACCTTTCGCTAAACTTTGTAAACATCCATTTCACATTTTCATCTACAAGTACTGCCCTATTAAATAATGTTGCTAGAAGTTTATACTCTGCATTAATATTTGGTATTGATTTATCACATCCTGCACGGTACTCTATTGTGTCTATACATGATATCCTATCTTTAGCCAACGGATACATAAATATATTTTTTAGTATTCTGCTTTCCTTTATCATTCTCACTGTATCGTAGTCTGCACTATAATAGATTGTCCCTTTAAATCTACTCACTATATCCTCTATTTGTTCTTTTGTTAATTTTACCTCTTTGCTACTTACTATACCACCTGCTCTTATATCCTCATTAATTACTATTCCTGTACTTGTAATTATCATTATCCCACCTATATCTTAATTTTTATAGTCTGTGCACATTTGATGCAAGTGTTCCGCCATAATATAAACACGAAGCTCATTATCATTTTTTCTTATAATTTCTAATGCTCTATTTACTATCTCTCTTTCTTTTTCGTCTTGTCATCTTCACTCTTGCATTGGTACCTTATTTCTCCGTCATACTTACTGACTATATTATCAAAATTTCTTTCTGTTAATGGTACATCTACAATACTGTCCCCTATTTACTTACTCTTTACTGTAATACAGCCATTTCTCAGTATTATCATAGTGCACCCTATGTTATTTCATCTTCTTTACTGCCACCGCCATACAATTTTGATTTACTAATAATTTACTTATTATTTTCTGCTCAATTCTCTTAATATACACGTGTGTCTATACACTGCTTAGTACATTTAGCTATATAAGTTACCCAATCTTCTAGTATATTTTGTGCCTCTTTTTCGTCACTATCTTCTCTGTATGCCATAAACCTAGCTGACGCTATTGGTTCCTCATTCAATTCTACTTCTCTTAGGTTTGATCTCTGTACATTTACAATAATGTATCCTTGTTTATACATTTTATCTATTAACTTTATTAATTGCTCATATCTAATATCCATACGTATTTCATATGTATGCTTTATACAACAGCTTATTATTTTCCTGTATGATAGTTCCTTATTTGTTTCTACATGTATGCCTCTGATATTATGTTGATTTCCCCTTATATTTGCCTCATCCACTTTGTATCCGTTTACTGCATATAAATTACAAACATACCCGATCATTTTTGCTGCCATTATTGTCTTCACATGCTGCATCGCTTCTATATCATTGCTGTTCAATCTTGTAATTGATACCCACGTAGTCCCTGCAATGCTCATGCTATGCATTACTGGTGCCCACATAAACTTCTGCAGTTCCTTATTTCTGTATATTACTTCCACTGCTTTGCCCGACCTTGCATTATAGTACAATTCGTTATTCTCATTTGCAAAATCTTTTATCCTGTCATATGGTAGTAGTATTGCCTTAGTTTCAATTATTGACTCTTTTGGTTTTACATATATCCCGCTTTCACTAATCACTACTATGTATTGTCCCATTTATGTCTCCATTGTTTTTACTTGCTAAATTTCTGTGGATGCTTCTGTTCTTCTGCTTCCGCTTATATGCGTTCTTACTACCCCACTGGGTCTTCCTGATGCTCTTAACATCTCTACTATTGCATTATGTGCTATTTCTAATCTTCTTTTGGTTATACAACCGTCAACTACTCTTATGTCCACATTTGTACTGAATTGTATGTCATTCCCGTATATCCGCTCTATTAGCATACCCTCCTTCCTCAATAAATTTACCATGTTTACTAGTGTCATTACGTTTATACCTACTGTATTACCGCCATAGCAACCTTGTATTCTATATCTTGCATTTGGTAAATATCTGGCTTCTATTACTCCTGTTTCGTCTTGCATACTAGTTATACAGTATAGATATGTTACACTGTCCTTATAGTATGACAGGTGTCCACTTATTGCATTTATTTCTTCTCTACTTTCTAACAATGCAATGTTTACCATATATGCCAATAATCTGCCGCACATATTCTCTATACATTCTGTACTGTTTTGTATTTTTCCAGTCCGGTCTTCTGTATAATTCACTGTTGTTAGTGTCCTGCCTCTCCTATACTGTGTTATTGGTATAAGCATCCTCTGCTGTAACTCTTTATTATTTTTTATTTGTCTTATTACAGTCTTACTGCTAGCATCATAAAATATTACCCTTTTATCAGCGTTCATTACTGTATTAAGCCTGTCAAAAGGTAAATATACTCTGCTGCTACCTAATAATGCTACCTTATCAATGTTACCATCTATTACTATTCCGTTCTCTGTAAGTATCATTTTATATCTCCTATTTCCCTTACTAAACTGTCATTTATATATTCTTTATCGTCTTGATTTACCCATATCCTTGAAAAATTATCGTACTTTGTGTAAGCCGATACTGCTACCCTATTCCTGTTGCATATGTCTAGTAGTGTGGCAAATTTTCTTTTATTTAATTCCTTGTCTTTTATGTCTATGTAGTGCACTCTGTTGTCTTTATCCGACTCTATTTCAAATTCCTTTATTATTCCATTTTCATCTGCACTCATCTTTGCATATAATATTTCTCCTTGACTGCATATGAACCTGTTCACTGCAGTCGCCAATAGTCTTCCCAATGTTGTGTCACTTCCGCTATGCCATATCGTTGTGCCATATTTAATTGTATCCAACCAATTATAGCATGTTAATGAGTTCTTACCATCTTGTCTCATCATCGGATACATCAACTTACTTCTTAATACTTTACTTCCTATTATCATGCTCACTACTTCTTTACTAGATGCATTGTAATATATTTTTCCGTTGTAGTTTTCTACTACAGTTTCTATCTGCTCAGCTGTCAAATTTACTTTACTGCCGTTGCTAAATAATCCCATCTGCTTCTCTTTACTGCTACTCTCTAGTAATATCCCATCAGATAATAGTATCATTCTGCACCCTCCTGCATTATTTTATTTTTCGGCTTTTCCTCATTATCTTATCTACTTCATTCTTCAGTCTTTCTTCTTTGTACGTTTTGCCTACTTTATACCTTCCTTTTTCTCGGTCCACACCTTGTATTGTCAATGTTTTAGGACCGTATGAATATCTAATTGCTTTGATATCCACTCCATATTTGTGGTATGTGTCTATTATTCTCAATATGTCTCTTCTTTTCGGACAGCTTGCTTTCTCTATTTCTACATATACGTTTACTTCTTTATGTTGTAAAATCTCTATGTATTCTATATCTGCACCTCGTATGCCCATCCCTGCATATAATATTACTCCGTTATTGCATATGTACATGTTTATTACAGTAGTTAATATTCTTCCATCTACTTCATTTCTTCCTGCCCTCCCACTGCCACTCAATTCATTTAAGAATTTATCTCCATGATAAGTATTAATTACACTAGCGTAACCTGTCTGTTGTGCATGCAGTAACGGGTACATCAATTTACTTTTTAAACTACTACTGTTTCTTATCATATCCACAGTGTCTTCATCTGATGCGTCATAGTAAATTGCTCCATTGTATTTCTGCACCAGCTGTTCTATCATGTTTACTGGAAGTTCAATCCTGTCTCCATTATTTAGTATCTTGAGTGTCTCTTCTTTATCCGTGTCCTCTAATACCACTCCTTTAGATGTTATTATCAATTATCAATGCCTCCATATTGTATGATTGAATACTTTTTCTTCGCCATTCACTGTAAACTCTATTAAATACATATAGTTTATCTCATCATTGCCTACTTTGAAGTCTAAGTACTCATGCTTTCTCCCATCATAGCTGTTTTCTGCACTCACAAAGTATGTCTTTGATTCAAGTACCTCATATTTGTTACTGTTGTACCCAAGTTCTTCCTTTAGTGTTGATATTTCATCTTCCGTCATTATATTCTTAAGTTCATCAGCTGCTTTTTCTGTCTCTATGCCAGACGTTGCATTGTATGCTGCTGCTACGAATCTTCCCATCATGCTTTCTACGTCTTCCTGTGTATACTCTCCTATTGCTAATGGAGATTCCTCTGCATTTATTATGGTTGCATTACTGCACATTGCTAATATTAAGCACAATGCCATTACTCTTTTTCTCATATCTGCTCTCCTTTATTTGTATCAAAGTAAAACATGTATTGCTGTATTATTCCATTGTATGGCTTATACTTACACTTATTGTATATCCCATTCATTTCCCTTTCTATAATTTTTGATATATGTGTATCTACTGGAAACATGTCCAGCCTGTGATCTCCAAACAGCATTATACATGATGCTATCTTTGGTCCAACTCCAGGTAACCTTAGTAACACTTCATATAGTTGTCCGTCACTTAACTCTTTAAACCTTTCTTCTCCGTACTTCTTAAATATCTCCAATGCATATTTAATATAATCGGCTCTAAATCCCATTCCCATGCTATCTATCTTATCAATTCCACCATTGTATATTTCATCTACTGATGGAAATGTATATCCTGAGTATCCGTCTGCTTCTACCTCTTTTCCATATGTCCTACACATCCTTTCTCTTAAATTTTCTATCCTTATCATCGTGTTACAACTTGACAATATAAAAACTACGGCAGTTTCGTAAAAACTCTGTCGTAGTATGTGTATTCCTCTTCCGTATTCTATAACCTTATCTATAAACCCTTTATCATTACTCTTTTGTATAATTTTATTATACTCTAACTGTATGTCTAAATAATTGCTTATATCCTCTGCTAATTCTGGCTGATTTATTTCAATAAATGAATCATGTTGCCTTAGTGCTACCATCCTACCTAACAATGGTCTCGCCCACACTGACTGCTCTTTATCGTACTGCCACCCAAATGTCTGTCCTCTTACCAATGTCTTGTTTAAGTCTAACTCATCTATTCCTACTCTTATGTATCCTGTCTTTTCAAATCCTCTCATATCAGTAATACCTCACAATCTTCATTTGTATATTGCAACAATATTGCATTTTCCCAGTCTATATCTGACCTTTTAGCTGTATCTATATCACTGTATGTATTCATCCCATACCTCTTAGTGTCACTTAATCGTGATTCCAATTTAACTACTGTTCTGCCACCATACAAATGAATACTATATTTTATGCATTCTGTGCTCACTCCTGTTCTTATTGCATTGTTTATACTCTTTATTATTATGTTCTTTATTGCATTTATGCTGTCGCTTACAATATCTATCATACTCACACATATGCTATCAGTATATTGCATTCTGTGTTCAAGCAGTTCCTTAATGTCATTTGCAAAAGTATCTGCTTTTTCCCTGTTTCCATCAGCCATATCTGCCCTAGTTATTGTCTTGATTACATTTATTTCTGCATGTACTTCCTTGTGTAAACCTCCTATCAGGTTAGTAATTACTATGTTTCCATTTGAGCATATTGTATTGAATCTGTCTATGTCTAACTCTCTGTTCCTGCTACCGTCAGTCCATAATATGAATGCGTTTCCTTGTCCTATGCACTCTGATGCCTGTCTGCTTGATACAGCTATCATCTTGTGCTTACTTCCTACTAAACTCTCTGTTTCTTCTGCCTTTCTTCCGATTGGACTTATGTACCATAGCCCCATTGTATGAATTACCAACCAATTCACGCTGCCACTCCTCCATCACTCATAGTCTGTCACTGATGTTATAGTGCTTCCGTCATATGTCATTTTTAGCATTATGTTTTTTACAGGATGCGCCACCCTTACCATAAAACAATCTCTTGCGTAGTTTATCTGACATGTTACTTTGTAGTCCTTGTTATCTTCTTTAAGTCTTTCTACAGTATCTTTGTATTCACAAGTATCATATTCACTGTTTATCTTGTCGAAATATTCTTCCACGCTATCATCTGTATTCATCTTCTCTTCCGATGTATCGAGTTGACCAATGTATGCCTGTATAAGCGCTTCTACTGTGCTCTGTATTTCTTCCTTATGTTCCTCTTTATATTCTACCTCATCAGCATAATACACACTTGCTACATTATTTTCATCATTCTGTTGTATCCCTTTTCCACATCCTGTCAATAATGTCATTGCTACCATGACTGCCACTACTGTTTTCTTCATATTTTACATTGCCTCCTGTGGCTCACTGTACTCTTCTGTACCTGTACTGTACTCGCTAATATCTAGTACTGTACCGTCGTCTATATTCACTGAATACTCTGTTCCTTCTATAGATACTATGCACATGTGCCCGTCAAATGACTCGACTATTCCAATATCCCCAGAGTATATCCCACTTTCATACAGCAACTCCAATACCCTACTTAGATTATTGCCTAGTGGTGCTATATTCCTTAACACAACGTAGTCTGATCCTTGTACTGCTCCCTCTGTAGATATGTCTATATCATTAATTGACTTATCCACCAATGCCGCTACCGTGATGTTTGAATCTGTATTATATCCGTATATTAGATACTGTTCCTCGCTTATATACTGTTTATCTGTAAAACTGGTATTTCCTGTCATGCCAAGCTCTGTAAACTTCTGCTGTATTCTTGTTTTTGCCTCTTCCTCATAGTCATCCTTTTCCTCTGATTGGTTTAACTCTGCTATCTTCTCTTCATATTCAGTGTCTACTGCTACTCCATATACCGACTCATTGCTGCTGTCATGAAACGACTTTGTACCACCATCTGTTGTTACCACACTATCTTTAACTTCTCTTGCCTCTTGTGTCTGTGTATCTCCGATGTTATTATTACTGCATCCACAAATAATAACTAGTCCAATTAATGTTGCTATAACTCTTTTTTTCATCTATTTTTCCTCCCTACGGTGCTCTTAGTATTACAAAATCTGTTCTTCCTGTGAAATGGCAGTCTGCTGATGTCGTTGGCGCTGGATTTCTAGCTGCATTGTTATTTCCCCAACTAAACCACAGCCTTCTGTTGCTACTGTCGTACCCTGCAAATATTTGCACGTGTCCATCATAGGCTAGTATATCTCCTGGCTGTAATTCCACTGATTGCCCATGCCCAACAACTGTCCAACCTATGCTGTTCCTTGCATATGACCCACTGGTAATTGCATTATAATTTGTTGTATACCCTAACTGCCATATAACGCATGACACATATCCAGAGCAGTCTGGTCTTATGTTCCCATAAGATGAAGTTCTATACCAATTTGACTGGCTATAATAGTTGCACCCTTCAGCTTGCCATGTATTCCATACATTCTGTGCCATTGATACTACTCTGTTTGATGATTCTGTTGAACCGCCTTCCCCATCTATTGTGCCATTTCCACCAGCTCCTCCATTGTTATCTGTTGGAGAATCTGCTACTATCTGTTGCATTAGTTGATTATAACATTTGTATCCTGCACATAATGCTGTTATGTAAGCATACTCTTGGAATCTGAACTCTCGGTTAGTTGTATCTGATATCCACCCCAAACTAAATACAGCATCATACTTTTCCTTTGCTGGTGCTGCAGACCTTTCTCCTATGCCGTTGCCTATATAGTAGCAGTTTACTTGATCCCATGATGCCACTCCTGCCTTATCTGCCATATCAAACAAACTGTTCATACCATACTGGCTTTCGTTTTGCGCTATGGCTATTAGTGTATTCGCTCTATCTATCTCAACTCTTAGCTTATTGCCTCCTCTATTATGTAATACCTCTACCATATATCCTAATATAAATGCTTTATCCTCTTCTGATAAAGTTGCATAGCCACTATTAGATGTAATCTGTGACCACTCATCTCTATTCAATATGAATTGTGCATTATATATTTCAGTTGTCCATACTTGGTCACTGCTGTACCAACAATTAGGTCTGTATATTCCCAGTGCTGTATCATCTGTCAATGCTGCCCCAGGACTGCTTTCCCCATATTTTCTCCTTTGTGCTTCCCATAAACCTTTGTTGAATTGCCCCCAACCGTTCTGTGCATCGAATGTTAGTACACCACTTGCTTTGTTTGTGTTATTATTTGTATCGCTATTCAAATCTTTGCTGTAATCCCATGTATCACTGTTCAAGTCTGATGTCATTGTGGCATTAATTTCCCTCAAAAAAGTACCTATCAGTGTATATGGTTTGCATGCCTCATTATTTACAACATCACAAGCTGCCTGTAAGTCTCTAAATAGACTGTACCAATTCTTTAACCTTCTGCTTTGAGGATTTAAAGTACCATCTGCTGTCTGTCCTCCACCATTTTCTCCTGTACCATTAGTGTTTTCTGCATCTAACTGCCCGTTCTTTAATTGCCATTCTCTTCTTCTCTCTATGTCTACAACATCTACTTGCGATATTATCCAGTTATATCCGGATAAATATGTTCCGTTAGATAGTATATCTTCATCTCCTGTATGAAATACAATTTCATACTCTGTATTGTCTCTTTGTAATGGAAATTCTTTACTTCCTAGCACTCTATATGCTGCTAAACTCTCATCATTATTCTCTGTACTTACTACTGCTTCTGTCTCTTCAATATTTTCAGTCCCTACTTGTAATTCAGTTGTTCTGTCTGAATTTTCATAATCTATTACTGTCTTTTTATCATCATCCTCTGCTATGTTGTATATTTCATAGCTTCTGTACTTTATCTTCAGTGCATAATTACCGTTACATTTTACTTTGTATTTGTTCAGTATATCTGCACTTATTGCTAGTCCACCGTTTCCATCTAAATCACATATAGCCTCTCCGGTAAATATTGTGTATTCTCCCTCTACTTTCTGATTGCTCATTGCTACATTGTATGATGCTACAGCTGCCATCTGTTCCTTACTGTTAACCATCATTGAGTACACTGCTATTATGCATATAATAGCTATGACTGTTATCACTGCCATAGCTATTACCATTATCCTTCTCTTTTTCAACAGCTTAATTAGCTTTTTTAATTTGCTTTTCTTGCTGCCTAATTGTCTTTTGCCATTATTACTAAGTAACTCCTTAGCTTCTTTTTTACTTATATTTAGTTCTCTACAATATTTATTTATTTGTCTCGTTGTTTGTATGTATCTTACCAGTGCTATTATGTAGCTCATAAAACCCTCTCTAAACTTCTGTTTTTCACGATTGTCTTACTTGCCACTTTTTGTGCTATCTTACACAGTTTTTTCCTGCCTTTTTAGCCGCATATAATGCTTTATCTGCACTTTCGTATAACTCCTTGTATGTGCTTACTCCATCCTCTATTACTGCTCCTACTCCTGCGCTTATTGTGATTCCTACTGGCTTATTGTCGTACATCAGCCTTTTACCCTGTACTATGCTACATAACTTTCCCATTGCCCCTATAAACCTTTTCTTGTACATTCCATTTGTACATATTATAAGGAACTCGTCTCCTCCAACTCTTATAGGATATGTCCCAGTCATTCCGTCTATGGCTTCTTCCATTGACCTAGCCAGTGTACTTAGTACCTTGTCCCCAAAATCATGTCCATAGCTATCGTTGAACCTTTTAAAGTTATCTATGTCTATTGAACATAAACACATCTCAATCTGATTTTTTATTGCTGACTCTATCCAGTATCCACTGTTATCATCCAAAAACTTCCTGTTGTATATCCTTGTTAGCTGATCAATTACAAGTGAGCTGCTTATATCAGTTATCTGCTTTACAGCGCTACCTATGTCAGTTGTGCCAAAAGCAAATTCTGCATTCAGTTTGTCTACGATGACTACGTTATATATGCCATTCCCAACATTTACAGGCTTGCTTATTACAAAGTATGCATCTTTACCGCTTATCAATAGTTTCTGCCTTGTACTTCCTGTACTTATGGCATCCTTACATATGCATCCAGTATCATCCAATGACAGCGGGCAGTCTCTTCTGCACTCCCTAGTTGTTACCTTTATCTCTTCCCCATCTATTTCTGTTATTCTCTTGCTTACCCCCTCCACAATAAAAGCTCTGCTGAAGATTTCCTCAAGTATTTTCACTTTTTCATTAAGCCTGCCCATGTTCTCCTTCCCAATCTCTTTTTCTTCGGCTAAACTTAAACTGCTTCTAGTTTTTGCTATCCTCATGTACTTCTCCTATCCAATAAGATATTCTTCTATGTCCATCCAGTCAGTCAACCTTATCCCTCTAAATTGATCGTTCCATGACTTCTTTGGTCCAAACACTATCTTTTTAGCTGCATTAGATGTCTCAAGGTTACTTCCTTTATCATCAATGAAAATTGCTCCAGACATATCAATGCTTGACTTGTCTGCATTTTTTCTACTGTCCAGTGCAATTATTCTAAAATCCACGCCAGTGTCTTTTATGTTTTTCTTGAACCACTCTACCTTTTTTCTTATGTTCTCTGGCGTTCCCATTGTAGCTAATATAAACTCATATTTGCCTTGGCTGCTTAATCTGCGCACAGCTGCCTTAAACCCTTCGTTGAATCTAAGTCTGTCAAAGAATCTGTCGTCCTCAAAATACTTTAACCTGTCTGCCCTATCTATGCAATTTAACTCTGCCATCTCCCATGTGTTTATGTCTTTGGCTTCTACCTTATTGTATCCAGGTTTATCTTCGCAATCTTCATTATATAGCTGCACAAGTGGTGTTAAATGATCTACTGCTACTCCATCAAAATCAATTATCATCTTTTGCATCCTAAATCCTCCTACTATATCTCGATCTTGTATATGTAGCATGGTTTTCCAATGATACTTAAAAAATCCATGATTGATGCTTGATTTTTTGTCTTCCCATCCCATGCACATATGGCAATGTCACACATTCTGGCTAATGCTTTTTCAAGTATCATCCCCCATTTTGGTGATTGTGTAAACTTCTCTAAGTCTTCCACGCCATACTCTTTATGCACTGTTATCCCATTTAACTCTACTCTTACCACTTTGTTCTCGCTGTCATAAACCACTTGTAACGGCTGCTCTGGGTGACTGTACTTGTTATTTCTTACTGATTGTATTCCGTATACTACTGATTTCTCTGTCAACCCTGCTCTGCTAAGAAATTCATTGTAAGCCTGATCTACTGTTCTACCGTCGCCTAGCATAAATTGGCAGTCTCCCTGCATATTTAATGCCAGTATTGCATTTGCTACTTCCTGTGTAATTGCTGGAAGTGTCCCACTTCCGAATAACATCACTTTGTACATATTTTCCTCCGCTTTTACTCTTATAAAAAATTATACTCATTTATACCATGTAGTATATCTACATGTTTTACAGCCATTCTACTGTTTATATTGTAATAACATGTTCATTATTTGATACACTTTTCTATACCTCTCATTACCTCTCCAACTTTTACTACCTCTATGACCTCATTCTGTACCACTCTGGACACATCTTATGTGATATCTATGTATTTCCGAATTTTTACATGTTTATTTTTATTAATCTAATTGTACCTATTTATACTATTTAATTTATTAATACTTTTATTGTTTGAAAGCACTATAATAGGTGCTATAATTACTATAGCACCTATTGTCTTTTATCTATATTTATATTTGACTGTGGTCTACCTGCTAAACACCTCTGCACCTACCACGTTTCCTTCGTAGTCAATGCTCCATATGTTCTTGTCAAGTCTCTCATAAATTTCCTGCATCTGCTGAACTGACAACTCTGGTTTCAACAGCTTGCTCATATCTAACCCGTTCTCACTTGCTTCAGATAATATTGATAGCTGCTGATAATTGTACTTAGGACTTAAGTATGGTCTTATGTTAACGCCATGTTCTATTTCACTGATATAGAACTTCATTTCCTGTGGTCCGAATGATGGATGTCTGATAGGACTTATGTCTATGCCTCTTTGTGCTGCCTTTCCAAGAATCTCCTTTTGCTCATCTGTAAACCTCAGTTGAGCTTCCCTCTTCTCTTGCTGTGTTCTTACCGGCTCTTTTGTAGCCACTTCTCTGATTACTTCCTCTATTATTGTGCTGTTCTCAAATTCTCTTAAGTGTTCCGCCTTACCACCGCTAGGTGCTACATACATCATGTTCTGTATCCAAGGACCATTTGCATTGTTCTTTGCTGCCTGTGCTAATAAGTCCTCTGCCTTTACCTTCAGCACCTTGCCGGAACTATATGCTACTCTGTATCCAATTACTCTTGCATCTGTCCCAGTCTTTTTAACAATTTTGCTGAGTACAACTGCCTGTGCTCCCTCATCAAACCTTGTTAATGATCCTGTTTTCCCTACTACCTGCAGTCCATTCAATCCTTTACTTTCTGCATTTCTAACGTCAATGCTTGCCATGTAATTTGGCATCATTGCTCCTGTAACTCTCACCAGGTTATACTTCCATTCTATTCCTGTCATCTCATACTTGTCCACTGTATTAGGTGTGAGTGTACATTCTGCAATTCCGTACATTTTTTCTCCACCTTTTCCTGTCTTGTCTACTCTTATTACATATGCCAGTCTTCTCTGTTTCATCTATGATTACCTCCCTAATTATGATGTGATGATTTTAGCTTTGTCGCAAAACTCTTTGTATCCTGCACACTGCTTTTCAATGTTGTTATCGAAGTCTAACACAATCATCAGTTTAAACTCATTAGACCCATTTGCCAAGTCCTGTATGATCTGCAGTCCATAGTCAACTCTCTGCTTTCCTACGTTTACTGCCCATCTGATCACGTTGAGTACTTCGTTATACTCTTTCATTCCAGGCTCAAGATTTTTACCCTTAATTCTTTTTGTAAGCTCGGCAATTAGTGACTGTATTACAATGAACACTGTCTCTGCTTCATACTCCATGATGTTTGTGTTCACTTCTTTTCCTTCAATAATCTTTGTTGTATCAAGTGCTTTTTTCTTGTAGCTGTAGAATGTTCCGAACTGAGGTGCTACCTCTGCTCCCACAGAGCCTGCTGCATAAATTTCTACACTGTCCTGATCAAGTATTCCACTGCCGTCCCTTACTCTCTTTTCTCTTGATTTCAGCTTGTCGCTTAACATTGTCCAGCTTCTAGGACAAGGAAAAGCTGCTGCCATTTCATCTGTGTCAAACTTATGTAAATAATCTGGACACATGGATAAGAATCCGAGTATAGTTGGATGAACTTCATTTTTAATTGCCCATTTCTTCCATGCCGTCAAATCCGGCTCTACACGATATGCTACGCAACGGCTTAAGAAAGCATGCTCCATTCCGCTAAACACACCTCCATCGTCTGGTCCATTTCCAAGTGCTATTATTTTCCACTTATCTGGAAGATGATAGTTACCTATTGAACGCTTACTATCCAATAACTGGTATGCTGATGCTCTTACTGTTCTTGATGCTGAAGTAATTTCATCTAACACCAGTATTCCTCTTTCCCCATCCCTCTCTGCTCTTGGCAGTAAGCTGTTTGCTGCGTATACTGTTCCACCATCTTTGTCAATCTGTGGGATACCCATGATATCTGTCTCTGTCATTGTAACAAGTCTCATTTCTCTGAATCCGATTCCGAGCTCTTTTGTCAGTTCATATATGGATACTGTCTTGCCTACTCCGGATTTTCCGAGTATAATCATTGGGTCGTAGTTACCGTCTTCTAAGTCATACTTGATTTCCTCAAGTATCCTGTCTATGGATAGCTCAATTAAATTCATGTTATCGCTCATTTGTTTATCTCCTTATTTTTATTATTTACTCTTATTTACACTATAGCTTATTTTTAAGTACCTTGTCTATTCCATAGCTGTTAATTCTTAAAATAAGCTTTCTTCCCGAATGGCGCTTCAAATCCTTTGTTTTGATCTTCTGATACAACGAACACTGTTCTTTTTCCATACCTCTTTTCGTATTTATCTTCTGCTGTCCCGAAGAATCCGTCTGTCCATATCATGATTATATCTGTGATATCTGTATTAGCCCGGTCCTTTTTCTCTATATCCTCCATATACCTAAACACGCAATTTATTTCAGTTCCACCTCTGCCTATAGGCTTAGCCTTCATTATATCTTTTGGCTCACTGAACTCTTGCTCTCCGTATACCTCTGTATCCCAAAAGCTTACCTTTGCTGTAGCTTTGTATGTCTTCATTAAATCCTGCGCCTGCTTAAGTGCAATGTATAATTCTTTGTTGTCTATACTACCTGATGTGTCTATAAATACCCTAACATGTGTTATTCCTTCAGTTTCATATCTGAGTTTACCCGGTAATACTTGCCCTCTTCCTATGAATCTTCTGTCTGGGCTAGCGAATGATGTTACTTCTTCGAATGACTTTGCCAACATGTTTCTGAACACTTTTTTCCAGTCTATTTTCTCTACAAGAGCTTTCTCTAATTCTCCCTCTAGTCCGCCGGCTTCTGTACCACGTCCAGATGATACTCCGTCCTGCTTAGCCTTTTGTCTAATACGCCTATTCATATTTTGCTGTGCTTGCTTTTTCTGCTGGTCTGACATTTTGCTAGACTTATCATCATCTATTATGTCTACTTCAACTTTTGTTGTAGAATATTCTCCGCCTCTGAAAGTATATTTATTTCTATTGATGCTTGCTCTTACTTTTTGTCCCTGTTGATTCTGTCCGCTACCTTGCTGCTGATTTTTTTGTTGTGATTTTAGCATTTCTGTGTATATCGATTCTGGTGTATCATTATTTATGTCCACGTTTTCATTAAACAGTATCCTGGATGGCATCTTTACTACAACACTATTTCCACGTCTGCTCTTTAATGTTACTTTTCCGCCAACCCTGTCTATTCCTATCTCTTCAGCTATAAACTTATTTACATACAAATCGCATGCTACATTCCATAACTCTGGTTCTCTGTTCATTCTCCTGCTGTTATGCATCATAACTACGTGTCCTATTTCATGCAATAATACAAATATTAATTCTGGCTGCTCTATTTCAAACATAAAATCTGGATTCATATATAGCGTATCTATTGTTACACCAGCTGTTTCAATATCGTATGACTCTACTCTGTTTAGTGATGTCAATGCTGTGTAATAATATGGTTTAGTTCCGTAAATTGCCATCATTGCCGATGTTATCTTTTCCAACAGTGTAAATCCTGATTTTGTATCTATTTCGCTCAGTCTACTCTGTGACTGTGGTAGTCTTCTCACAGTTTTTTTCAATCCTGACAAGTAACTCCTGTCAATCATTGTCTCTTTTTTAGGACTCTCCGTGTTACATTCCTGCACATCTACTGTATACTTTGATTTAAACTCTCCGCTTTTCAGCAACTCTCCATTCATTATTAAGTTGTTGTATTCACTTACACAACTTAATACTTTACTTGCTTCTACATCTTTTTGTACTCCTGTGTTGGTAATAAATCTATATGCAGATACCTTTCCGTCAACCTTATATATCTGTCTTAAAATTAACTTCCTGTTTAATGCTGTCAGATTCACATATCCGATGTACATGTCATTATTTGTATTACCATCTTCGTATTCTGTTAGGTTTACTTTAGCCATCTGCATTTTTCCAGAGCTTAGCTGTATTCCTATTATTTTTTTGCCTGTCTCTAATGTCCTCTTAACAGTTTCATACGGTATCCTTACTATCTGAAGTGTATCTATATTTATCATTACTATTTCTCTTGTGCTTCTCACTATACCCAAAAGCTCTATCTGCATATCCATCCAGTTTTCCTCCATTTGAATAAATAAAAAATTAATTACATTATATTTATCCTATGCCCCTCACTATGTTGTTATCTAAGTACCCAGATAACAAAAATAACGGCACCGATAATCTACGGTGCCGTTATTTTGGATTGATAATTTAAACTGAATAAATAATGCGGAGACTACTGTCTTCTATATACTAAACACTTTCGTGTTGTAGCCGGACAGCGGTATTACTCATGTGCCGCTGCCTACTGGGGTGTTCTATTGCGTTCCCTTTGTCCTTGGAGTTCACATCAGAAAATATTATTTCCATTCCAGTATGTTAATTCATACTTAAATGCCATTGTAAATAAGCTTCATACTCCCTTATTTACATTTACTATTATACATCATAATTTTCCTTTTGTCAACCCCTATTTTTCAAACATGTTATAAAAATTATCTCACATGTTTCCATATTTTTCCAACTTTATTAAATCATACCCTATGCTTCTTCCCTTCCTTTTAAGTATCTGTCTATTCTTTCTACTGCTACATCATGGCTACATATCAGTATTTTCTCTCCTACTACGTGCAAATCATTTGGTTCTTTAAATCTACCTATTTCATTCTTGGTGAACTTCCCTGCTTTCAGCCCTTCTTCTATATACCTTGCGTTTATTCTTGATGCATTCCTTACTTTTCCAGAGTTGTCAATTCCTGCCTCTGAAATTAATATGTCTACATCATTTGATACACTTGTTGCCATAACAAAGTTCATCTTTCCGTTGTATCTGTTGTTTAAAAACTTTATGAACTGACCCTTGTTCTTGAACCCATACACTCCGTTATGTATTGCTACTCTGAGTGTCTCCCCGGCTTCTCTCATAACAGTAAACTGCATTTCCCCGAAGAACAGCTCTTCCTTGTATTGCATCAGATTATTATATATTCTTACTGCCATTACTGATGCATCTGTCTTTCTTATCCCGAGTTTGTCGGCTATGAATGCTACTTCCCCATTCTCTATCTCGTCAAATGCTTCTTTCATACTGCTGTATCCGCTGAATATCTTCGCTGCGTCTCCGTCTATGTCAGGTATTCCGCAATACTTTACAATCTCCCAGAGCTTTACTTTTCTTTTCTCTGGATCACATATATTGCTCATTATCTTCCTTGCTGCTGATACCCCTATATAATCAAGATCATTCCTGTTATTTAATATGAATATCTGGAATGGGCTTATCATTTTATATGCCTTACAAAACTTTATACAGTTGCTCTCCCCAAACCCATCTACGTCCATTGCCTTTGCCATACGCTCTAACCGTGATGCTACCTTGTATGTGCATCTTGGATTTGAACAGAATATCTGCCTAGTTGTGTCAGTAAACATTATCTCTGAGCCACACTCACATATTACAGGTATCTCCTGTAATACATATGGATTTATTAAGTTGTACTGTTCAATTTGATGTCTCGTTAATGCCATTTATTCTACCTCTCAATCCTAATTATGTTTCCCATTACATAGTTTATTCTGTGACCGCTTTCCTCTATTTTTAGCATGTCATCTATTGTAACATATTTGCCTTTCTTATGTTCCTCTAGCTTCAATTTTCTCAAATTTTTTTCATTTATTTCTCCTGTTAGCTTATATGCTATACATATATGTCCATCCCTAAAGCATATACTGTAGTTTACTGATGTTATATCCCTATCTATGTTTACATCACTTTGCACTAACCTGTTTATTTTACTTAGTGGTATTTTTATCCATGGATCACTTGCTATCTCCACAGCTAATGCACTATTTTTCTCTGTAGAAACTACATCTATTCTGTTATCAATTATTATACCTACCTCGTATTTACTTAGTCCCTCAATTTCTTTTAGTCCTTCTGCTGCTATTGTCTCCATGTCTGCAACTCTTAGCTCACATTTATGCCTCTTTACTATTTCTTTTATTTGCTCATAGCTAACCTCTAATTTCGCTCCTGTTATCTGCTCTTTGTTACATACATACAACCTTTCGTTTTTATACATTATATGTGCCGTACCCATGTTATTTTATTCCCTTTACCACTGTGACTTTGTCTTTATCCTCTCTTAAAATAATCATGTTATGCTCTAAATCTTTACACCTATTTATTGTGTTTAACAGTTGCTTGATGCTCATTGTTACCTCATGATTTCCTGTGATTCCTTTCAGACAAGCTATCTTTATACGTCTGTTTCCATCAATAACTGTTGTTCCCTTCTCTATTTTTACATTGTTACCTTCTTCATCTATTGCCTTTATTACTTGGTAATTTACTGCTATATGTGACTCTATAGTCACTCTAATATCATGTTTCTGTGATATCTCTATTGCCTTATTTACATCTATTTTTAATGGTTCTCCTACTAATTCCGTTTTATTGTCTATGTATATCCCTTTGTTCATGAAGTATATATCTATCACTCTCTATTTACCTCACATGTTCCATGGTCTATCCATTTTATGTATCATACATGTTAGCCTGTCATTAAACTCATGTATTCCGCATACCATTACTGAGCTTTTGTGTTCTTTTAATGCTTTTAATACCTTGTCTATTATTGTCCTGTCTATCCAGTATCCTTCATTAAATACTCTGTCCTCGTTTATGTGTATACATACTACTACCTCGTTCCCAAGTTCATCCTTTATGTCTAAGTTAACTATGCATAAAAGTAGCTTATAGGGTGCTATTAGTATCCTTTCGTATGCTTCTTTTATTATTCTAGCATCAAATACCTTATCCTCGTTGTACTTGCCATCTATTATCAGTTCAGTGTTTTTCCTTTTCATTAGTTCTAAAGCTTCTGAGTCACTTATTTCTACTTCATTGTCAATTAATGCACAATTTCTATTTCTTACAACATACCCATGCTTTGATGGTATTATTGCTATTCTGTTATGCTCTATCTCTTTCTCTATGCTGTCAATCATTTCTTTATCTATTGTGATTGACCTATCTTTTGCATTTATCTCATGTAATATGTTACCCTTTGAGTCTATCACTGATATTTTTGTGCCTTTAATGAGTTCTATAGGTACACCTGTAAGTGCTATATACTTTATTCCTGACTCCCACTTTGGATACCTTTCTTTTATATCCTGCACTATCCTTACCCTGCATTTTCTATGCTTGCATGTCCTATATATCTCATCTAAATCTATTTCCGCATCCTCATCTATTACTGGTTCAGTGAATACATATGCATGTTTGTCACTTGCTACAATCCATCCATTATCTGTACTATCTATTATAACATCGTGTTCTTCATCCCCATGTATATCTATGTCTTGATTTACTATAATTACATACCCACAATTTCCGTCATGTACTATTTTACTTATTGTTGTTCCACCATTTATTGCCTGTACCTCAACACTTGGTAAGTCCTTCATTAATGCAATGGCATATTTCACAATCTTCTGTAGTATGCCCTTATCCAGTATCATTCCGTGATACAGTGCTCTAATTCTTAGTTCTACCAGCTTGCCTCTTACTTCATCATTGACTACTATTACTTCATGACTGTATAATGCTACTTCATTATTCCTCTCTATTAGCTCTAATTCCTCTAGTGTAATGTATGTACCAATACTCATTCCCCGTATTATTACTGTATTTCCACCATGCTTAATTATGCTGTTAGCCTGCTCTTTGGATAATTCTACCCACCTATCCCCCACTAAACCTTTGTTGTCGTTTACTACGTACCACTGTCCATTACAGATTACTAATCTCAATTAATGTTTACCTCTACTTTATCAGCTTTCCTTTGTAACTATTTAAAGTCTTTTCTGCTAATTCTCTTATTTTATCTTTACCTACATGAATGTACCCTACAGTGCCTATTTTTATGCAACTAACTATATATCCTTCCTGCATTTTATTGATGCATATCTGCGGTTTTAAGTATAGCCTGCCTGCATCTTCCCATACAATGTCATACTCATTTTCTTCCTTCCATCCACCCCATGTACTTGCATAAACACTAGCAGCCTTTGCCTCTTTTTCTTCGCTATTAATTGCTATGTTGTATTCACAGTTGTCAAAAGTTTCTTCTCCTATTACTCTATTTAAGCATATCAGCTGTACCCATTCAGCTATGTTAGTATCTATTCCTATTTCTGCCCGTGTTTTAAGCCCCTTGTATATTCTATGCACTATTATTCTACATTTTCCGTTGTACATTCCATACTCTATACTGATCATCACTCTGTCACATACAGCTTCACTTATTATCCCTACTCTAATATCCCTCGTGCTATTGGCAATAATGACTCTATCTCAAGTACTGAACCTTTTATTATTATGTCCACCTCTCCTTTATTTATAAGTTCCTTTGCCTTGTTTTCATCTATTTTGACTGGTACTGTCCCAGTTGCCCATGATAATTTCTTATTTACAAACCTATATTTACCATTTGTTTGGTCATCTATTATTATTATATTTTTTATGCTGCTCTCTGCCATTGTCGTGTACTATATCAGTTCCCCTTTGTATTCTTCACTTGCTTTCCTAGACTTCTTGTCTACCTTTTCCTTGCCTATGTTTATATATTCTATCATTCCTGTTGTTATGCATTTTAGCATATGGCCGTCCATTATTTTTTCTAGGATTCTCTCTGTTCGTTCCTTACAGAACTTCACTTTTTCCCACTCACTGTTCGTTACCCTACCATATTCAGTTGGTGATCCCTCATTGTCTCCCCATACCTCCATATGTACACTCTCCAATTTGCCTTTTTTACTCACTGCTATCTTGTGTCTGTTATATGGTTTCTTTACTGACACTATTTCGTTCAGACAAGCTAGTCTCATGTATTTTGCTATACTGTCATCTATCCCTATGTTACCTCTCCTGCATTTTTCGCTATAATTTACATTGCTTGAAACAGCTATTACATACCTTCGCTGCTTTTTGTAATATGTTATGCTAATTTCATATTCGCTATACTTTTCACTGCTGTATATCCCTACCTGTATGTCTCCTTTAGCTATAGGTATTAATGACTTTAATACCACCATGCCATCTTTTAATATAATATCAACCTGTCCACTGTTTATCAGCTCTTCTGCTTTTTTTCTTTCTATTTCTAATTGTTGGTCTCCTGCTAGCCACGTTGCACTTTTGTTTATTAATTTATACTTCCCGTTCTTTTGATCTTCAATTACTACTATGTTCTTAGCTTCTTTGCTCTTTGTCATTCGTTATTCTCCTTTGGCACAATTCAACATTGCCTGCCAGTTACCAAGTTCTTCAGTCATTATTCTCATTACTGTTTCTTCTCCTATGTCGTAATATGCCTCTTGCTTACGCACTGTAATTGCCTTACACATAAAGTTCCCATTTAACAGCTGCTCATTCCATCTATTTAATTTATTTAATGTTCTCTCTTTGTCTTTCACATTTACTATCTTTATTTCACTGTCATCTTTTAATTTAACTCCTGTACATATTAGCCATACCTTTGATACCGATTTTCCATAGTTGAAACCTGCATATACACATCTGCCATACCTTAATGCTACAATGCTTATTAAGCAAACTGCCTGCATTACCACTGAAGTTGATTTAAGTTTATTCTCGTCCACTATCATTGATTTTGTAACTTCCATGTTGTCTGATGCTACCCTGATACTATATCTTGTTCCTTTTTTATGTATCACTATCTCTGATTTGCCTTTACACATACCTAAACCTACTGCTGCATTTCCTCGTGCTATTGGAATGACTGTGTCTAACAATATAGGTCTATCTGTATTTAATACTATTGTTATGTTCTCTTTTAAATATATCTTTGTAAATTGCTGTTGTGTTATTTCTATCCTTGTATCACCAATTAATGCTGCTGCATCATCGTTATGCATATAATATACTATTTGCTTGCTTCTTTCTGTTATCTCTATTATCTTGCTTTCCATTTATTTATAATCCCAGCCTCTCATAACTTGTTTAGCATTCCCTGCCACTTAGCAAATTCCTCATTCAATATGTTTTGTACTGCCTCTTCCCCTATATTATAGTAAAATTCTTCATTGTTTGATGAATCTCCTAAAATTTTTCCATGTTGCAATTGTTCGTTCCATCGTGCTATCGTGTTATATGCATCATCTTCTCCATTCAGTTTATTCACTTCTACTTCAACACTAGGCATATCCTCTTTTCCTGAGCATGTTTCCCATAGTTTATCTACTGAATCATTGTATGCAAACCATATCCTTGTGCTCCTTAGGTATCTTAATCCCACAGTACTCTGTAAACATGCCGCCATCATTATTTGTGACGTTAATTCCAACTCGTTCTCGTTACATTCTCTGAACTCTATTGGTTCCTCAAGTGTATCTATCCTTGATCCTACTTTAAATACATACTTTCCTTCGTTCTTAAATATAAATATGTCTGTTGCACCTTTGCATGTTTCTAGGTCTACTTTCACTGACCCTCTTACTATTGGCATTAATGTCTCGAGCTTTATCATACTAGCCGTGTTAATTACTAGTGTTATGTTTCCTCTAAGGTATACACTTTCAAACTGCTCCTGCGTTAACTCCACTTTCTTGTTTGTGTTACCTATTAATGTTGCCGCTTGTGCATTATGCACATAATATACTGTTTTTCTGTCCCTTTCTGTTATCTCTACTACTCCCATACGCACCTACAATCTAAATTGCTATACTACCTGTTGCTATCATCCACCCTACTACTACCATAATAATTGCTGCACACATCATTAATGTAGCCATCTTCTTAGCTATTTTCCAAGTAATTGTGATTGCAATAACTGCTATTACTACTCCATATGCTGTAATGTCTACTCCTATATTCATCTTATGTTCTATCCTCCCCTCAGCTGTACTTATCTATGGTCTTTTATTACATAGATGTTGTCTAATATACTCTCGATGTATTTATCCCCATCCTGCAGTTTTACTTCCTCATTTATTGGAATACTTTCCCCGCTTAGTTTAGTTACTGCGTGTGATTTTCCATGCACCTGTCTTCTATAAATTGTTCTCTTGCTTCTTATTTCTATTCTACTCCCATTACTATGTAATATATAGTGTACATCTCTTTCTATCCTAGTATCTTGCTGTATCAATTTTATCATCGTACTATCTACTGCTACATCCTCACTATCTACATCTACCAGTATGCTTACGCTGGCATTGACTCCATTGATCTCTAATGTCACTCCAAACTCTATTTTGACTTCTGCACATTTGTCTACCATTTTCTGTATATCTTTGTAGTCTAACTTAGTGTTCTCTTTTATTTCTAAATGTACCTCGTTGTCCTCTGTTAATTTTATTATTGTATCTAAACCAATCTCGCATCTGCCTACTATGGCTTCTTTGTCCGTCTCTACTATCCATTTTCTGCCTCTGTAGGTTACTCTGACAATCCCCATATACTCTATCTCCTCTTTATTCTGAATATCCTTTTTACGTTTGTACTGCCAAATGGGTTTCCGTCATGGTTACATTTTATCTTTAAGTAGTCAGCTTTTTTTAATTTTTTTCTATCGCTGTACTCCATATCCCTTTCAGTTGAAACTTCTGTATTTCCTCTATTATCATATACTCTATATTTTAACCAGTGTGCATTACTTGTGGTACCGTTTGACATTCCTGCACTACTCCAGTCTATATCCCTGCTTATCTCTCTTATTAGTCTTTCATTGTATTCAAATGCTGTTTCTATGTTCATGCTTATCTCTACAAGTCCATGCTCCTTATCTACTGTCCATATTATGTACTTTCCATGATTACTTACTACACTGCATTGCTTATACAGTTTTAGTAAATACCATAAACTTATCTTCTTGCACTTAGTTATATCCACTCTACACCTGCTTTTGCTTGCTATATGCCACAGTTCATCTAAGCTTATATTTATGTCCCCATCTGTTATTCCGCTATTGTTCTTTACCTTTATTTCTTCTGCATTTATTGTTATGTCTATATATTTCTCTTCCATGTTATCTTCTATTTCCCAAAATTATTGTTCTTGATATGATTGCTCTTTCATGTCTGTTACATTCTGAAGTTTCTATGTAATAATATCTTCCATAATTGTTTGCTCTGAGTTCTTCCACTTCTTTTTTATTCAAGTATCCTCTGCATTCTAACACTATCCCTCTGCTGTTATAATATATATTGTAATACATATCTCTAATATATCTTCTTATATTATTTCCATCCCTATCTGTTGCAGTGTACAGTGCGTCATAGTTATCTTTATTTATTTCCCTGTTCATATCTTTTCTCATTTCATCCATAATTATATCCCTCATTTGAAATGAGTCTTTCCCTCGTTGCACAATGTCTTCTATGTCATACTTTATAACAGCCTCGCTATTGTCATCAATTATCTTATGAATTTCAAAGTTCCATCTTGTTAGTACTGCCTTTGCGTGGCTTTGCCACATTTCCAAGTCGTCAAAGTCTATTTTTTCTGCTTCTGTTATATCTACTACACATTTATCTTTCAGCCTGCTCACTATTTCATTGACCTTATTGTATTCTATTTTTACATTTCCAACTATAGCACTTGCCTGTGATTCTATGTATGCTTCTTTACATCTCTTGCCTATCTTTATTACTGTAGCTTCACTCATCACATGATTACCTCCATTTCTAACCATAATCCTAATATGAATAGTGCCATAATCGTTACTACCGTAAATGCTGCGGCTACACTTGTGCTATACTTGTTTAATATTTTAAATACTATAGTGTATATAATTATCGCTAATATGTATATAACTGCTATGCATATAACTTCTACTGTTTTAGCATTAATTTCTCCCATCTCTCTGTGTCCTCCATTTACATTTTAGTTTTTATGTATAATCCAAATGATGCTATTATTAGCATTAATCCTGCTATAAACACTTGCGTCTCTCTATTGTGCAGTGTTTCTTTGTAATCCCAGTGTTTCTTTAATGCCCTTAATAGGATTGCTAGCCCTATAACTGCTATGATGCACCCTATTGCTACTGCATTTATTAAATTTTCTTTCATTGCTTACTGTGCCCCATCCCTCATTCTTTTCTTTTAAATAAAATATGAAGGATGCCACTGAATCTGCACCCTTCATATTATTACTTCTGTATACCTCTGTTACTACCCTTCAAATACACGTTCAACTTCGTATGCTCCGTTAAACTCAATGTAATCTACTTTAAACTCAATGTAATCTTCCTTGTTTGCTGCATCTATTTCTTCTTTAGTCATGTCTCCAGTACATGTCACTCTAAGCCTTCCGTCTTCTAGTGTGTCTACTCCGAGTGTTGTAAATCCCAGGGCTCTACCATTTCGTTCCAATTCTTAGCTGTCGTTTCTATATTTCTGGCTATCTCTGTAAATACCCTGTTATTTAATATTGTTACTCCTTTATCATGTGATACTATTCTCACACTTACTCCATTGTGTTCAACCTCATGTGACACCATTGCAGTGTATAAAATTCCGAAGTTCACATTGTTCTCTACCATAGTCTTCCACTGTGTATATGGTACATCAGCTGTATTCAGCACTATGTTGCATTTATCTCTGTTCTCTCTAAATATCCTTTCAGCAGTTTTCCTACCTACTTTAAGTTCCCCTTCAAACATACTGCCTTCACTTGATACGTATATTGATTCGTAGGTCACTCGGATTCTAATGTTGTCTCCTACTGCTGTTCTGAAATTATCCTCCTCATCAATTGCTGCTCTGTTGTATGCTCCGTTACCACATGCACCGATTGCCTCTACAAATCGCTCGTACTGCGTTTGATAATCGTCATCAAGTACTTGTTTAATGGTTATATGATTACCCTCCTTGTCTTTCTCTACCACTATTCTTACTGCTGTGTTTTCACTATCTTCTGCCTCTTCCTGTATCTGACTGCAAATCTTGATTACTTCTGATAAAGTTTTTGTCTTTATGCTGATGCTTGGAACGTCACCGCATTCTATCATAACGTAGTTCATACTGCTGTATGGTATCACTACCCTTGCATTCTTATAAATTTTAAGCTTGTTGCCTTCTACCAGCCTTAATAAATCCTCTGTGCTGACTTGATATTCTCCTACTACCTCGACTATGCAATCGTGTGTTTTTGCTACTTCTGATGCCTTCTCCCAGTCAATCTGCACCCATGGCTCTACTGCTGCTACTGCATCATTTTTGATATACTCTTTGTTATCCTTCAATTTAATATGTAATGTCATACTCTTTTATTTCTCCCTAATTATCTTTTTATTTCACTATTTATATTCTTGTGCTTACTTCTAAGATACTAACAGTTAAACCTCCTACTTACATCATACACCGTGTCGCCCCAAATTGTTTTTTTAACTGCTTTGAACTGTTCATACTCTCCTTTATTTACAGCGTTTATTTCGTCTTCAGTCATACATCCTGTGCATACAACAGTTGTTATTCCTTGACCATCCTTATTTATATCATATACTATGCTACTACCTTTTTGTTTTGCTTGCATTTGCATATCGTTGTCTATCTCTTGTAGTATGCGATTTCCGACACATATAACTTCGTCATAGTGCACCAATATGTATATCAGCGTATTTATCCCGCTTATCTCATGTGTTATTACTGCGCTTCCAAGTATCTCAAACTCTACTCCGCATTTCCTCATTTCATTTAAGTATTTATATTGTACACATGTACTGTCTATTACCACTCTACACTTTTTTCCATGCTCTATTATTATTTCCCAAACTTTATCCTTGTCTACCTTTAGTTCTCCTAATACACAGCTTCCCTCATTTGATACATATAATCCATCTTTTGCTATTCTTATACTTATGTTTTTAGTTTTAATTATTCTGCAACTTCCCGATTGATTGTCTTTGTCCCTTATTACTGGTTTAAACTTTACTGTGTTGCTATGTATGCCATTCTTCATAGTTTAGCACTTAAATATCCTTTCTGTTAAAAATATTTTGTCCTTGAATACTTTCTGAGTTACATTAAACCTACTATATTCTGCCTTATTTACATGCTGCGTCTCTCTAGCACTCATCAATCCTTCACATGTCACATTTATTACTCCATTGCTATATCGCCTTGCGTCATATACAATCCTACGTACTTTTGGCTTACCGTCACATATCATATATGTAGCTATATATTCGCTGTCTTCTCTTTTAGTATCCTTGTCTAGTTCTTCTATCATCCTTTTTCCTATGCTTACGACTTCTTCTGAATGCACAAATACTCTTATCTCTATGTCCGTTCCTTTTTCATTATGCTTTATTAGTGTGCTACCTTTCACTCCCAATTCTATTCCGTATTCCTCTATTTCTTTTACTTTATTAAGTTGTATTTCGTTGTTATTAAATATTACTTTGCACATTTTCCTGTGTTCTTCCAGTAGCCTAATAGCTTCATCTTCACTTACTTGTAATTCTGCAAGTGCACTGCTTATATCGTTTGATACAAATATTCCATTTTTTGCTATTCTTATATTTATGCCTGCCTCACTCATATTTATGCTTGCCTCACTCATATTTTATGCTTGCCTATACTAACATTCAAATATTCTCCTCACTGCATACAGACTATACTCCCTACTTATTTTTTCAAGCACTTTAAATTTGCTGTATGCCTCCTTATGTATTCTATCTACTTCATCCTCGCTCATTATAGATGTACATTCCACAATTGTCCCATCAGAGTTGCTTCTATTTACAATGTATATTATATTTCTTTCGTTAGACCTTATGTCTTCTGGTACTTTATTCACACCTCTATGCATGTCTTTATGTATCTCTGCTTCTAGTCTCTTATTTAATGTCACGTACTCTTTTTTATCTGTTACTATTTCTATGTTTATTTTAGCCCCGCTACTATCTTTATGTTTTATCCATGCGCTTCCAATTATTTCCAATAGTACATTGTACTTAATCATTTGCTTCATTTCTTCATACTCTATACCTGCATTATCTAATATAACTCTACAATATTTGCCGTAGTTCTGTATTATTTCTGTAGCCTTATTTTTATCTATCTCCACTTCCCCTATGATGCCACTCAGTTTATTTGACAATAGCAACTTTTTATGGTCTATTCTAATGCTTATTCTTGTTTCCGCCATACCTACTCCATTTGTTACCTAAACATTTTTAGGTGTATTGGGTGATCACCCAATGCTATATTATCTTATTTTCTGCTTTCCATTCTTGCTATATATGCTTACCGATATTGTTCCATCAGTATATCTGAATAACACTATTCTTAATTTTACATCGCTGTTATTCGCCTTTTCTTTTATGCATTTCTTTGTTGCTTTTATTATGCTACTTGTGTTGTATACATATACATCACTGTCCTCTGCACATACTAGAACTAGCTCTTTCTCAAATGTTATATTGCACCCAGTACACACCTTCAAGGTGTTTCCTTTTATTATATCTATAAACCTTTCTGCGTCTACCTGTACCTCTCCGCTTACTTCCACTTTGCATCCGCCCCTTTCTGCTATCTCCATCAGCTGTTCTATGCTTATCTGTGTCCACTCTCCTACCACTACATTTTCGGTGTTTTTTACGTATACTACCTTTCCACTTAATTTAATGTACATTGCCATTCTTATACTCTCCTTTTCATTATCACTTATTTGTATTAAGCCTTATCATTGCTGTATATGTTTCTTCATTAAATAGCTTCTGATACTGTGGTTCAACTCCTGTTGCCTCTCTAAATTCCTGATAGTACGTTGGATAACTGTTGTTTACTTCCTGTATTATGTCAAGACGTGGTGACCCGTCTTTTGCCCTAACTAGCATCATTTCTAATGTTTCTTTACCCCCGTAGCGTTCAACTTCCTTCTGTACTTTTGAACAAAATCTTATTGCTCTTATCATATCTTCTGTATTTTTTACTTTAACCCCGTTGTCTTCTTCACATGATATAATAAATGCTACATATTTACTCCCAAACTCTGTGTTTATCAAACTCTCTATTGTTACAGCAGTGTTTTCCCTCATTTTTAGTGTGTTACCTTCTATTAACTGTGTAAACTGCTCCACCTCTGCTGAGTACTTATCTATAACCTCTATCATACACTCCCTGTCTTTTGCTATCTGTATTGCCTGATTTCTTTCAAGCTGTGTCCATGTGTCTATTACTGTATTTGTATTCCGTATATATTCTTTGTTTTGTTCTAATTTTATTATTACCATAACTATTTTATGTGTATTCTCCTTGTATTTCCTATATTGTATATGTGTCTTTTGTATTTCCTTTTAGCCACCTTTTTAAATTCAGCTCTGATCATTTTTGATGTATTTAATACCATTGTTGTAACAGCTGCTAATTCTGCATCGCACTCATCATGTCCTATAAACTTTACTTCAGAATCTACTATGTTACTCAATTCTACCATATAGTCTATGTATGATTGTCCCTCATCTAACTCCTGGTATATATTCATTACTGCCCTTTTACCCATGTGCCATATTATGGTCATTTGCAATTCTGCTGATGTATTCTCCAAGCAAGCCTTCTCCTCCATGCAGTATCTTATTGCTTCTCTGATCTTTGTTGCATATCTTATGCATGCTGTGTCTATCACTTTAATTCTGCAGTCAGTGCTAACGTATTCATCTCCTACTTCTATGCCAGTCCTTATTATTATCTCTGTATTCATTAGCAACTTAACTTTGCTATGTGTTACTATTCTTTCAAAATCTTCCAGTCTAATTTCTATGTATCCCGAAAGCTCTACTGTACACTGACGACTCTCTGTTATCTCCATGAGTTTGTCAATGCTTATCTCTGCTGTGTCAACTATACTATAAGTGTTGTTTATGTACGCCTGCTTTCCTTTTATTCCTACTACTATACTGCTCACTTATTTATGCTCCTCCATTTTTACGTATCCTCTGCATATTACCTCATCCTCTGTCTGTCTGAGCTTTGTTCTAACTATTTCATATTTATCTCCCAATTTGCATATTAAGTCATTGTATGTATTATTCTTTAATTCAATGTAAAACTCCAGCACTCTTGTGTCAGGCCCAAACGCAAAATCCATGTCTCCATCTATTCCACTTTTCAAGCTATCATTGTGCGCTGATAAGACTTCCTTAATCACTTCTGCTATTATTATGGTATCCTCTGGTTTAATATGTCCAGTCATATTGCTAATGTTCATTATAAAATTATACCGCTTTCTGTCATTCTCTTTTTTGTTTGTCAGCTTTATTCGCTTATATAGCCTGTCTAAGCATTCTACCCTGCTTCCACTGATCATGTCTATGAACGTCATTATATCCATACGTTCCACTTCTGTTATATTTATTACACATGTTTGTCTTTTACATATTTCAACTGCTTCTTCTATTCCAATTGTTGCTTCTCCTACTATATGGCTATGTGATGTTCTTATTGTTGCTGTGCTTGAATCCCTGTTTGGCTTTATTTTTATATACTCTGACATACTTGATTACTCCTTATGTTTACAATTTTTCTACTTTGCTTCTTATCACTTTCTCTATTTCATCCATAAACCTCTCACTACACTCATTGCATGTTAATTCCTCGCATGCCTCTTTTGGTTTTTCCATTTCGTATAGTGCATATGGACAGTCTTGATCTGGTATGCTCAATTTCACTACTCTTAACTTTAACTGCACTATCATTTCTTTTAACTCTTTCTTAGTAGCCATTTTTATTCTCCTTATACTAAATAATAGCTATATGTCTTCGTTTCATATAGCTATTTGCACTCAATTTTCCTTTATTACGTACACTGTATTACACTTATTGCACATGTATCTCCCATTGCTTATACTGGTGAATACATTGCATAGACACTTCTCACAGCCTATTGCCTTTCCCTCTTTGTCCTCTAGCTGCACCATTGTGTTTACTTTCTCTAGTCTGTCATATTCACTCTTCCGGATTCTCCCTACCCTTTTTATGCTACCTCTAACTTTTTCTCTCTCCATTTCTTTTTATACCTCTCATTGGTTACCTTGTGGTTCTTGTTACATGCTACTTACTGTATGCCATATTTGTATATCTGTCTATTTTTTATTTTCTCAATTTTTATCTTTAATCACTTATTACATAATTTATCTATATCGTTTAATCATATCCCATGTATCATTGTGTATTACTTTTAGTATTCATTTATTTATTCTCTGTATTGTCTTCTATGTTCTTCTCATTTTCCTCCAGCATTTCCTCAATTACCCCTTTAATGTCAGCTCCTACCTGTAAATAAATCTCATCTCCGTATCGCATCAGCCATGTTAATGCATCTCCAAGTCCATTGTACACCTTATCCAGCATATCTTCAACTTTCTCTGCGTCTTGTAGTCCTTCCCTTTTATTCCATGCTTCTACAAATTCTTCCCAGTCATATGTACCTGTACAAAACTCTAATCCGCATTTACAATGAATACTAATAGGGTCTCCGCCGCTATCTGGGTCACTAAATGTTGGATGCCAGTCTCTGCTTGGATCATACACCTCTTTTTCAATATCTATCTTGTGTCCACAAAATGGGCACGATTTAAGTTCGTTATTCATATATTTGCCTCCTATTCCTATCCGTATATTGCCTTCCTAATTAAACTCATTCCTGCATCTCTTGTGTTTACCAACACTTCTTTCCACTGTTCTCTTAATCTCTTTCTCTCTATTGGATGTGCTTTTTCTTCATATCTCATGTGTATATCTGCTGCTTTGTACCTCACAGCTTCTTTGTTTTCAGGAAATTCATCCATTAATATTTCCTCTAATGCCTTTACCTCTTTTTCCATCTGTTCATACCATTCTCCAAAGCCTTCAAACTCATGTTGCATATAGTATTGCTTTCTCATGTCATAGCGTTTTGCCTGTATTGCCAATATGATTCCAGGTGTCTTGCACTCTTTACTATCGTATTCATATCCTTTTACTTTGCAGTATACATCATAATCAATACCGCACTCTGTATTATGCTCTTCTTCACATAAGTATTTACAATTTTCACAGTTTCTCATTTGTTTTCCTCCTGTTAATTTATTTCCCAGAACCCTATAATCATGTTCTTCCAAAATAATTCTCTGTTCCAGCTGGTATAATTTACTTTTCCATACTCCTTAACTATCTCATTCTCTGTAATCTTTAGCTTGTTCTTGCTATCAAAATATCCCCTTACGAATATTTTGCCATTTGTTTTTCTGGCAATCATGACTTGGTTATCGTTCTTTTTAGCATCTACTGTATTATCTGCCAATACTTTTATTACCCTTAGAATCCTCTGCTGTACTCTTATTAACTCTGCTGTTCTCTTTCTTTCTACTATTACTTTTCCTCTCCTTATATACAGGCTTGTTACCCCTTTCACATAGACATCTGCTTCTTTACCTATGTCCATCAGGTAACTTATATCTATCTCTGTATTCTCTAGTATTACCCTACAGTTTCTACCTGCTATTATCTTGCCTATTTCTCCTAATCCTACTTCTACTTCCCCTACTATGCCTGATATATCATTGCTTATGTATGCTCTTTCATTATTAATTCTGATATCCATTTTGTTTCCTTTATTCTATGCTCCATTTTGCTGCTTGTATCCATGTTCCATCGATGTCAGTCATAATATTGTGCCATTCCTCATATATTCTCTCTGTTCCAAATACTTTTTTAACCTCATTCGCTACAGTGTCCATTTCATTTTCTGTCCTAAAATATCCATATATGCGTATTACAACCTTGTTGCCCGATCTGAATGAAACTATGAATGCATTATTCTTAAAGCTTCCACTTATAGAATTATCTGATAATGATTTTAGTACATTAAAAGTTCTCTGTTGTATCCTCATTAATTCTGTTGCGTTCCATCTTTTATCTCTACAAACTCTTGCTCTGCCATCGCTTATTTCTTCTATATCAGTTATACCTCTGACATAAATATCTGCTGCATTATTTATATCCACAAGTACATCCACATCTATGTTTGTATCCTCTAATATTACTCTACAGTCTCTACCTGCTACTATCCTGCTTAATCCTTCTACATCTACTTCAGCCTCCCCTGTTATAACTGATATATCATTTTTTATATATGCTTTTCCATTCCTAATTTCTACTTCCATTTTTATTACCTCAATTTACTTTATATCTGTGTGTCTTATTACTGTACTTAATATTACTAATGCTGACACTATAAAAGTATGCATTCCTACCCATATTTTATATCCTATGTGTGCTACCAACATACCGCCTGTCATATTTGTTGTATTACAAATATATTTGTCCCAATTTAGTACCATCATTAACCATATAACTGCATATATTCCCAATGTTGGTATGTATTTTAACCATACCAGCTCTTTCTCTTCTGCTGATATCTCAAACAATGCTTTAATACTTGCTATAAATAACAGCCAAGCTCCTATGCAATGCACTACTGTAAACTTATAGTATATACTCTCTAATGCCCTGTACATTTCACTTTGTGATGCACTGTCCATCCACAAGTATGCTATATTAAATCCTATCCATAAACTTGCATATACTGCTGCCAGTATAAATTTAATTATTCCCTTTAATATGTCTATAAATGTCTCCATTTTCATTTCCTCCAACTTCTGTTGTTAGTTTCACGCTTATTAGCTAAGCCTATTCCAGCTTAGCTAATGTTTCTTCCTTGATGTATGCCAATTCTGCATAGTGTGTATTCTCATTCAATATACCAAGCACTTCTCCTTCTTTACAAGGTAGCCTCTTACTTTATGCTCTGTATTATATCTGCTAGCTTCATACTTCTCATTACTTACTATCCTATTCTTCTTGCAATATTCACATGTTTCTTTATGCATATACAATTTGCATTGGTTATTGCATTCAGCTACTCCATTTTCGTTTTCTTTTATCATCTATATGTCCTCCTATCATTTATTCGTTTATTATCAAAATTATATAGGATCAAGTACCTCTATATTCATGTTCATTGTTCCGTGCTTGATCTTTGAATAGACGTCAGGATACTTAAAAGTTTACAGCTTTATTATATTCTTCCATTTTTCCTTCCTTATCTTTATTATCTTTTATTCTATATAGCTGTGTGTAACCATTGCTGCTGTTAAATTTTTACAAATAAAAAGTCATGCCCTTTATTGCATGACTTTTTAACACTTATGTATATTGTTTTTCTAAACATCCTTTGCTTACATTTTAATCTCTCAGACAATCATCATTATGAATTGTATACAATTCATAATTTTCCTTCTTCCAGTATAATTCATCTATGATATCAGATATATACTGGTTCTGGTTCAGTGTAAAAAATGCTATCTGATGGTGCTTGTTAATAAAATCTATGCTTGTTCTATAGTCATATATTTCTTTCATATGTTCTATCCATTTCGAGAAATCTTTTATGTGCGAATTATCCCTAATATACAGTCTGCCAAACCATTGCTGTTTAATTAACTGTCTTTCCTTTGTTCTCTCTGGAAGTTCCATCTCATTCCAAATAATATTATCAGGCTCAACAATTACATATGTTATACTCTGTCTGTCCATTTCGTCTACAACACATTCCGACTGACTAATAAACACAAAATCATATTTACCTGATTTTGCTTTTTCAAGTATGTCTGCAACATAGTAAGTTTCCCACCCTTTTACTTTTTCATAGGATGAGCTATCACTGTCAGAGACTGCATATCCATGCTTCTCTTCATTTCTTACAAGCCATGTTTTACCACAGCCGGAAAATGCACTTACTATCAATGTTTTCTTCATTTTACATTTCCTCCAACTTCTGCCTTAATGTTATCTATTTCATTCCTTAAGCAGTGCGCTATTAGTGAGTCTTTTCCAACTCCGTATAATTCAAGTACATTCTCCACAACCCTCTTTACCTCTTCTCTGTCTATTAAATCTCCCATTTATGCCCTCTCTAACCTTTTTATTTATTCTTCTTTATATCCCTGTGTAATTAAAAAGCCATGCTTTTTTCTACATGGCTTTTTACTTTGTTTATCTCATATCTTTATGAAAAAATCTTTCCCGAATGTTAACCCTAATGTGTCTGAATTGTAGTTGTCAGTTACTCCCCAACTATTGTAGTAGTCCCCCTGCTCGTCAACACCAACTCCTCCGTTTATATCGGATAATATATCTTCCATCGTTGGTATCTCTGTTTCTAATGCTGTGTCCTTTCCTGCATCCAGTATGCATTTTCTCTGTGCTTCACACCCTCTTATAAACTTCTCTACTACTGCTTTTCCTTGCTCTGTCAGCACATATTCTTTGTCCACAATTATCCTCCCATGCTGGCATAATCTACTTATTATCTCATCCTTGTCTCCGCACTGTTTCAGATACTTCATATTATTTTCGTCAAATACTCTTAATACGTATGTATCGTCCCAGTTAATCACTGTGTGTTCTATTTCCCTTATCTTTGCTTTTCCTATGTAATGTATCATTACTTTCATTCCAGTTGTTGTATCGAACAACTCCTGCTCTGTATTTTTTGTGTACTCTGACCTCTCTTTACTTATGTATTCATCCAGTCTGCTTTCTATCTCTTGTTGAGTTGTATATGTCTTTCCAATGCCCTTTACTCCATTGAATATGTACATTATATCACTCTTTATCTGCCCTATGCCGTCCTTACTTATACTGTACTCTTCGGGATTGTACATATATTCTGCTATCTCAGCAATGCTCATTGATACAAATGGTTCTCCCTTTAACAGCTTCTTTTGTTTGTTGTCTCTTATCTCTATTGAAAATGAGTTCTGATAATTTATCAGTGCCCTGTCTACCATAGTTTGTTTATCAGCTGACCACCCTAAGTTCATATACATCAGCCATATCTCAAACCTGTCATGATAGTCAATTAAGTGCACACCTGGATTACTTGCATCCTTATGATAATAGTCTACATATCTATCTATATCATAGTCTATATCTCTTACATGCCATGTAACTCCATCCTTTATTATCTCCCACAAATCATCTATGTCTTTGTGTATTGCTGCTTTTCCATCTTCTGGTGTACTTACCTCTCTGAACATCTGTTTCCTCCCTAGATCGCTCCAAGGCTTATTGCCACTGTTATGCAACCAACTACTACCAACAGGATTGATGTTCCGCATTCAAAGTCCTCAACTGCTGTTGATTTATATTTTCTTATCAACAAAAGATTTCCTGCACTGAACACCATGATTAATATTGCTGATATCAGTAATGTCTGCCCTCCACTTGTCATAATTTTGTTCCTCCTTTATTCTTTTTATTACCTTTATATCTGCTTGTGCTCTATAGTGTTCCACTTGAAATATTTTACATTCCCTCTACTGTTACATCTAAATCTGCATTCGATTCGTAATGTTTCACGTGAAACTCTTTTCCAGTCTCAGCCTCTTCAAATGGATCATAGTATCCACCTGAGGCTCCATCTGAATCTCCTACTGTAGATTCAGCCGGAGCCTCCTGCTGAGTCTGATCTGATGCATTATTTTCACTTGGTGTGCTGCTCTGATTACTTTCACTTGATGCTGTATTACTCTGACTGCTACTATTATCTGTACTTGTATCTTTTTTCTTTGTATATGTAACTTCTGGTTTTGTGATTCCATAAATCTGCTCATATGCTATTTTCTCTACGTCGCTTAAGTTTCCACCATAATACAGGTCCTGTAAACTCTCGTCTATCTCACCTTCAGTAAGTATCCAGTCCTTTTTAACCTCCTCTTTGTCTGTAATGCCGTAGTCCATTGCTATGTCCATCTTAATGAACCATACGTACTGTTCTGGACTTAATTCTTTAACTCCTTCACTTACATTTGGTCCAAAGTTAGCGTGAACATGGTTAAGATACATTTCTTTCTTGCTACTTGGAATGCTGCTTGTAGCCTCTAACCACTCTTCAAATGTTAATGGTGGCAATGTTCCATATATATCTGCTAACTCTGCTGTTCCTGCGTTCTCAATCTCACTTAATTCGTATTCCTTACCACCAAGTGTTACTTTCTCTTCCTTTGCTGTTCCATCACTTGAACTGCTTTCTGCAATCGTGCTATCTCCACTTGTTTTTCCGTTCTTACATTTAACTATTGTTCCTAAGTCATTGTATACATCGGTCAATGCTGTTAAAGCCTCTGTTTTTGTGATTGGATCATTCCATCTACTTCCACCTGTTGTATTAAATATTCCATGATTATACATCACTACCATTGCTTTGTATAACTCTGTATCCAAGCCATTTCCAGGATTCTCTACCATGTACTTAAGGTTTGCTGCCTTATACTGTGACTTATCTGCTGTACCTGCTTTGTCTGCCATATTACCTGCATTTTTTACATCACTGTAACATGCTGCTTTTTCCCCAACTCCTTTAAACTCATTTGCATAGTATGTTGTTGCTAACATGTACGCTACTTCTGCTCTGGTGATCAATTCATTAAAGTTCTTGCTATTCAAACTTCCTGATGCTAAGTCAAGGTATGCATTGTCTGAAACCAGCTCAGCATATGCTGCTTCTTTGTTATCTCCAAGTTTACTGACAGCATCCTCTGATGCCTGCAATCCATCCTGTGCCTCTAAATGTGCTTTTGCAAATCCACTCATGAACTGCGCTCTTGTCAAATACTTGCTACCCTCAAACTCTGATGTTTCATCATCAGCCGGAAAAATGTTAAAATATGCATTTAATGCTGCCAGCTTAATCTCGTTTGCATCTGACTTATCATCTAAGTCTGTATAAGACTCTAACACTGCACTGCTCAAATCCTCTGTAACTGTTTCGTCTGCAAACATTTCTGTGAATGCTTTGTTTTTATACACATTCTCTAATGTGTTATTGTTATCCCATTCCTCTGTCTCTGGATTTACGTATAACACCCCATTCTTACCATCGCCATATGGTATAATTCCAAATACGTCGTCAATCCTTGTTCTTAAATCAGACTGGTCATCTAATGATGCTAATGCCTTCCAATCTACTGGTTCACCTTTTAACTCTTCTGCTCCTTCCGGCAATGCCACGTTTATCTCAATCTGCTCTCCGCTATCTAACATTGCTACTAACTCTTTTGAAGATGCCATTCTACATCCAGTCAGTTGTGCTACAGCCAACATTAAACTTAACGCTGGTACTACTACTTTTTTTACTTTCATAAACTTATCACTCATGCTATATTCCTCCAATTTACATGCTTTCATTTATTTTAAATTCTTTTGTTTTATGTGTTTTCTGTATTGTCATTCTTATATCTTATTCCAATGTCTCAACTCCTATTGGTATGTTTATGTAGTAGTAATTACCTATTGTTCCTTTATATTTTTTAACTCCTCTACATAGTTGTTCTATCTTTTTTTCTATTCTATCTATTGCCTCACTGTTACCTCTCACTTGTAACATTGCTGTTCCTCCCCGTCCTGACACGCCAATATTACCAATCTTCCAGGGCTTCTTCTCCTTGCTATCTGCTTCATCCATATCTGTCTCTACTATACTTAACATGTTACTGTCTATTGATACGTAGTCACCATCTCCTATAGTTAATGCTATCCTGCATGTATTCTTCACTATCGTAGACTCATTGTTTTTATCTTCTACTATTTCTGTTCTGTTAACTCTTAGAGCTCCTGTACCATCCTTTAATATTCTTGCCATTGTAGCTATTTTTTGCAGTTCTCTTAACTCCATTGCTGCAAATCCTTGTATCACTATAGTCCATTCTCCATTTTTTATTATGTCTATCATTTTATCTTCTGTTATCTCTGCTCTGCCTATGACATTCTCTAGCTTGCTACCTACTTCTATCTTACCTTTTGATATGTATATCCTTCTTTCCATGTTTGATCCCTCATTATATCTTCCTTGTTTACTATTTCTACTGGTATTGCAAATGCATACTGCCACATTGTACTTTTCATCCTACCGTAATCAACCTCATCTTTTGTTTTTCTTATGTACTTTTCTCTGAAATATTTGTCTAATTCTGGTATTTTTTCTTCTCTTGCCGCTGTACCAATTCTTGCTAATATTACCACATTACAGCTACATGTTACTACTAATTCACACTTTCTTATCCCGTTGACTCCTGTATATTCTATTGCCTTTTCAATATCTTCAAGTAACTCTTTAGTAACTCTAAGACAATTCCCTTCTTTTAAAACGTCTGCATAATCTATTTCACATGTCTTTCCTTCATGCTCTATCTTTACCGTCTCTCCTGTTTCTACTATTATATCACTGCTATCAGCAATCCTTTTTAGGTCTGTTAATAGTATTACTCCGCCATTTATGCTGACTATCCACCTGTCTTTATTCAATATACTCCATAGTTGTTCTTTTGTTATCTCTGCTCTGCCTATTATTTCATCTAGCTCACTACCTACTTCTATCTTACCTTTTGTCATGTAAATTATCCCCATTATGTGCTCCTCCTTACTTCTATAGGTATAGTATATCTATATGCATTAACTACCCTTTTCATATTGTATATATTGCTGTCTTTGTATTGATCTCTTAAAAGCTTATCAATTCGGTTTGCTATTAATTCGTCTGCTTTCATTAATAGTATGGCATACTCTTTCTCTGAATCTACCATTGCTCCAAAGCTACATTGTCTCCACACTCCATCGTTTCTGCTGTCTAATATTATTTCAATGACATTGCATATCTTGTCTGTTAATTTTAAGTATGCCTTGGTTTCATCGTTAGAATTGCATGATATTTCACATTCACTTCTGTTTCCCTGCACTATGGTGTATGTTCCTGTCCCTATCACAACTGTGTTTCCATTTACCATATGCCTTAATTCTTTTATTGACATTACGTTTTCTGATAAATCTACTGTCATTCCGCCTCTATTTACTATGTCCTTCAATTGTTCTTCTGTAATCTCTACTCTGCCTACTACTCCATCTAGCTGACCTCCTACCTCTATTTTTCTACCTCTTATGTATATTGTATTATTCATCTATGCATCCTCAAAAATGTCCTCTTTATCCTCTATTTTTACTGGTATACCACAAATAAACCCATTCGTGATTTTTCTTAATTTCCTTGCCTCTCTGCTGTATCCATATTTCTTTATTGCATACTTACTAATTTTAACTTTATCTTTTATTTTCATAGTATGACATATACTAATGTAACATTTATAGTGTTCTCCCTCAATTATTTCTAGACTGCCTGCTCCATTCAGCAATCCCATTACTTCCTTTATGTCCTCTACAAAATTATGGTCTATCCTTACAGTTTTTACCTTACTTCCCATCCAGTTTTTAATCCGAGTGTTTCTGTCTCCACTCTTTATTTTTAATGCACAGCTTGGTCCTACTATTACTCTATCCTTGCTGCTCATTTTATCAATTTCATCTACATCAAACATTATGTCTGAGTATGTGAGGTCTACTGTCTGATACTGCCTTTCTATCGCTCTATCCATTGTATCTCTGGTTATCTCTACATCCCCTATAACTTTACTCATCCCATTGCTTAAGTATATCTTATCATCTATTGCTTTTATCATAATGTCTTACCCTCCCACACTATTTATCTCATCGTTGCTTATATTCTGTACAGGCGTTTTCCATGTCCATCTATGCATGCCTCTTCCGTCTACTCTTGTTGTAACTCCATGGTAACTGTCACTCATGTATTGGCTTAACTCATTTATTTCTTCTGCTCCCATGTATGCACTATATACAATTTGATTACCTCTTATACACATATCCACTGCCTCTTTATAGTTTCTATGTATACTCAATGCATATTCTATGTCTTTGATTATTTTATCGCTTATCCATGCATAGCCTTTACCTTTTATATTTGTTATGCTACATACTGCATACTTAAACCTTACTGCACATGTTCTCATTGCACCTACCACAACTTTATTATTCTCTGCCATGTTAGTCAGACGCTCTATCTCTATTACCCTGCATTCTGATATATCTATTATGTAATCTCCTTCAGTTGCTATTCTTTCCGCTTGTGCTATGCTTACAGCTACCTCTCCAACTAGGCTGCTCATTTTTCCTCTTATGTATGCTTTATCATATTGTACTCTTATTATACCCCTGTACATATTCTATTCCTTTATGATTTCTACTGGCATCTGAAATTCTACTCCCATTCTACTGTCTCCTAATACATCTGATACTCTGTGCTTATTGTACTTTTTCATTAAATACTCTATCATCTCTTCTTTCTCAGCTGCTGCCATGTATCCAGTTAGTTTCCCCCATGGTTTTCCTTGCCCGTCTAATGCTAGCCCAGAACATCTATAGTCCCCCATAGCATTTGATGAACATCTGTCCATTACCATTGTTATGTCCTCTATCAGCTCGCTGCTAACTTTTAGCTTATGTACACCGCTGTAGCTCAAGTCACAATATGATCCATTAAGATATAAATGAACACTTGCATTAGGTGCTAATATTACCGTGTTATTGCTTGCCAGTTTTCCTACCTCCTCTAGTGTCATTTCCTTTGACTCGGATATGTCCACCGTGTATCCTCCGCTGCTTGCTAAATTCTCTGCTTCACATTTGCTCATAGCTACTTCTCCTACTATATTTGATATTTCACTACTCACAAACGCTGTATTCTTTTTTATACTTATTGTTACTTTTTTCTTATTCATTTATTTGTCCTTCCACCTTTTTTATTTACTCTTATGTATCTTCCATTTATATATGCTATATCCTCATCTATCCTTATTATTCCTCTATGAGTTCTACTGGCACCTTAAATGCTGTTCCTATTATGCCGTCGTTTGCTACATCGTATGCTCTATACTTATCATACTTTTCCATTAGGTATTCTATTATCTCTTCTTTCTCATCTGATGCTACACTACATTCTATCTGTCCAAGTGGTTTCCCTTCTCCATCTACTGCAACTGCTATACATTTACATGCCCCATTTATGCTTGATACGCATTTGCTCATTACCATCAGTATATCCTCTATAAGTTTACTGCTTACTTTAAGTTTATACTCTCCACTATATCTTAGCACACAATGATAATCCCCATACTGTATGTTTACACCAATGCCTGATTTTAATATTACTGTGTTATTACTTGCAATCTCTGCTAACTCCTCTATAGCTATGCTTCTTGTCTCTGTTATATCTACTATGCATCCTCCTTTATCTGTGATCCTCTTAGTATCCTGTCTTTGTATTTCTACTTCTCCTACTATATTTGATATGTTGCTACTCACAAACGCTGTATTCTTTTTTATCCTTATCACTGTTTCCATATATGTGTACCTCTTTATTTAACGCCTTTGTAATGCTACTTTCCCAAATATTATACATGCTCTTTTTATCCTCCACTCTCACGGTCATACCTGTGTTTTTACTCATTCACTTCTATGTATCTTCCTGCTATTCTATCTATGTTGTGTTTACTCTTATAATAACTGTTCAACTTATCTTTACAGTACCTTGCATTTGTCCCTTTTGTTTCTTCTATTAGTTCTTTTGTGTAATATCTCTCTATACTCTTGTATTCTTTACTATCTGCAAATTCCTCCGGATTCGTAAGCTTTAACTTTTCTACTCCAGGTATTATTTCAGACTGTAGTATCATTTCTTCAAAAGACTCTGGTGCTAATAGTGCTATTTTGTCTACAAATGCATCCATCATTATTTTTATATATTCTGTGTAACACCCATATGCTGCTGCGTCTATAAACGCCAAGACCTTCTTACCATTGGATGCTTCCTTATATATTTCCATTGCTACACTACCGTTGCCTTCTGCTGATCTGCATTCTACTCCATGTCTTTTACATACTTCTTTCATAAACTCAAATCCTGAGTTGGCATCCTCTGTTATTACTGTGTCATAATCCTCTATTCTTACCCTGTTGCTTTTACCATTATATATTCTGTCTACCTCATTTATTATCTGCCCTTCTACCTTGTATCTTCCACTATTATTTATTTTCTTCACTGCACAAATATCTATTGCCATGCCTGTATACTTATTTTTGTCTTTTACTTTTGTTACATCTCTTTGTACAATTACTAAATATGCTTCTGTATGTCCAATGAATCTTTCCAATGTATTCTTCATTATACACTCTGCATCCTCATCTATAAATATTATGCACTTCTTATTTAAAGCATCTATATTTAATATGTTCATAGTCACGCAAGGTACTTCACATTTTATTGACACTCCACTGCTTTCTCCAGCTCTGTTCACGTTTTCTATCATATTAATTAAGTATGTCTTACCACTCCCGGAGTCTCCCCTTAATAGTGTTATGTTCCTGTTTATATTCATCAAGTATTTCACGTTCTTATTGTATACTTCTATTCCATATGAACCTACCACTTATATACCTCCATATTATAAAAATTTCATCACTTTATCTACATAGTCATATTTGTTCTCTATTTTGCTATCATCATTTAAACATCTAGCTACTATATCTTTGAATAGCATTGGATATCCTAGTCTTATCGTAACATCCTTTACCTTTCCTATCTCATTTATCCATTTTGCACAGTTATCCCCACAATATGACGCGTTTACTACTATATCCGGTCTGTTATTCATAAGTATAAGAGCTTTTACTCCGCCTGATATCATAAATGGTGATATCTGCCCCAACACTGGACTCTGTATGCAATATGGTGCTAGTACATCTGATTTATCTACGTCTTTTATCATCTTCTTGGTAAGTTCATCATTCATCCATTCTGCATCGAACTGATTGTCAAAAAATATATTAGGCGCTGTAATTACACCATCAAGTCCGTCTCCAAAATATATGCTTAACATGTTATTGCTCCTTCTTATATTTATGCATGCTTATATACTTACAGTTATTTGATAAATCCCATGCTTCTTTAATGTTCTTAATATGTTCTCCTGTGAATGCATAGTACCATAGACATGTATTTAGCAATCTTCCAGATACTTTCTTTAATCCAAGGTTGTCCTTAATTACTTCTATTTCATATTTGAATGCTTCATCTATTTTTCCTTGCACTTCTTCATAACATATATTCTTGTATTTCTTGCTATACTCACTTTCCACATATGTGATTACTCTTCCTAGTATTTCCTCATAGTCGTAATTATAACTGCCCTTTGCCACTAAACTAGCTATTCTTCTAAACTGCTCTGCATTGTCCGGTCCATCTTCAAACAACTTGATGTCTTTTTCAATCTGATCTGCCCTATTATAGTATCCTATATGAAATTTTACCCCAAGTACTCCGCGCAATGCTATGTTCATCTTTTTGTCTTCCATGGTTATCTCAAACACAATATTGCACCTGCCTACTGCAGTTGTCTCTGCATATGCTTTATTATATGTTATGTGAGTTGTTGACTCTTTAATTTTGGTTCCATATTTCTTAGCTATTCCTCTAGCTATCTTTTTGAATCCCTCATCATTCGGCTGTATTTTGTATGCTGTCTTAATCAACCTTCCGTCATGTGTCATTCTTAAGTTGTCTACTTCTATTATTCCATTATGGATTCCTTCCTTTAATTCGTTACTGCCCATTCTATATTCTTTTCCGTATTCATCAGTCAGCACATATTTTATTATGCAACTGCCTTTTTTAATTCTGTTTCTACATGTTAGCCTCATATGCCACCTCCATACTCTATTGATGATTTCCCATGTCTACATGCTTAGTTTCTTTGGTATACTCCGTATTTCTTAGTTATCCCATATTGTTTTAACTCTCTTCTACATGTTATATCATATAATCCCGTGAACTCCCACAAATCATCTATGCCTTGTATTGATTTGTAACAGTACATATTACTGTTGCATAGTCTTATTCCTGTGCTTTCCTCTATATTTTTGCGTGCTTGTGGCTTTAATTTTCCTGTTAGTCTCACATGATTGTTCCCTGCTTTTACTATTGCTATTGTCTGATCATCTTCAGCTTGCCCTGTTAAGTACAGCTCTACATAATCATCCTTACATAACTTTAATACTATTTTATCTGTTCTTATTATTTTATTTGCTGCAATTAATGCTTCTATCTCTTTCTTACTTGCTATGTCTTGGTACATTCCCACCATTCTCTCTGCAAGCTCATATATGTCAATTTCTTTAATGTTCTCCTGCTTTGCTCTATTATCATGTATTTTGCTGCCTTCTTTTACTTCATTACCAGCTGTCTTCATGCTACTTAGCATGCTTACAGCTTTTGAACCCATCTCTACACATTCCTCATACCGAGCTATTGGTGTTCTCTGTATTGCTACTCTCTTTCCATTCTTATCTATTACTTCAAACCTGTATACATCAAATCCATACCTTTTATCTGGAACTATTTCTATTGTATATCCATTTTTACATTTTAATATTCTCTGCATTACTTGCACCCTATCTCTTATTTTTATTTTTTTTCTTTTTATTTCAATATGTTGTTGCTGTTGCATCATTTGATGTATAAAAAGAGTCCACTGCTTTTTGCAATGGACTCTTCTATATTATTTGTTATCTGTTACAGTTCTGTTTGGTATGTAGAACACATCTGTTGGTTTGAATAAACTCTTCATTGTCTTTGACACTCCTGTTATCTTCTGCCCTCTGAATGTCCCAACTACTATCTTTCCATCTTCTTCTCCGCCTATCCAGTCTGCCCTAAATGCACTTGTGTTGAAAGTTGCACTTCCATTTGACTTTTTGTCCTGCTTAGGTGTTAACTTAGGATCAAGCACTAACAATCTCTCATTGACGTTCACAAGTCCAATCTCTATTTCTGTATCCTGTTGCAGTATTGTCAACCAAGCTGCCTCATTATACCATGTGTTGTCGCTTCCTCCTGTCCAAGGTGCTGAATTGTCATTTCCTGTATTCAATTCTATGTTCCCTACTAAACTCTTCAGTACCCTGCTCTTTTTGAGTGCTGCCTTTATTTCTTTAGGACATAGTATATTGTTGTAGTCACCCTTCTTGCATACTATGTTTTCTGTTGCTCCGTCGTATCCTGTCAGTGTTTGGCTATCATATTCGCTCTGTATACTTCTTGTTACTCGCTGCATGCTACTGTCACAATCGCTGTATGTATTACCTGTTACATAGTATATATTACCATTTGGTAAACTAAATACCCTGATGTACTTACTTGATGTGCTCTTTACATCTGTTTCCATTAGTGATGTACTTGCAACATCCCCATTCTCACTTAAGTAATACTTACTTTCATTTGATGCTGTTGCGATATTATTCTGCAATGCCCTTATATCTTTTCCGTTGCATGCCCATACTGCACTGCTGTTAGCTGCTGTATTATCCTCATTTGTTGCAGGATTTTCGTTACTCTTTCCTTTTGTTACATACTGTCTTATCGAGTAGTCATCCTGTATATCATTTGCTAAATTTTCAACAAATGTCTCATGTCTGTCTATAGCTGCTACTGATGAAATCTCCTCTTGATTATTCACAAGTGTCACTTTTGCCAATGTTGTATTTCCGTTATCATCGAAGTCATCCATTACATTACAGTATGTTGTAGCTTTTATTTTAGCTTTTTTAGGCGTTGATATCTTAAATGCTGCGCCACCCTTAAGTGCGTTAGCTCCTGCCCCATCTGTAATACTCTTGTCTGTAGCCCACATATTTGATGATATCTTTAACTCCCCTTTATTTACCACGCTTACCTCGGCATAGTCATAAACGTTCATCTTTCTCTTGTGTGTATTCTCTCCCGACATGTATCTTATTGATTTCTTGCCGCTTAAATCTGATATTGTCATCCAGTAATATGGTACTATATCTGACAATGTTGCTGACTTAACTCTTGCATTGTACTCATCCTCGTTTACTTCCTGCATGCTTCCATTATCTCCGGCATCACTTGTTACATCCACCTTTCCGTGATATAAGTCTATTGAAGCATCTACTGTTATCTTTCTTGCACTTACATCTACCTCTTTTGTCTCTGTATCTTTTACATCAGTGCTATCATCTTCCTTAATGAAATCATATGTAACTGGGTATGCTTCTGTACTAGCTCCGTCTCCAGCTGGACCTATGTACCAGTTATCTACCAAGTTTGATGTATTTGTTTCTTCATCTCTGTTGAAACTTGTCATATTCCCAATAAACTTTCTGAATGTTACTTTGTCCTGTCCTCTTACAAGCATATATTTTATATCGTTGTTGCTTTCACTGAATGTGTTTCCGTCTATTGGCAATGTATCCGGCAATCCAGGATAGTACTCCTTATCTATCTTTTGGTTCAATGTTTTTACATCATATAATTCTGACTGTGTTAAGTCAGCACCAGCTCCTATATCATCAGGTGTTCCTTTACATCTTTCAAACAATACATATAATGTGTTGTTATGTGGTGTCTCGTCTAAGTTTGATAATGATACTTTACAGTTACCATCTTTAAATGGTATGTCATTGTTATTCTGCCATCCATCATCTTCCGGAAATCCTGTACTTAATTTTCCTAAATTTCCATGTTCTGACTTATATCTCTCTGGATCGTTGTAGTGTACACCATAGACTTGATTTTTCATGTCCTCCCATCCAACTGCTGTGTTATCTGCATCATTGCCATCTTTAAGTAATGATGATTTATCCGATGTGTACCACTCTGTTAACTTCCATGTTTCCTCGTTTAATATATACGCTGTTGGTGGCTCTTGATATCTTACCATTGTTTTGGACTCTATTATTTCCCCTTCTCCTATCTGATTGCCACTCCAAGTCCTATATGTTTTTACTATTGTTAACTCCCCAGACTTTCCTGTATATTTTGATGGATCTTCTGGTCTTGGTGCTTTATGAATTACCCCAGGCGTGTATCCTCCAGTTAAAATTCCGTTTATCCCCTCAATTGTATCTCCATCGTCTCTTGTCTTTGTATAATATGCTGACGCTTGATACATATGCATTCCGTATCCCCAATCAGCTGATTTACTACTTAGTGTGCTTAAGTCTGTACCATTAAAGGTAAACCCTGTTGCCCCTTTGAATGGTGTTGTTCTGCCATCAAATGCCATATCTTTTGTAACAGTCATTGCTGCCGGTAAATATATACATAATAATTGTTGGAGTTGTCCGTTAATTCCGGACTTATTTACACAATAGTTTACTCCATCTCTTAAACTTCCATATGTCCATTTAGAGTCTTCTTTGTATCTTGAGTTTGTTGCGTATGCATAATATTTATCATACCCGTTATATCCTCCAGTATGCCCTTTGGCATCTGATGCTATGCCTGCTGAAGTACTGAATGTTGTAGCATTACCATCATATGTAAATGATGGATAGTGGTCTTTCGGAGATGCACAGCCTTCGTAATTTTTCTTTCCTGCTTCATATGTGTAGTCTGTACCTTCCGTTACTGTATGACTTGTCGTTAATGATTGCTCTGTCCCATTATCATCTTTATACTTCCATGTATATGTTATCTTTGCTGACTCTTTTTGCGCCTCTTGTGTCTTTTTGTACTCTTTTTCCTTTCCCCCTTCTTGTACCCACTCATATTTCTCGTCCTTATGCTCAGTCACATCGTATGATGTTGTACAAGTAAACCCTACACTAACTTCTTGATATTCCCCATTTGCCCACTTAAACCACATTATCGGCTCTACCACTAATGTGTAGTTATTTAATGACATTATCTCTGTTGGTGTGTATGCGCCTGCTTTCAAATATGCTTGCATTGTTGCGTCTTTGAATGTCATATGCTCAGTCAATAATGTGTCTATTACTGATGTATCTGTTGATTCCACTTCATCAGTTTCTCCTGATGTAGCTATTATTTGTTCAAGCTTTTCATTTACTTTCTCTTCTTTTGCTATGGTTAATCCACCAATTTTTCCTGTGGATGTTGCTTTTGCTTGCACTACTCCTATAAATGCATCTGCTCCGCCGCCAAAGTTATTGTATGCTGCTTTCTTATTTGCTATACTGTTTAATCCAGATGGATAATGATTTCTTACAGCATTTCTCATACTTGATGAAGGTGATAATGCCATTGCCATTTGTTTGCATACGCTATATAATGCTGGGTTATCAAATACTCCTGCGCCATATGTATTTAATGCCTCTTCTAGTAATGATCTGTAGTCTCTGCTAGTTCCACTGTTTAATGCTTTATTTATTCTTGTTATGAGTGAGTCTTTCTCTGTATTTCCTGTGTTTATTACTACATCACTTCCGCTTTTGCTTGTTGTACCTGTAGTATTCTTTCCACTACCCCCGTTTTTATTTGTATCAGAGTTGCCATTTACTACTGCACTCTGTAATCTGCTTGCTATTGCATTTGCTGAGTTTGTTAATGAGTCCAATACAAATGCTTTTATACCATTTCCGGAATCTACCCCATCTCCAGGTGACATTGCTGTACTTAAATACATTGATGTATCTATGTACTGTTTCCCTGTATCAGCTTCAGTTTGTGTACGCCCATACATTGGATTTGACTTCAGAACTCCTAGTGGTAATTCGTCTCCATTTTCTGCTGCATGCACCTTATATGATGTATCTCCGGAAGCCCACTGTACAAGTTTCTCCTTATATGTACTCTTGTATATGTTTCCAAGTGTACCGTCCTTTGATGGTCTTCTTAACTGAAGATCAAACACTGAGCTAACCAAGTTCTCTTGGTTATCAATTACATACATTCTGTATCCTGTTTTGTCTATTCCGCTGTATGTTTTCCATGGATAAGTTTTTACAATACTGCTTGTAGCCGCTGGAGTACTATTTCCGCTTATATACACAGGATTGTGTAAGCTAGTTCCTCCTACTGCTCCTCCGATGCCAGCATAAACTGCATTGCTTGTCATAAGCAATGATATGCAAGTTCCAAGTGCCACTGCTCTTTTCATCCGTTCTTTTATATGCATAGCTTTATCTCCTATTCCTATTTTTTACCCTTTGTTCTGTCAGTCACTCTTTATGTAATCATATATTCCTTTATATCCTCTCTTATATCTTCATGCTCATCTATGCCATCTATTGCCATCATCCTTAACATTACTGTGAACATCATCATTATTACTTGCTCATATTCAAACCCTACAGTCATTGCATTTATCTTCACACTTTGTAATACTAATCTTATGTCATTTCTTTGTATTCTATATCCTCTTTCTCTGAATATCTCCCCAACATCTTGTATACTTCTACATTTTCTTGTATCTATTATTCTTATCCAATTATTTACCATGTGGTCTATTATGTATCTAGCTGCATTATATCCGCCAATATTCTTTATTCTTATGTATTCCCTTATTTCCATTCCGCAACCAAATATACTCTCATTATCTATTAATCTGCCTATGTGATACCTTCCATTTGTGTTCTTGAAAGTTATTGCAGATGTCCTTCTGTCAAAATTCCCAAATACAAAGTCTGCCATTGCAACCCTGTATAACTCATCTTCTATTTCATTCTTATCATAATTTTTGCACCCTAATTCTTCCATATGTCTTATTATATCATCACTCATGTATATCATCATATCTTTAGATGTCAATATATTATTTTTACCTATCGAATCTAATTCCTCTATTATACTGCAATTTTCTCCATGATAACTACCTATGTATGCCACTTGTGCATCTAAGCCAAAGTTATTATATATTTTATTTGCTATTGCCTCACATTTACACCCGTCTGTTCCAGCTCTGCACTTTTTCACTATGTAGTTATTTCCCATATGTCTTATCCCAAATGGTGATAGCGTGCCTTTATACACTACCCTGTTTCTCATACTGTCTAATATCTCAATTCCATTCTCCATCTCTAAACTCCAATGCAAAAAGCAGGTATTTCTACCTGCTTTTGTTCTGTCTATCTTTTATTATAGAATCCTTTATCACTGTACTGCTTCCACTTCTTATACATTTCTTTATAGTTCCTTTTTATAAATTCCTGTATTTCCCTTATCTCACTTTCGCTCAACCTATCTCTTGTACTCGCTATCTTTGATTCTCCATTGTCATATACCCAAAATTTTGCTGATCCTCCTTCCGTCAATCTCTTGTCACTTGCATGCACATGCATAGCTTCAATAATACAGTGTGACGTAAAATACAGATAGTATCCTGCTATCTTATATTCGTAATACTTAGGCATTGCACTTTCCTCCCAATGCTATATCATGAAATCTATGTTCAATCTTAGCACTTCTTTTGTATGCTTTATTGCTGAGTCACTCATATTTGTGCTTATTATCTTCATATCTTTGGATATTTTTGCTCTGTAGTGTATATTTTTAAGATTTATAGCATATATGTAGTCCCCTACAACTTTAAATGCTATACCGTCAACTATCATTTTGGCTTCATCTGCTATTCTTTCCGTTTTTGACTTCATAATATCTCCACCTCTGTTACTTTCTCCAATATTCTAGTATCTAACCCGAGTTCCTTTAATACATAGCTTATGTCTAAATAGTCCTCTTCTACATGCTTTATCTTTCTATTTTTTGGCTCACAAAACTCTGCATCTACTACTATGTAGCCATTGTCGTATTCCTTTACTCTTACATACCTGTTTAGGTATGGCGATGTTGCAAATCTTACTACCTCGTGCCCTATTCTAAAGTATGTGTATTCCCCCTTGTTATAAATGTATGCCTTAACTTTTTCTTTCAATCTTGTGTCTCCCCCCTACTTTCTTAGATTTATGTCGTCCCATGTCAATGTCTCTCCATCAAATCTAAACCATATAAAGTCGTCCACATCTGCTCCATGTGTATTCCTTAATAATGCATATACATTATACTCTGGTATTCCTGTCATTTGCTTTAACTCATCTGTAAACCTCTCTTCGCATATGACGCGTTCGCTTAGTATTCCAAGTATATCCATTAAATATTTTGACCTAGGGAATGGATGCTCCATTATGTTATTAGTATATACCTCATTCTTTATGAGTTTCCCATCCTTTATCTCTAGTCTTCCTACCTTTTTATCCTTGCACATTACGTCGCAACAAAAATTTAATCTCTCCGTATGTCTTTGACTCCTTTCTTTCTACATTTTTATCCCCCATTAGTTGTAATCTCCTCTTTTATGTGCTTCAAATAAACTTCCTTACTCATTTCATGTCCTAGCCTATAGTCCTTTCTCATCCTGCTTATAGGCAGTATTTTTATTATTTCTGCACTTAGCATATCCATTTCATAGTGTATATATGCATACATCCATCCTATCCAGTACATCTCATTCACTCGATAAGCCTTTAGCTTATCTACTTTGTACTTCTCAAGATTTCCGTCAAGGTCTATTTTAACAAATTTTTCAACTGTATCCCTACCGCTTTCTGATAGTAGCTGAATGTTCCCTGTCTCCATCTCATACCTTATATTAGCTTTCATAAAGTCTGTTAGGAACATTTCAGTATTTATCTTAGTCCAAAATGATTGCTTACAGTACTTTGCGCAATACTCAAATATATAACCCATGTTTTCCATGTCTTTTCTTAGCCACCATTTGTCATAGCTGTTATTCTTTATATCGCTCATTTTATACCCTCTGCTTTTTATTCGTCTATGAAAATTCCAAGCATTACCATTACTACCCCAAATGCCATCGCTATTATGCATATTGCTATCATTAATATTACACTGGAAGCTCTGCGTACTTTGTTTGGATTCTTGTCATATATTATGTATGCCTTACTCCCTTTCTTTCCACTCTTCCAGTGTGCTCCCCTGCTAATATCCATACATGGTGCTTCCATGTTTATTAAACCATCCATATATCCATACACTATTCTATATGAACCATCTATGTTAATCTGATAGTCCTTCACTTTTGCTGTAGTCACTATTCCGTCTTTTATTATTTTTAATCTTGTCTTAGCAATTCCAATTGATGTCCCTATTACCAGCATACCAAGTCCACTTACTATTAAATTATCTGATGTCATTTTCCTCTACTCCTTCTTTATGCTTTTATACCATGCTCTAGCAGTATCTTATTCATTTCCTCATTGCTATGAAACAAAAATAACTCGTCAGTAGTGGTTCTATGATAGTCTTTGTAGTACTTCCTCTTTACTTCATCTAATGTCTCTTTCTCGTCAATCCCGTATATTATATGCCTTAACATATAAATACCTCTTACCTTACTTAATACTAATGCTTTCATAACTTTTCCTCCTAATTTCTATTGTTTATAATCTACTATCTGCATACTTTTCTTACTAATCTCTAGTGCTTCTATACACTCCTTAACTACCCCCCTACTGTTATCTATTCCAGTTTGTCTGACTTATATGCGATATATGTCCTGTGCTTTTCACATAATGTATATTCCCTCATGTATGCTAGTTTTTCATTAGTATTGTAACACATGTATTTTCCCTTATATATCTCATATCCCCATTTCCTCCTGTTTATTTCATTCTGTATATATTTTTTCTATGTTCTACTCTTTTGTCTAAATACCCTAATCTACATAGTTTATTCAATATTTCCAAGGTTCCTCCATAGCTTAGTCTAGTTATCTGCATTGCCTTTCTTACTGTTATTTCAGAACCTATACCATGTTTCTTCATTTTTTCTAATATTTTCATCTGAGTTGTACTCAATTCATTGTAACCCACTGATGCTTCTACTATTGCTCTCTTTATAACATCTAGCATATAATCTATAAATGGTGTTATGTCAATAAACCTCTCCTTTCTTCCATATTCTTTCTCTGACTCTCTTAAAGTTTTGTAGTAGCTTGCCAAATTCTCATTTATATTTTTGGATATCTGCACAGCCTTTATCTTTTCTTTCCCGTATCTGCTTAATACATACTGTGTTAGCATTCTTCCTATTCTGCCATTACCATCACAGAATGGATGTATGAACACGAATACGAACTGTACAGCTGATGCCTTTATCCATATATTATCGCCTTCATTCTCTATATAATTAAATAAGTTGTGCATCATATCCGGTACTTTGCTGTATTCTGGAGGCTCATAGACTATCCTTTCCTCATTCCCTATGAATACATTTCCACTTCTGTATTTCTCTCCCATTACCCCTATGTTCTCGCATACTCCATCTACTGTTACTTCCCATATTTCTCTTATGTTTCTTTCGCTTATTCCCTGTGAATATGCCATCTGCATACCCTTTACTGTATTTACAACCATCTTTTCGTCTTTTCCTTTAGGGTTGTTAAATGCTTTTATTACATTCTGTACAGTAGTTCTTGCCCCCTCTATAGTTGCCGAATTGTATGCATCTATTACTATGCTCTCTTTTACTCTTTTGCCTAGTGTTACTCTACTGTATATGCTCTCAATCTCTTCTATCTTTTTATCCAATTCTTTAGTTTTAAAGTATACAATATGCTTATCATTCATTATTCCTTTGCATATCTCTTTTCTATGCTGCATCCTATCTTTTATCTCTTTTTCTGCTGAGTTTATTCCAGCTCTTTCCTGCATAATCAAGTAATCTAATGTCTCATACATACTATACCTCATTCTTATTTCTCATTTATTCTATTTTATTATGTAATACTGCACTCATTTATGCTCAAATATAAATTATTCATCATAATCTATATCTGTATATTTCATTGCTCTTTATTCTAAATATTAGGTGTAATAAATAAAGGCAGATGTCTCTATCATCTGCCTTTGTACTTAATCATGCTTTTTCCTGTGGTGCATTTACTCCAGGTTTCCTTCTTCCTATCCCAGTGTTAGGATGCTCCTTTTTATACTGCTCTCTGCTTAAACCTCTCTCCGCTATTCCCTTTCTTATTACGCTCCCTAATTTTATTATGCGCTTAAACCTCATCTTTTCATCTTCATATATCTGCTCGTTAGTGAATCTTAACTTGTGTGCCTCATCGAGACTGTCGTATCCTGACTCTAGCAATGCTGTATCTATATGCAAATCTCCAGTTGAGTATAAATGCACCAATCTATGACATGCCACACAAAGCATTATACCATTATCTACACTGTCTACTCCACCAAGGAATACTGGCATAATATGATGGAAGTCCAGTATATCCACATACTGCTCTCCACCCCTCTTACAACATGCACATGTAAAGTTGTCTCTTGCTAATGTAGCTTTTCTTATAGCTGGATCTATGTACTCCCTTTCGTTTACATTCTGCTTATGTGGTTGAAATCCCTTGATGTTATTATCATCCTCTATCATCTTACTTATAGAGCTGTCTTCTACTGAATTATCAAGGTCACTTGCATTTACTGTTAAGTTCTGAATCTGCTCTGCCGATAATGGCTCTCCATCTCCCTGCTCTCCTGAACCGTCTATCTCTGCTATACCGTTTTTCTCTGCATTTCCGTAAACTTGTGCTGACTGTCTATCTTCTCTTTCCTCTGCTGTTTCTTTCTTTCTTCTTTGCTCAAGTTTCTTGAATGCCTGCTCTATTGTGAATACACCATCAAACAGCTTACTTACTATTTCTTCGTCATCGTCTTCAAGTATATCTTTTAACTTTGTGTAATCTCCACTATTCATCTGTAGCAAGTATTCTATCATTGAAGCATTCATTATTCCTTTTTCTTTCTCTAAATACTCAATGTAGTCTACTATTTCTCCCATGTTGTAAGCCTGCCGTTTGTTATACATTGCTGCCACGATAGGAATGTCCTTAGTACTTATTTTCTTGTTAATCACGCATGGCACTGTTTTCTTTCCGGATTTTGCACATCCAAGCAATCTTATAAACCCATCAAGCAATACATATATTCCCTCTGTTGCTGTAAGTCCAACTACAACTGGACTAAGCAATCCAGTTGCTCTAATGCTTCTTGTCATCGAGTTCACATTTCTTGCTTTACGTATCATCTTGACTATCACTATATTAGATATGTCTATGTACTTCAACTCAAATGCATCATCCCCGTCTGAATCGTTCATAACTACTATATCTCCAGTATCAGATATAAAGTTATCATTGTATTCTCCGTGCTCGTCTGTAAGCTCACTCTGGTCTACGTATTCGTCAGCTTCTTCACTGTCTTTATCCAAATCTTCAGATGTATCTTTTGCTTCTGTCCCAACATCCTCTGTTATCTCTTCATTATTCTCTGTTATTTCTTCATCATCTCCGTCAAATAACTCTTCCTCTTCAAACTCTAAGTTGTCCATAGTTACCTCCATTAACATAACTTGTTGTACTATTGTGCAATAATTTGTTAATTATTTTCTTTACTATCTTGACTATGTACCTTCTTATGCTCTTTTTTGCATAATTTAAGGTTGCCTTATATATCATGGCAACCTTTATCTTTCCTTTCAATCGTTTACTCTTACGCTGTTTCCAAATTCGTCACACAATGTTACTCCCTGCTCTCCACCAAACCTAAAATGTATTAACTGTCCTGTGAATAAACCATATCTGTTCATTACTCCTACATTGTACAGTGGAACATTTACAACCTGTGCTCCATTCTTACATACTACAGGTTGTACTATTGCTATTGGTGTAATGTACTTTTTACCATACTTGAATATCACTTCTTCAATCACGGACTCGTATATACTACTCTGCCATATTCTGCCTTCTTTTACTGCACAATTGCCTTTCCATGCATTCCCATCTTTTCCACCTGCATAGAACACATTATTATTGTTTACTGCAACGACTATTCCATCACAATCAATGTCATAACCCTGCTTCTCTACTACATCCTCGAAGTACTCCACAAGATAATTTATTGTTTCAACCAAATTCTGTGGTGTTACATCCTTTATTAACACATGTGGTGGTGTCTCAATTCCGCATTTTTCAAGTATTGCATATTCAGTTCCAAGTGTTGCTGGTCTGTACTGCTTTTCACTAGGGATTACTTTGTATCCTTTGAACTGTAGCAACCCCATTTCGTACTCTGTGGCACTTTCTCTTAACATAGAAGTTACACTACTCAATGGTGTTTTCAATCCAGTTGCTTTCAGCTTTTCATTAAATGTTGTTTTGCTTATTACTGCTTCGCCTCTCACTTCCACAAGTGGCATGCTTTTAAACCCCTGCACCTCATTAGGTAACATGTGTTTTAAATGCTCTGTTATATCCCGTCCTTTTCTGTATCTTCCTCTTGTTGAACCGCTTACCAGTCTTCCGTATCTGTAAACTACTCTAGTTGCGTGCCCGTTCTGCTTCAGTGAAGCAAATAAATCTGCTTTTCCTCCTGCTAAGTTGATTACGTCAATCATGTTTGACAGACTTGCTTCGGATATCCCGTCAATAGTATGTATACTACTCATACCATATTCTTCAAGAATTTTATCGTTGCTTGTCATTTCTGTTTCTTCTGTCTCATTGTTGCGCATCAACACTTTAGACCCTGGGTTTACCTGCTCCAGCAGTTTTTTCATTGCATCAAAGGCTGAATCGTCTACCAGTGGTTCCCCCATGGAATATGCATCCATCAGCTGCTCCATGTAGTCCTCAAAAGCGTCTATGTTCGCCCCAAATCCGAGCTCATTCAGTTTATCCATGGTTTCACTGTTAATCATCTTCTATTCCTCCAACTCTACAATGTATGTGTTGTTTCTGCTTGCCAATACCCTGTGACCTTTTATATCATTTCCGGTTACAAGTCTGATGTCCTTTCCCCAAAATCTGTCTAACTCATTTTCAATCAGCCACTCTAAGTCTGCAATTACTTTTTTCTGCTTCTCTTCCTCGTATATCCCAGCCATTCTCAACAACGCCAGTATAAACACCTTTCTGGTTGTTGGTCCCTGTAAAAACTGTTCTTTGGAAATTCTTCCTACTGTACTTCCCTGCCCACTGAACGGATTGTGCTGCATTTTATCTCCATGTGGTGCGTCCTCATTTATCTTCTGCTCTACCATTTCTAAAGCTTCTTCATGTATTCCCCTCAACTTTTGTGCTTCTATCTGAAAGCAGTCTGAACACATCCCTTCTATAATGTCAGCTCTATCTTTTTCCTTTCCGCATATCCTACATTTCATAATGTACCCTCCTATCTTTGTGCAATTCTCTTTATTTCATTGCACCATTTATTAAATTCTCTGTTTGTATTTACCGACATTAACGTGTCCTTTACCTCTTTCTTACTGCCTCTAATTATTAATACTCTGTTGCTTCCGCGTTGAACTAACACATACGTCTTTGACCTGCGTCTGCATTCACATCTGCATCTGCATGCTTGCTGCCAACCAATTACTCTTGCAGATGCTGCATTCTCATATCTAAGGTCCTTTGCTTTTGCTTTTCTTATATATGGTTTTAAGTATGCACTCTTCTTTTTTCTCATTTCTACCTCTTCCTTGCCTTTCTCCACACAAATGCATATAACATACTATATGTAGCAGATAATGGTCCAATCTTATGTTTTAATATTAAATCACAGTGTTTATCAGAATTAAATCCTATAACTAACAGCTTATCTTCATCTGACATTTCATTGTACACTGTCTTATCAAAATTTGCTCTTGGGCCTATTTCCACATACCTTAACCCATTATTTAGCACAGATGTCGGCACATTAATATCACTTGCAAAAAAATCTTCTATTGCTGTATTCTCATTATCTGCTCCGACAAACTCTATGTTATACTGGAATGGTTTTGCTTTCTTTTTTGACTCAAGTTCATTCTCTGCATACCCTGCTAATGTCATTTTTATTGCTGCAAATCCCATTGCTATTGCATCAACTTCGTCCTGTGTTATTCCCTCCAGCATAGGCATGTACATTAATAGCCTTTCTCTTACTACTCTTTTCTGATCTTCACTCTTATCAGGTAGCTTTGTTGGTTCCATGAATACTTTCTTCCATTTTTTGTTGTTTACTTCACTGTTACCAACATAATCAAATTCTGGCTCATTTTCTATCTTGAGTTCAGTTACCATTGACCTTAGCATCATTAAATTGGCTACTGCTGATGCATACTCAATTATAGGTTCTTCATAGTATACATATGTGATGTTTCTATGCTCCCTAAGCAACCCTGCTATAAACCTCTTCAAGTTTATCTTGTATCTTACTGGGTCCTCTTTGTTTTCCCTAGTTGCTGCTATGCATGCACACATTGCTCCAGTGCTTTTGTTCAGTATAGCTAACCCACTATTTGATGTTGAACCATCTATTGCTATCACTGATTCCTGGTTTAGCACTATGTCCTGCTGTGTTATCTCCTTTAATACAGGTACTCCGTTTTCCAAACACACTTTACTTATCTTGGTTATCATTTATCTTACCCTTTTCTCCCATACTAACTCCGTTACAAGTCCGTTTTCCTTTGGCAGAATATATTTAGGAATTACCTGTCTAACCACTATTCCTGTATCCTTTAAAGGTCCTGAGTTCATTGTTACGATGTCATATGTTCTTACTTTCATTGCATCAATCCTGTAATGCCTTGCTACCCCATCTTCCCCTTTGTACATGTAATTTACGAACCCTGCTTCATTTCTGTTAAATAATGCTACATTAGTTCCATGATTTCCTTTGTCATACTCTACAGCTACTGTTCTAGCCAGTCTGATAATGTCTTTTCTTCTTGTTTCTTCCGGCTCGCTGTATACCAGTTCTGTTTTGTCCTTATGTTTCCCAGTGACTACCGCTGCTGACCTTGCAATTTTTACAAGTATATTTGTCATTGCTTTTAAGTCCATGTCAAACACATATCCATTTGACACTTCATATGCTCTAAACAATTCCTTAGAATCATAGCCGCACCTGTCAGCTTCTTCTCTGATTCTAATGAATCTTTCTATGTCTTCCCTGTTTGCTTCATTCTTTAACTTCAGTGCGTATGTAACTCCACTCAAGCCTTTTGACCCTATCTCACTGACTATAAAATCTGTTAACATATCTCCCAATTCTTTTGAGAACTGTTTCATATCTGTTTCCTCCTATTCAAATGTTGCTAGAATTTTTTAGCTTTTACTGCTACTCCGTAATCGTCCATAATTTCTGCAAAGTTGTTCCAAACTGCTTCTACAAGCTTCTCTCGGCAATTTCTGCATAAATCTATCTTTGTATTTTTACACCTAAACGCTGTTCCTCTACATGGTACTGTTGTCTTTTATTCCATATCCTTATTATCAAATTCTGTCTTGCACACGTCGCATACATACTTTTTTAATTACTATCTCTGCCATCTATAATCCTCCAACTATCACTGTCCTATGCTGTCCTCTTCACTCATAAAGTAGCAACAATCCATAAGTCCTCTCGCTGTGAAGTTATCAAATGACTCTGAATGTCTCTGTGCTACTGCGAACATTTTCATGATGTCTGCCTTCAACTCTTCCTTAGTTGAAAATAACCCTAGCGTGAAGTCAGGTGTTCTGATTGTCTCCGCTGACTCTCCACCGGCTGTTACATCAATGTCTGAGTCTGGATTTCTTCTTAACTCATCTATTGTTGTCTGTTTCATTTGAGCTGTACAAATTGCCACTGCTGGAACTGGCAATCCATACTCAATAGTTTGCTTTGTTTCCATATAAGCCTTTGAGATTGCCTCTGACTTGTTCTTAATTGTCTTTGACTGTATATTTACTAAACTGTCTATAATAACCAAGTCATATGGTGATTTCTTGTATTGAGCCTTCAATTCATCTTGGAATGTCTCTACATACTGTGTTGACTCAATAATCTCAAGTCTTCCATATTTTGGATTTGTTGCCATTGCCATTTTTGCTGAGCTTATGATCTTATTTATGGTAGGTTTATCCCTAAATGTGTTTCTTAATATGTCCTTACTGGATATTCTAAGAATTGACCCGCTTCCATTTCTCTTTATCTCGTTGTATGACATATCAGCAATGATTGATGATGACATAGCTGATGTCCATTCATCTGCAGTTCCCTCCATAATAAACACTGCTACGTTTAGACCTCTTCTCAATGCCCTTGCTGCTAAGTAGTGACAAAATCTAGTTTTACCACCTTTTGTCTTTCCAAGTATTCCCAGCATGTTTCCTCTTCTCATTGGTCCCCACACACTGTCAATTTCATTTATTCCAAGGCTGAATATTGCCTTTTTATCTTCTTGCCTAGATGCCTCTAAGTCGTCCCTTAGCCACTGCTCATCTACTACAGTTACCCTTCTTCCACCTATCCCGTCTAAGTTGTTAAGTATTGCCATATTGCTTGCATAATACTCTTCAGCATCTGCCCTTCCCTGGTAGTGCCTTTTCCTCTTCCCAGGCAACTGTGCATCAAATCCGGTATTACTCATAATCATAGTCATGTTATTACATGTATAAAACATGAACGTGTCTTTGTACCATTCAATATAAATACTGCAAGCACTATCAAATTCTTCCTCTGTTACATACTTGTATGATAATCTTACATACTCCTGTTTAAGCATGCTTATCATTGCATTAATGATGTCGTCATCGTTTGGAACATTTCTATCTCCACCGATGAAGTCTGCCTTATTAATAAACGGCGTGTCCAATACAATATCTCTGTTGTTATCAATAATAGCTTCAATCTGTTCAGTTGTAAATACGCTTGCCTTTACTTTAGTCATTATATCATAGAATACTGCATATGTATTGTTGAATACATTATCTTGAAAAGTACCTATGAACTTAGCTGAGGTGTACTTTCGCACACCCAGCTTTGTTTGAAGTAAATTGTAATTTTCTTCTTTGCTTCTGTCTATACCGCCGATTAACACGCCTGCAAATATTGTATCTATGCTTTGCTTTACTCCTAATGGTACTGACACTGTTTCCCACATTGACATTTGATTTACCGCCTCTGATGTTATTTAGAACTCTTCGTCGTCATCCACACTTCCCATTGCTGCGAAGATTTTATCCAACTCTTTCATCTTCTTTTGTTCTTCTTTTTTCTTTTCCATTGCAATCTGTTCTTGCAACTGTTTTTCCTTTTCAGCCTGAATCTTTTTCTGCTCTGTATCATCCCATAAAATGTCATTTCCTATAGCTACTGTATAAGGTCTGTTGTATCTCTCAACGTTAATACTGTCTAGGTTTGGCACTTTATCCAATGGCTGGAGTCCTACAATTCTGTCATTATTCCTTAAACCTGCTGCCTTAAATACCCTAGCTGATGTAAAGAATCCCATTCCTGTGATGTCAACGAATGACGCCTGTCTTCTTGCAGTGATTGCAAAGAACTTATTTGATTGTGTTACCCAAGCCTGCCCTACTTCCGCCGGTTTATACATGCTGATGTACTTCATCCTTGACCCAGATGCCTTTGAATAGTGCACCCTCTCTCCCTTACCGTTAGGATACACAAGATTGAAATATCCCGAGTAGTCCCCAGAATGGTCTACCCATAACACCTTATCTGCACTCTCCAACTTGAGAAGATCAACAACAGACTGTTTAATACCTCCCTTTGATGAATCAATGTCGTCTGCAAGAATTTTGTACATTTCCCCATCGTATGTGAATACCAACAGATATTCGTTGTTCTTCATTGAGATTGTTCTCAACACTCTGTCCCCAACAGGACACTGGAAATTAATGATATCATTTGTTGTGATAAGCCTCTTTACATATCCGTTCTTTGTATACTTAATCACAATATCATTGTCCTTAATCTGTCTTTCTTCCTCTTTTTTCTCATTGATTACATCTGCATGCTGTGACATTGGCTCTTTTCCGTACTTCTTGCTTATCTGCTGTAGCTGCTCAATGATCAACCTGTTTCTTACGTTAGGGTCATCAATTACTTTCTGTGTCTCCTTAATCTCATTCAGCATATCATCCAACTGCTTGATGTTTTTGATCATATTGTCTGTCGTGATTGCTCTAGCCTGCATAGATAACAAGTAATCAACCTGTACACTGTCTAAACCAAACTCTTCCTTGAGCCACTGCTCCGTATGACTTTGTGACCCCTTAGGAATCTCTGCTCCAACTTCCTGTATTCTACTGCTGATGATTCTCCATGTTTCCAGTTTATGGCATTTTTCCTTCTGTTTCTTAATTCGTGTACTGTACTGATTAATAATACACTGGTGTCTAAACTCCAACCACATCTTGATTACATCAAGCACTCCAATGTCATCTTTACATTCATTGTTGTATATAATCTTGATTCTGTACGAGATTGTATCTCTCAATGATGTCATTCTGTATAATTTCTTCAGTACCTCTCCGGAATCGTATCCTCTTTTAATGAATACCTTAATCTGCATACCCTTCAAATCAATAGCGTTGTGTACTCTGGATACTTCCTTAAGTTTGTCCTCTCTTACAAGAGTTGTTATCTCGTCAGTAATCTGCTCTGCTGTTGTTGTAAATGGAATTTCATTGATCTCAATTCTGTCTGAATATGTATCAGCCACACCGCTAATCACAAATGTTCCTGTTCCATTCTTACACAGGTCAACCATCATTTTTCTATTGCAGTGTAACACTCCACCAGTGGTGTATTCCGGAAACCCAATCACATCTACTAAGTCTTCAGCTGTATTAATACTTCCTGCTGCTACACCTGCTGTTGCCATACATACGTTTACAAGTGGAAATGCTGGAATGTTACAGCTCTTTCCTACTGCAATACCAATAATTGGGTTTACTAACAATGTAGGAAATTTTACAGGAAGCAATTCAGGCTCTGTTTCAGTATCATCGAAGTTCGGTACCATTCGTGTAGCACCGTCATTTAAACCCTCAAAAATTTCTTCTGAAATCGGTGCCAGTCCTGCCTCTGGATATCGCATGTGTGAATGTTGTAAATCCCTTGAGTATACCTTACCAAATGACCCTTTTCCACACACATATGGTACATTGTATGCCTCTTTCTTGTCTGTCATACCGATCATTGTTGTATATGCTGTACCCTCTCCATGTGGATAGTATGTCAATGTTTGTCCTGCAATCTTAGAGCATTTTGCTTTTTTACCTTTGGTGAGTCCAAGTTTGTACATGGTATACAATACTTTTCTCTGTGATGGCTTGAACCCGTCAATGTTTGGCAGTGCTCTGTCAATAATTACAGACTTTGCATATTCCATACCATTTTGACTGATAATGTCTCCTATGCTTTTACTCTGTATCTGCATTTCTATCCTCCGTTAAATTTTTATTTTTTATACCCACATATATCTTTATGCATTATTCATTGCTATTTATTGCTTGCTACTTGTATAGCTTAGTTATTGTGTCCAAGTTTATTGCATACCCCCTAATACTCTCTTTTCCTCCCTTACACTCATAGGCTGCATTGCTTATTATGCCTGCTTTAGCCATTTTTACTGCCTTTCCATATGATATCTTGTATTTCTTTCCATTTTCATCTGTTGCTAAGTAACCTTGCAACTTTTCATTAATATCTACTATTCTTGCTATAATTTCTATTTTGTTGTTATGACTGTCTTCTTTTTTATTTTCGTTGATTTCTTCTTTTTTTAGTGACACATTATTTATCCCATGCTTCTCTCTTATTGCCCTATTTACCATCTCCTGTACTGTATCAGTTTTAACAGCTCCTGTTGCCACTCCTGATACTTTTCCTGTTGTCCTAGTTGTTCTTCCAATCCTTTTTGCAAACTGCTGTGTAGTCTCCTCTACTCTAAACATCTTCTTAAACATCTTCTTGCTTATGGCTGACATTGTGCCGTCTATTGATACTATCATGTACTTATTGTTATATGTCTTACCTTTTATATTTACACTTTTGTTCTTTGGTACTGCCACTGCATATCCTGCAATGTCCACTGGCTCTACTAAAGTGTATGTTACATCCCTCTTTAGTCTGCTTAACCTTACTCTTCCGTTAGATGTTGTTCTAAAATTGTTCTCTAATACCCTTGTGTCCTTTATTTTATCTATGCCATGTATTGCATCTATTACAGTTATTCCATCTGATATATTGTCTACTTTTGGCAATTTTACCTTGCATATATTTCTCACGAGCCTTACTTTTATCCCATTTGCTTCTATGGCGCTTATATTCAACATTCCTAAGCCCTCCTTAACCTAAAAACAGGCTCAACTTAATGTTGAACCTGTTTTTGTCACTCAACATTTATAACTCATATTGATGTGACTGCCTATTTTCATGATATTACTTTACTCTTCAAGATCAGCTGTAATACTGAAGTACTGATCAATCAGTTCTCTTCTGGCTTCGATGTCATTCCCTAACACTGCCTCAAACAATGATGCAAGCATTTTTTGGTCCTCTGGGTCTTCTGGAAAATCTACCGCTATGAGTCGTCTATCTTCTTTACTCATTGTAGTCTTGTACATCATTTCAGCATCGTTCTCGCCGAGTCCTTTTGATCTGTGAATCTCATACTGCCCTTCTTTTACTCCATGCTGCTTCATTTCTGCCTTAATCTTGTCTCTTTCTTCGTCAGAATATGCAAACACTGACTGCCCTTTGTAAACAAACTCATATAGTGGTGACTCTGCTATGTACACCTTATGCTGCTTTAACAATGTAGGACTTAACACATAGAACATCGCGATTACAAGTATGATGATGTGCTTACCATCAATATCTGCATCTGCTGCAAGTATGATTTTGTCATACCTCAAGTTGTTGATATCAAATGGTGGCAAATCCTTGATGTACTTACTCTTTGCCTCAATACCACACTGTAACGTTCTGTATATGTTAACAACAACCTTGTTGTTCATGAGTATACTTAAATTGTTATTCTTAACACAATTTATAGGTTTACCTGTTAGTGCAATTCCTGCCTGTGTTTTTGAATCCCTTGCTGTGATAACTGAACCAAGTGCTGACTTACCCTCAACAATGTATATTTCACACAGTTTTGGGTCCGTATATTCACAGTCATATAATCCCTCTGCGTGGTCTAAGAAAGTGTTTTTCTTGGTAATCTTAGCAATGGCTTTCTTGCTTACCTTTTCAGCTTCTTCCCTTGCCTTTTTAATTGTTACCATGGCATCTACTGCCTTTAATGCCTCTTTCTTATTGTTCTCAATCCATGACCTAAGTGATCTTGTTACAAACTGCTGTAGTTCCTTTACAATGAATGGATTGTTAATTGCTCCTTTTGTCTGATTCTTAAAGAATGTTCTATATCCAGGTGCTTTTGTTTCTGCAATGCATACCAACAACTGCTCCATGTCCTTATAAACAAATGACTCTGACTTTGTCAACTTGCTCTCGTTTCTTCCAAGTTCTGTGAATGCCTGAATGAATCCCTTCTGCACTGCCTCTACTGTCTTGTTTTTTACAGCCTCATACATGTGCACGCCATTGTGATATACCTCAAACAATCCGCCATCCTTATTGAAATTGAAAGCAAATCTCATATCCAGTCTGTATGGCTCTGGATTAATTCTTACATCATCTGTTCCTTCTGCTGATCCCTCGTAGTATGCTGTTTCTGCTACCATTTTACTTTCAGATACAGCGTCAATAAAGTCAACAATACCTCTGTTGAACTGCATTACAATAGGATTCTCACAGTCACAATGGTGTAAAATGATTTTCAAGCCTTCAATAATCATTGCCTGCTTTCTCAACAAGTCATTGAATGCATTAGGTGGAATTGTCTTGTCTGCATCAATGAATACCTTTGGGTCTGGCTTAAACTTAGTTGTTGTTCCTGTTTTACCACTGTTGTCATCCCACTCTTTCATCTGTCCCTGTGGTACACCTTCTTTAAACTTCATGTGGTGTGCCTTGCCATCGTATACAGAGGTTACTTCCATGTATTCTGATGCGAATTGCATAGCTGTAAGTCCTAAACCATTCAGTCCTGCTGCACGTTGATACTGGTTGCTGTCATATTTACCGGACCCATACAGTGTACATAATGCAATCTCCCAGTTGAACTTTCCTTCAGCTTCATTCCAACCCATCGGAAGTCCTCGTCCTTCATCTCGAACTGTCACTGTATTGTCTCTTTCAATCGTGATCTCAATCACTTTTCCATAGCCTTCTCCAGCTTCATCACAGCTATTTACGATTACCTCACTGATTCCATGAATCTCTCCGTCCAGGTCATTGGTACCAAAAATGTTTGCTGGTCTTAATCTTACTGACTCAATTGGACTTAATTGTTTTAGATTTCTGTCGTCTGCCACTTTATTTTCTCCTTTATTCTATTTCAAGTTCTCTTCCTATCTTTCTTGCTTCTTCTTTGTTTCTTTTTACAACTCTCACGTTTTTATTCGAGGTCTTTTGGTATATTTCTGCCACTTTGTTAACAAGTGTGTCTACTTTGTAGTCTTTTATCATTACATACCTTGTCATTCCAAATTTCACTGCCATTTTTGGTTGCAAAACGTATTCTTCTTTATGTGCTGTCTTACTTGCTCTTATCATCTGCTGATAGCTAAACTCGTCTATCACTATCATGCCACCCTTAGGTCCATACACTACAGCTGCTGCAAAATACGGAATGCTATCTTTGCTAGTCCTATTGTACACCGCATATACCAATCTGTAACCTCGACTCATTCTTAGCTTTCCTCCCATCGTATTTTAACTGATTTTATTTATACCTTATATGCATTTATGCTATCATATCTGTTTTTACTCATCATCTTCAAGGTCTTCAAATTCCAAATCATCTAACATTTTGTCTATTGCCACTCCTTCTATTGCTTTCATATCATCTTCTGTAATCTCTTCCCTTTTTACTTCCTTGCTATCATTGCATTCAGACTCATCTAACATGCTAGCTATTGTTCTTATTTCTGTATTATTTCCTATTCCAATATTGATTCCTACTTTAATAGCACCATCAAGTTGTGCTCCACTAAAATTGGCTCCTTCTATATTTGCATATGATAAATTACTGTTTATTAATACAGCTCCCTCAAAATTGCAGTGTTTTAAATTTGCCCCTCTGAAGTCAGCTCCGATTGCAACTCCCATTCTGAAGTTCATTCCTTCTAAATTCATGTTACTTAAATCTGTATTGCTAATCACAAGTCTATTTCCACCATTTTCATGCTTTAACCATTTTTCATGAAGCTCCATTTTATGTTTTAACTCACTGTACTCTATCTCTTTCATTCATGTAATACCTCCGTATACCCTATTTTTACTGTTTTACCTACCTAAAACTCTCTTACTTCTTTCCATACTTTATACTTGACACACCCTATGTAACACTGCACGGCTTATTGACGTATTGCCATATTTTTACTATGTTAATATCAAAAAATATCAATATGAATCTTTATCACATTGATATCACTTTTTTCTTATAGTTGAATTAGCTATTCTGGCTACTTTCCACATGTTCACTTTTTCCTTACTTAAACTCTCTTGCTCTCCGTTGCTATATTTTATTATGTATTCTTCACATCTATCTTCGTTGCTATCACTATCCGCTGTTTTTTTCTCTGTGTATTCTATGCTATCTTTTGATAACACATACATTCTACCATTAGGATTATATGCTATTACCTGTCCCTTTATGAATCTTTGCATTGTGTCATTCTCTTTATCATATATTATTCCGCTTGACATTGTCTCCAATACTCTGCATGTAACACTCTCTTTATTTTTGTCATTTAACATTTTTCCATTAGTTATAATTACTTCCTCTAAGCTTGATAACTTAATACCTTTGCCTACTATCACTGTATATTCTTTTCCGTTTATATTCTTCTTTGCTATATCTGCATTTACTATTGACCCATCAGATATCATCTTGTATGCTGTCTTTACGCTTATGTTTTTACTACCACCATCTGTGTCTACCACTTCGTACCCTATACATTTCTTTTTCTTTATTATCCTCTTTACTATGTTGTATTCTTTTATTTTATCTGATTCTGCTGAGTAAACTCTTAAGTTACTTAAGTTTATACCCTTTCCTCTTATTACCTCTCCACCAGACGTTATCTGTACCCTCATATTGTGAACGCATCCTTCTGTAATCATTCTTATCAATCTTTCCCTAGATACATCCACTGTGCTTCCATCGCTCTTCATCAGCCTGTATGCTGTTATCTTATCCCCTTCCTTATATACCCCGCATGCCATGTATACTTCGCTCATACTTCTACACCTGCACCCTCAATTTTGCTCCATTTACCCATTGTTTACATTTAGGACACATGTAATAAAACTTTGCACCAAGCTTATTTCCTACTGTGTCCTCTACTGGCTTGAATGCCCTTTTCATTTTTCTGTTCTTACACTGCTCATATGATGTCTTATTCCAATCCTCTGCTGTACTTTCTGCACTACACCAATCACATACTATAATGCTGCTCATACTTAGTTACCATCCTCTGCATTCATAATTGCATTTCTTTTTCTCTTGTAACAAGATACATGTGTTAGTCTGTCATATCCGTATCTTACATTTTCTATTCCAAGTATTTCGTCCCATACCTGTTCATTTAGTATCCTATCATTAATATACGGATTTAATGACGAAGAAATCATTACTACCGTTGGTAACGCCTTTACTGCCCTTGTATTTATAATCTGATACAGTGTTCTTGACTCAATGTTTCTGCTGGCTACATCCGTAAAATAGCAGAATAAACATTCTGAGTTTATATACTCTGACCAACTGTAGCACCCAGTTATGTTTACAGGTAACTTTTCGTATCTTTCGTCTGACGAATCATATAAAAAGCCATTTTCCACAACTCTTCCGCCAAGTGACCCGTTCATCAGCCTTTTCTCTTCTGCTATCTTTATTTCAGCCAGTTCCATCAATGATACATATGGAACTGCTCTCATGTTTTTATCTTCCATAATCATGATACATTCATATGCAAATGATGTCTTTCCAAAGCCATTTGGTGCTCCAATGATATAGCTTCTGTCAGGCACATTGCCTGTCCTTAACGTAGATAATATACCATAGCATGCTTCCTTATAATTACTGAATCTTTCTATGGTGTACATTCTATTTTTTCTCTGTATATCCTCTGCTATTTCCTTCTGTATTCTATCTGCATCAAACTCACAATCCTTATACTTTAGCGGCACAAGTTTTTTTCTTACTGCTAAATCTCTGGTTGATTCCTTTACTTCAACTGCAAGCTGTTTGCTGGTGTCTGTCCTTGCCTCTTCTTTATAAACACTCTTGCCCGCTTCAGTTGCTTCTTTTTCTATCTGTTTCTGCAAATCAGCTGACTTGAATAAGCTCTCCCAATCCTCCATGTTTTGCCTCCGTTAGCTCAATGTTAACTCTTGATTTTCTATTTTTATGCTTTCCACCACACTGTTTATTGATTCGTTTTTTACGTCGTCTGACTCCCCATCATATACAAATACATAGGTAACACATGTCATTCCTGTTGCTGCTATTCCGCATACCATTGTACTCTTCTTGGTTTCATCTATTGTCACTGTTACTGTACCTTGGTACCCAAGCACATTATTAGTAATAAAAATATCTCTGTATGATACAGGCTCGTTAGTAACTTGACTTATCCAAGGTGCAAGCACCAATTCTTTCATGTTACCGCCGCTTATGTACTGAGATATACTCTGCACTGATATTACTCCCGATATGCCGCTACTATGCTGTAACTCCAAATTTGAGCTTGCCAACCTTGTTACCCAGTTATCCCTAGCTACTGCTGATGTTCTATCTGTTATCTTTATCTCACTAGCGGATTCTGCTGTTGTTGAATCTGGATAGGCTAATGGACTGTTAAATTGTAACATCTCATTTACAGAATGTAATGTTAGTGTACCTGTCCCGTCTCCTACTGTGGTTACTCCAGGATTTAATTCCTTGTCCTTGTAAACCTCTTCCAGTTCCTCCTGCTTCTGCTGATATGCAGTTGATAAATCATTATATTGACTTGCTAATGTTTCATATTTCGATACCAAGTCCTCTTTCTTTTCCTTCATCAAATCTGGCTGTTCTTCAGATGAACATCCTGTCAATGCCAAACACATAACCAGTAATAATGTTGCTACTTTTTTCCTTTTCATTTTCTATTCCTCCAAACATTCTATAAAGTAGTCAACTGCTGTCTTAGCATCTATTGTTAACTCTTTTGAGTATTGTGATCTCTTCGCTACTACATCTTTGAAGTAGTCGTACTCCTGTGTACCTTCGTATAACAAAAGTATAAACGTTTTTATTCTATCATCTACGTTTCTGTCGATTCTTCCTGCTGCCTGAAACAAACTTGCTGGGTTTGTTATGAGACTATAAAAAATACATGCGTCTCCTCCCTGTAAATTCAGTGACTTTTTGATGTTTGTTATCAACACATCACAGTCTCCCTCGTTAAACTCTGACTGAATCTTAAACTTGTCCACCTGTTCTGTCTCTCCATTAAGTATTAATGGCTTTCTTCCAATTTTCTCAAGTTCATTTTTTATTACTTCCTGCGCCTTTCTATGAAAGACGTATATCATAACTTTGCTATCGTTGAACTCATTTTCTATAATTTCTATTAATCGTGCTATCTTTGGCACTTCATCTGCATTTGTTGGTAGCTTGCACTCCTCTACTAATGATGGACAGTTCAGTATCTCATTGTACCTACCAAATTTAGCTATTGCTGAAAACTGCTTTATTGTAGGCTCTACTGTGTATACCTTGTATACATGTGGTGTATCAATGCCTACATCCTTTTTTGTCCTTCCAAAGTAAACCATCTTCAGGCTTTCTTTGAATTTATCTGTGTTTTTGTACCCACTTATTGAGTATGAGAATTTTTTAGTTGCCTTTCCCCTTTCTTTTGCCCAGTAGCTTTTCCTATCCCATGTACAGTATTTACCTGTTATTTTTCCCTTTGCTGGCAGTAAGTCACAGTTCATCATATCAATTTGATAATAGATGTCCATTATCTTTGTCTCAAATGCTGTTGCATTCATAAAATGAACTCTGTCTGCTAACTGACATATATTGTATGTATACTGATACATCTTAGTTGTATCATTCTTTATACATGAGCTTTCATCCAGTATAAATGTACTGAATATCCTGCATTTCCCAGTATTGTCTATATTCATAGCAAGAAACTTTGAAAATGCATCAGACCTTAACAGTGTATGCTTAATTACTATGCCATCAACCTTTTCCCAATCTGTATTCCAGATTACTTTCTCAAGTTTTGCTTTTTCTGATGGCAATGTTATAATGTTTAGACCTGTCATTTTGATTAGTTCACATTGTGTCTGTGTTAGTGCTCCGCATTCAACTGCCATTAGAAATCTTGTCATTTCCCTTTTATTATATAGCATGTTTATTAATGATGCTATCTCGACAGTCTTACCTAAACCTACTCCATCAGCTATCATGCTTCTTGGTGAGAAATACATAAAAGCTGTTCCTATTGTTTGGTAATCTCTAAGTTCCCCTATGTACTTTGATATGTCGATTCCCTCAGCTGATGCTATTGACCTTATGCTCCTGCATTCTTCAATGCTTCTGATTACAAGCTCTGGTGGAAACATCATAATCGTATGTTTTAATACTGGTACTACCCTTGATCTCCTTATCTCTTCTACTACCTCTATCTGTTGGTTTGTCATTCTACCTACATACATCCCATTTACTTCTACTGTATTCTTAGTTGACATTATTCTATATCTCCAGTCTGCCTTATTTTATTTTTGCACTTACTATTGGTCCATCCTTGTACTGCACTTTATATTCACTGTTCTCGCAATCTATTATACACCTTTCTCTACCGTCTTTATCTACACTTACTTTGCCTATACGACCTATCCCTTTTTTACATCTGTTTACAGCATACCCTCGTGCTTCTATCTCTGCATTTGCCTTTTGCATTAACTTTTTTACGCTGATGTTTTTCTCTATCTTTCCTGTGTCATACATGATGTCCACATTCCATATACTGTGACATTTAATTACCACGCACATCTGCTTATTGATTCTAAATTCAACTCCTAACCACCTGATACTGCCCTCATCTGCATTATCTACCCAGTATTTATCTCTATCTATTTTAACTGCCGCTTCTCTTACGTATTTCCTTCTTTTCTCTTTTGCTGTTTTTACAGCTATCTTGTACACATTTGTTTCCTCATACACACCTTTTTTTCTTACTTCTCTATCTACTCCCCTCATTTGCCTTGTTGTGGTTGTTTCAACTGCGCCGTTGTCATACAAAAGCACAACTGTTTCACTTCCATTGTACTTAGCTATTACTGCACTACCTTCTTTTGTTTCTACTCTTTGCCCTACTCTATCTGCCACGGTTTCTCCCATGTGTATCCCTCTTTTGTTATTTTAAATTTATTTATATTATAACTATTTGCATGTATAAAAATAAGGCATTGACTAGTTTAGTAGTCAATGCCTTATTTCACTTGCATTATTTTTCTGTACTGTCTACGCTTTCTTCCTCATTGTTATCACTCTGTGTCTCTGCTTTCGGTAATTCTCCCTTAGCTATTCTATTGTACTCTGATTGTATCTTACCGGCGTCTAAGTCCTCTTCATCAAGTACTTTCATTTCGTCTATGTACCATGTGTCATTTATACTTGACATTAAATAGTACATTCTGAAGTATTTAGCTGCTTGTCCTTCCCCATACATCATTATCTCTTCTGTCGTAAACTCTACTTGATTTTTATATCCACCTATCCATTCGTCCACATATCCTGTGTATGTACATGGTACGTTTGCTCCATATGCTGTTAGATAGCTTCTTAATCTTGAGTTCAGTTCTTCTTTTTTATCACTGCTTAGTAACTCTGCATCGTTATCAAAACAATCATACATACCTCTTGTATATGTTGTTTCTGCTCCACTCTCATCAGTCACTGTAAATGGTCCATTTGTGTATCTATATGTTGATGCTGTGTATAAGTCGCTTAATACCTCTTTAGCACTTTCCTTAGTATCTTCTGATACTTCTCCGGTTAAGTTCAATGCTACAAGTCTTTTTAATGTGCTATTTCCGCTGTCTATGTCTGGCTCATCTGTAACATCTCTTGATACTCTAACCCAGTCTGTTATCTTAAACTCGTTTCCAATCTGTTGTACAACTACATATGATTTATCCCTAAATGTTCCTTGTGCATTACAACTTTTCGCTCCCTCTGTTATTGTTGTCTCAACTTCAAGTATGTATGCCTTATTTTCTATATCTCTTGCCACTACCTGTCTAACTACGGACATGCACTTAAGTATATCAGTGCTATCCATTAAATACCCTCTGAGTACTCCATATCCGATGTCTGTAAACAGTCCATCTGAAATCATTGCCCCTAAATTACAGTCTACTATTACCCTATCAGCTCTTTCTATTACATTTTCAAGTTCCTGCTCCAAATAATCTGGTATTAACACGTTTGTATCTGTGTTAAATTCTCCTATTGTATTTCTTAACTCTTTTGGATATATGTTTACTGTCTCAAGTTCCCCACTTCCATCATCTGCTTCTTTGAATATGTATCTTAATGTGAGCTTACCATTTGTTTTACTTCTGTCATATCCGAATACATGCATTCCATTTATTCCACATGGATACAGTCCTACGCCATCTATTGTTCCTTGTGAACTTGGCATATCATAAATTAATGACAGCTCTGGCATTGATGTTGCATATTCTGATACTGTTCCAACTATGCTATTCATGTAATTCACATCAAATTTTACCTGTCTATCTGATGTGTTATTCATGTAATCACTGCTTGATTGTTCAGCCGTCACATTGGTTTCTGTGTTAGCCTCTGTCTCACTAGTTGCTTCCTCTTCTGAATCTTCTTGTTGACCTTCATCTGTGTCATCCTCATTATCTTCTGCTTGTTCGCTGTCGTCTTCTGTCTGTTCACTAGCATCTTCTGTCTGCTCGCTGTCATTTTCTGCCTGTGTACTACCTTCTTCTGCTTGTTCACTGTCATTTTCTGTTTGTTCGCTTGCTTCGTCTACGCTCATGTCCTCTTCTGATGTATCGTCACTTATCTGTACGTTATTGTCACTTTCCCCTAATACTGGAGCTCCGTCTAACACTTGAAATAAATGCTCCTCATCATACTCTACATGTTTTGCTATCTGGTTCTCCAAGAAATACTTGTTTCCAGCTTTCACTGCCGCCTGTATGAAATTGTTATTCTTACTAACAACCCCAGTCAGATAGTCTTCAGCAAACGCTCCGTTCATCCCCAGCAAGCTTGCATCATTGTGAAAAGTTCCATATTGTCCTTCTTTTGTATCATATGTAACATCCATGAAGTAATATCCCAATGCTGTTGTTATATTACTCTCATCATATGATGCGTTACTTAAACTCATGTCGTTTAGATATCCCTTAATGTAGTTATATATATCCTCACTTACTACTCCATCTGAGTATGTGCCTGCCCCGAGCTGGTTCTCTGCTGTCTTGTACATACTCTCTATTTTGGATATAGTATCACTGTCTGTTACTTTCTGTTCTTCATACTTAGTTACATGCTGATCTTTATCAGCCGCCCTGGTTATCACTGCGTCATACTTTAATGATTTTGCATAATAATCTAATACCTGCTGCTTTGTTGTTGCTGGCATTAAGTCCATTGATGCTACGTCGTTTCTTCTTCCGCAACCTCCCATTGTTACCACCTGTGCTGCTACACATGTTAATGCTACTAACCTTTTAACTCTCATATCCCTATTGTTACTCCTTTACCTATTTTTATTATATAACATTTCCTTAGTAACCTGTTTACGTTTGACTCTCCAAACTGCTTGTTTACCAATGCTATATCCACTGGTCCACTTCTTACATTGTTTTTCACTAAGAACTGCTTAACATACACATATAACTTGTCTAATTCTAGTCCATCATAATTACTACATCCTCTCTCTTCTTGTACTACATTATTTATCTTCTTTGCTGTATGTGTTGCCCTTCTTGCTCCTGCTATCAATCCATCAATGTCACTGCATTTACTTACTGCACTTTCTCTTGTATGATCATCTGCATTCTTTACTTCCCTTTTATTCTCATCTGTTTTCTTATTTACATTTATTATTTCTTCTGTCTTATTGCTAATTATATCAGCATTCCCTGGCAGTTCATCTTCGTAGTCCTCAAGCAGTTCATCTTCGTCGTCTTCATCTAATAGTGCTTCTCCTTCTTCATCTTCTGCTAATTCCTCATCATCCTCAAGTATATCATCTTCCGCTAGTAGTTCCTCTTTGTCCTCTTTATCTTCTTCTTTGCTTATTTGTGATACTTCCTCATCATCTACCTGCATGCTCCATATATCTGAACTGTATCTTTCATCTATACTCCCTATATCTTCCTGTAAATTATTTTCTATCTCTATTTCAAACTTGTTTATTATCTTTTCATTTGTTATTTGCACATCTTTTCTGGTTATATCTTTTACGTCAGCCTCTGCTCCCTCTGCAGACTTTATCCTTGATAGCTCTGGCTCATATAATGTTGAATCTCCATATAAATATTCAGTTGCTAGTTCTATATTTCCAAGGTTTATTCCAGTTGATTTTATAATGCTACTGTTTATGTTCAATACTTAACACCACTCTTCATATAATTTTATAGTTCTTCAAGCATGCTATATATGCTATTGGCATTGTATTGCTCACGTATTGACTCTCCAGTTAACTCTGCTCTAATTGCTTCAGAATTTCTATTGCATGCAATAGGCATTCTTGACATGTCTGGCAAATCAACTCCCATTTTATAGAATGCTTTTGCAGATGCTTCTATTATATCCCTATTTTCTTCATCTGACCTTCCTAATGCTACTCCCCTCATAAACTCTGCATGCATCATGTTTGGTGCTCTCATTGCCAAGTCTCCAGGATTTATTAGAGGTCTGTCCCACTTCTGCTCTCCAAGTGTATCTTTTGTATCCTCCAAATCGGTTCTTACTGCCACTTTTAATGATGTAGTTGCTCTGTTTGTCTTATCTACCACTCCAGTTGCTCTATGTGGTATGAATATTACTCTTATTCCCTGTGAAGGAAATTGTGTTTTTATTACTAGCAACCTTTGGTTTAACTCTTTTGCTCTGTCCCCTAATGAATCAAGTGCTGTGATGTACTCATCTATACATATGTATAATATTGGAAGTTTAATTCCCTTGTCCCAAAGCTCCCATATTGTGTCACAGTCATTATCTTTTAGAATTTTTTTCCTGTATGCTCCCTCATTATTTATTACATCGTCCAATACATCTAATATGCCTTTTGCTGTATGTACACCTGCTACATGTGGCATCCAAGATAAATACTTAAACAATGCTGTGTCTTTTGGGTCTATTAATATGAACTGCACAGCCTCTGGAGTGTTAAACAGCATTAAACACATTAGCATTCCTAATAAGTACCATGACTTTCCTGACCGCTGCTTACCTGCTATTAATGTTGAATCACACAGTTTAGCATCTCCCATATTGATGTTACCAAGCTCATCCATACCATATATGATTGGTAGCCTGCACTTTTCGTCTGTGAATTGCTTATAGTACTCATCGTAATTTAATACATCTCCGATTGTTACTGTCTCTGTTTCTCCTTTACTTACTACTACCTTGTAAAAATCTCCCTCTATATCCACTTTTGCTGTTACTGCATAGTCTGTACTACTATCTCTAAAGTATGCCTCCATCTCCCTAGCTATTGATGTAAGGTTTGTTATCTTTTTTATTCTCTTTACATATAATATGTAACTAAAATCTGTCTCGTACAATTTGTCCAGTACATTTCCTATTTCCGTTATGTCACAGTTTGCTATATTGGATAGTGCCTTTGAACATATAGCCTCTATTGTTACAAATGTATCATTATCACTGTATATCTCATTTTTCTCATGAAACTTTGGTGAGCTTAATGGCAGTAAAGACATAAAGGTGTCCACTAAATATTTACGTGTCAGTACAACATTCTCATTTATATTATTCAATACCTTATCACTGTCTATTTCTTCATTATCGTCAGTATCAAACATACTCATGCCGTCATTATGTGTACTGCTGCTTTCTCCACTGAACCAATCATCGCCCTCATCATCATCAACTTCTGTCTTATCCTCATATTCGCCAAATTCTTCTTCGTCGTCGAATAAGTCTCCCCACATATCATCCATGCTAGAGTCATCTACATCTGCTCCGCTATTTTGTATGTCAGGTATTTCATCTATTGGTGTCCCAATCTCAACCCCAGTACTCAATAAGTATGCTGATACAAATAATTGTACTATTCCAATTGCAAATAGTATCATTCCACATACTATGCAGTTTACTGCAGTCATAATCGCTGTATTTGACCTACCTCCTAATATACATATTACAAGTGCTATTGCTCCTACAAGTGTTATTATTCCGGATTTTTTTATACATACAGTGCCTACATATCCATAGTCGTCCAGTGTTCTATGCTTTAAACTCGCTTTTATCTCTTTCAGTATTTCCCATAAGTTTTTCGATGCCTCCACTGTGGCATCAAATGCCTTATCCATTGCTTCATCGCTCTTACTCTGCTGTGTCTGTGGCTGCCCAGCGTTACTAGCTGTTCCCCATTTTATATCTCCGCTACTATTCCCTGTTATATTGTTATCACTGCCCCATGGTGATGACTTAACATCCTGTCCATCATCATCCAGTGTATCAAAGTCTGCAAACAAATCTTCACTGTCACTAAACATTGCATTTATTTCATCATCTGATAGTGTATCTCCGCCTTTGGAACTATTTACTACCGCTTGCTTATCCTCGTCAGACACTTTATTACTTATGTTAATTCCCATAGTTCCTCCTATACTATAAGTGATACTACTGCTATTACTATTATTACTATTAGTATCCCGAATGCAAGATTGCTTGCTTTCTTCACTTTTTCTTCTGTGAACTCGCTTTTAAATGCATTTATGTAAATAGCTATATATACTACTATAGATGCTATTATGCCCATATTATTTTCTCCCTTACTCTATCTTGTTACTGTATATTTTTGATTCGGTAATTGCTCTTGGTAATTCTGACCTAACCACTGGTGTACTACCATCTTTAAGTACCAATGCGAATGAGAATAAGTATTTATTTGAGTATATACCAGTATTCCTTTTTCCTCTTTTTGATTTTTTTGCTTTTGCTATTTTATCAAGCTCTCCAAGTATGTTATTTACTTGAAATTCCTCGCAGAACTTCTCCCTTACACTCTTTTTTGGTATTTTTCCAACAAAGTAATTCTGTATATTTAGTGTCAATGCCTCTCCAAGCTTGTCTGCCTCAACTAATAACTCTGATATGTTGTTCGTTATTATGAAGTTTATATCTCCTCTTTTACGTCCACCTGTTATCTCATTTATGATTATGTCTGATGACCCTGCTAAACTCAGCCACCTCTGCCCTTCTTCCCATATTTTAAAGTTATAACACTTCTTTACATATTTGCAGTTATTGGATATCAATGTATTTACGTAAGCTACAGATATTTGCTTAAGTGCTAGTATTTTGTTATCCGTTACGCTTGAAGCCTTTCCTTTTACACCAAAAGCAAATATTATCAGTTTTGCTCTAAATATCTTTTCTAGTGATAGTGGTACTCCAAATGTCCCTGCATATATCTCTCCGTCTTCGAAAAATACGCTTGTTGCCTCAACTATGCTTTCTGCTGCCTCATGCATTCCGTTATTGTCCGGATTATAAAACTCCTTATGTTCTACTATGTTTTTTAGCTCTGTGTAAACATCCTTCAGCTTAAGATTTTTTGATCTCTCGTGCCATAGTGTGACGTCCTCTGTTATTCCAACGCTATCATACATTCTCTGTATAGCTAAAGACAGTAGCTTTACCTGTGGATTACTTAATGATGCACCTTCTTTGCATATCATCTTTTCAAATGTTATCTTTATATATTCCATTGCCATTTGCTTTGCATCATTGTCTATGTCATATTCCCCAGTCATTTTAGGAATTGGACAAGGATCAAAGTAATATTCACTGTTTTTACCTATGTTTATTATGCACACATCATCTGGATTTGAAGCTGCTATGTATCTACCTAAGTTTATGTACTCATCCCCCTCGTAATCCATTATAACACCTACCATATTGCTTGCTATCATATATGGTATTAATGGCTTTACTAGTCTTGATTTTCCACTACCAGTTTCTCCGCATATAAGTGTGTTTTCTGGTTCCTCTGGATCTTCTTTGAATTTATATAGTACTACCTGTCCGGACACAATGTCCATTCCTAAAGGTACTCCAGTCTCTCCCACTCTTCCTTGCTTTAAACTACCGAAGTTAGCTTCTATATCGTCAGTCATTACTTTTTTAGGTATTTTCCTGTATACTTCCCCTTTAATTAAAGAAAATGGATTAAGTAGTCTTACCCAATCCATCATGTTTACTCTCAATTCTCTTATGCTTATCTGCATTCTGTCTGTGCAAGCCTTCAATGAACTTATGCTTTCTGCCATGTTCATTATGCTTTCTCTATCTCTTTTTGCTGTTATTTTCACTACAAAAAATACTTTTGATAATGTTCTCTTATAGTCAAGTTCAGCCTCATTTAGAAACTTTGTTGACATTACTATCCTTCTTTTGTTATCTATTGCATCTTTTCTTTGTCTGTACTCAAACACTCCACCGTCTTCTTCTGTCTGATAATACTCTTTCCATACTCTTAACTTGCTTACCATCTCTGGTGACTGCCAATCTATCTTGTAAGGCTCTGAATATGTGAAAAAATCCACAGTCACATTTTTTCTCATACAGTTTTTTCTTATTTCATCGTATAACTGAGTTTGCACATAGTCTGGGAGACTTGATACCACAAAGTATTTTGATACATACATTGCAGTAGCCATGCAACTAAACCCCACAGCTATGCTTTTTGTGTCCAATCTGTCTTCAGGCACTACTATGCTGTTTTTATCTAATGCACTGGCTATTATCATGTCATACATATCTAATTTATCTCTAAATTTACTTCTTTTTCTCATATCTTTTCTGTCTCCCTATGTATATCTTTAGAATAATGTTGCTATGTTAGATACCTTAAATATCTTACCAAGCAATTTATCCCCTCTTGATGTTGTCATCTTAGCATATTTGGCTACCTTAGCAGAGTCTGTCTGCTGGCTATACCCCTCTATATCCTCTATGTCTACAATGTTTTCTCTATTTGTAAGCTCTGTGTTTTCATATATTGATGAGTTTTTTGTTGTCAGTATCATATCACTAACTGTGACGCTTAACTTTTTCCTTGCTGCCTCAAGTTCTTTGCCACTTGCAGAAACAATTATCCTTGTTACATTGTTTCCAGTCACTAAGTCCTCATACCTATGCATCTTGTCATAGATAATTAGTACATCGAACCCATCTGGTACCTGCAACAAATCATTTGTGATTGCTGGATTTGGTTCTGCTACTAAACAGCTCTGCTTTCCCGTAAGCATCGGCTTGTTCACAGAATAGTTCTTACTGTTTATTATCTTCATATTATTATTTACATACTGTTCATACATTTCAGTCGAGTTATCATATATTACAAACTTGACATTCAGCTTTCTTGAATTGGTAAGCAACTCATATATACTGTTTATCATGCTCATTGTATATGGCACATTTGACAGTTCCTTGAAGTATAGCACCCTCTGAATTTTGTGCTTTATGTATGCCATATTCACTGTGCTGTAGAAACTTATTGCTGGTGTACCGTTTTGTGCCTGTTCCTCCAGTGATTCTACTCTGCTCATGAGTGCCTGTTTTTCAGCTTTTGCCTGATTTACTTCATTCTCTGCCTCATCTTTAAGCCTTACCGCTTCTTCCTTCTCTTTTACAGCCTTGTCCATGTTTTCACTTGCTTCTTTTATGCTGTTGTTCAGTTTTTCCACCCTATCTACAAGCATCTTACTGTTTGATAAGTCTGCCTCTTTTTTCAGATAGTCTATTGTAGCCACCATGCTGTCTATTGCTGGCTTATTAGCCTCTATGTAATATTTCAACTCCTGTATATGCCCATCATCAATCATGTTCTCCATTGTCATTATTATCTCTGTTATGTTAGCATAAGAAGCTATATCTGCTCCTATATATGACTGTGTTTCTATATAGTCTGGATTCCTTTCCTCAAGCATTTCTATATACCCGGCTGTAATTGTATCTCTATCCTCAACCTTGTATATGTCATATTTACCAAGTGATGCCATTAATGACGCTAACACTTTAAACTGCTCATCATCCTCTAATGACACTAAAATTACCTTGTTTCCATGTGCAATCATCTTTTTTACACATGTATAGTACTTAGGTAAATTTACTTTTTCTCCGCTCATACTTACTATTAGTATGCTATCCTTTATCCCTTCAAAGTCCCAGTTCTCAATCTCTACTCTGTCATACCCAATTATGTTGTTTCCTGCCATATACTTGTTCATTATTATTTCCTCCTAGTATAATACTGTCTCTGCTACTATTTGTGCAAACAGCCCTCTTCCTTTTAATGTATCAGAATACCATTTACTAGTGTACCACTGTGTGTCAAACTCTGCATCAAATGGTATTTTTCCTACCACTCTCATATTTGAAAAGTACAATCCACTGTCTATTCCGGTTAAATCCGCCACCTTCTCATCTAGCATTTCTAGCATTGCTTCTGCATTCTTTGGTCTGCGTCTTCCCATAAAATAGTCTATGTCTCTCACTTTATTTAATACTACTTCTGTTTTAGTAAACAAAACCTCCTGCAATTGCTCTGAATCCACGTTACAGTAATCCAGCATGAACTTTGTCATTCCCCAGTTGCTACAGTCAGCTACGTTTACGATATTGTCTACTGTATATACTATGTCTTTCATATATGATATGCTATTGAATGGTATATCATATATGATGAAGTTGTATCTTGATTTAGCTGAGTTCATAAATCTTGATAAGTTCTCACGCTTGATTAATTCCTCTGGTCTCATGCAATCTCCGCCTACCCACATAGATAATAAATGTATTCCAGGTTTTACTACTCTTGCATACCTCTCTGCAGGTGCACCGCTGTTTATTGCTGTCATTATATCACTTGATCCAGGAGATGTTGCCATGTAATTCTCTTTTGTTATGTATGACTGTGCTCTATGCTGGGTATCCATATCTACTACTAGAGTACTATAACCTATGGATGCTATAAAATTAGCCATATTAATGGCTACTATACTGCTCCCAGTTCCACCATTTCCGGTCACTATTATTGAATTACCTCTGCTTGCAAATGACTCGAGCCTGTGTGCAAGTTCTGATGTTGTTATTCCACCATCAATATCTATCTGTATACCATCTATACTCTGTGACCTTTGCTTTCTAGTACTTCCAAACAAACTCCTTCTTGGAGTTTTCTTTGTTTCCTTACTGTATATCTCTTTGCTTATTTCCTCTTGTTTGTCCTGCTCTGTTTCTTTGTATATCTCTCCTATACTTTCTGTATCTATATTAGACTCTACCTTGTCAGTATAAATTTCACTAGCCTTGTATTCGCTACTTTCCTCATTACTGTACATATCTTCTTCATTATCCCAGCTGCTTCCATCATATATGCTGTTGTCCTCTTCTTCAACTCTGGAAGTATTTGCACTATCCTCATTGTTACAGTTATAATCCTCACTACTGTCACTTGTATCCTCCCCTATTGTATCGAATGAATCATCATCCCACTCTGTGTTATCTTCATTGCTATCTCTTTGTGCTACTTCCTCACTAAACACATCTTCTTTATTGGTATCGCTGTTCTCCCAGTCTTCATTGCTGTTTTCTAAATCGCTGTTATTGTCTGCATCATCCCAGTTTTCACTTATGTTTTCTGCTGTAGGTGTGTACTCCCAATCAGTGTTATCCTTACTGTCTTCCCAAGTATCTTCCGTACTGTCTTCCCAATCAGTGTTCTCCGTGCTAACTTCCCAAGTATCTACTGTGCTGTTGCCCTCTTCACTTGGTTCTTCATCTTCCCACTCATCATCCTTACCTGTTTGCTCTTCTATGTTATTCGTACTTGGTGTGTATATTAACTCTTTGTCTATTTGCCCAATTTCACAGGTTGCCATCTGCATGAAAAATTTCACTGAATATGGTTTTCCCTTTACCACTATGGCTGTATTTACCCTAATGCTTAATGACTCCTCATATATTATATCTGCTAGATCATCAAATGCAGTTATAAATATGACTGATGCCCCTTTTTCTCTCTCCCCAAGAACATTTGCCACTGTTGTTATTCGTTCTCTTATTTCTTCTTCTGATTCTATAGTTCCATTATTTGTAATTGCAGGTTCTACTATCACTATTCTGTCAAGTTTATACCCACATGATATGTACTCCATCATTTCATCCAGTGACGATAATGTTATAATATCGTCCCCGCCAGCTTTTATCCTAGCCTCTAATGCGCTTGTTATATTTGATGTCTTTAAACCTGCTGATACTGCTATTCTCATATTTCTTCCTCCTATGAAAAAGTTACAACTCTATCTCATCCTGGTCTTTATATGAGTTTACATTATTTTCCATTTTGTTTTCGCTTGTGTTATCTTGGTATAAACTTTCTATTTCATCTAATGATACTCCGACTGCAGTATCTTTGTTATCCAATATATTATCCATTACATTGTCATTGCCTTCTCTTATTATTGTGCTATCCCTGGCATCAACATGTATTATCTTCCCATTAGTCATGTTAATTTCTACAACTTTTATGTCTCCGCCTATATTATATGATGCGTTATAAACCTTTACAGATGCCTCTTCTATGTTAAAATACTCTACATTGTTTATCTGCTTTGCAAACTCATTTATCTCTCTGTCTCCGTCTATACCTAATATATGATACCCAGAGAACATTCCACCCATCAACACGTCCATGCATGCTTCTACATCCTCTAGGAATCTCTCTTGTTCCATTATGTCTTCTGTATACAGCAGATAGTACTCTGCATCTGTTAATGTATTATTAGATATATTCTTAATATGTGACACACTTAACTCTACAAGTCTATTTATATTATTGTTATCTGTTGTATTGCATAACTTATCCAGTTCTTCTAGTCTTTCATCCTTTCCAGATGGCTCCATTATATTCATTGCTACTCTTTTTATTCTTCTGTTGTTTAACTCTTTTATAAAGTCAGATACTGCATCAAAATGATCTTCTGCACAATCCTCACTTTTTCCCGTTATTACCCCGCGCTCCACCTTTACAATGACACCTAATTTAGTGTCATTGTAAGTCATAACTATTCCTTCCCCAGTATTTTGTCTTGATGCTATGTTCCAAAACTTGTATGCTTTTATTACTATGCCTGCCTTCAATTCTTCATACATCTTATAGTAAAGCTTCTCTTCTAATACTATGTATCTAAATAGCAATGAGTCTATAAACATTATTGCGACTAACCCTATTATCCTAGCTGCTATTGTATAACCACTGCTTTCAGATAATGCTAACCATGCTACTATACTGCCTGCTATTGCTGCCAATGTCAACAGCTTTGGCATTGTTATGAAGTTATCATCCCCCAAGGTTCCTTCCATATTCATTGGAATGAATTGCTTTCCTCCATCGTCTATTATTCTTCTATCTGTGTTTGCCATCTCTTTCTCCCCTATTTACTCTTCTTATTAGACTCTCTGTTACTGCTATGTGACCCTTTATCTATCTCTTCGTCTATCCTATTTCTTTCTCTTGTTACACTTGTTTCTACATTATCATTATAAATACTTACATTTATATCATTATTCTTATTTTGGTTGCTATTTTTCTTCTCTTCTGTCACTTTCACTGTATCGCTCTTATTTTGTACTATCTCTACTTTGCTCTTATCCTCATACTTGCCTGTGCTATTTCTACCCTCCCCTTTTGTTACATACTTGTTAATTATCTGTGTATTTTCAGCTTGACCTAATCCTATTGCGTTTCCTACTCTATTTACTGTATTAGTTATTCCATTAGATACTGAACCGCTTACAGTTCCTAGTATTGCTGTGTATCTCTCAAACCCAAGGTCATCTCTGTTTACCCAGAAGTTATTTATCATTTTTCCTATTACTACTATGTACGCTATACTTAATATCATTATTAGTATTAACGCCCATATTGGGTTTCCAGATGCTATAGATGCTTTTACTGAACTTGTAGATAATACCTCATCATCTCCTGTTATCTTTATCATTAAACTTATTATCCCATAATAAGCTATATTTACTATTGTTATCTCTAACTGTGACATTAGCGCCCCAGCCAATATCTTGGCTTTAAATGTATTGTTTGTTGTTAATGACCGCACTGCCGCCCACACACTTAAGGCTAATATGATTACACCCATTAAGTTCCTAGCAAATGGAATTATGTATGTACATATCAATGCTGTCAGCAATAATATTACTGATGTTACTATATCTACTCTTTCTATTAGTGATTCTACTGTACTGCCATACACGTACGAGCTATCTTTAGTTACATTTAGTATTATCATTTTCATTATAGTGTCAAATGACAATGATCTTAAGTCTAGTGTTGTTGGCATTAACCCATATCTGGAACTTCTTAATGTACTTGCTGTAAACTGCTTGTCGAATACCATTGTTGCATCTATTGCCATCTGTCTTAATAGTATCTCTTTTGTTATTCCATCTGTTCCAGCATAGTTTAGCAATTCAGTCCATTTTACCTCTGTGTCCTCATTAACCTTAACACATTTTAATTCCACATATGATAGGTCTCCGTCGCTTAATCCATATGCATTTTGCTGTGCCCTACTAAATACCATTGGTCTACTGCTAGGATAACACTGAGGTAATAGCATGTTAGCTACTTCGTATTTGTTCCCATCCTTATCTGCTACCGTTGCTTTACCGTTGAATTGCTTGCTTTCCATTAACTTTATTGCCCAGTTGCATCTAAACATCCATGACTGACTTAGTCCTTCATAATAGTTGTGATCTTCTATCTCTTTGTCTCCTAATATTCCGGATGTTCCGTCAAATCCACCTGCAGTCAACCACATTTTATACATATATGGTAAATTGTTTGTGAAAAATTCCTGTAAGTCCAATATGTCTCTAGTGTCTCCTGTGTAAGCATCTGTTGTTGATGTTGCAAACATAAAGTTATCTCTTACTTTGTTTCCGTCTGTTCTTACACTATATTGCCCCTGTAACTTTCCTATTAAGCTTCCAGTTGTTTCAGACGCTGCAAATGAATCTTCTACAGTCTCATATACGTAATTATAAATTGATTCTGAGTTTAATAAATACCCATATCCTTGGTCTATAGTCCCTAGTTTCTGTCTATTATATTCATCTGATACTGATTCTAGATGATCTGCCTCTGCTTTCCATGCTTCTGCATTTTTCACTTTTGCCGCTGTGATGTAATTCTGGTAACTCTCTATATCTGTGTTATCCACTAGTCCATTGCTGCTTGTGCATAATGCTGTGTTTGCATTACCGTTAGCTTTAAGCAGATAAAAATATGTATGTGACATATCCCCGTAGTTTGATTCATAGTATCCTATGTGTCTGTAATTCACTCCGTTGTATGATGTACTACCGTTTGTACTTGTGTAGTCTTCATAATATTTTGATTTTCTTGACCCAGCTGATATGCTACTTCCTGTATTACCTTCATCATCACTCTGTGCTGCTATAGTTCCTATTGAATCCTTGTAATCTCCATTATAGTATAAGTATATATGTGAGGCATCATCCATCATGTTAAGCATATTTACATATACATAATCATTCATAGTGCTTTCTTCAGAACTTGATAACTGTTGCATAAGTATTGGTAGAATCCATCTAGTAGACCTTAGCTGTAGTTTATCTTTGTAGTTGCTACTTAGTTCAGTTGTTACTTTTGATGATATATCCTTTTTTATCATCAATGTCCTATTGCTGGCTACTACCTGCAATCCATCCAACAATTCAGCCATTATACTACTATCCCCACCACTTTCCTCTACGGTTTTAGTTGTCTCACTATCTGATATCTGCTCACTCATGGACCAAAATGTCATTTTTGAATTAAACATCTTTGCTATTGCACTGTTTGATAGTACACTACTTATATTTCCTGCTGATGGCAGTACTAGTATTATATTTACATATATTACCATTGTTATTAGATACCATGTAAACTTCTTATTCCTTAGCAACCCTGCTATTATTATGAATATCACTATTGCTGTTATTACCACTATTACTATTGATGCGTAACCCTCTATTATAGATGACGTAAATGGATTTTCTTCTAGTGATGCTACATTTAAAAATCCGGATTTTCCTACATTAGTTTGTGATTTAGTCTCTGATGAGCCGTATACTATAGCCTTATATTGATTGCTTATGAATGATGCTAAGTTGCTCTTGGCTATTTTAGCTCTGTATGCCTTACCCTCTTCTGAGTCACTTAGCATTAGATAACTCATGTTCCTTATTTCTTCCTCTTTTTGTTCCTTTGAAGTTACACCACTCATATTGCTTATGTCAAAGTCTTTTGCTGAACTATTGTATAACAACTCCTCATTTAATGTTGTTGTGTTTCCGCCTGCTTCTCCTAAAGTTGCACTTGAATTTATTCCGTAAAAGTTCAAGTATGTTACATATACATATGTAGCATATAAACTGAAATCTCCGGCACTACAATTAAGCAATCCTGCACATCCCACTAACTCCTGTGATGGTATTTGAACTATCGTATATCTGTTACCCACATTAGCATTGTACCAATTCTTTTTCATCTTGTATTCATACTGTGACATGTCACTTGCGTAGTCCTTATAAAAAGACCATAGTGTATTATATACTTCGACCATGTCTTCGTCACTCTCTGCACTGTTCAATTTAGCTACTATTGCATCTTTATCTATACTTCCACTCGTTGTCTGTATTTTTCCTTCCTTGTATATAGTGTACATGAAGTTAGCTAACTGTCTAGTTATATTTTCCTTACTGCCTTTGTTATCATCAATACCAGTTTGGTTTGTCACCAATACATCATCAGTAAACATCTTCGCTTCTGCTCCACTAGGTAGCATTATACTGTCCATGCCCACTGCCTGTTTTTCTTTTATTTGGTTACACAATATGTATGCCATTTCCTGTGTATTTATTATTGCTCCATTTCCCACAGGGTCCATTTTGTCTTTTAGTGCTTCCTTGCTAAGAATTTCTATCTTTATTGGTACTTCTTGGGATTTTGTGCTAGCATTCTCCATAAGCTTTACTAAGTACTTACCCATAGTCCACTCATTATCCAGTAATGAATCTGTGTCCTTGAATATTATAGTAGTTTCATCTGGTAGTTTCGCTGTTGTGTCTTTATCTCCAAATGCTGCCACTCCTCCGCCAGTGTAGCTTGTACCATTTATCAATGAAGGTACCCATGTAACCAATCCATTGCCCCACTGGAATCCACTTAACACATAGTCCTCCCATGTTAATGGCTGTTTCCCGTAGGCTACTATGTTATCATTTATATTCTGTGTACTTCCATTCAATACCCATGAGTTTAATAAATTTATCTGCTTTGTTTTTGTCAAATGCTGATTTGCTGCTGCTGGAATTACTACTATATTTTTTCCTTCATCTGTGCATACAAAATTTCCAAAGCTGTCAAATCCTAGCGATGCTCCGTCATTACCATGTTCATTACTTCCATAGAACTTTTTGTATTTTTCACAAAACTCGTCTGTATATTTTGATGCTGTTGCCCTGTGTATCATTGCTGTTACTATCTGCATGTCCCAGCTATCTGTATAGTCTAGTACTTCTATGTATTTTTCCCCATTTTTTACATAGAATGTAGGAAGGTTACCACTTTTTACATATGTGCCGCTATAGTTTCTCAATGCATCCCGTATTTTTTCGCCCAAGTTTTCTGAATCAACCCATGACTTCTCTTCGCTTTCACTCGGGTCTTTCTCTAACAAGTAAAGATCGCTAAACCTAGCTGTCCTTACTGTGGCTCCATTGTTTGGGTCTGATTTTGTCCCTATTTTGCCATCCTCTATTTTTGTGTATGCCACATATAGCTGCTGTGTGGTATTTGTTGCTTGAAAATTAATAGCCTCTGTTGTCAGCTGTTGTATTATTTTGTTATTATCCGCTGTATTACCGCTACCTATCTCTAACGCACTTAACCCTAACCCGTCACTTCCATATCCTGCATTGTTTGTGAATGCACTCTCATAGCTATCCACAAGTGGTACGCAGAAGTTACTTAAGTATATGCCATATACTATCATCTCCCACTTATCCCAGCTCTCGCTACTAAAGTTAGAATTTAATACCGGTGATCCCAGTGCCTCTGGTGTACCTAGTGTGCTACTACTGTCTGCATATACTCTACATACTGAATTATACAACATACACACAGTCATGCATATTACTACACAACAATAAACTGCTCTCCTTGTTACGTTTCTTCTCATTAGCCTCTCCTTTAAAATATATTTGTAATATACTCTGCAAATTTACCAAAGCTTGCCACTATCTTATATATTACTGTCACTATGTTTACATTTATTATTACAGTACCTACTCCTATTATAGTCATTGAGTTCTTCAACATTCTTCCCAATGCTACATATTTACCATCCTTATCCCCCACAGGTATATCACTCCGATACTTTATTGCTTGCCACTTGCCAAATGATGCTATTCTGTACAAGTCAACTCCTATCCCTAGTTGTGTATCTATGGTCCAAAATCCCATTAATATCATTCCATATGCTATTAATGCCACTCCTAGTAGCTTAAATATTGTCCTACTAATTTTATTGCTTTCTGCCTTGTTCTTACTGTCTATGTCTTGCTGTATTTTATTTACAGTATCTAAGTCCAATGCCACTAATCCGTTTTGTGTAAGTTCGTAAGAATAATTCCCGGTCAGATAGTCTGTCGTATCTTGATTACTAATATTATATGTAAATCCAACTGTGCTTAGCCAGGTATTCCACCAACTTAGGCTATTTGTTGGCGACGTTGAACCTATCCAATTTGCATATAATCCGTTATCCATTATGCCCATACAAGTTCCCACTGTGTACATCACAGGCTGTTCTGGTGATTCAGGGTTATCTCCTGTGTCAAGGTCTTCTCCTGGAAATCTTAGCACTGGTGATATGCTATCCTCTGCTTCAACTTTTAGCTCTGTTATCTTAGGTGGTGAGCTAATGTCTCTTGCTGCTTCTTGTATAGTTTGCCCATTGGTCTCTCCGCTTTTCCTAAGTCTCTTTACTTTATAGTTTGATTCCCCTCTCTTACTCTTGTATTTGATATTTCCACTTAAACCCATTAACTGGTCTGCATTTAACTTGATTGCCTGTCCACTGGAATCCAATACTGTATCCCCGTTCATATCCACCATTCTTGCTACTCCAGTATAACTTAGTTTTGCTTTTCCATCTGCGTTTAAACCTTGTATTCCGAATCTAAACTTTCTGCCGAATACTACCATTTCACTTTCACTGTCTATGCAATCTGGTGCGTATGTAGCCTCTAAATAGTCCCTAAGTATTATACCTGCTGTCTGTATGTCTCTTGTTGCAGTTATCTCGCTTATTGGCTGACCTTTATATCCTGACTCTACTTTCACTGTTTGATCTCCGTATATGCAAAATGATGAACATGAATCCCCTTGTTCATTATCGGAACCATATGTCTTTAAATATGATTCGTAGTTTACTATGTTATTTCCTATTATGTATCTGTCTGGCATTACTTGCCCATCTACAGTTACATACTTTATTATGTCTCCGCTTCTTACGTTTACTCCAATTTCGCTTGATTTTAATGAAGCTGTTACACTTGACCCATCTGTCTCTATTGTATCTATTATACTCACTGGATATTCCACTAAATATGCCTTGCCAGTATGTGTATTTAATATGTATTTACCACTTGTGCTTGATACCATACTTATCAAATTGTCTACTGCCTCTTGGTCAAATTCATTCAATCTTATTCTTATGGTACCTTGCCCACCTTGTTGTATTTCAAAATCGTATCCACATACCCCTGTCTGCTCTACTGCGGTGTGTGCTTTAGTAGTACATATTAAATTATCTGCCTCAAAGCCATCGAACAATTTCACACTGTCAACTTTTTTGAACATCACAGCTAGCTTTTCATCTGCCCCATCCTTTAATTTACCAGATTCGTCAGTATAGTTGTCAAATATTTCTTTTATTGAATCTACTACCTTTCCAGTGTCATTGTAGGATGTTAATTTGCTACTGTCTAGCACATATAAATCAAAATTGTTGCTTATTTCAAGGTCACTGTTTGATAGTGACACAATGTCAGCCGCCTGTGATTTAGTTACATTGTCCCTCAAGTACCATCCATAACTCTCTGTCCATCCCTCTACACTGAACCCGTTTTTTATCAGATAATTGCTTAGCATCAAATCGTCTATACTGTTAACTTCTGTATCGCCATCATCTATTGTGTTTGTCGCTCTTGCATAGTCTAGCATGTCATACTTTGAAAATTGTCTCAATCCTGTTATTGATTTTAATTCATCAGCTGATACTCTGCTAAATCTGGATACTGCATCCTTCAATGAGTTCTTTAGCTCTTTTCCATTATCCTGTATATTTTCCTTTATATCTTTAGCCTTATCCTTCTTCAGTAATCCTGCTGTATATAATTTGTCTACGCATGCTATATTTGAGTTCACTCTTGCATCTATTTGTGTTGTTAACCCGTTTCCAGTCACAAACGTTTTTAATGCATTGCTACACCCTGTGAGCCCTATTGTAGCTGTTATCATAATGACTGCTATTACGACTCTTCTTTTCCTCACTTGGCATTCCTCCGTTACTATCTTTGTTTATACCAATATGTATTCTAAGCAATAAAATAGGCATGTCAATTATTAACATGCCTATTCCTTAACCAGGTAATCTCTCTATCAGATATTCTAGTGCTCTACCTATTATACCATAACTTGCGCCTGCTAGTGTGGTACTTCCCTGTAGCAACATTGCTATTACAAATCCAATAACTGTTAATGACTTGCATTTTATTGCTAAGTATGCTATGTTTGAGTTTCCACCATATCTGCCTATGGCTGATTCTTCTACAGCTTGCACTGCATCCCTTAAACAGAACTCTGCCACTCTTGCTCTCCTTGTGCTTCCACCCTTTATTTTGTCAAATACATTCCTTGTTATTGGAATGTTTATGTATATTAATTCCAGTGATATTACTAGTGGTACAAGTATCAGTATCATTAATACTGTAACCCCAAGTAGCATTTCTGCAAACTGCACTATTTTTATTGACCACTCGTAGAACACTATGTAATTAATATCACTTTTATTATCTGCATTACTACCTATTTCATCTACAATGTCCTTTGCAGTCATATGTTAACCTCAGCTTATTTTTCCAGTCTTACTTACAAGGTTAATGAAACCTTCACCGATTCTAATTCCTATCTTGATGAATACGTCATAGTGTCCTGTGATGAACATTGTTACAATTACTGCTAAGGCTATGTATGCCCAAGACCTTGATATGATATATTTAAGGTATGGCTGTTTATTTCCACCATCCACAATGCTCTCTTTATATGCCCTTACTGCATCATCTGATATAAACCTGTACTGTGCTTCTCCATTGCTGTTCTTTTTTACCATTACATTTGATTTGCCATTCTGTAACTGACCCTCGCTGAATGTCCTAAATATAGGAAATGCAAGAAACATTATATCAAATCCAGTATAAAGTCCCAGTAATAATATAACTCCAGACACTACTAACCCAACTACTATGTTTACTATTGGTATTAATCCAGACATCATGTCAGCTGCCCCTGCAGTATCTGCATGCACATTTACACTTCCCATGGCTTCATTTATTTTTGAATCTGTATCAGCTATGGTACCTATGCTAGCCTTATTTGCAATAGTTTCCTGCTGTGCTTTACTGTAATGCCATGTTGTTGTACCACCATTTGCACTTACCACTATTGCAACATCGTCTGCTCCCTTACTGCTTGTACTAAAATAGTCCTTAACTGATTCCCAAGCTGACGTGCCTGCTCTTGCTGGTGTGTCTCCATTTACGCTTTGCACTTCTGCGTTTTCCTGTACAAATGTACTAATAACACTTGTGTAATCTACATTGCTTGCAAATGCGCTATTTGTACTCATCATACTCATGGTTATTACTAAAGCAAGCGTAAACATAAACTTTAGCAACCCTTTGCTCTTTTTCATGCTTATTACCTCCATAAATTTAATATTGCATTTACAACATGTTGTAATGCCTGCTTTACTTCTGGCTCTACATATGGATATGATATTGTGAGAAGTCCAAGCAATATATTAATCTTTCTTATCACTGAAAAATTAAATGCCTCCCACTGCTCTCCTGTATTAAAATGTATTCCCAAAAATTTCTTAGGTACAAATGCTGCTCTTCTTCCATTCCAAAAGAAAATTCGTACCCCTACGCCATTTAGCATGTCACTGAATATGTGACTTACCCATCCAGACATGAATGCTACTGCTATTAAGTATACTAGCTTTCCGTTCACACTGGACATTACCATGTTATATATCAGTGTATCTGGCAATGTGAATGCTGCTATTGTTAACCATGCTGTTATATCAATGCTATGTGTCTGCCAGCTTCTGTGTTTTCCCCCAGTTGCGTGTATCAGCATATTTATTACTTTATTTACTACCGTTTTGTCTTTTACATACTCCCAATCATGGTCTACATCCGGAAATCTGGCTCCTATCTTTGCTATTGGTAGCATCATTAATACTGCCAAATAGTAATTAGGCTGATTCACTGCAAATGATGTTGTAAATATTCTTTTACTGTACAGTATCATTGCTGCTATACATACAAATGTTACTGAATATTGCCTATGTGTAGGTCCTGTCATGTTATCCTTTCTACATCAGTGATCCTATCTGTGCAACTCTGATGTTTTCATCTTCTGTATATTCATCTTCCTCTTCTTCTGTAAACCCTGCCTCTTTCTCCATCTTCTGTTTTAAAGACTCAAGCGCTGCTGGCTTTACTTTTATGTAGTCTGTCTCTATCAGTGTTCCCCTCTTGAAGCATCTGCTTATGCTTGGTTTTATTACCACTAACTGTGGTACTGTAGCTGTCTCTCCTCTTTTGAGAGATGCAATTACGCTGTCTGCTTGTGCGCTTAATACACGCTTTACAACATTCTCACTCAATCCACTTCTCTCTGCAATATCCTCATATCGCTTCTGCAATGTCATCTTTTCCATTTATGTGCCTCCGTTTATATGCTAATATATCTCTTTCTGATTCTAAATCTGTTCGTTTTTCCCTCTACTTGCTTTATCTCATAAGCGTCAAGTTCATGTGATTCTATTAGCATTCCACCAAAGTCTGCTAAGTCTCTATTGTCAATTTCTATGACTACACTTTCTACCCTATCATCTGCTAATATCTTATCTACTTTTTTAAAGTACTCTGATGCCCTTGCTCTAAATGATGTGGTATTTCTTAGCTTGACTATCTCCTCTTGCTTTCTTTTCCTTAGTTCTTTCTCTACCTTGTTCCTGTTCCTAATTACATCTAATGTTCTGCTCATTTAGATCATCCCACTTGCACTTGTTATTCCATTTGCTACAGCATTGCCTATTACTATTGCCAGTTTAGTCAACACTCCGCTTACTAACAGTACTGCCATTGCTACAGAAAATATCACTTTTGCTATGGTATCCTTGCCATAAGCTTTGAGCTTTTCTATAGTGCTTACCTGTGATGATGCTATTGCTATTACATTTTCAGATACAGGTATACATAAAAACTTATCCTTCATGATAGGCTGCTGTCCGGCATTCATTCCGCCCATACCTCCGGCATTCATTCCGCCGTATCCCATGCCTCCACCAAATCTGTTAGCACCGTATCCCATTCCTCCGCCGTATCTTCCGGCTCCGTATCCCATTCCTCCGCCGTATCCCATGCCTCCGGCACCCATTCCGCCATTCTGTTGCCCTAGCATATTACTCTGGTCTCCCTGTCCACCTGTTCTACCGAATGGTACTACAATGAAACCTAAGTCAGCTAATGTTGATATTGGTAATCCTAGTGTTATTATATACACTAACACCTGTGTTACTATGGATGCTCCAGTATACATCGGAGTAGCCAATTTTTGTGTAATCTCGCTTTCCTTGCTCATGTCACTCTTGCTAGCAATTCCATCAAGTATAGTGTCTCCATTTGCATTTGTGCTGTTGTTACTTTCAACATTCTGCTCATTCTGTGTTACCACATCGTCTAACGTCCCTGCTATTACTGGAGCTGGTGCTGCCGCCAGCATAAACCACGCTATCGCTATAATCGCCCTTTTCTTCATAGTTGCTCTCCTTTAATAATTTATTTTATACAACTATCTCTAGCAGGTCACTTTTATAGCTCTCTTTATTACTTGTTATTAAACATTGCTTCTATCTCATCCCATGTCTGGTCTCCCTCTTCCTCTGCTGTGTCTTCTTCTGGATCACTACTGCTCATTTCCCCTAATGCTGCTGCCATGAGCTTGTCATAATCTGTCTCATCGTTTACTTCTTCCATGTCTTTAAAATCCTCTAGCATGCCTTCTGGTGTAGTTTGAACGTTATATTTACTTTCTACAATTTCAGTACTCTGCTTTATTTTCTCTATATGCCTTGCCAATGACTCCGTGTTTTCTTCTACTGCCCTGCCAGTTTCCATTGCAAGTCCTTGTGCTAACAAATCTATCTTGGATATTCTCATTGCAGTTGTTGTAAGCAACACTTCGTTCCTGTTTTCATCTGATGTCATCATCTTAGCTGCATACTCCAATATCTGCAGTAGCATATCAAAATCTGATGATGTATATAGCTCAAATATTCCTTTTACACTTTTTATGTAATCCTTTGTATAGTCCTCTAATGCTATGCCATGCTTTATGTATAGTGCCTCCATCGTAAACTTCATCAGTCCGCTGATAAACTTATTTACTGTTATGTCCATCCCTCTAAGCTTACTGTTAAATAGCAATATATCCTCAAGTCCTTTATTAGCTGCCTCATAGAAGTCCATGTATAGCTCTGCCCTTACTATATTACACAACTCTGACACATTATCTACGTTTACTACACCGTCAAAGCTTTTTGCTACATCCTCTAATGTGTTTATACACTGCCTTGGCACTCTTCCCTCTGTTCTAGCTATTAGTTCAAGTGCCTGCATTGATACTGAAATATTCTCTTTCTTTGCTATCTCTAGCATCACATTTGCCATCTCTTTTACTGTTTGACGATGCACTTCTATTTTTACTTGACACCTATTTAGTATTGTGTCCAATACTTTATCTATATCTGTTGTAGCCAGCATAACTACTAAATGTTGAGGTATATCTTCTAGTAACTTCAGCAAGATACTTTGTGTGCTGTCACTTAACTTATGACATTCATCGAATATAAGTATCTTTTTGCTAGTGAAAATTGGTGCAAGCATTGCTTCTGATATCACATTTTCCACCTGCTCTTTGTTTGCTTTCGTAGAGTCAAGTTCCGTAACACCTTCGCATTCTACTCCGTCTTCTCCATAAATTAACCTCTCATTAATGGTCTGACACATTTCGCATTCCTCGCATGGTGTACCGTCTTCTTTTGGACTCATGCATAAGTAATATTTAGCAAGCATTCTGCATAGTGTTGTCTTGCCGCATCCGCTTGTACCATAGACCATTATTACATTTGGTCTTTTCTGCTCTGATGTAAACCTCCTTCTCACTATAGCTTTTACCTTTTCTCCGGAGTATTCTTCTATTGACTTAGGTCTATATTTAGTGTACCACTGTTTCTCACTTGCTCCCATTTTGTTCCTCCATATCAAATTTATATTTATTTAATATGTCTCTGTGCTCTCTTCACTGTTTTGTCTAATATATTTGAGCATAAAAATAGGGACCGCACTTTATGCGATCCCTAACAGTTTTTGGTTTTCCTTTTTGTAGCTGCTTACTTAGTCTGCAACTTTTCCGTTGATCAATGACTGGAAGTAGTTTGCTGCCAGCTCCTGCGCGGATACTGTCTTTCTTCCACCGCTTCTGCTGCTCGATTTTGCTGTTGTTGGGTTGTCAAGATATCCGAATAACAGCTGGAACTCCGGTTTAACACCGTCTGCATCATCTACAGGGATCTTGATACCATCGTCGTGCACTGATACACTCGGTTTTCCTTCTTCCTGATAGAAGTCGAAGTGCGGTCTCTCCAGTTTCTCATCCAGCGTTGTACATTTTGCAATGGATTTACCTGTAACAACACGACCGTTTGCAAGTAAGAATGAATACTCCGGACGAGATGTTAACATTGTAAAATATTTACGAGCTAAGTCGAACTGCTCTCCCGGTGCTGCCGTTTTCTCTACCTCGGTGCCCACGTAAATTCCATTTTCATCTTTCTGGTATTCCATTGTCATATATGTGATCGGTTTGTCGCCGATATTCTGTAATCTGTATCCACAGATACCGGATGTCTGTACAAGGTTACGAACTTCCTGCCCCTTATCATTGAGCTTTGTAGGTTGTGCTTTATCCTGCACAAAGTTGCTTAATTTGCTTGATCCTAACGAGTTCAAAACGCAGAGATTCTTTGACTCTGATTTCATGACGCTCATAAGGCTAGGATCTTCTGTCACTGCCTTGTTGAACTCGCTCTGCATTTTCTCTTTCAATTCGTTATTGCTATTTGTTGCTTTTGCAGGTTTTACAACCTCTCCGGCTACTGCCGCTCCCATCTCATCTGCTGGTGTGTTAAAAAATGCGTTTGTATCCATCTTTTTTTCCTCCTGTTTAAAAAAGACTAAATAATATTTTCTATGTGATGCACAAGTACTGTTCTCATGCCAACCACCTATCTAACTTGTTATAATAAGGAATTATTCCTTTTATTTCCTCTTCCTTATTACATTAATATCATAACGCTATGCCATGCCTCTGTCAACACTTTTATTATTATTTTTTTAAAAAATTATCATTCGTTTTTGATTGCCATTTTAACTTTTTATCCCATCTTCCTACTTTTTATACTAAATTGTTGCTATCATATTCAGTATGTTTCACTAATAATCTATGCCATCCACAACAGTCTTATCTCCATATTTACCTGTGTTTACGCTTACCTTAAAAGTGTCTCCAATATTTAACTTAACACCTTTACTGTATGGAACATCTACTTCGTATGTACCTGTAAACCCACTCATGCTTCCCTGTAGCCTTGTCATGACCTCCATCTCATTGCTGTTACTTCTAGCTACATGCTTTATGCTTGTTACAGTGAATGTTGCTTCCACTTCACTTACATTTCCTATGTCCTGTTGTCCGTCTATTTCAGTCCAATTGCTGTTACTTACATTATTTACTGTATTGCTGTTTTGTCCATTATTATCTTTTTTATTAATACTATCCGCTACTCCAGTGTACCCAGTGATGCTATTATCTGATGTCTTTGCTTTTCCTATACGCCATATGCCTAATGCAGCGATCACTATTACTATCCCTGCTATTACTACAAATATTGTCTGTTTTTTTAATCCGTTTGTATTTTCGTCTTTCTCTGTCTCTTCTTTATATTCCAGTTGGTCTGAGTCACTGAAACCTCCTCCAATGTTATCTTCGAAACTACTGTTATCAAAATTGTCCTCAAATCCTTCTCCTATGTCCATATCAAAATTATCATTCATTTCATTTTACCTCATATGTCTGCATATCATAAAATAGTTTAATACATCGAACATCTTTTTAGAGTCCTCAACGTTCTTTATATCCTCTTTTGCCTGCTCTGTATATCCTAATATCCTTAAATAACTTTTTAATATCTCTCTTATCAGTTGCTGTACTCTGTCAAGCTCATCTATATTATTTGATTTTATTTCATTGCTCATTATACCTAGCATGCTAAACATCGCATATTCTGCCATTTCCTTATTGCAACCGCTCTTGCCTACTACTGTTGCTACTATTGCCTCTATTGCTTTATATGCGTCTTTAGGTACATATATTGTGCTTTTGTCAGTGTTATTTCTATCCAGTGTAAATCCCACACCATACATGTCTCTTACTATCTTTGACATTATTGAGAACCCAGGCTCTATCTTTTCCTTGTATAGTCCTTCCTCTACCTCATATGTATTGCTATATTCATATCCTGTTACAACCTTAGTTGCTATTATATCTGTACTCTTTTTAATTACTCCGATTTTAAGCGCCATTCCTATTTCAATAGGATTTAACTCCCCAACTGCTATTGGTCTCCCTGTCTCGGTATCTACATATCTTGTACCATCTGATGCTACTATGAGTGCTACTGCCTTTGATGTATCCTTTATTCTTCTCCCTAATATAAACCACTCTTCCAGCGTCCGTATATCAGTTGCTTTATGTTCTGTGTCTTGTATATCTATTAATATCCTGTTCATCAGTGTATGCCTGCACAGCATATTATCTGATTTTAGTAGTCTTGCTATTCTTTCTTTGTCGATGTTCTCTATGTAACTGTTACATAGCTTTATAGCTTCAGCTGATGTCATTTCTGCACCCCGCAATACTTAGTATGGCATACTCTTGCACGTCCGTTAGCAATCTCATACTTATATATTACTATTTTCTGCACGTCCCTCACTTCTATGGTTCTCCTTATGTATATACTACTTTTGTCAACTGTCACTATACTTGCGCTATTAGCTATCTCTTTACTTCCCAATGAACCAGCAATATATATTCTGTTGTTAACCTCGTATACTACTGTATTTCCTATAACTACTGCTTTGTAAACTGGAAATTCCTCCATGCTTTCTATACATTTTATCTTGTATATTCCTGCAAATAATGCTCCTGCCCACTCAACTTTACATTGTGTTATTTCGTTTTCATCGTCTTTCCTATATATCTTATATGCATATCTTCTTACATCTCTGGTTGCTTGTCTTTGACTTATGCTGCTTCCTATATTCCACCTTGTGTCCCCAGTATTATACTGTAAGTTTCCAGATTTGTATATGTCCATAATGTATCTTTCTTCATTATCTGCATTGTATATTGTGTTATCTGGTATCTCTATCTCCTTTGGTACATCACACATTTTTAATATGTTCTGCAACTCCCACCCAATGATTACAGGATCATTGTTGCATGCCCTCAAAAAGTCTCCCATAAAGCATTCATAGTAATTAGCTTTACTATCTCTGTTTAATATCTTGCTTAGCAACCATACATACGTTTCATATGCTGGATGCTGTTTATATAAATCCATGTTTACATTATCTTTCTTTATTGAATCCAGTTTTACTACTGACCATGAATTATTCACTATGTGTATAGCCTGCATGTCCTTTATGTTTATTACTACATACAGTCCACCATCTGTAAACATTATCAAACTGTCCCCGTTTTCTGTATGCTTTATCAAACTCCCTAATGTTGCATACTTTATGTCCTCTTCTATTGCATATAGCGGATATGGCATTGACTTGTAAAACATATTGTACATTTTTATTATTCTTGATATGTCTGAATTTTTATTGTTATCCCCCAAAGTACTGTCTGTATTGGATATGGCTACTGCCCCTCTAGCCTCGCCCTCCTGTGCCATTTCAAATAGTTCTATGTTCTTTATATCCACTACTTTACCGTTTACAATTTTCTTCAATGCCTTGTCCCTCTTTATCTCATTGCTACGTATCTGCTTACTCCGTCATGTATTGCACTTAGGTAGTATCCACATTTATTTGCTGTTTTAACTGATGCTTTATTGTCAGTCATTATGTACAATGCTATTTGATTACTGCTTTTTCTTTTTATCTCCATTGTTACTTCCATGAGAGCTGCACTTGCATACCATTTTTTCTGATACTCTGGTATGATGAAATATGCTATGCTTATTTCCAAGTCTTCTTTATTTTCCAGTATGGCTATTCCACCAACAAACTTTCCTTCCTCTGTTGTTATAACAAACCTTCCCTTTTTGTTCTCAAGTATCCTTTGTTCTAAATCTTCCATGCTTTGCTTCTTTGAATACTTTACTTTTTGATATTTGTTATACCAATTACTTGATACTGCTTTTGCATACTCTTTTACGTATATCTCACTTATATCCTTAATTTTAATGTTTTCAGTCAATGTCTATATCATCCTCCAGTCTAAACATAGATGGTCTATTCTCTTGTTTCTTTGTCTTACTTCTTTCAAAATAGCTATTTCTTTTCTTCTCTGCTCTTCCCATGATATTTGTTATGCCATTTAGCATCTTTTGTGCCTCTTTGCCTCTGTCTGTACTGGTATTAAATAGTTCCTTCTTATTCTCTTGTGCTTTTGCGTTACCATCTGCTATACCATTATTCTTTCTATGCTCGCTCTTATTGTTATCATTTAGCCGCTTATCCTCATTTTTAGGCTCTCCCCAACTTTCTCCCCACTCTTCAAAATTATTATCATCTTCTGAACTCTCTGTGTCATTAAATTGGTCATCTTCCTCGTCCTCGTCTGTATCCTCATCAAATTCTAAGATATCACTAATAGATTCTCTATTTTCATCTTTAACCGAACTAACACCACTTTTATTATTTTGGTTGCCTTCATACTCAAGTTCATCAATGTCACTATCGAATCCATCATCTGTATTACTGAATTGGTATTCCTCATCATCTTCAAAGTCTCCACTAAATTCTTCACTGTCACTATATTCCTCTTCGTCGTCCTCTAATTCAGTGTCAACTTGCTGTTCTGTTTCCTCTTCACTGTTGTTTTCTTCCTCATCATCTTCTAACTCTGAGTCTCCGTTCATCATTTCATCGTACATATCCTCTAATGTCTTTACATCTTCTGTATATTCCTCTTCATCGAAGTCGTCCTCATAGTTAAAGTTATCTGAATACTCTGATTCTTCATCATCTGCAAAGGCATCTTCATCAACCACATCGTTTTCTTCTTCAGCTTCTATCTCATCCTTATATTCCTCTTCGTCGTCTTCAAGTTCACTATCTATTCCTTCGTTATCTTCTGTGTATTCCTCTGTTCCTTCATCATCGTCAAAGTCAGCTTCCAACTCTTGATTTATTTCTTCTTGGTTAATTTCCATTTCTTCAGTGTCATCGCTTAATGCGTCTGCAGTATCCATTCTAAGTTCTATTCCATAGTCATCGTCTTTTACTTGCTCTAATTTTGCTAACATAGCTATAGTATCTCCATATTTGTCATAATCATTTATTATCATATCTACTGTACTTGTCATTTCTGCTCTTGTCTCTTCTTTTTCTTTCTCTATTTCCTCACGCCGTATTTCACTTAAACTGTTTATCTCGTATCCGCCATTCAGAACCTCTTCAAGTTCTCCAATAGTTCTCCCATATTCTCCAAGCCTATTACTTATTGATCTAGTATACTCCAAAAAGTCATTCTGCATATTGAAATCTGCTAAGTCCTTCAGTTCTTCTAAGTCATTGCAATTATTTACTATTGCAATATATAGCTTATACTTGGTATCAGTTATTGTATCTTTAGTCTCTTCTATATTCTTAAGTACTATGCTTCTATAGAACTCTATAGCTTCATTGCTCATAGTATTCTCCTAACTTGTAATTCAAAATTTATATTATTTATACCCTTGTTGAATTATAAGTATAAATAAAGGACAATGACTTATCATCATTGTCCTTTATCCTTAGTTATTCCCGTAATCTAAACTGTACTTTATTTTTCCATGCTCATTCTTATTGTCATCTTCACTTCCTCCAGGTCTGCCAGGTTTGGTATCAGCCTTATCTGTTATTATTATCTTTGCCCCTATTTCTGCTTTTTCTTCTGTGTTGTTATGATATTCCCAATAATGACTTTTACCTGTTACTTTCATCTTTACTTGGAACTCTGTATTTTGAATTGCCCCATAGTACTGCTTTTGATACTCTGTTGTATACTGTGGTATGTAAAACTCACTGTTTACGTAGTGTGTTAGTTCTGAATCTGTTAATTCTGTTTCCTTACTTAAACTATTCGCCCCATCTAAGTAGTCATCGTTTAATTCATCATCAAACTTCTCATAGTCCCCTTTTGTCTCCCTAGCCAACCTGTATACTTCTGTTAGTTTGTCATCTATATCTATGTTTATCTTTTTTACTCTTCCGTATACTGTCATTAAATACTTTATGTTGTCAGATGTGAGTGCCTTTATTTCCTTTTCAGCAGGCGTTGTTACCATATCTGCATAATCTATACTATCATCTGCATCTAACTGCCTACTTATTGACCCATATAACATAAGCACAGGTTCCCATATTGCATACAATGTAATATCATCATGAATATAATATACTTTATTATGGTTATTATTGTATGCGCACAAGTCCTCACTTGGTGCTTCTGCGTCTTTATCTAATGACCATCCTAGAAACCTATACGCTACGTTCCCTTCTTGCCTTGTTAATACTGAATTTAAACCATTTGGTATTACAGTTCCATAATATCTTTCTATATTAAACGCATGCTCGTATTCCTCATTGTATAAGTCGTATGTCAATTCTATATTTGCTATCGAACTGTTGAATGCCCCACCATTTAGGTCTAATGTTAATTTTACAGGTTTCTTCCATATGGCATATAAATCCACATTACCGTTGTTTACTTCTGTCATATTAAATATTGCTGTCTGCTGATCTGTGTATTCTGCACCCCTTTTCCTGTTATCTATTGACCATCCTTGGAACTCATACCCTTTTTTCAAGTAGTATTGTGTGCACCAATTTCCATCTTGCCCGCCTAACCGGCTGAATTTATTTGCCAGTAATGTCTGTCTACTGTCAAATATTAATTCTTGCTTATAATCTCCTTGTTCTGTATTCCAATTTCCGTTTCCATGATATGTTACTGTGTATCTATTAGGCGTCCAATGTGCATATAATGTATCCACGAATCCTGTTGTGTCTGGTTCTACAAATCTGCTTGTTATCTGATTTCCCCCTATTGCTTCATCAAACCACCCATTAAACCGGTATCCAGGTAATACTGGTGTTCCATAGTTATTTAATGTTAAATCTTGCCATTGTGCTTCTGCATTTACAACTCCCATGTTCATAGTTGTAAAGTTTGGCTTTGTTAATGCTTGCCCCGCTGTGTATATTTCTCCAATATGATATGCCTCTTCAGTTGCGTATTGTATTTGCCATCCTATCATAGGTAAATATCCTATATTAGGTGCTGGTCCTGTTACCCTAGATGATGTACTCGCTATACTGTTATCTGCTCTTCCATTGTCATACCCATCTAAGTTAGCGTTTTGTGTATTTGTATCGAACTGCTGGTTATAACTTCTGCCATACATTGTATTCTGCGTTGGCATTACCACATCTTTATCCCACTCACATCCTAGCTGCCATGCAGAAGGTGATCCTGTTGTATCTGTATCTCCTTTACTGAAATTTATTGTGTATTTGTATGGCTTCCATACAGCATACACAGTTACATTTCCAGCATATGCATACTCTCCACTGCTATTAAATATACTGCCTGCCACATATGCACCTGCTGTGTTGAACACAGTTTCTCCAGTACCGTCTGCCTTTGTATTCCATCCCATGAATGTGTAACACTGTCTTGTCGGTATATTATCACTTGCATCATTATATTCGTCATCCATGTAATATACTGTTTGTGAATTATATCCTGTACTTGGTAATGTTCCTCCATTTACATTGAATGCTATACTATACTGGTTTGGTTCCCAGCACGCGTATAACTGTGTTACCCATCTGTCTCCACTCTTTTTAGCTGCCCCAAATATTGCATTTCTTGCCTTTATTAATTTGTTTCCATCTATTGTATCTGCACTTACATATGTTGATGACTTCTTACTCCCTACCTTCCAGCTATTCTCTAGATGATATCCAGTTCTAGCTTCAAAATTTGTTGCTACATTTACTAAATTTAATGATGTTGCACTGGCAGTTACTTTCTTTTCATATACTTCTGATCCTGTTATCAATACACAATTTGTCCATGTTACTTTTTCCCTACCAGTTTTTCCATTGTCATGTTTACTCTCTCCACTGCTATTCCTATATAGCTCATGTTTTATTTTCTGTACCTTTCCACTTGACCCATATTTTCCTCTCCATGCATCCATAGTATCATTGTCTTTTTTATAGTGACTGTTGTTATTACATCCTTTTTTAGTGAAGGTACTACTGCTATACACATTCTTAAAATCCATCACTGTTCCTTCATCTACTATATTAAACTGCACGTATACATTGTCTGTTGGTGCCTCCTTCCAATTCACGTATAAATCTATTTCCTGCTGCCTTTTCTTAGTACCATTTGTTATCGGCCACGTTGTTCTTATTTTATATTTTACTTCCTGATCGTACTTTGTTCCTCCAGTTTGTGTTGTTTGCCATTCCTCCCCAGTTACAGGTGCATGATTTTCGTATGTAAATGGTATATTATCCACATTTCTAAGATTTACTGTGCTATTTGCACTCTTGTAACTATAATAACTTTTTTCAGTTTTTTCTGTGTCGCTGCTGCTTCTGTTTCTATGGTACGTTATTGCTAGTCTATAGTATTTTAATTTTATTGCTAACTTTCCGGTTACTTCTGATGAGTGCTTTACTGGATGCAATGTAAAATTTTTGTAATGTGTATTTATACTTACTGTTTCTCTTGACTCTGTTTTCCTTACCCCTTTGTTATTTAGTGTATCATCTCCATGTTTTTCCTTGCCTATATCTTTCCAACTGTATTCATTAAAATTAAGTGGTGCTTTGGATTTTTTCTCCACTTCCTTTTCTGCATATGTATATGCTGGCTTCTTATAACTTATCTTTATACCGTCAATTACATCACAGTATATTGATCTATACACTGTTGTACCATCTGTATCAGTATATCTCATGCTACTTCTAACATCACCGTCACACTCTGCTGTTGTTGCTGTATTCTTTCTTTTTACTATCAAAGAATCAACTTCATTTCCGCTACTGTCTACTAATTTTACGTCATGTGCATTCACACTATCAGTATAGTCTATCCACACTGTTACCCTTTTCTCAAATGAACATGCTTGATTTGCCCACGAATTTGGATTTGCTAATGCATCTTTCATTGCCTGACTATATCCAGCAGCGTCTTTATCTTGCAAAAACCAGCCACAAGTTATTGACTTATCAAAGGATCCCTCTGGTTGTGTAAGCCACCATTTTGATGCTCCCCATAACTTGCATCTTATCTTTATTTTACTTGTAGGTGTATCACTCCCAGGATTATATATGTAAAGCCACATGTATCCTTCTTGCCCTACGGGTACATCAAGTTCTTCACTTGCTGACTTTTTAGGATGCTTTTTACTTATTCCTGTCTCCTTACCACCTAATAATAGTTTTCCGAATGTTTGATGACTGCACTTTATTGTTCTGCTATCCATATTGTCTACAGTTGATGCTGTTACATCATATCTTATGTATTGACCATTCTTGCTGCTTTTATATCCGCTGAATGTTAGTGTATGTTTTGATGCATCCCATACAAATCCTTCCTTGTTGGTTCCACTATAGGAGTATTTTACTTCTGCTGTTCCTCCATTTGTCACGTAAATATTTACCTTACTTGGCTTTTTAAGCTTTTTATCTAGTGTCAATACTAGTTTTCCGTCGTAATATCCAACATTCTTTTGATCTGATTTAACAGTCACTTTTCCTTTAAACCTTACAATCCCGTTTTCCCCATTTAATGATATAGTATTGTCTGTTAAATAATCCTTGCTCTGCATTATTAACCCAGTTGCTATATTTGTTGTCCATTCTGCGTTATTGTTTTTCTTTAAATGTGATGCTGTTTCTACTGTGAATTTGTTCTTACCCCAAACTGGATTATCTTTATCATTTATTGTTATGTCCCTTATCTCTCCTAGTATTCCTGCTGGCACTTCCTGTAATGTCTCAGCCACATAATTAGAATTTATGGCTAATCCATGCTTCTTCCATGCCTTGCCTGTTGTGTATATGTACTTTCCACTAGTCTTCTCTTTTATCCCAAGATATCCCTCATTGGCTTGTGCAGTGTAGTCTACTGCCTTCAAGCTAGTCACTACTAGTGAAAGCCACTGCCCAGATATCTCTGAATCGCTATTTGTGTATGTTGGTGCCTGCAAGTCAGATGAAAATGCTATATCTACTGCTGTCTTATGCTGCGTCCATGTATATGAGTTATTCCATTCCCCTCTAAAATTTTCAAATACATTGCTATCCTCTGTCCACTCGTAGTTGAATTGTGCTCCAATCTTTAATGATGCAGCACTTACTTTAGTATCAGGACACTCCTCTAGTACTATCAACTGCCATGAACTTATTATCTCACCTTCTTCTGTATTTATATTTTTTGCAACTGGTGGATTGCACTCATATGTTGTATATCCATTATCTTTTACAAAATCTGTTACATCAGTGTACATTACTTCAGTTGTATATGTAGTTCTTACTGGTAACTTTACGTCTACTTCTTTTATAAATGTTATATTGTCTTCTGATCCGGTGTATTCCCCGGTAGCATGTGTTCCATCTTTTAACTCGTAGTATGTTGTTCTGTAACTTGAATTTGCTGCCTCTACCGGTCTATTATCTACTGACCACCAATCAGCTTTATAACTTTTGCTATTACCGCCAGCTTTTAATGTTACTTCTTTGTCAGTTATATTTTTTATTCCATTTTTTGCACTTGAATCAAGTGTGTTTATGTTTTTACTTGCCTGCTGCTGCATTACCTCCCATACCAATATAGCCTTAACTATACTATCATCACTATGTCTATGCTTCAACCCTGACTGCCCACTACGTGTTATATCTGCATATCTTCCGTCATCCATCTTTTGACTATTTTTATATCTTGTAGTTTTGCCACAGTAATTAAACCTGTACTGCCCTACCTTATTCTTTATTGCATATGCCGCGCCATTTGCTTCTGCCGATGCACTTGTGTCTTTAGTCATTGTTGGCATTTTCTTAAGTATATCTGCTACTGTAGCGGTTGATGCAGCGTATGCTGCAGTTCCCAATATTGAACTCATTATTACTATTATAATTGCTGATACAATCCTTCTCTTAGTAATTCCTATGTGCTTCATACACTCTCTCCTTTATATCTATTACAATAAAATAGCAGTGATCAATTATTTCTAATCAATCGCTGCTATTTCTATTCTATGTCATATTTATTGTTGTTTCTAATCTTCCAACAACTGCTCAAGTGTCATGCCCTCTATTCTGTTAACCTCCACGTGAAATACAGTTGAATCATTAATTCTATGCTCCAGTGTCTCCTTTAGCCAGTTCTCAAATTTATCCCTTCCATACTGCTCCACCATTTCTCGGTCTGCTCCTATAAACAACTCATCATGTCTTGTAAAGTATATGTATGGTTTCTTTTCCTTGAACTCTTTTGATGACTCTTCTGTGAAATGTGTCATCAACAAATCCAGTATGTCTGCCCCAGTTCCTTGGATAGGTATTGATAGCAGTGATCTTTTTAATTCACTTGTACTCCCAGTCTTATCTGTGCTTACTGGCGTTCCGAACACTGTCCTCAATGTTGTTATCCCTCGTGAAGCTGCTGCCCCACACATTTTTCTATATTCCATCATCCCTTTTAATGTTGTAATCCTCTTGTACAGCCTCTTAGCGTCAATGATCTTACACTGTTTCTCAATCCCCATTTGTGATGCCCCGTAACTCATTGCTAAGAATGATGTCTTGAACTCTTTTCTTTCCTGCTTTGATATTTCTACTGTTACTCCCTCAAGCCATCCTGTTACCTTACCAGTCTTACCTTTTTTCTCCCATGTCACTGGTACTTCTGCAGTTGTCCCATCATTTCTTTCCACTAACACTGTCTCCGGATATTCAATTTCAGATTCCTTAGAAACTCCTTGACATACCCTCTGTACTCTCACAATCTTTGTACCATCTGCCATTGTCCACCCATAGCATGGAGCCTTCATTGGACTGTAATCCTCGTCAGGCACCATAATATTGTTCTCTAACTCACTCTGACTGTATATTCTATCTTCTGGAAGTGTATCACTTAGCAGTGTCATTTCTGTATATGGTCTGTATACAAATCTGAACATTGTTTCATATAAACCATCTCCTGCCTCAAGTGCTTCTACGAGTTCTTTATCTCGTAGTGAATTGATCAAAATTCCAGGCTCTTGATTTTTAATGTCTATGCTATACAATACATCCGTGTCATTTAATGGCACAATAATGTATTGCAGTAATTCTTTGCTTAGCTGACCAATTGCAGGCTCGCTATAGTTTACCCTGTTAGTTTTAGCCATGTTTACATGTGGATGCAACATCCCATCTGCATGTAAATTCTCTGCTATGCTGTTTACTTTCTCTGCATTTGACTTTGCAACTCTGTACTGCAGTAGATCATCTGCAAACTCATATCCCATAAGGCTTAACTTGTTCATTACATATTTGTCTGTCACCCATTTTCCATCAATGTAACATGTGTCTATGTAGTCATTTCTATCTCCATATGGTACATAGTTGCTCATTTTCTGCAGATACCTTGATATCTGAGCTGCACTGTTTATGTTGTCTATGCCATATTTTTCTTCCATGTCATGCTTTATAGTAAGCATAGCCTCATTGAATGTTGATCTCAGCTTAGTTATGTCCTTTATTCTGATTCCACGTTTCATTAATGCCTGCTGTGTTTCTTTTAGTCTTTTTACATCTGGTTTATCTACTCCAATTTTAATGTTGTACATTTATTTTTTACCTCCGCATTTGTATTCTTCTTGTATCATTTTTCTGAATAGAGCTGCATTCTCCATTTCCTCCGTTATTTCATCATGCTTTTCCATCCAAAATTCAGTTTCATCAATCTTATCTATCCTTTCAAACTTAAACCTTATCCTGTCTGCGTTTATTCCGCTACGCCACAACAGTATTGCCATAGCTTCTATTTTTAGTACCTCATCATTCTTTATAGCTACATATACGTTGTTGTTTGTCTTGTATACCTTACTGTTAGATGGCACTTTTTCCCACAATGCTTTCGATTCTATTATTGCGTTTATCCCATATAACCCTGCAAGTATTTCCATTTTTTCATGTATATCCATTTCCTTTCCGTTCATCCCTGCTGTTGCTATGTCCACCAGTGATATCAGCAACTCGTCAAATGTTATATCCTCTATTACCCTTGCATTATCTAGGCATACCTCTTTGATTCTGCAACTTTTCAGCATTCCTGCACTAATTCTGTTGAACTCAATTCCAAAACTGTTTACCTTAGGTTCTTCGTAGCTGTTGTAGTTCTTACTTAAAAGGCTTCTCCATCTCTCGCCTGCTTCAGTCTTAGCACTTTTGACTTTATTCTTCTGTTTAGCTTCCTCTTTTTTCTTAGTAGGTAACCTCATTTATTATACCACTATTATCATCCTTTCTTTTTATACCTCTTATTCTCTTATGCTCTTAAATAAGTCTATCCTCTCTATTTGATTTTGCCACTAGCTCAAACTTATACATAGGCTCTATGTACTGACAGTACAGACCGTTTAATCCATTGAAAGTCTCGTCTGCCACCTTTCCTAATTTCGTCTTTAGCATATGTGGCATTATTCCATAGTCGTATACCCTCTCTGAGTATGTTCCACCAAGAGTTTTTTGACTGCTCAATGTCTTAGCATATATGTACACTATGTCTCCGCTTGCTGTTATCATAGCATACATCCCATTGTGCAACCCAGGTAATCTTAGTGATGCTACTATCATATATCTGTTACATAATCTAACGTTTTCAGCCTTTACCTTTGCTACTAAAATCCCCATTGTGTCTCTTCCCATTATTTCTATTATTCCGTCTTTATCTATTTTTGATGTTAATGGTACATTTTTATTTATTCTAAGTATGAAGTATGATTGCCCTGTTTTTTCTACTCTGTAATAGTCTCTTGTATTTGTAATATCATTACTATTAAATATAGTGAATCTAGTGTCTGTTATTCCCCTAATTACAGCTATTTTAGGTATGTTAGAAACCCTTGTTGGTGATAGCATCTCTGTTGTTAAAGGTTTTTCTCCAGGATTAATTTTTCTAAAATGTTTTGCTAATAGCTTGATATCTGTCAAATTACGTATATCATTTATATTTACTTCTTTTCTGCCAGACATTAAATCCATCAGATATTTTATTCTATATGCATACTGGTATTCTACATTTAATCCCTGCATTAATTCTTTTATTGTTGGGCTCTTTCCAAAATTGCATGCTATTGATATATTCCATGCTGCATTTATTTCCATATCGCTAAACCCTAATTTTCGTGCTTCTTCTGCTGTCATATTTCCACACTCCTTATTAGCTATTAATTTTACATAATTTGTATATACAGCAAAAAAGCATGTATTTTACACATGCTTTTTCATATGTATTAGTTCTTACTTGTTTACTCATCTTGCTATTGATTTCATACCTGCATTGCTATATACCTCCTTCCGCTTCTCTGATGTTGATACGCTTAATACTGTAGGAATACTCATACCAGTTACTATCTTTTTAATTCCGTTACCTCCATCAATTACTTCTGCTAAACTTCTGTCATTGTTATCTATCTCTATTGCTCTTACCATGTTGTATGACTCTACTGCCTGCTTGAACTGTTCGTCACTGATATATCCTCTTTCATTAGATGTTATGATTACATCCTTTACGTACTCGTAGTCTGTCATTTTGCTCCAGTCTATTGTGTCTCCTAACTGGTTTACTAATTTTTCGAACGCCCTTGCTCCAAACTTATATATTCCAGGTATTTTATCCGCTGAGTCTCCCACTGTACTTAAGTATAACCCTATGGCATTGTATGGCATGTTTACCTTAAATCCAGCTGATGCCTCTTCCACAAAGTTTGATACAGATATGCTTATCCACCCGAAGTTTGGGCTTAGCTTTCTCATACCTATTGATTCCTTAACGTTAATCATCATATCCTTATCAGGAGTATACATCACTGTTAAGTCGAAGTCATCTTTGTATGAGTCTCCAACTTTTGCCATAAGGTCATCTGCCTCACACCCTTCTTTACAGAATACGTTTATTCCAGTATTCCTCATGATTTCTTTCATTGTCTCCATGTCTTTAAAGTCTTCTTCGGTCAGTATTGACTTTCTTCCAGACTTATATGCTTCCGCATCATCTGACTTAATAAGTTCTTTTCTGAATGATCTGTGTGAGTCGAAACATGCAGATGTTATTACATCTGCCCCCCTAGATTCTACTCCCTCTCTCATACGTTCCACTTCTTTTAGTACCAGATACATTATGGGAATGTCTGACCCATTGTTCCGCATTCTATATGCGAATCTGTGATATAATGGACTTATATCAATTATGTTGTGTACTATCATTCGTTATTCCTCCATCTTTACCTTATTTGTTTCACAAAACCCAAAGGGTATTATGTATCTTCTATGCATTGCCAGTGCTCTTTCCACTGATTTCATAGCATTCTTAACATGTTCATTTTCAGTAATATATTTTACTATATTATCTTCCCAATATCCTGCTACTTCTCCGTTAAACACCACATACGAATTGTCTACTATAATACTTCCGTAGTTATTAATCAGTTCTACAGTCTCTATAAACCCACTGTTCTGAATTTTTATTACATTATTTCCCCATGCGTGCTTACTTATCAAATTCTTTATCACTGAGCTGTTGACTGTAAATTCCTTATTATACTCTGTTATAGTTATTTCGGCTATTATCTTGTTACTCTTTAATTCTGATATTACTAACCTTTCCTCTATGTCTCCTGTGTCATTGTTGATTGCTACCCTTGTGAACCTTGACCTTCCTACCTTATGCTCTGCCCCTAAAATTTCTATTTCAAGCTTTCCTCTGAATTGTACAGCTACTGCTCTGTCATTGTTTATTTTATCTACAATTTGTGTTACATTTTTTGCAATATCCTCTCTGCATCCGTTTCTTTTCAGAAGCTCCTCAATGCTTACCCCAGTTTTGTTTACTATATACCCTTGCCTTTTAATTTTAATGTTTGCGTCTACTCTCTTCAGTTTTTTTCCGATACTATCCGAATATATATCATTTCCTACAATAATTAGATCGTACTTATCTCCTGTCTTTTCGTAGTCCCCTATGTCTATATTAACTATATTAGTCTCACTAATTAATTTTGCAAGAGACCTAATTGCCATATCCGCATTATATTTCATACTTATATATCTCCTATAACTCTAAAATGTCGCTGATACCGCTGTAGTCATCTACATCATTGTTATCTTCTTTACCTGTGTTTTCTTCTGCGTTTACTGCTATCATATCATATGCATCCTGTATTATCTTTATCTGCTTGCTTGATAACCTCTCAAACTTGTTCGCCTTAGCTGTTGCTATTATCTTGTATGCGAAGTGCTCTGGGTCTATTACTTTTGAATACCTCTTTTTCTCCAGTTCTTCACACATATCAATTATATTCTGTATTTCTACTTTCTCTTCTGCTATTGCATATTTATCTATGTGTTCCCCGTATACTCTATGCTGCTCTCTCATAAATGCTATATCAGTTGGTTTTAGTACTTTTGGGTTCTTCCTGTATGCCAATGCTTTTGCTATAGCTTTTCGTATGTCCTCTTCGTTTGATCCCTTTGGAAACTTGTTTAGTATGTCACTTACTAGCTGCTCTTTTGATATCGTAGCCTTGACTTCATCCTCTGCACTCTCTTTGTACACTTTACTTGCTGTTTTCCTAAACTTCGCTACTATCTTTCTTGCTTTTTTATATTCATTAGTCCCTATGTAACTTATCGCCTCATTGGTGTCATTTGCCATCATCCATATCATAGATGATACTGGTGTCTCTATCTTTCCGTCCTTACTAAATTCTATTTTGTTGCCAATCTTATATACCCACTGCCATTTTCCAGTCAGTATCCATGCAACTGTACACAGCATTCTGTGTGCTTTTTCTCCAGCAGGATATACTTTTTTTGCTACCAGTCCCTCTACTCCGCTCTCTACCTCTCTTTTTGTAGCTATTCTTTCTCCTTTAGAAGCCTCTATATAATATATGTTCTTCATTGAATACTCTGCATCCCTTTCTATGCTTGTGATGTATTCTTCAGTACATATACTTATCATTTTCTCTGCTATGCCTTTGCACATTTTACATAGTGCTATTCTATTATTCTCACTTATTGCCTCTCTTAATGCACTGTTGTCGCTTAGTATATCCAATGTCTGATCTATCACTTTAGGTAACTCTATTACTGAATTTTCAAGTCCCATCATGCATTTTAACAATGCCTCGTCTTCTATTTCCGAGTTTATTTTACTATATCCCATATGCTATGCTCCAAAGAAATTTGATAATGCCCCAAAGTCAGCTGTCTCATCGAAATTGCCTACAGGCTGCTCTTCCTTTTCATTATTGTCGATGTCTATCTCAATATCCTCATCTTTGTTGATTTCTGTTGTAACCTCGCTGTCCTCTGAAAGTCTTTTTACTTTTCTTCTAAGCAGGCTGTTTTCATCTTCTGCCTCTTCAAGTCTCAATTTTGAGTTTGTTAATTGTTTCTCAAGAGATTTAACTTTTTCTGTAAGTTCCTCAATCCTTCTGCTGCTGTTATTCAGCTCCTCCAACTTAGCTTCTGCACCTAATTTTTGCTCATTCTGCTGTCTTTCCATCTTGTTTCTAAGCTCTCTATTTGCTTCTTCGAGCTCTTTTACATTTCTTTTAGCTTCTTCAAGTTCCATACTGTCAGCTGCGTTTGATTTTCCCACACCAAGTGCATCCCCAATGCCGTCATATGTTTCAATAATGTATTCCAGTATATCATCAGCTTTTTTAGACATATCTAATGCCATTCCGGATTCATATGGTCCAAACATAACTCCGCATGCATTCTCAAGGTCTTTCATCTGTTTCTGTAATGCAAACTGCGCCATTGCTGCATTCTGAGATTTACCCTCTAAACCGTTCATCTTGTTTAGCTTTGCTAAAGTATCTGTCTTTAATGCGATGTTGTATACTTCATCTATCTTGTCATGCATTTGTGTAACTTTTCTTGTCAGTGAATCAAAAAACTCTTTTCTCTCTTTGTTCAACCCAGCTGCTGATAATCCAGCTGCTACTGTATCCACATCTTCCTGCTTGCCTGACTTAAGTAATGAAATGCTATCACAAGCTGTTCTGAAAAGTGCTGTCATGAACTCACTCATCCTTCTGGTCTGGTTGAGTCTCTCTGCCACTTTTATTAAGTCCGCTTCCTGTTCACTATCCAATGTGATTTTTGCCCCGAGTCTTATTTCGTACCTTGCCATCTTTTCTTTCCTCCTATAATAACACTTCTTTAACTATGTCAGTAAATTTCTCTCTTGTGAGTCTATTTTCTGTAAAGTATCCACCAGCCTTAAATATTAAGTTATTATCTGCTGGCATAGTACTTATCTGCATGCCGCTCAATAACTTCTTTACTACTTCACTGATACCCGAATTTGTACATCTGTTTACAAATGCACGTACTCTTGATCTATCTATCCCGCTGTTCCCGAGTTTAACCACTGCAGAGTTTACCTGTACAGGTGATATTCCGTTTACGCAGTAAATATTACTGCTTGCTATACAGCATATGCTGTTAATCAGTGAATCATGTAGTTCTGACTCTCCAATCTTTCCGCTATCTATCACTATATAGTCATACTCATTACCGAGATGGTTTAACATTGACTCATAATCGGCAGATGCTATCTGCAATGATGTTACTTTTCCATACAACCCGTTTACATAGTCTACGGTTACTGCATGATTAATGTTCATTGTTTTTACAATTCCTGATGCTCCCATAAATGCATTGTATCCTTTGCTTATGAGTACACCTAAGCCTGTCCTTAGTGACTTATCTATGTCACTCACAGATGCAGTGTATGGTGACTTACCTACCCACTGGTCTAAGTTAGGTGTTGCCAAATCCATATCTATTACAACTACCTTATTATTTTGTCCAAGCACTGCTGCTATACTCATAGCAGTTGTTGTTATTCCATGACTGCCATGACCGAAAACGTTCACTACCTGCGCCTTACTGCCATACTTTATCATTCCAACTGTCAACTCTTCAGTCATGCTACCTTTATCTACAGCATCTAGGCTCTTTCTTAGCTGATTCTCACTCTCTTTCAATGAGTTTACACTGTTATTAAGCCTTTGGTTGTCAGCTTGCAATGTAGCCTTTTGTGACTCTATTTCAGCTATCTTAGCTTTAAGGTTCTGATTAACATCTGATAGTGTCCTGTTGTTTTCCCTTATACTTGCAACTGCTGATATATCTCCTACCTGCTCAAGTGTCTCTTTTAACCTGTTTTCACTCACTGCAAGCTTTGCTTCAGTTGCTTCTAATGCCATCCCTTTATTCTCTAACTCTAATTTTAATCTAACAACCTCTGGGTTGTTTGCAAGGTTCTCCTTCAGTTTAGTAATTTCAGAGTTAAGTGATGTCTCCTTATTTATGAGTTCTGAAATTTCCTCATTAAGTTTGCTAATTACATTATTTTTATTCTCAATTTCTTCAGATGTTACTCTTATATTTTCTGTCAGATTCTTAATCTGAACTTCCCTTGCTTCTAAACCCTGCCTTGCCTCTCTTATTTCATTGTCTTTTTTATCTATCGCCTGCTTCAGCTCTTTGTCTTTAGCTGATTCCCTTTCACTTATCTCTTTATCCTTGCTCTCATTTGCTTCTTTTAATTTATCTAACAGTTCTTTGTTTTTATCTATCTTTTCTTTCAGTTCATGCTCTGTCCTACTAAGTGCTTCATCTTTTTCTCTGATCTTATTGTCCTTGTCTTTAAGTTCTTCCTCTTTTCTTGCTACCTGCGCGTTAAGGTCGTTTACTTTATTAACAAGTTCATCCAATTCTAACTTTAGATTGCCTACCTCTTCTTTCAGTCTGTCTACCTCTGACTCATTCTCTGAACTAATGTCTGTCAAAGACTCTACTTCGTTACTTTTCTCCTCAAGCTGCTTCTTTAAATCTGCAATCTCTTTGTTCAACAGCTCCTTCTCTTTGTCTACTGCTATTTCTTTGTCACTGTTGTTCTTCTCATTTTCCTCTAATCTATCTATCTGCTGTCTAAGTTCTGCCACAGTTTTTTCAAGCTCTTTTTTCTCTTTGTTCCTGCTTTCTATTGTCACTGCAACTGAACCTAGCTGATTATTCAGTTCGTCCACCTTAAGTCTGAGCTTTTCATTTTCTACCTCAAGTGCACTTGTATCTTGCTTACAGTCGTCTGTCTGTTCTGTTGTCTCTGCCTCTTCTTTTACTATGCACTCGTTGTTATCATCTTCTTTTTCTGGGTGTTCCTCACTGATATCTTCTTTTTCCTCTTTTTCTCTATCATCCACCCATTTTATAGATGTCCCTACGTTTACTCCTGTTAGTCTCTCTACTGCGTCCTCTAAAGCCTGTTTACTCATGAGAATTTCATATTCTAATTCGTCTGCCACTCCGGATGTTACTGTCTCTGCACTATCTGGTATGTAGAATAACACATGATTGTCTCCAATTTTTGTGTAGTTGCTTATAAACTGCTTCAGCTGCTGTTGCTCTATTTTCAAAATGCCCTCAATGACTACTACATGTATGTCATTATACTTTGACACTAAAATCTCAAGTTCATCCATAGAAACAGCTCTGTATAACTTACTGTTCCTTATATTTATATGGGATTGCTTACCTACTTTTACTGCTATTTTGACTGATTCCATATAGTTCCCCTTTGCACAATAAGGTAGCACCTAGGTGCTACCTTTACACTTTATGCTTTATTCTGATGTCTTAAATCTGGAAATTCTCTTTTTTTACTGTTTCCTCACGGCTTGCATCCATCTTAGCCTTGATATACAGTCCACGCACATCTGCCATTCTTGCATCATCCCCGTACTCTACAACGCTTACTTCTTTGCACCATTTCTTCAGCTTTTCTGTGATGAATGAGCTGATTGGTTCTGATGTACACTTTGTAACTGACCCTTCTTGGTAGCTGCTTCGCAATGATCCACCACCGGACACCACTACACCTTTTAACGTCTGAATTGGAACTCCGATTGACTTAAAGTAAGGATCCATTCTGTTGGTAATTTCTTCAGCTAACTGGCTCTTAGCCTCTGATACAATGTTCGGAATATCTACTTTGCTGTTTCCAAGACTCATTCTTGCCTCTGCCATGGCTGTTTCTGCTTCTGTGAACGGTAACTCAAATCCATACTCATCGTTAATTCTCTCAATCAGATAATCCCTTGCAATGTTTCCTCCAACAGGAATTGTTCTACCGGATTTCTCAATGTATCTTCCGTTTTTAACTATGCATAAGTCTGCCGTTGATGCCCCGATATTGATTCCAAGTACATTTCCTGTCATGTACTGTTTTGCTGCATCGCTTACTGTTCCTGCCTGTGTAAACATGAAACTTACCATTGACATTACGCACTCTTCTGCACACTCAACATCTGTGATGTTTAATTTCACAGTTGTTCCACCATTGTACTTAGGAAACTCCACTTCAAACTGTCCTACCAGTTCTTCCTTAAAAGCTTCCTGTGCTTTGTGCACTTCTGCTGGAGGCACTGCAATGTATAATTTCATTGTTTCCTCCGCTCCAAGCTCGATTCTACTTACAGCCGCCGCCGTGATAGCCGATACATAGTTTAAATCCTGCAGGTACTTCTGCTGCTGTACTGATGGTCTGATGTTTGAAATTGACTTTCTCTCCGCCATTACCCCGAGTAGCACACATTTTGGAAATACTTTGCTGGCACTTAATTTTCTAATCTTGATATACAGTGCCTGCTCAAGTGTATCATCATAAGGACTCATTTTAATATCATCGTTCTCTGATAACATAACTGCGTTGTTAGGAATCAATGCTGTTCTCCCGGATGATGACATAACTCTTGTTCCTGATGCTCCAATATCTACTGCTGCAAATTCCATGTTTGGTTCCTCCTATTAAATCACTTATGTATTTTTACCTAATAATGACTGTCAAAATTTCAATCATTATTTATATCCATTATATCTATATGTATATTTACATGCTATTCACAAAAGCGTAAAAATACACCAAAGATTATCTTTGGTGTATTTGTTCTATAAATATTCTGAGAAGCTCTTTACTAAACCATTTTCTTCACTACTTATATTCTGTGTAAACTCTCCTATAGCCATAAGGTTATGCCTATACTTGAACTTGTCTACATCTTTTTCCATGGGAACTCTCTTAGTACTTTCTGTGTTGTCCTCCTTATGTACTTTGTATCCTCCTGTATACTCTTCATTTAACCTTGCTAACTCAAATATTAAATCTGCTGTCCCCTCATATTTCCTTGTATGCATTACTTTAAACACTTTAGGTAATGCATGTTTTATCTCTTGCTTTAGCGCTTCATCTGTATAGAATAAACTTACCCTCCCGTTTTCGTCCATAATACCTATGGTATCTATTAATTCTTTTCTTTGTGCCACTCCACTGAACTTACCTGTTCCTGTGTCTACTATTGCTAGTCTATAGTCACTGTATTCTAGCAATAGCTCATTTCTTACATCATAGGTATTGTTGTATATGTTTTTTACTTTAATCCCGCTAGCCTCTAAATACTCTTTGAACTTGTTTGTTACCTTATCACATAATATGTATAGCTCTATGGGTTCTTCTTTATTTTGTGTAACTTCTAAGTTTACCTCTTTAATATCTTTTTTCTTCATATGCACTCTCTCTTTCCTTAGGTTATATTGTAGTACCACACATAATACTTTACTCCATTGGCTCCGTCACTGCTTATTGTTGTTCTTATTCTGTTAACTGCATGTCCTTCTCTAGTTATATCTAGCCCTGTGTCTCCTGTTCCTAAGTTTAATCCGTTGCTTGTGTCAATGTTTGTATTACCTATACTAGCTGCATAGTTAAGTATTTTTGCCATAGGTGTTATCCCAGTATATTCTGCATCCACACTGTAGCTTACTCTTGCTGCCATAACGTATTTATTGTCTGAATTGGCTCCGCTATGTGACTCATTTCCGTAGTTTTCTATATTAGTTACTTTCTTTAATGCATTTTTACCCCCAGCTGCGCTTATGTCATATATGTAATAGTCTATTGCTGTTATCTTGGCTGTGTCTGTATATATCCTCCATCCGCTTCTTTCAGCATATTTCTCTCCTGCTACATTTCCGTCTCTGTCTACATAAGATGCACCATGTCTCATTTCATTTGAGCAGTTTGACCACATAGATGCCAAATTCCATTTGAATAGGTTATTTACAGCCGTATATGCTGGTCCATTGTTCCCATCACATAGACCCAAGTATATTGCATTCACGTTTGATGGTGTATACTGTGCCGATATTGCTGTTAACCCGTTTACTAATTTGCTATATTCAGATGATCCTGCATCTAATGCTCCTCCATGTCCACTTATATAGTCATATGCTGTCTTTATATACCCTAACTCTGTATAGCTATTTCCTATAGTTACTGCTGTGCTGTTGTTTTCATCAGTGCTGTACATGTTCATAATTGGTTTACTCAAATAATTATAATACTCTCCTACAGGACTTCCCGTGTACTGCGCTGTTTGTCCAAATGTTTGCTTCTGAGTTTTTCCGTAAAAATGCTCATATATGTCCTCATTATTGCGTAACCCATAAACGTTTCCCGACTGATACTGGTTACCAGATTCATCTTCTAGTTCTCCTAAAGAACTTGATCTGTATGACTCCTGGTTAAATGAGTTACAGGCATTGTACAATGATAACTCTATTGTACTCCTAACTGTATACTGTGTCATTGATAAATTTATGTATTCTATTGTGAACATTGTCAATACAATAGCTATTACCGTTCCAATCAATACTCTAAATACAAACCTTACTGTCTTACTGTCTACCATATGTACCTCCTAATTATAGGTCTGGATAATACTTAAGTCCAGGTACTTTGTATGATATTCTCACTGCTGTATCTACAAAACTTCTTGTATACTCCATCATGTTTCCGCTAGCCGCTATATCCCTTGAGTACTCATTGTGTGCTGTATACCCATTGCTCCCACTTTTTGGCAGTGGCAATACTGCATGGTATATATACCCAACTCCTATTGTTATCTCATTACCATATTGCTTTCTATGGTTATCTGATGTTGATGTTAGTCTTTGTCCAGCTTTAAATCTGTCTGCTGCTCCAACTGAAGGCTCTGGATATAAATCTGTAATTGCCTTTGCTCCACTTGTATCTATAAAGAAACCAAAATCACTCACCGCACTTATTTTCAGTTTGTCATTTTGTGCATTTTCGTCATTCTGTGTATATACTTGTTCAGAACCGATACTGCTCATTGTGCTTGTCAGTATTCCTTTTTCTGTATCTGGTATATAGTTATTTTCTACACCTATTTGCATTACTGCATATGAAAGTCCAAGCGCCTTTATGTAATATCCTAGGAACAACACAATGTTCATTATAAGATATGCTATTATTATATAGCAAGGAACTTTAGCCAATGTACCAAATACTTTCTTTACCATTTGTTTCTCTCCTATAAATTGAAAATGGGCATACATCTGTATACCCATTTTTACGTGTTTAATGTTAGCTTCTTTTAGTTTCCGCCTGTGGCTCCGTTGATTTCTCCGTTGAAACCATTTAAACCTGTGTCTTTGTAATTACCTGCATCCTCGCTGCCTTTTGCTCGTCCATTTGTCGCGCCGGTTCCATCTCCGTTGAAGTCAATGCTTGCACCAGTTGCCTGTTTGATGGCAAGCTCTGCATTGTTTGCCATACCTGCGATTCCGTTAGGAAGTATTACATTCAGCATGATTGCAATTGCAATGATACAACCTACAGCTATTCCAAGTGTTGTAAATACTTTCTTTACCATTTTAGTGTTCCTCCTTTAATTTTAAAATGTTTATTGCTAATCACATCCATGCTTAAAATGATGTCAATCCCCCACCTATATCTGATAGATAAATTAAACATCCACTTATTACTGCCTGCACCAGTATTATCATTATCACTATCTTAGATTTGTCTGCCAGTGCAAGTGCCTTCTCTTTCTTTTGCTTTGCCCTATATGCTTCTTCGTTTAATATTTCACGTTTAAATCCCTCTAGTTCCCCTCTGATGTCTCCGCCATTTGCTCCTTGTCTAATCAATCGCATTAATTTTACTACTTCACTGACTCCTTTGTATTCCTCTGCTACATATGTATTTCCACTGTATTCTCCATATGTACTAAAATTGTGAACGCATATGTCTACTAACTTATGCATTTCTTCACTGTCTGTTGTCTTATCATAGCTCTGTATTACAGGTGTCAATGTTGCATTCGGATTTCTCATTAGCACATAGTGTAACATCAGATAAAATCCTGCAAAATTCCTTTTAATTTCTGCATCCTTTGCGTCTACCCTTGACTTTATGTATATATCAGTGACAGCATCTGTAATAGTTATAGCCATAATTATTAACATCGCTCCTAATGTAATATTTATGGTAAATATCATTATTACGCCTACTGCTGATAGTATCAGCTTAGCTACCACTCTTAATGCATTGTATGTCTCTGCCTTCATCAATTCCCTACCATCAAATGACCTAATGTCCGCCCTGTGTATTTTATACTGAAGTTCCTTTGATTCCGCATATGACATCCTAAATGGTGAATGTTCTACTGCGTGTGTTATCTTGTTTACAAAGTTATTTACAGCTATTAACTGTTTCTCTTTTTTCCTAATCTTCTCTATGTTTTTTAACTGTTTCTCTGCACCCTTACCCCTTTTTACAATGCTTACTTTCGTAATCCTCATAATAATCATTATTGCAATGATTATTACTAAAGCAACTGCTATGTATTTCATTAGAGGTATAACTGCAAACTTTATTATCTCCTGTACACTCATTTCATCGAAGGCGTTTCTTCCCTCTTCGCTGCCCATGTACTTAAGTATATCTCCGCCACCTACATACTTATTTGTCTCTACATCATTGGCCTTTGCAAGTATGCTTGCATAACTTATCATTCCCATATTTTCCTCCTACAGTTCAGTTGCTCTAACTATAGTAGTTATTACATAAACTACTATCAGCAGAAATATGTCTATTACTATCAACACGTTTCCTCCTATAGTGTTGAAGTACAAACTTCTTACCATTGGATATATTGCAAGTATCACAAATAGGAATACTGTTATTAGCACTGTACTTATTCTTATCTCATTTACTTTAGCTTCAAGCTCATGCTTCATTTCTATTCTTAAGTCTTTCTTGATGTTATTTATTTCAATAACATCTTGAAACATGTCCCCCAAACCTCTTTCTTCCTTTAACTCAAATGCTATACACTTTTTTATAAAGTCATCTGACATTGGTCCAAGCTGTGAATTTAGCTCTAGTAATGCCGTCTTTATATGGTAGTTTTTGATTTCTACGTTATCTATAAAATCTCTGAAATATGGTCTTGTTTCCTCTGGAATTATATTTATGTTTTGCTTTACTGCCACAAGCACACCATTACTTATATTGTTACATATAATATTTTCAGAATCAATTACTGCTCCAATTCTGTTCTCGTGTGCTATGTTTGCTTTTGTATACATTAAACAAGTAACACCGCCAAGACATATCGGATATACCAATATCATTATAACTGTTGTTGTAAAGAATAGAGATGATACTATCCAGCTTAGTATTAGTGACCCTGTTGCTATAAACCATACTAACTCATATGGTGTTATACCTGTATAATCAAGGTTGAGGTCTACAATTAGGTCTTTCATAAACCTGTATATTTTTACTCTCCTTGCTTTGTTATTCAGCTTACCTATCTCTATGTCCCTGTGATACTGCTTCTCCTTTTTGCTTACCCCTTTTCCTACTATGTATGTAAATTTACTTATCCCTTTTCTTACAAGCCCTACCAATGATACTCCTGCATATTGTCTAAGCAATATGGAACTCAAGAATATCACAGATATTATTGCTATTCCAACAGCTCCTTTAGATGTTGCTACTGTTTTTATCAGTGAACCTCCACCCATTTTTATTTTCCTCCTTTATTTTACTAAGTTTACACTTCTCCTACATAAGTTTGCTCTTTATCCAATTTCAAATCCTGAGTTAAAAATGAGTAGTCACTCTTCTTTAATCCTGCTAGTGCAAATCTTTCTTCCAGTGCTTTTGATATGCAACCAACTCTTTTGTGTGTACCATTGATAGATACAAGTTTGCCTTTTTCATCATATGTTGGATCACCAGGAATGAACTTGTAAAGTGAATTTACTATTGGCTTTGTCTTCTGCTCTGGGTCAACTCCTGTTATTTCTGCAATCTCTAGTACTTTACGTGAGCCGTCATTCATAAATCTCTGCACAACAATTATATCTATATTGTCTGCAAGTGTCTGTGCCGCCAATTCTGGTGACTCTCCGCTACTTGCTGTGTATGCTGTAAGGAATCTTCGGAATGCTTTTATTACACTTTCTGAATGGTATGTAGCGTTTACAGGATGTCCGGCTAGCAACAATTTCATTCCGTACTCAAACTCTTGGTTTGTTCTCCACTCACCAAATACTATGTATCTTGGTGAAAGTCTTAAGCTGGCATCCATCAAGTTTACTGCCGTAGGATCACAAGGTTTTGGATCTGTTACCTCATGTGCCTCTAAATGAAGTACGTCGTTTGTCACTCTTCCCATTTCATCCCTTTGTCTACCATCAATCTCACTAGGGTTCTGTATAAATATAACACGCATATCCTCAATGGCATTTACGAATGCAGTATTGGTCGTAGTTTTACCGGAAGAAGTAGGACCTACAGTAAGTACTGTTGTATATCCTCTTGCGAATATCTTCAATGCCCTAGCCATGTCGTCTGACATTGTTTTGAACTTTACAATATCCTTTAACTCTGGTCTCTCATCCTTAAACTTTCTTAGCACGAATGCACTGTATCTTTCTCCGTAAGGGTCCTTAGGGTCTACACCCAATGCAGATGAGTGTATTGCCTGCATACGATAACCCTCTATTGTAGTTGCCTCGCATATTGCATGTGCTGGTGTACACCTTACATCTCCCAGCATCTTTTTCATGATGATTTCCTGTTGCTCTGGGTCATGGAAATACAGCATATTTCCATTTTCATCCTGTAAGTCCATTATCTTTCCGTTTTTCTCTATTTTAATGTACTTACCATTTGCTCTTATCTCATTGACAGAGTCATCATTCATTGCCTCTGTCAAGAAATCGTAGTTTGTAATTGCCTCTACAAGTTTATCTGTTAACTTGATGGTATCTGGTACATTATCCCCACTGATATACCCATCTACCAGTGGTTTCTCACTCATTACGAAGTCAATGATTATCTGTTTAATTATTGACTTCTTTTCGTCTACTGACAAATCTCTGTATCTGTCTGACCTCTCTTCCAGTACTTTACGGCATTTAGATATTACCTCCTGTATTGTCGTTTTGTTTCTTTCAGATACTCCGCTGATCTTTGCACCACGTTCTGTCTGCATCTGCAGTAATTGCTTTATATCCATGTTTATCTACTCCTTTCCCATGTGAATCTTATGTTTCCACAGTCATACACTTTCATATAACCTAGCTTTTCCATTATTTCATTCTCTGTATCTGTTTCCTTGCCTAACCCTGCTTCTACAAGCTTATGCTTTTGTGTTTGATACCTGTTCTTTGTATCACTCAAATCTTTTGAATTTACCCATATGTAATTAGGTTCTGTAATATCTTTTACTGTTGCCCTAAACCCTAATCTCCAGTATGTATCCCCTCTAAACTTCGATATATCACAGTAGCATATGATATTATCTGGTTTATATCTTTTAGTGAAATATTGAAACATCTTACTTGTTCCGCCTACTACTGCTATTCCACTTTTCCAACATAGCCTTGTTAGTTCCCACTGGTAATTGCTATTGAACCTAGGTATATTAAATGTCATTACACCTAATAGCTCATCTCCTACATAGCACCCTATGTTTACACTTGATTTTACAGCTCCCTGTAAATGATACTCTCTGCATATTTCCTCTGCATATGTACTCTTTATCTCCTTTACCTGTGTTTTCCTCCCGTATGTAACTCTTTCTGGTTCTGATGTGCTATCTAAAAGAAACTGTATTATCTTGTCTTTATTATTCAAGTATTCATGCTCCCAGATGTGTACCAGTCTCACACCCTTTTTCATCGCCTGCAGTGTTTTATTTACATGATACTCTTTGTCCTTGTATTTTGCACTGTGAAAGTAATCTCCGTTGAACTCTATGCCAATGTTTCTTTCTGGGATGTATATGTCTATTTCCGACCCTATTACATCCCTTCTGTTTCTCTGCACTGTATTTCCAGCTTTCTCCAATATCTCTTGTATTTCATCTTCGTAATGACTTGTCCCATTACTCAAGTCAATGTATTCTTCAAGTCCAAATTTATGCATGTAATTTATCACTACTGCTGTGCTTATTCCGAGTTCCTCTGCATACTTGTTTGCTCTTTTACCTTTAAGCTCATGCCTCATTATAAACTCTTCCATACTTGCACTGTTTTCCAAAGCATAAATCTGCTCGTCGCTTCTTGGAGTGTATATGTGATATATAGACCTGTCTCCATATTTCTTCATCATTGTTTCTTTACTTTTTAATGAAGCTATACGTGCTGTGCAACTCTTACATTGTGCGTTACCCTGTCGCAACTCGTAGCCGTCTCTTATGAACTCTCTGTTACAGCTGCATCTGCACAGCCACTTAGAATTTCCTACATATCTTAATACCTCTGTATCCCTTATCATTTTTCCTTTCATGTCTATAAATGATTTAGGTCTTACATGTCCGCAAGATTTACTATTTCCTCTTCTAAGTTCATACCTGTCTATATACTTTATTGCTTTACAGCTGCATTGACACTTTACTTTGTCTCCGCCTGTATCTTCTATTACTTCCCACTCCCCAAAGTGTTGTCCTAATAGACTCTTACTGCATACTTTACATGATTGTATTCTTCCTTTGCTTAGTTCATACCCTCTGCATTCTACTGTGTTTCCGCATGTCACGCATTGGCATATCCAGTACACCTTACTGCCTCTGTTTTCTGCTCTACCCAGTATTTTCCAGCCATTTATTACTTTGTCAGCTAAATCCATGGACTATTCATCCCCGTCTAAGTTTATCTCTTTTTCTTCCTCTACATCAACCTCTATGTGTTTATCACTGTCTTCCCCATTCTCCACTTCTGTTTCCTCTTCCTCTCTCTTGTACCCATCATCTGTTATGTCTGATAAACTCGTTTTTCCTCCAATAAGTACTATTTTTCTGGCTAATGCCATTATACCTCTCTCAAATTCTCCGCCATTCTTATTTCTTGCTTTACCGGATGCACAATAAACCGATGCATCTAATGAGCTGTATACTACGTCTGTTGAGAACGGCAATGTCTCTATAAGTGGTAACTTCAACTTTTCAAATGGAAATTTGCTATACTTAACGCTTGTCTTTTTATTCATAATAACAATCATTTTTGCAAAACTGTCGATACCAGTGAATCCAAGCTGTCTCATAATTCTGTCTGTATTTAATACACTGCTTATACCCTCATCCCAAACAGTATACAGCTTATCAGCTGTATACATTGCTATGTTGCATAAACCATTTGCTACCTGCATTGGGCAGTCAATTATTACTATGTCATACAAATCTCTCGATTTTTCCAGTAACAATTTAAAGTTATCAAGTGCCATGCTTTCCTCACAGTTAATACTATCAGCTATTGACCTGTTGACTGAGTACATGATACTCACGTTTCCGCTTGTTATTGTTGCTTCTCCCATTTGACACTGTCCTGTCAGATAGTCCACAAGGTCATACTCTGTCTTTTTGCTTGGGTCCTCTTTATCGAAATATATGTGCTGTATTGGACATACTATGTTTAAATCTATCATCAACACGCTCATCCCAAATTGCTGTGATCCTAACACATATGCAATGTTACTTGCCACTGTGCTTGCTCCAGTTCCACCACTACAATTGGTGAATACTATTATGTTATCCACCATTAACTTGCTCTCTTTAATTCCATATCCGCCTAACTCTTTTAAAATACTTGTTGTACCTTCGGCTACTATGTCGTTAAACCTTTTGTTACTTAAGTCTACATTTCCACCTAACTTGTTTCCAAACAGTTCCTTTATTCCCATTTTATATCTCCCTTATTTTACTCTCTGTGGTAAACTCATCTTAAATGTACAGCTCTTACTTAAACATCTATAGTAATCCTGCAGTTCTTCTTGTGTTAATGCTAGTACAAGAGATGCAGGCTTAACACTATCTTGGAAGTCCTCATTACTATCCATCTGAGCCTGTTCATATACAGTCATTTGATTATATGACTCATAAATGTCAAGTATTGACTCCCCGTCTGAGTTTAATAAATCAGCAACCATTATATCTTTGAATACATCCTCTGTTCTTACGGTGTCAACTGAATAGCTATCATCAATGTCTTCTCCCTTTGACTCGGCTGATACATTGTAAATTGCTGTAATATTTACTCTGTCTCCAGGCTGTAAAAAAGTCTTATATGCATCAAGATCGGATGCTATTACGTCTACTGCCACTATTTCTTTTCCAGGAAATGAGTATAATACGCTATCGCTGTTATCCACACGCTCTGTAATAAAATTATTGTACATAGCTACTGTATTGTTCTGTAGTGGGTATGCTGCAAATGCTCCAATAAGTGCATTTCTTTCATTCCACAGTACAATTCTTCTTGATGTTGTACCGTTGCTGTTTGTAACTGCGTACTTATTAAACTCTGCTTCGATCATATCATACTCAACCAGCATATCTGCCGTTATTGTCTGGTTCTTATACACATCCTGAGACAGCATACATACTGCTATTGTTCTTTCTGCCTGTTTTCCTACAATCACAATCCATGCAATGAGCACTATAGTCACTATAATTATTCCTGCAAGTGCTATGTTCCTCTTTTGGTTGTTAACCTCTGTTCTTGCCATTTTGTTGTCTGATCTGTGTCCTAACTTCATATCTTATCTCCTTTACATGTTTCTTGCAAAAAGTTTGATTTCATTCCCAAACTCTGCATAGATATTAAAATGTTCTCCACTTAATGCCTCAAAGGCTATGAGCTCTGCATCCCCTAGCCATGTGTACTTTCTGTATTTCTCACATAACTCTGATAGCACCACATCTTTTGTTGATGCTACTATCATTATTTCATCTGCTGAACTTACATTTGAGTTTCCATATGCTAACATTAATAACATTCTGGATTGCCTTAGTTCATTCAATGATTCAATATGGTATACACCTCTCATATCCTCGTCAACATTACCTAATGAAACCCATTGCTTAACATGCTTATCTTTAGGTTCAATTTTATCACACATTATTAATGCCTTCTCTATTTCCTCTTCACTGTATGCTTCAAACCCAAATGCCTCTGGATGTCCTTCTGCCTTTAATCCACAATCATTAAATGCCTGCACCCTATAGTTTGTACCTTTTATTCTCCCTCTGAATGACCCTTTATATATACTGCCATTGTTCAGATAGACTACAGTATTCTTAGATTCATCTCCGCATATTCTTGATGCTATTACCCCGTTATAATTCTTACTTATGCCTAATCCAGTTATATTTACCATTACATAGGATTTGTTACTGTGCTCTTTCATATTCTTCATGGCAGTCTCTATTGCATCTCTCTGCTTAGCATCATACTTAACTAGTTCTCCAAGTGTATTAGGTTTATTTATTATTCTGTCTAATACCTCTCCCCCTGCCTCTGCTCTTATTGCCTTATTTATAAGTGGTGCTAACTTAAACTGCACATACGATTTATTCATCGTTATACAGTACTTTCCTATTGATTGACCTATTTGTAATAGCGCCTCATCTATGGTTTTATCACAGTTCATATTTTGTATGTACCACTGATTACGTTCATCTATTAGGTCTATCTGGTCTGTATATAGTGACGCCGCTGCCCATTGATATATCCTGCTCTTATCTATTATGTCACTATTATTGTATATCCCATACCATAGTCTCATTATCTCGTACACCAGTAGTCCACATGACATTTTGTTTGTCCCACAACATTTTTCTACATTTTCCAATGTCTCTAATTTTAATTTGCTTAACTCATATTTACCCTCTTCAAAATCGAAACATTCTATTGTGCTGTTAACAATTACAAACTGGTGAACACCATCGGTACACATACCACAGCTAACATTTGTGCTACAATCGTGATGATCTATTACCAGTACGTCGCAGTTACAACTTCTTATGGTATCTATCTCATTTGTTGATGAATCTACCACTATTAGTAGATCACAACATCTATTATTGTTTATATAATCGGCGTGCTTCTGCTTCATGCCGTGTTCTTTCTCCTTATTTATTATAAATATCTTCTTTTTTAACCCTCTTCTTATTAGTTCCCTATTCATAATGTATCCACTGGCAATTCCATCAAAGTCTACGTCAAAATGTATTGCTATTTTACTGTCTGCTTTTATATGTTTCTCCAGTAGTCTCAATGCTTGTATCTCGTTATTGAATAGCATTATACTAGGCTTCACTACCTTTTTTGTGCCTATTACTTCTGGCAACCTCCACTTCTCTAATAGTGCCTTTTCTGCATCTAATTGTTCTCTTATACCGTTATGTATCATCTTGGTTCCTTTCAAAAAATCCACCCTATTGAATAAGGTGGATTTTCTTTTATTTTTGCTTTATTCTGTTAATTCTGTCGCTATCTCCATAATATCCATGATATCGCTTTTCTCCATCATTGGCAACATGGCTTTTACAAGCTCTGCCACATTCTCGCTGCTGAACCTTACCCCTTTCTTTGTAGGTAGTTCTTCTCCATCATCGTTATCAAAATACTCCCTGATGTCTACGCTTATTCCTCTACTGTTCTCAATTTTCCTTGCAACAATTTTTTTGCTGCTTGTCACTATTCTGCACAGCTCCTCTGATTTCTCATCTGTTGAGTTATATGCCATTTTATGTACCTCCAATTTATTAAATTATTTTATTTTATATTTCTGCCTGCCCTCTACTATGTCTACTCCATGCCTATACTGTAGCTGTCTTGTTTTCTAGCCTATCCTCAATGTCCTTATTTTTTACAATGCCTGTATCCACCTTTAATGCTTTACTTCCATTTTCTGCTATGTCTATTATAGCTGCGTTGTGCTCGCCATTCAATCCATCAAATAAACCTACCGATTCTAACAGAAATACACTTGGATGTATTCCTGTTATAATCTCAAGCCTCTCTTTTGCTCTTGTACACCCTACATAGTACAGACGTCTTTCTTCGTCTATTATTCCATCTATGTCTGCTATGCTCATGTTCTCCATCATTTTCCTTATTCCGCTCATTCCAGGCATAGACTCATCATCACAAGCAAACAATATTACGTTTTTCCACTCTTTACCTTTGGCACTATGTATTGTTGTCATTTTTATTGTATCTTTAGGTGGTTTAAAACTACTGCTCTCAAGTTGCTCTACAGTCCTTAAATACTTCAAGGTCTCTTCAATTCCTTTACTGCCTACTGTATTCTGTATATAATGAATTATTCCCTGTAATGTTCTGTTCTTATCCTCATTCTTATACAAATACTCTGTATTAATCCTGTAAATCGCGATCATTTTATTTACTCTTTCAGCTCTATCCTCTATCTCTAGTATGCTTATTAAGTTTACAATACCTGCTATTGTCTCACTTTTGGCTTTGATCAGTGCATACTGCAACTTGCTCTCACTTTTTCTGTTTATACTTATTTTGTCCTGTTCCTCTCCCCCTACTATATTGTTCACTATGTACTTCAATGTAGTTAACAAGTCTAAACCATTCTCCTCTTGGAAAGACCCAATCTGTCTGGATAATGCTGCTGTCATCTTTTCACACAGCTTCCACATTGTCTGTGCTGTTACTCTCCAGTTAAATGTGTTGTCTGCTACAGTCATTACATTTTTTATATCCGTGTATATGTAAGTCTTTGTTAGCTTCATTTCATCTGGAATGTTACAGTATATGCCTAGTTCAATCAGCATATTATTGAGAATTGACAGCTGTGCGTTATTTCTGCATAGCACTGCAATGTCAGATTTTTTCTCCCCACTGTTCAATAGCTCCTTTATTTTTTCATATGCTATTTTGCTTAGGTCATATAAGTCCATGCTCAATGCTTGATATATTTCCACTTGACCCCCTTGATTGTATGCCTTCATTTCTTTATCAAACCTTGAACTGTTATTGACTATACTTCTATGTGCAAAATCTACTACCTCACTTTTACATCTATAGTTACTGCTTAATATAAAGTTACCTATATTCATGGTAGCTCCAAGTGTTAATATAATTTCTGGTGCTGCTCCACGCCATTTATATATGCACTGGTCATCGTCCCCCATAAATATTAGCATCTTATCTAATCTTCCAGTATTAATATCAGTTACTATTGATTTTACTATTTCGAACTGTATTTTACTTACATCCTGTGCTTCATCAATGTAAAACTCATCATATATGGCTCTACAATAGTTTCTTACTGCATTTCCTGTATTCCTGACATTTTCATCCTGTGACTTTATGTCTTTACAAACCCACTTATAAAGATACAACTGCATATCATCAAAGTCTATGTAGTTATTCTGTGATTTTCTCAAGTCATACCCTTTTCTTATTTCTGAAAATTGAGCTACAGTTATGTCATTTATAGTGCATGCTGGGCTACTTAATGTTGCATTATCATTCAATAAGTTATTTACCCTGTAACTTATTAAGTTACTAATTATCATCAAGTCGTCATCCTTACATATGAATCCTGCCTCTTTACATGCTTCCTTTATATACTGCATTCTTATGCCATCGCTTATAATTTTGAAGTTATTCATTCCGAAAGTTCTTATAAGTGAATAGAAAAACGAGTGCAGTGTTCTTATCTCTAAGTTACACTTAATTCCTAGTCTGTCAAGCAATGAATGCAATCTGTCATTCATTTCATCAGCACCGGCTTTGCTGTATGTTGTACAAATAACCCTATTTGTATCCAGTATCTCCCTATTCCATATTCGTTTTGCTATTAGATTAGTCAGTACAGATGTTTTTCCACTGCCTGCACAAGCTAAAATGACACCACTTCCATGGTGCCTTAAACACTGCCTCTGCTCTTCTGAAAACTTTATGGCTGTTATCCTCTCCATTTCATCAATTATCAAGTCGTCAGTGGATTTCTCTGCAACTTTATTTGCCTCATTATCAGGTGTTACGCCACTACTAACAAGTTCTTCAAGTGCTTCACTATATTCACTCATAGCTAACTTACCTTTCTTAAATTAGATTTATCCTTTATACTTTGCTGCTTATATGTCAGTCTCCCCCTTCTTTCTAAGTTCAACTTCTGTATCTCTTATATCTTCCTCAAGATATTCCTTGTTATATTGTACCTCAAAATCATCAAATACTGTTTTGATACGTTCTGGTAATGTATATTCTTTTGATACTACTCCGCCATCTGGTCTTACTGACCACATTACTATGCTTTCTGACTTATCTTCCTGTATTGGTCTTGCAAAATGAGCCTTTGATCCAAGGAACTTGTTAAATACTCCAAGTTCATCTATTTTTATTCTTGTACAGTTTTTGTTTAAGTACTGTAAATTCTCTCCATCATTCTGTAACATCCAATGTTCTCTTGTATAAAATGAGTTTTTATTGTAAGTTGTAAATTCTGCGTATGCAGTTTTATTCCCATTCACGTCAGTATCATATGTTACTCCATCAAAAGTTGCTATTCTAGCGCTGGCTACACTGCCATTTCCCTGTCTACCGAAAGCGTCTAGCTTATTGCTTTTTTTGTAACTGATTAATACTCCGGCAGTACCAACTGGAATCTTTCTTACTTCTTCCACCTTCTCTTTATGAGAGTATTCCTTATGCACTTTCTTGTGAAGGTACAGCTGTATTTTTTCTATAATGTCCTCTCTTTCTATGTCAAATGCAATTGTTACCCCATACTCTTCTTCTATAGCCAGCTTTATATCTACTAGCACGTCTATCACTGGCATATCAATATCTATTCCTTTTAAATCAAGAATCACTTCTTTAATCGTAGGATTTTCTTCCAACAAATCTATGGTAGCCTTCTCTATATACTTGGCTGAAAGTGAATTTTTCATCTGACCATACTTTTCTTTAATGGTTATTTCTGCTATGTCTCCATTTACTCTAAAATGCTTCCCTAACTCCTTTGCGTTACTGGCTATAGTTATCTCAATCTTTGTTGGTTTCTTCACGGCTTCTCTTTCTACATTTATGACTTTATCCTCACTATGTCCGTCCATAATACACATTATCTTTAACTGCTCGTATGCCTTTCCAAGTCCATAAAACTTAAACTGCAGGTTTTCATATCTCAGCATTTTCATGAAACTAATGCTTCTGTATGGATCAGCTACGTTTATCCCTTTAAAATCGAGCAGTACATTCTCTGCACCGTCTTTTAACAACCCCATAAGTTCTATCTTATGCAGAAGCTCTTTCCAACTTGCCTCCTGCGAAAGTATTCCTAATCCGTATATGCCTTTCACTGATATCACTTTAGCCATGTATTTCGTCCTCCGAATCTTTAATTTCTATGATATATTATATCACATTTTTTGACATTTGTCAATACATACGTTTATAATTTATATAACATGTTATTGTAAAGTTATTATTTTTCTTCTACTTTTATCTCTATTTTTTCCAATCTGCCGTCCTCATTAGCATTCATCACTACAGCCTTGCCGTATGTACTTGCTATGTATATGTACCTTGACGTCATATGACACAAATCATCTTTTGCCTTGCCTGCTATAGCTTTAAACGCCACCTCTACGTCTTTTAACCTAAATACTAATGCATTTATAGCTACTGCACAGTTTTCATACTTTAACCCTTTTACTATAACCTCTTTCTTTGCTGCTCCCAGCAGTTTCCTTATGTTTATCTCTAATGTTGTACCCTCATTTTTAGCCTCAATCTCCTCTATGCTTATATCTTTTGACATTAAGTCATATGCCTCTACTAGTTCATTTACAACAATCATTTTGTTACCAACATAGGCATTTCTATTCCCACTTCTATATTTTTTTATTTCTTCAGACTTCTCTATAAGTCTTATACAATCTATGCATGTTTTCTTATTATACTCCATTGTCTCTTCCAGTCTCATTACTCTATCTGCTAATTCTGCAAGTGCATAATCAAGTCCAACTCTAACTGCATTTACCTCTATACTATCGGTATTAGCCATATTATGCTTATCTGATTGCTCTTTTACATCATCTATGCTGTTTAGTATGCTATCTACCATTTCTAAGTCCTTTATTGCCTTTTCACTCTTATTATCTACACTGCTGGTTATATAATTATAATATCCACTAAACTTATAGTCTCCATACAGCTTTGCCTCTAAATTTCTAAGTCTTTCCTTAGAACAACTTTGTAAAATCTTTCCATAGTCGGCTACAAAATCTCCGTTGTATTCTTCTACTATTATATCATCTCTAACCTTTATGGCTAACCTATTATCATCTCTCCCTTTGAGTATGGCTTTCGATCTTTCCTCTCTGATTCTCTCCACATACTCTTCTGTATTACTTTTGCCATCTATTATATCTTCGAGTGCCATTTTTCCGAACAATGCTTCTATTTTTCTTTGGTCATATGCTACTTTATTTATAACATGTTTGACGTCAGCTTCATCTTTATTCTCACTTATATTCTCTGCCAATTCTTTCATAGTTATCTTAGAGTTGCACAGATACATCCTTGTTATATCCCCTATTCCAGAGTATAAATACACATAATCTATGAAAGCATAGGTTGCTTCTATACTACCCCTGTTCAAATTCCTTTTCTTTATACTTCCAGTTACACTTACTCTTCTGGTCATATTGCTGTCGTACATTTCTGGTATTATCATTTTCATTCTCTGAAAAATTCCTAGACTACTCATATGTTTTACCTCTTATTTTTATGGCTTATTTTACATTAACCTCTATTTTTAGCATTCATTTTTCATTTCTATTCTCTAAATTCCTAGGTTTTAACCCTCGGAATACCTTAAAATCAACCTTTTGTCTTAACTTTAATTTGACTTTAAGAATACTTTTCTTAAAAATTTATACATCAATTTCAGAATATGGTATTCCATAATGTCCTACTCTACATGCTATCATTATTTACAATCTTATCATTTAACATTGCTTCAATACTATTTCATATGTTAGTCACAATTCTCATGCCTTTTGTATCATAACAAGATTCCATTAAGTCTCTCATTATATCTATCATATTTTTATTTTTATATCCCGATTTATTATATATTCAGTCTATATTATCTGTATTTGCACGCAATAGCTATCCTTGAATCATATTGTTATAATTTATAATGATTTATTATATCATAGTTTATCAGTATCATGTTTTACTATATACATATAATTATTAGACTGCATACAACAACTTAACGTTATTTATGGTACTATTCTAGTTATATCAATTTGCTACTATTATTTGTCAGATTCCATAATCTACTGACTTATATATTGCTTAGCTCTTGAATAAAATGGTATCTAATATTATTAAATATATAAGCAATGACTAGGTATATACCTAGTCATTGCTTATCTCTTTACTATTTATCCAATACTCTACACTTAAACCTTTAGCTATAGTTATGTTTAATATCTTTACTGATGTACTTATACTTGTACTAACTTTACTTCCATATACTTGGAACTCCACCTCCTGTTCATTTAAGCTTGGTACTTCTATGTCAAGTCTAACTTTGTACCTACCATATATATTGTACTCTATTATGCTTACACTTGTTATCCATCTATCAGTTACTCTATAACTTGTAGTTAGTGCTACATATGCTCCTTTTTCTATTCCCTTCATACTCGGTATGTCATTTTTATTAAATATGTCTATTATATCTTCCATGTCAATTATATTTATATTACAGCTGCTTTGACTTTCTAAATTATGCTTAACACTTGATAATTTCCTTATTACTTCATATGCTTCACTTATTTTTGATGCAGTCTCTGAGTTCCCATTACAATTATCTGGATGATATTTCTTCATCAACTGCCTATACCTCTTTTTAATATCTCCAGTATTCACTTCATTAATAGAGTATATTCCAAACATACTACATGCTTCTTTTATGTCCATCTTTTATTCCTCTCTCATTCTTTTATAATATACCTCTATTTTTCCGCTATTCCATGTAGTCATACTCTCTTGATCTCCCATTTCATCATATGCCTTGTTAAATCTGCATATGTCAGCGCTTATTCCATCTGCCTTACTTATTATGTAGGCTTCTATTATAGATGGTTCTATTGGGCTACCATACTCCCTTTTTCCATGGTGTGCTAATACACAATGCTTTAACAACCTAATCTTCTCTGCCTCCTTTAGGCTATTTCCAATGCTACCTAGCGAATATCTTAATACTACTTCGTCTATGTACTCCATTGCCTTGGTTACATGACTCTGTAATGCTGCTTCACTAGAGTACCCAGTAATCCCAGTATGTCTATCCAAACTAAACTCCTTTACCTTTCCTATGTCATGTAGTATAGCTGATGCCTCTATCAACTCAATGTCTATATCCTGTACTCCCATAGTTGCTATAGCTACTTCTGCTATTTTCTTAGAGCACTCCAAAACTTCATTAGTATGCACACACAATCCACCTAGCTGATAATGGTGCATTGAGTTTGCTGCTGGATATATCACAAAGTCGTTCCAGTTTTCAGACATTATTACCTTTGTTATTGTACCATATACTTTATCACTTATGCCCTCTATAGTTTTTACTATATTATCTGCTGCTTCTCCCCTACCTGAACACCAATCTAGGTAGTCAGCTGACTCTACAGATATCAATTCTATATTATATATTTTTAATGAATACCCATTTTTTGCACAGTCATATTCTTGTACATCTATAGCTGCACTGTATACCCATCCTGGCTTTATCATTTCTCTATGGTAGCTTGTTACTTGAAATAGCTTTACCCCAGTCTCTATCACGTTCCTATCCTGTATAGCTATACTCATATATTCCCCACTACCATCTTTTTTCGCTTTTGTTACTACGTCTTTACACATAAATTGTACATATATTCTTTTTCCTATATGTTCACTTATTTTTATGTTTGCCAGCCTCTCATATTCCATCTTTATACCCTCCGCATAACATGTATTATATCTACTATTTTTGGTAGCTATTTTTACCCTCTATGTCTATCTTTTGGTACATTTATCAACATGTAACATGTATCTATTATGTATATCTTTTTATCTTCCACTCTGCTCTACTCTGCCTATTCCTATTATACAGCACGCCCTACTATACTACAACCTCTTTTTGGACTCCTAAATCACTACCTCATTATGTCCTATCATGGTACACTCTCACAGCCTTTGAGAGTATCATCAATTTTTTCTATGAAAGAAACTTTAAATTATTTTTTAGTTCTTTACTCTCAATACAATTTCACTATTTTTATGTCAGCAAAAATACACGATGTTGATCTCATGTATCAACATCGTGTATTTCAATACGGCATATTCTAATATCACTTAAGTCTATGCAATGTATTCTACTTTTGAAAAGCTTTCATTATTTTTGAACTGCTAAAGAAAAGTGCTCCTACGGCTCCAGTTACAGCTGCTAGTCCTAACCACATTGCCCCTCTTACTGGATGCGACTTACCGCTGTCTCCTAGAAAACTATTCTTTACTCTCTTCCAGTTATTCTTTGTAAAGCCAAAGCTCGTATCAGCTATTCTTCTTGCATACACTGGACCTTTTCTATCTACATGGCTATTGTACCCAGCTGACATCTGGTCTATTTGATTTCTAAACTCTGCCCTCTCTGCCTCTTTTTCTACTTGACTTCTATTCTTGCCATCACGTGTCACTTCATATAAAGGAGTGTTATTATCCATTATCACAATTCTATCCAATGCTCTTGTCATCTTAAATATGTTGTATATACCAGACTTATCATTGCTGAACTCTTTAGCCAGCCAGCTGAAACTCTCTTTATCAAGTATTATCTCCTTTATCCCTGCAAATTTCTTTACAAGAGCTTGAAAGTTCACTATATCCTCCAGCATTATTCCGTACCCATCATCTAACATACTGTTTATATTTACAATTTTCTGGTTAGCCATCATCATGTCACTAAGTATATGAACTCTAACTACCATGCTACTTCTAGGAAATTCTCTGGAGATGCTGTCCAGTATAAATTGCCATCTCTTCTTAAAATTATAGTTCATTCCGTAACTGCTCATCATCAATTTTTCTTTGAATCTGTTTACTGTACTTACATCGCTTTCAGATTCTTCCACAAAGTCTTTTGCATCAACATCAATCACGCTGAATGCACTACTGTCATTTACTATTACCTTACCATTCTCTATGCTTACTCCTACTGTTGAGTTGACACTCTCTATTTCAGGCTCAAATATCTCTGGGTTATACCCATATCTTTCGCTGGTGGCTCTCTGTACTGCTTTTCTATAGTCGTCTATTCTCCTTTGATTTATGTTATCTATCAGATTCTTTGTTCCATAGTCCTCTAGGTCTATATCCTGCTCTTCAGCTATGGCTTCACGATACTCTTCGTCTGTCATTTCCACGCTTTGGTCATCAATATCAAAATCATCTGTCTCATCGTAGTCATCGCTTACGTTGAATCCACTTTGAAATGAATCTACTCCGCCTGTACCTGCTGTGTCCTTAAAACTGTGACAGTCAAACATATATTCATTTAAGTTATTGAACTGACCTCTTCCAGTAATGAATGCATTGAAATACTCATATGATGCTCTCATCTGGTCTGCTATTGTTACATTATAGCTTTGTAACATTTTTGTTATGTATCCTTCAAATCCGACTTCTGGTATTACATTTCCAAAATTATCAAGTGACACGCCTTTCAAATCATCTTCAGTTAACCCTGCTGCTTTTGCATTCTCTATCATTAGCTCTTTATGGTTTGCATCGGAATATATATTGAAAGGTCTAAACGCTTCCATTGAATTTGATGTTACATCTTTACCTATTGCGAAGTATCCACCTGTTCTTCCTGTAAACCTGCCATCATACCACGCCGCTTTCTCCAGTGATGTAGGTGTACCAAACACTTTTGATCCGTAGTTTACTGCTGCCCCTTTACCAAATATTTTTGTAATAACGCCGCTCGATGCATCTATTACTCCGGCTATTACCGACTTGTTTTTGTACTGTTCTGGAAACTTTGTACTCTGCCATATGAACATTATTGTTATGTTAGCATAACGAAATGTTGACGTAATACATGTCTTAAATTTGCTCTTTATTATTCCCTTCCATTCATTATATCCTCTAATGAACTGTATTACCTCATCTGTTGACTGGTTTATCTTTTTACCATTTTCATCCTTTTCTGACTTTCTCTTTGTTTCTGCCCTTTCTAGGCACTCACTTACGTCTATCTCTGCCACAGCTGCCTGTTCACACTCATCTACGAATGCTGTTACCCAATCATCTGTTGGTAACCCCTGAGATGCTCTATATGCTGCTATGTCGCATAACAGTTCTATGCCCCTCAAGTATGTTGTTATCAATATAAACTTCTCTTTCTCTACTTCTGTTACAAATATTCCGTCAGGTATATTGTCCGCATCCATAAATGGATTCTCCTGTCTTATACTTGTCCCTCTGTTCTCAAGCATTTCAGTTCCTTTTCCGCTTACACCATTGTATACAGCTGCTTCTACATTGTTCTTCCATGCTATGTCAGCTAATACCTCTCCCATATCTGGTTTACCATCTATGTAAATCACTTTACATAAATCTGCTATTGCTGATGATATAAGGTTTAATGTCATTACACCTTTACCGGAACCTGATGACGCATATATAGCATATACTGCATTCTGTCTATCCTTAAAATTATATGTCATTATAGTTCCATTATCTTTTTTACCAAGTATAACGTTGTCCCATCTAGGTCTTATACCCTGTTCCTTAAGTATATCCAATACTTGGTATGCAAATAATGAGTCCTGCGAGAATCTTTTCTCATTGTAAACTACATTTATGTCTACAACACCATCTTTGTAGTCTCCTACCTGTCTAACATCTATTCCAGTGGCTGTTCCTACATTTAACTGACGTTTCATTTCAGCTATAAGCCCAGCTACATCTATTTCTGAGTCTGATGCTATCCTTACTCTTGTGTTTACCCCTTTCTTTCTCTCTGCCAATATGATTACATTCTTTAAGTTCCTTGACATTTCACTGTTTATCTTATTAGCTATCTGTAAATCATTTGCTGATGCTTGGTCTGTAACGCCATACTTAATATATGCAGTATAGAAGTAACTCTCTATACTCTCTCTTATATATCCGCTTATATCTCCCCACTTTATTACCTTAGTGGTACTCTCATTCTCTATTTTATGTTCCTTTAAATATTTATTGATTCCATTACAGAATCTTATATGCCCAAACATAAACTTCAAGTGCATTCCTACATATATTATAGGTTTGCCTGCTCTCTCTATCTCAAATATGTCTGGCTCTTTTTGGTTATCTGCATATAAATCATAGCTACCTTTTAATACTCCTGTTATTGCGTTGAACAATTCCATGTCCATTGCTTTATTACCGGATTGTATTATTCTACCATCTGTAGTTGATCTTACCGCTCCTATGTTTGTTAATACTCCACAAGGTGATACAAGTCCATATCCACTTTCATACAGCCTTTTGTATGTAGCCATAATTCCACTTATTACGCTCTCTAACTTATCTCCCCATGTTTCCTTTAATCTCTTGAGTAACTCATCTTGTGTATCCCCTTTTTCTTCCTCTGTATCATCCGACTCTTCACTTGTACTTACTAAGTCGTCTAAATCTAAATCCTCTTCCTCATCATCTACTATGTCGAAGTCATCTTCTTCATCAGTGAGTTCTTCTATCCCGAATACCCTTAATGCCTGTGATATCTTTTCCTGTGACAGTTCTTCAAACTCATTCATGTTAGCCCCAAGACCTAATATGAGCTTTCCATATTTAGCAAAGAACTTATCCCTGCCACTTGTGTCTCTCATTATCTTGTTTATGTGTGGTACAGCTGAACAAAAGTCGTTATATGCTTTGCTTCCAACTATATTGTATAGTGTTCTGTAAACTATTGGCAACAATATAATTGAATATGTATATGTATTGCTTTCTACTATTGCCTGACTTGTTTCCCCTAATTCTACTGATGCTAATACCTCATACTTATTCAGTATATCTTTTATTGTTTCTATGCTTAAAGTGGATACTGTCTCTGCCTGCTTTATCTTTATTATCAATTTTTCCTGTGCAGTCATGTCTTTTTTCCTCCATTATGCTTTCTTTAACAGCTCTTTATCTATTCCTTTTGTTGCTACTGCTATATCGTCATGGCTCATTGTACTTAATGCTGACCTTATCATCATCCCTGCACCATTTTTGCCATACTTCTTAATTAATTCTGCTATTATCATGTCTAATTCATTATCGTTTTCATTTTCAGATGTTATACTTTCTGACTTAGCTTTTGCGTCTTTACTAAATCTCTCTGCATATTTTTCTGCATAGTTGACTAACTTCTCCCTATCAAATAGATATATGTTTGGTGATGTTACTATTGAGCTGTATGTCTTATTATTTTCCTCCACCCGTGAAGCCGCTACCATTGCTCCTGTAGTCTTTATTGCCTCTGCATTCTTTTCACAGCTTCTCACTCCCATGTCTCTGGTTAAAAACTTGTCCTCATTGCCTACAAATAAACCCTTCGTTATTGCCACTGTTCTTATCCTGTTCAGTTTTGAGTTCCCTATTGCATGCTTTAATAACTTATATGGTGTATCACTCTGATACATTCCAGGTGTTTCACTCATTAATATCTGTCTAACTTCCTGTGTATTGATTCCACCCATCTGCCATTCCTGCTCTAGCTGTGCATTTGCTCTTAATGTTAGCTCTATCACATGTGCATCTATGTACACTTCCTCTATATTTGAGCATACTAATGGATTTATTATTGCTTTGAACGGATTACCATACAGTTCTACCTCTGGTAGTTCAACCCCATATGCCCTATGGTTACTTGCTGCTGTCATTCCTACTGGTGATGTAAAGGTTATTGTTTCCACCCCACCTAAATGTATGTATACTTTCATTATATTTCTAGGTGAACTATAAACCTTGTCCTTTTTATTTGCCCATATGCTATAGTTCTTATTCTTTGAGTATGTTCCCTCTATATTTTCTTCACTACCGTTATACTCTGGTACCTTTGTGTATAGTATCATTGGGTCATCTATTCCACCCACTGCTGGAAAATGCATTGCATTTGCTATCAATCTATCTATTCGGTATTTATTGTTTGCCATCACTGTTTACCTCCAAATATCTTTTATATTGCTTTATTCATCTTGACGTTACCATGTGAGTACCTATGCAATAAAAAAGCTGTACACATATCTCTATGTGTACAGCTTGTGTATCTGCTATTTTTAATAAAGCTCTACTCTACATCTCTTGTCAAATGCTCCATCCTCAATGAAAGCTGACCTCGGTACTCTTGCTACCTTTAATTTTGTGCATCCCTTAAACGCACACTCTGCTATGTACATACATGATTGAGGTATGTTTACCTCTTTAATCTGTGTACCCTCAAATGCATGCCCGTCAATTATCTCCAGTTCAGCCCCAAGGTCTACCTTAGATAGGTTGTATGCACTGTCAAATGCTCCCTTTCCAAGTTCTACTGTACCGTTAAGTACTACACTCTTTATTGGTGTTTCACTGAATGCTCTTTTTCCGATTACCCTAGCTCCAAGCTCAAGTTCTCCGCGTATATTGCTCTGTCTAAATGCTTCGTCCCCGATATACTCTACACTCTTTATGTTGCTTACTCTTTTTAGTGTACTGTTTCTAAAAGCACATTTACCTATTTGTTTTACTTTGTTCATACCATCAAATGTCAGTATGTCATCGCTATCTTCAAAAGCGTATCCGAGAACTTTTCTTGTCTTTTCGCCAGCCTTTAGTGAGTTTACCCCACTAACATCTGCTATTTCTTCTACCTCATCTGGTATATTTGCCTCATACACACCGTTGTAATTAATACTTAATGCAACTTTACCACCGTGTACTTCCATTTTCTTTTCAAACCTATCTGTAAACTTGCAAATCTTTACTGCCTTTAATGACTGTTCTGACATTGCACTGACTGAATCTTCCCCAGTCTTGAAGTCCCTTATGGCTATCCCCAGTACACCTGAGTCAATGCTGAATGCTGCATTCATGAACTTTAACTGCTCTACACTTTCAAGTCCAATCTCATATGCTATCTCATCTGCTGTTGCCAATGCATATTTTACTTCGTCATTTACATCACATGCTATGTATCTAATGCTATTACCTACTGAGTCTATAGCTACTACATATCTCTCTACAGCTTTTAACCCTTTTGTCTCCCTGTCGTAGTACCTTTTTTCATTTCTATACAGTTTTACTACATCAGCGTTTCCTTTTTTGTTCAATGTTAAGTTTTCAATTTTACAGTTACCCTTACCAAGCTTGCTCTCTATTGCCCATCCCTGTATGTTCTTAGTTCTTCCTGTCTCTGTGTTGTACACAACTGCCTCAACAATGTTTCCTGTAATGATGTTTCTTTCTACTCTGATTGCATATTCGCTCATACTACGTCCTCCTAGACATTATTTATCCTTTTCAATCCATATCTATTATAACGCAATGTGCTCATTATTGCAATCTATATACTTACTATTTCTGAATTTGTAGTTTCGACTTCATCACTGTCTTTTGTTGCAAGTTCTTTGACGTCTATATCTACTTTACCATCCTGCATTTGACTGTTCTCAATGTAAACCCCGTTAGTTGCTAAGTAGCTATCTGCTACTTTACCAATATCCCCATCTAATTTCAGTTCATACACCTTGGCTCCCCTAGGAATATAACCATGCTCAATTACTATAAATTGGAATCCTATTTCAGCAAAGCACCATAGAATATCTGTTATTATCTTTCTGTTCTCTATTGATAACCCGGATATTACCTCGTCTATGCAAAGTATTCTTCTTGCTCCAGTGAGTACAATAATGCATAATATGCTCAATAGACTTACTATCTGTGCAATTCCATGCCCACTGTCCGCCTTAAGTGATCTCTTAATTCCGTTTCCCACATCAAGCTCAATCTCTAGCTGTGGGTACTTCTCATCTCGTATGAACTCTGTTATCTTAATTCTCCTTGTTGTTCCCTTAAACATCTTCGCTAAGGCATCATTTATACTGGACTCTATAAATCCGTATGCTTCTTTTACGGCATCATCGCTGAGCTGCTTAAGAATCTCTATCGCATGTGTTGCAATATCATATGCCTCTTTGTTGCCCTCGTTCTCTTTTGCCAGTTCCTCTATGGTCTCCAGCATTTGCTCCCTAGACCTTATTGCTGCATTGTTTTCAGCTTCTATCTTGTTAACTGCCTCTATAAAATTGTTTGCTTCTTCTATTACCTTGCTATGCATTGTTCTTCTCCTTCATTTTTTATATTATATCTATAGTAATATTATGTACAATCTATTGCATAAAAATAGCACCTAATAATCACAGGTGCTATTTCATAATTATAATGCATACGACTCTTTTATATTGTTCAGTACTTTTATCTTTAATGCCCCATATCCAATTGCAGGTATGTTCATTCCACTATTGAATACCCTTATGTTTCTCTCTATTTCTTCAATAGTATCATCATCGAATACCTCTATGTGATTCTCTACTGCATTCTTGTAATCTTCATCTGCCATTATACCATCCAAGCATATTACCTTGTGTCCACATCTGTCCATTGTCTCTAGCTTGTGTATTAATCCTTCCACATCTCCGTCTGTACATTGTGCTATTGTGTATCTTTTCTTGCTATCACTGTAAGTTCCAGTTTTTTTATTGTACTTTATTTCTAATCCAATGTTTCTCTCTATAAACCTCATCTTGCTTTCTAACATTTTGTTTCCCCTTTACACTTCATTGTATTCTATTGTTTTTGGCATTTCCATATAGTAACCCTGCACAGCTTTTACACCCATTGCATCTGCTATGCTCAGATGCTCTATTGTCTCTATTCCCTCTACAACAGTTGTTATATGAAGGTTATCCAGCAACCCTATTACTCCTATGAGTATTCTCAGCTGTCTTTTAGCTTCCATTGCTCTCTGTATGTAATCTTTATCTATCTTTACTATCCCAAAGTTTATTTCAGCAAGTGCTTCTATATTGCTGTTGCTCTTACCAAAGTCGTCCAATATTATTGTAACTCCATTGTTTACTAATGTATTTATATTATTTATTACATTCTTATTGTTAAAATCTGTGTCTTCTGTTATTTCTATGAATATTCTATGTTCTCCTCTGTATGCCTTTATTATTTTAATTATCTTTTCAGCCTCTTCTGCTCTCTCAAGAGTTTTATCACAAAGATTAAAACCGTATGAGTGCCCATCTGAAGTCTTAGCTGTTAATATCCTCATTGTGTACTCTATTATATCCTCATCAAGCTCACAACAGCATCCGTGCTCATGCGCATATTTCACTATGTTATCTGCTCCAGTTATACCTTTGTATCTTCTTACAAGCACTTCAGTATACATTACTTCCTTATTTTTTATGTTATATATGCCTTGACATGCCACACGTAAATCCATATCTATTCTCCTAAAATAAAATTTTTGTAACCCCATTTCATAAACATGTGCACGTTTATGTGCAATAAAATAAACCTAGCTTTTCTACGCTAGGTTTATCCTTTGTTCTTTTAGTTTTATTTACTTGGATACCAGAGTATACTGTGTTGTCAATAATGTTTCTGACCTGTATTTTACTTTTTCTTCTACTGGAGTAGGTTCTATATCCTGTAATCCCAATCTCTCTCTTGTCTCATAGTATTTCTCAATCGCTTTTTCACTGTCTATTTCTGCAAGTCTTATGCAAGCCTGATCTCCGTCCATGATTTTGATGTCCATACCTACTACTTCTGTTTTTAACTGGCTTAGCATGTCGTTAAACACTTTTAAACTTACCTGCAACTGCCTGTCCTCAATGTTTCCTATTGTATCAATGCAATCGTCGCATACTACTTTGTACACGTCATTCACTGATGCATTACTGTTTGTAACTGCCAGCACAATCTCCATTTCGTCGTTCTCATTTTTTACGAAGCTAAATGCCAGTTTTTCCGATGCTGATGACATGACAGCTGACTTGATTGCGTCTACAAGAAACTCTCTTACGAAGTTAATCTGGTAACTGTCATACTCCATGCTGCTAAACCTCTCAAACTGCGTTGTTTGCGCCTTGCTTCCTTCAGCCATAGCAAACCAAATTCCTGTACGTTCATCCTCTGTAAAAATGCTAAAGAATCCTTTTTCTGCATGTGTGTATACCTTTACACCTTTGCCAATTTTACTTAATATTCCGCACACCTGCTTAGCCACTGTAGTTGATATTGTAGCTGGAAATTTCATCCTGTTGTACAGCTTATTTTTCTCTGTCTCAAACTCCTCTCCACTTACTTTCCCCTTGAGTAACTCTACGTCCATTGGACTTACCTCGAGTTTGCTTACAGGAATAGCAGTTACATGTGCTACATTAGCAACAAACGCTTTCTGTATGCTAGGCGACATGTAAATAATTCTGGACTTCTCAGTGCCACATCTGGTCATGATGTCCTGTAACTCTTCAATATCCCACTCGTCTGTGATGCTTGCGTTGAAAATGCTATCATAGTCCATTCTACCTAATATAGCTGTTTTCAATGATGACTTTACATCACTCCAGTTCAACTGCATAGTCTTTTCTGCTAAAACCCTGTACTCTTCCTCGCCGTTGTCTCCATCCACTAGACATTTTTGCTGAGCCTTGATCTCAATTACGCCATCTGCCGGATACACAAATCTAATGCAATCTACTACAATAATTCCAGATGGTTGACATTTACTTAATGCTGCTACAAGTCTGCTGTAGTCTACTACAATGTCCCCCTGTATATCCCCATCCTCATATTCAGTGTATACTGTACCTGAGAATGATTTCTTTCCGTCTGAATATCTCACTTTCATCTCATTTGTACCTAATGACAGCATCACTCCAGGTACTGTTTTGTCTCCATTTACTAAGTCTGTGATTTCACTGACCACAGTTGTTATATCTTTTACAAGTAATTTCATCTTATTTTATCCTCCGTCTACTGCTAAATCTGAAAGAACTGCCCAGGTGTTACAGTTGCCCCGATAGGTAAGTTACCGTTTGTCCTAATTGTTACATTTTGCTGTGTATTCATGTTCCCCTGTACAATCCCTGTCTGTGCCTGCTGATATGCTCCTGTATTTGTTTGCATTTGCACTGCACCCTGTTGCACATTATTTACACTTGCCTGTACAGTGCCTGCACTCTGACTGTCTACCTGCGCGATCTTTCTTAATACAGCCATTCCCGTACTTAATGTCTGTTCTACCTTCTTCTCATACTCTGCATAAACTTCTCTGATGTTGTCTTTTGTTACCTGTATGCCTAATTCCCTTGAGAGCTCATCACATTTTGTAGCCAGCTCTTTCTCATACAAATCCAGCTGAGCCTTAAGCATGCTTGATTTTTCTTTGTTTTTCTTTAACTCTGCATTGTACTGCTTCACTTCATCAATGTTAATCATTTTATCCCTCCTGCAATAACTGAATTGCTTTTAGTTTATATTTTTCATCTATGCCCTGCATAGCCATGATTCTGTCCTCTGGATTACCGAAAGTGCAATCCTTACTGTCTAGCTGTTTAACAACGTCTGATATATCTACCCTGTTCTCCTTTTCCTCTTTTCTCTCTCTTCCTGCTGCTATATCCTCTAATATGAATGACTTTTCAACACTCCACAGCGGAATCTCCTGCTTATCATAGCTAACTCTTCCGTTATCCACTGTGATTATAGCCATACTCCCTACTGTATCCATGTTATCTGTGTATGCTGGTCTTGACATACAGCCAGGATAAAATACAAGTACTTCTTTAGCCCTATGATCTCTTATTATATTGCCTTTGAATGCCATTGTCTTATGTATATGACCGCAAATAATATAGTCTATGTCATAAAACTGTGATAAATTGTCTAACTCTATTGCTGTACCAAAGTTTGGCAACCTTGTGTCTTTAAACTTCAAATAATCATGTGACACAAGCACATTAACATCAGTTTGGCTATCTACTGCATTTACCTTTGTCTGCAATATCTTTCCATAGTCAGCCAGTGTAAAATGTACGTTCTCTACGTCAAAATGATCTGTATGCTTAAATAAACCTTTCTGCTCGTAAAACTCATACTCTGTCATTCCGTTAGTTGCACTGTCATGGTTACCTTTTACCTCGTATCTGTTCCCATTTGTAATCTCATACTGCTTAGCCAGTTCTTTTTCCACCAGTTTTCTGTATTCCAGTTTATGGAACTTCCCAAATGTCAAGTCCCCTGTACCTACAATATGTGTTACTCCCAGTTTTTCTGCTGTCTCTGTTATCTTTTGAAAGTATTCCAGTGACTCTTTTGGGTAATCTCTGTGGGAACCATATTCTTGTGAACTTAAATGTATATCTCCGTATATAAGTATCTTCTGCACTTTCTATTTCCCTTTATTTTTTATTTACTTATTATTCCTGTCTGTACATTTCATAGCTTACCCTTCCATTATAACGTCAGTACCACAATTAGGACAGGTTCCAACTATTGCTCCACTTGCCTTCATCTTATTGCTTATATCATCAATAAGCATGTTTGTATTTTGTATGCTTTTTTCTATGTCTGTCATCTTCTCAATCAATGCCACAGCCTCTTGCATTTTATTGCTACACTCTGCCTCTTTGTTCATATCTTGCAAACTGTTAACTTCACTTATGTTTCCATACTGTTTTTTAAGTGACTCTATACTGCTCAATACTCTCATGCAGTCTCCCATTTTCTGAACTGTGGTTTCACTTATTTCTTCTGCCCTATCTATCTCTCCATACAATCCTCTCTCCCTTACTATATCTTCCATCTTCTTCAGTACATCTACTGCTATATTAATATTTATAGCCTGTACCTCATTAATTTGTATTAAGTTATCAATCTCACTGATTGAACTTAGTTCTTTACCTATCTTATCTACATAATTTAATGCAATGTTGGCACCCATAAACATACTTGCCTCTAACTCGTTGATACTCTCAAGTTTGTACGTGTCTATCAGTTTGATCACACCTAAACCATCTTCGAGTTCATTCATTTTGTCCAGGATGTCTACTGCTAATTCGATTTTCTCAAGTCTTTCCTTTGCTCCTCTGATTGCTTCTTTTATTTCAACTATGCTTGAAAGGTCAAGCACATCAATCCTCTTCATGTTATTCTCTAATGCTCTGATACTTGATGCATTATCTATTATTTCCTGCCTTTTGCTGTTTGCTTCATCAGTACCTCTTCGTATTGCTCTTGTGATCTGCCCTACTTTTAGTGCATCATACATTACCTTATAGTTTGTAGATGCTGGCGTATATGCCATTAGCAACTGGTCTTCATATGTTCTTACCTGTAAATACTCCCTTGTTTCAGGCTCTTCCATCATACCCATTAGCTCACTTACCTGTACCGGAAGTCCTTCACTTATCTTTGTTGTGTTCCACACAGTTCCGTCCGGATACCTTACTTCATACTTGTTTATATTGTCCTTTGTCTTTAGTCTTACTATGGATGACCCATCTGCTAACTGTATACCAACACCAAAGAATGGTGCCCCTGTACGTATATACCCCTTTTGTCCCCTTGAGTTATAGTGTAGTGCACATACCTCAAATGCCTTTAATATAGATGATTTTCCAACATCATTGCCGCCTACTAATGCTATAATTGGTGACTCACTAAAATCTATTTGAACGTCCTGTATAGTTCTGAAATCTTTAATAATGATTCTGCTTATTGGGCTGTACTTATTCATCCATTTGTCTCCTATAATAAAAATGGGGTACACTTACTGTGTACCCCCAATCTCTCTTTTCTCTCTTTTTGCTGTCTCTCTAAATCTGGAATGTAGGTGTTCCCCCACCTAAAATCTGGTTAGCCGCTGTTGCAGTACCACTGCTCTCTGCCGGCTGAGCTGACTGCTGAACTACTGGCTGTGCTGTTGACATGCCAGGGATGTTTGGCACTGTCATACCAGGGATGTTCGGCTGACTTGCTGTCTGCTGAACTACTGGCTGCGCTGTTGACATACCAGGGATGTTTGGCTGACTTGTTGTCTGCTGAACTGCCTCTCCTACACTACCATTTGCAGTCTGTGTATGGGTCATACCAGGAATGCTAGGAATCACTGGCTGACCATTTGATACTGCCCCAGGGATACTCGGAATTACCGGTGTTGCTGCTCCGTTTAATGTCGGAACCTGAGGATTTAACTCTGGGTTGTTCGCCTGTAAAGTGTAAGCATATTCCATATATTTTGCCATAGGGTTAATCAATTTAGCCTGCTGGTACTCATCCCATTTATGGAATAAACCGTCAATGATGTTGTTAGCTTCAAGCGTCGTCATACCTTTCCACTCTGGGAATGCCTTCTCGATGCCCTCCCATTCAAACTTAGCTGCATCATTGTTGATCTGTTCAAGCACTGCCGGATACTGTGTTGTAAGTTTCATGTTCTCAAGTACCACTGGTGATACTGTTGAGTTTAACACTACCTGTTTAATATCGTCATTTGCTGGGTAATCAAACACCAACTCGCTGCCAACCATATCCACGCCGCTGTTCTTGCACTGTTTCTGGATTTTCTCAACTCTATTGGATGAAAGCTTCATAATCTTAAGTGCATAAGCTGGAAGCTGCGTTCCCTCTGTCAGAATCGCTGATCCATCCTCATGTGTGCTGAACTGAGCTACCAAAATGTACATGTACGGTTTTGCTTTCTTTGCTTTTCTTTCATTTGAGAAGTTTGTCTTACAGTTATCAAGATGCTTATTGCGAAGCTCTCCCTGTAACTGACAGTTCTCTTCTTCCTGCTGATATCTGTAGTTGTAGATATCCCAAGCGTCACTCTCCCTCTTACAGAATGGGCATGACCCGTCATTCAGAATGGTACCATCTTCTGCCTGTCTTACGACACCCTCAAGGCATACTGTACTGTTATACTTGCCAGCACTATCAGTCCATTCATGAACCCGTCCTTCAATCGCAATCATTGCGTTTTTCTTGACTTTCTGCCCGTCTACCTCTACCTCGACTTCTGTATACGGAATGTATACCTTATGCTGCTTTCCGCTCTCTGCCGCATACTTAATCCCATTTCCGTCTGCTGCTTCTTTAAGGAACTTAGATACATCCACTACCTGTTTCATTGCTGTCTGTAAAAAACTACCTGCCATAATTCTCTCCTAACTCTCTTTAATACTTTAACTCTCTGTTCTCTCTTTTAATACATTGTTATTACTCTCTAAACTCTCTGCTCTCTGCTTTACTCTCCTTGTTTTATCCCATATCTCTTACTCTCCTATCTCTCTTATGTATTTATAATAAACCGCTATGCGGTTATTACCTAGAAAATCTTATGTTTGCCATCTTCTCTCTTCCAGTCAAATCCAAGAAACTGTACTGCCTTGAGTGCTCCCTCATAGTAAGCTTTATCGGCTGGTGAGTTTGTCATTTCGAGGATTCCCCATCTATCATCAAGCCATTGTTCTGTTATTCTCTTTCTGCTTGATGCCCCGATATTCTTTTCTGTATTCTTCATATATTCACTTGCTATACTTCCCTTTACGTTCTGTAAACTACCAGTTTTAACCATATTCTTCATGCATTCTGCTCCCATGCCTTATTTCCTCCATCCTTTGTATTTTAATTATACTCTATATACCTTAATGTAGTTGTACATGTATCACATCATTATAACCACCCGTATTCTTTTGTATCAAAATCTGGTATGTCATAATCAAATCCTATCCTGTTTACATCAATTACCTTATCTGGTGTCCTACTTACGTAATAATCATCGTTTCCACATTTTCCATGTGTTCTACATAATATTTCAAATGCGTCATACCTCTTTAAATCTATATCTTTCAGTAGTTGCCTTACGTCATTTCTGCACTTTGGAGGTACCCTCTGTGTTACAAACTCTGGATCATACCTCCTTATATATTCTGCTTGCCTTGTATCTGAGTCTATACCTGCTAAGTCCATGTGCTTACCTTGTCTTTCCATCATATCCCAGTTATCCCAAAGTATCTTTATTACCCAGTCAAACTCCCCACTATCACTGCAATACTCATGATATATCTCTCCCACAGGAGTATTTTCATACATTATATATGCTTTTCTGACTCTGTCTATGCCTTCTATCCTTTGATATAAGTATGCCACGTTTTTTCCCATTACTTTATGTTCTCCATTACCTCATTGAATGATTCATCTATTCCTTTTCTTTGTATTATATATGCATATCTTGTTCCAGTTACTACCTTGTAAAATCTTCTATACTCTTTTGGTATTTCCTTGATATCTGTTACTTTGTTCATCATTTGCATTATTCTAGCTACTGTTACGTTTTTCCTTACGTTTTCAAGTACTCTATACTGTATACCATCAGTTATTTTTCCTATTTCTTCATAGTAGTTAGTTCTTCTTACAGTTCCATCTTTCTTTCTTACTCGGAATAAAGATGCTGGAAACTTTTCTACCCTGTCTGATATAAACTCCTTTTCAGCCTCTGTTCCTATACATTCTTTGTATTCTTCCATTTTCCTTGAAATATCAGTAAATAAACTTCCCTCGTTGTCATATAATGGTGCAGGTTCATACCCTTCATCACTCTCTATATATCCCCAGTTACCCCTGTGTCTATCTCTGTTTCCTAATATTGCGTCTAGTATATACATTTCCCAGAACTGCCTTAGCATGTCTGCCTTGTTTTCATCACTCATCTTTTTGTGCTTAATTATCATGTAGCACACATCATCGTATGTGTACTCCTTGCCTTCTAATGTAGTGCCTTCACTTGACTGTCTGGTACTTTCATAGCTTCTTAGCTTCCTTTTTGCTGATGTAAAGTCCTTTATTATTGCTACCTTCTCTTCTTTATAGTACCCTATCCATACTTCCTGCACAGGTACTTCTGTCATTTCTATGAACCGTGATGCAACATATTCACTGTATATGTTGCTCTCGTACTCTCCTTGTTTTACTATATAGCACTCATTGTCTACTGTTATTCCAAACTTATCTCTGTTTCCTCCATATGCTTTTCCATTTTTCATATTATCCGTAACTTTAAAACCGTTGTACATCTATCTCACCCAGTCCCTAATACATTGTTACCACAGGTCTTTCACAGTCAAACCCTTGATGCTCTTTCAATTTTAGCCACTCTATGCAGTTATCAATATAGCTCTTAACCCATTGCCTACCGTTCTCCCCCTTGTGTATCATTTCGTCAATATCTTTGTACTCTACAAAAGTGTTTAGTGTTATAAATCTGTGACACTTCCATCTGCTTGCTGCTGATTGACCTGCAGGGTCTCTATCTGGTATCTCCAATAAACCGTATCTGCACCTATCAAATTGCCTCATAGCCATTGGTGCCCCATGTGTTCCACAATTTGCGAATGTTACATCATACCCAATATCCCTTAAAGCTATTGCGTCAGTTATACCCTCTACAAGTATTCCATAACCTTTCTCATATGCTTTATGCATGTTCTCTAATCCCCATAGGTGATCTCTTCTTCTGTAATATACTGACGTGCCATAAACGTACCTCTCATTTGCGTCTTTCTGATACCCTACCACATTTAGCATGTTACCATATACATCCTTTATAGGTATTACATACCTATCATGAAATATTGGCTTTTTATTGGTAGGTGATATTACTCCAAATGCCTCTACTAGGTCCAAGTACTTAGGTACTAGCATTTCCACTGGGTCTCCTACATAGAATATCCCGAGTTCTTCCACTGTTGATAATTGGAATCCACGCATGTCAGCAAACTCTTTTATCTTTTTCTGGTTTGATCTCTTTCTTACGACGTCAATATAGTCATTGTATGCCTTACTGAACTTCTGCATATTGTCAAACACTTCACTGTACTGCATATATTGCCTCTTCCATGATTTTCTCGTTTTCTTTTATCTTCTCCATGGATACCCTTACAACACCTACTGGTACTTCCCCTGTCACATCGCTTACTACACTTCCGTTGCTGTACATAAATCTACACACAGTGTTAATGCTTGTTATGTTGCCCTTTCTATCTGTGTATAACCTGTATACCTTATATTCGGTCATGTCGAGTAACCATTTGCCAAATATTTTGACTACTTGGTGTCCTTTTAGATTCATAGGCTTCCTCCGTTTGGTTTAATGTATTTACTTACATCAATGTTCAATCCGTTTGCCCTGTCAATCATAGTACGCAGAGTGTCCTCAATTGTTTTTCTTTTGACCATGTATTCATCCTTTGTTACTGTACCCCTCTCGTACAAGTCAATATACATTACATACTCTGCCTGACTCTTAAGAATCTCCGCTACGAAAATTCTTTCCATGCCTGTAATACTGTCATCTATCTTGATCTCATTTGTTACTTCTGTAACTTCTGTCTCGTACTCACGCACTTTTACTGTTTTTTTGAAAGTTACCTTTAAACTGCTTTCTGTCTCCCCAAGTTTACAGGTAAGCATGTCGTCTACTAATGCCATTTTGCTATGCCCTCCTAAATAATTTTTATTTATAATAACAAATATCAACAAGTATACATCTAAGTATAACTTGTTGATACCCTATAGCTATGCATGTGTCATTCCTGTCCCTATAATCCTAATCTTATTTTTGTTATGTCCCTCTTTTTTACTTCCTGCACATTTTCTGCACTTTCGTACTTGTATATATGACACTGTTCATCAACTATGTAATCCTTAAACATGTCTATTATTTCCTGCACCCTCTGTTTCTCTCCAGTGCCTATTTTGTATGTATGCCCATCTGTTTTTACATATATTGTTACTCCCTCTCCATATAATAAGTTTTTGAGGGCCTGCCTCTGAAATACTGTTGTTTCCTTTACACCAGTATAGTCTATTAAGTATGCGGGAAATGTCATTTCACTTCCGTCTGCAATCAGTACCTTTGGTACTGTTGCCCTGCTTATTACTTTGTCAAACTGTTCTTTTCTTCTTAACCCAGGTATACTCGAATAGTCTATCTTAGGAATAACTACCTCTTCCTGTTTTTCTTCAGCGTTTAACAGTTCCATGTTCTTTTCCTCCATTTATCTTACTGCCCTTGTCTCTATGTCTCCTTCTTGCAGTGCTCTCTTTCTGTTATCACTGCTGTACATTCTCTCTAACTCATCTGAATTTACATTCTTTACATATATACCAGTTCTTGTTACTGCATTTCCTGTTTTTACAAATATTACTTGTAGTGCTCCATCCTCATTAGAGTTACATGCCTTTGTTCCTAAGTAATTACATACAGTATCAAGATTTTGTCTACTTATTGTTGATGTATCTATTCCGCATACACCGAGATGCTTAACCACACATATCTTAAACTGCTTTATTAATTCAACTACGTCTGACCCGTACATCTTATCATCTGTGATAATTGTAAAGTTCCTCTCATCGTAGTCATCCATTACCTCTACTGCATCTTCATCATCCTCGTATCCCTCATCTGTATCCTCCTCTTTTTCCTGTGTATTAGGAACAAACCATTCAGCCTTTACATTTATATTATTTTTGTCTATAAAAGCCTGCAGGTTAGCCATTAAAAACTCATGGTCATTTGCATATTGTTTTACACTTCTTCCCTCACTGAACTGCATGTTTATCAGACTTCCTATAGCTGGATGTAAGTTCTTACCGAAGTTGTTTGGGTTTGTAATGTAGTCAATTACCTTTTTCTTTCTGAATGCATAGTTTCTATCATCAAAATATTTGACAACATCATTAGTATTTATGTCCATCTGTGGTACTTCTCTGAATATTGGCATGTGCTCTGCGTCTAATGACAACTCCTCAAGTAACTCTGGATGAATCTCTGCCTCTGAGCTCTTTGCTGTTCCCCAGCACTTTCCGAATCCTGCACCTATAAACAATGGCGGCATCCCGTCTATATGGAACTGCATATTGATTCCGATATCCCTCAATATTCTCTGTGGATTCAAGTACCTTGCATCTATCTCCATGAGCTGCTCATCGTGAATCATGTTTATTATAAGAAACTTTCCAAGCAAATGATTGTTTCTTATGTATGTGAACTGTCTTGCTACTGATATCTTGAATATATCAGCTGCTGTTCCCTGTATTACAGCGTTACCTGCCTGTCTTAATGCTGCTCCCCTCTTCCTTGAGTCTGTTGTTCCATCCGCTCTTTCGAATGAATACCATCTATATCTATTCCATAGTGTCTTTGTATACTTGTTTACACTTGCTGCTTCCTTTACATCATCAAAGAACCTCTTAGTCTCTGGCTGATTCTTAAAGTACATCTCATATTTCTCTTTAGCATTCTCTATTGACTCTGGATTTTTATTGCCAGTAAGCAGTATTGCTAAACTTGCAAATCCCATACCATAAGGAATACCAAAGTTAAAACTCTTTGCTGCTGATCTCATCTCTTTTGTTACAGCCTCGTAGGGTACTCCATACATTAGACTTGCCATCAGAGTATGATAGTCATTGTCTGGATCATGAAACAAGTCCAACAAATACTTGTTTCCTGCCATTCCTGTCAATGTTCTGTACTCTATCTGAGAGTAGTCGGCATCGCACATTACAAAACCCTCCCTTGGTTCTACAATTTTTGTAATGCTCTTAGGATACTGTTGTGCATTGGGCTTGCTGCAACTCATACGACCTGTGTTTGTACTTATCTGCCCATAGCTGCTGAATATAAACCCTCCTGGATACATGAAGTCTGGAAGATTGTCGAAGAACTTAGTTAACAGTGTAACCTCTTTCTTATAGGCAGAGTATAAATGCACTACAGGATACTTATTTGACCCGTCCTCGTTCTTTTCGCTTAGCAATGGCTTTAATGCTGCTTTTCCTACTGATTTCTTTTCAGCCTTTAACTCATACTTTAGTTTATCATAAAATAATTCAGCTACCTGTGCTGGTGAGTTTAAGTTGATTATCTTTTCTGGATCGCTTTCCATCTCATTTCTGAGTTCTTCAGTTAATCTAACTAGTTCTGCTGATGTATTGTCTATATCTTCTACACTTACATTTCCATTCTTTTCCAATTCGTCCTGTAACTCTTTTTTCTTGTTTACTAGCTGCTTTAGACTGTTATATAGTGATATTTCTTTCTCACTGGCATATTCTATTGACTGTCTTATCTCTGATTCTATGCTTGCAATTTTAGCCTCTGTGTCGTCTTTAGCACTCTGAATTTTATGCTCATTAATTCTATGCCCGTAAAACTCCATATACCCGATTGCTAAAAGAACTACCATTTCAAACTGGTATAAGAACTGTTGTTCTGAGTGTCTTGTTACCAAATCTTGCTTGTATTTTCTCCCGAGCAAAAATGTACAATCTCCATCGGCAGGTGCGTAAATTCTCGTTCCTGCTAGGTCCATGTAGGAGAAGTCAATTAAGCTTGCTTTGTTCTTCACGTTTCCTGTCTTTGATTTACCACTATCTTTTTCTGATATGCTTGGAAAGAAATCCTTAAGTGACCATTGGTCTATATCTAGCTCATTCTTTGATAAGAATTTTAAGTTTGATGGTTCTCCCCTACCACCTACATTTGATCTAAATTTATACATGACCTGATGCATGATCATTGTATCATCCTGTATGTTTGTATCAATGTCATATGTTAATCCGTTCTTATACTCGAATGACCCACCATGTGACTCTATGTACCCTTTTTCGAGTATATCCCGTACTCTTTCCATGAGTATTACATCTTCTCTTAACTGTTCTGATGGTGTATTTCTTATGTATCTTGCCTCGTCTCCGTCGTCTTCCCTTTTATCCCCGATAGTGTATCTAGCCTTTATTCTATCTACAACAAGTCTTCTTGTAACACTTTCCTTGTTTTGGTACAGTACCTCATATTTTCTACTAAAGCACGGAAAATAATATGATACATCCTCTTCTACACAAAAGATTATACCGCATAGCCTGTCTACTCTTAGTTGGTTATCCTTATGCTCTTCATTGTACTTCTTAAGAGCTTCTGCATATTTGCTACCTACTTTACCAAACATGTTTATTTTCAACCCTGTTGTCTCGACGTCGTATGCAATAGTTCCTTTGTATTTATCCAAGAAACTGAATATCTTTTCTGCTGTTTCATCGTCCTGCACAACAAAATATTTTTTCTTTGCTAGCCATGTGGTATCCTCTTTTTCAAGTGCTATCTCTTCCACACTTCTTACAGGAATTGCTGTCAGGTCATCTTCTGACATGTTCTTAATCTTTTTGTCTATTTTCATCAGCTCAACATAGGGTATTCCAATAGGAATCCTAGCTTCAGCTGAGTAGTAAACATCGAGTGTTATCTCCTCTGAGTTAACATATGCTGCACACAACTCATTATTATAGAATGATATCTGGTAATTTGTCTTACCTTTCACTGTCTCATGTGACACCATCATCCCAAGCACGAATGGCTTGGCTATTGCATTCTTAGATGTACAGCCTCTCATTCCTTTGTTCAGAATCCCAAACAATGTTTTTGCCATGTTACTCTTGTAGCTGTACTCTGTATCAATTTCTATCTTATATGCAGACTCTATAGTATTATTTGCGTTTGCAATTACAATTTCAGTACATCTTTTCGTGTTGCTAATTATCACTGGATATGCGTTGCCTTTTGTTCTGTACGTCCCATAGGTTATCATGAATCAAACCTCCCGTTCTCTGTCGTCCATTTACCAAATCTTTTTTCTTAAATTTTCACTGCTAAATATATTTAAGTATCTTAGACTGTTCATGATTCAGCCTGCATATATTATAGAACTTGCTGCTTTTTAAATCTTTTCATCTGTGCTTCCCCATCTTACTTCAGGTTCGTCCTCATTTTCATCTAGTATGTCATATACACTCTTACTGTTTTTCTTTGTAACCTGTATCTTGCTTTCAGTTTTGCTGTCTTTTAATGCATACCCTGGAGCCACTTTGCTCTCACAGCAGTAATAGTATGCTCTCTCATTGTTTCTTACGTTACATAAACCTACTCCTAACGTTATCTCTTTCGGTCCGCCTGATCTGTAATTCTCTGTTGCTTTCAGCATATACCCCTCATAGTTTTTGTTCTTTTTAGGGTTCTCTATCCATCCAGCCAGTATGCTATTGTCTGTTACCAGTAGCACCTGTCCTATCCCCTTGCTTATCATTACTCCCTGCCATTCGTGTATGAATGATAAGGCGTACTCATATGCCTGTATTGCTGTAATAAATTGATGATCTTCCCACAATAGCCTCTCCACAGTTCTTTGTGCTATAATGTGTTTGCACTCCTTCTCATTGTAAAATACCACTGCAAAGTACCCTACCCCAGGCTTATCCTTAGGTCTCTTAAAAGAAAAGTGACAATACACAGTTCTAAGCTTTTTCACTCTAGTTCCCTCCTACATAGCTTCTTCTAGTTCCATTTCCAGTATAAACTGCCTTCCAGCTACTTTAATGATGTAATCGTCCAGATATTTATGGACGTCAGTGTCTATACTTGCACTGAATGTAATTCTGTCCTTTCCCACATTCAGCAATGCCGCTCTAGTATCATGCTTAATAATCCCTCTGACTGTCTTTAATGCTATAATGCTAGACACAATGTTGCATGTTCTTGATATTGCGTAATCATATGTTGATTGACTGCATATGCCATAACTGTTTATATTAAAGTACCCTTGAAGATTTCCGTTGTTGTCGCAATATTCACTGCATGCAACTACTAACCCCTTTACATCTCTATAACATCTATCAATGCTGCTTATATCACTCCTGAGTTCTTCCACACTATGCAATCCAGTTATCCCTATATTTTTCAGCCTATTCTCCAATATTTCCATATTAAACCCTATTTGCTCCCTGCCATATTCAAAAGCAATCAGATTTAATAAGTCCTTGATCTTTATGTTTACTATCTTTATGTTTCCGTCTGTTACTATTGCGTCTGATACTCTAATTCCTATGTTTTTCTCCTCAAGAAATAACACAGGATATGACGCTATGTGGTCAATGTCGAACTTCCAACAAATCTCCAATGTGCCATCGCTAGCTACATTCTTTATTATCTTGTTATACTCTTTCATTAACCGCTTGCCTATGTTTTTCTTCCTATTATCTTTGCACTTTTTTGTAGCCTGTTCAAGTGATTCATACTGCTCTTTCAGCATATTAATGTCCATCTTCACGCTTCTTATGTCTATTTCATTGCATGTGCTGTCAAGTTCGCTTATATCCCAGTTGTTAGTAATAACTACCATTACACCACCCCGTCCATTTTTGTACTCATATCTAGTGACATTGGATTCAACTTTTTATACTCTGCGTCAAACTGCTTAAACTGCTCTGCTGCCGAATCTATCTCCTGTCTTGTGCGCATGTCCCCTAGTGGTTTTATTGATATCAACCTGCCAATGTTGAATGACCTTGTCTCGTCTATAATTAAGTCATACACTGCTATATTTCCGTTATCCATGTTACATCTCTTGTCATGCCCATCGAACTGTCTGGCATCAAACTGTCCGTAAATGCTGGCTATCCTGGTATTTCTAGTTGCCAGCATATTTCTTATTGTTGCATCCTTCTTAAGGAATGTAATTATACACACTCCGCTCTGTAATTCTCTGTATACATCTTGATATTTCATGCTGATCTCCTTATCCTTTATTTTTTACTTTTTCTGCTATCTGGTCGTCGTCTGCTAACTCAAACATCTTTATGTATCCCCTTCTTAGCCATGACCTTACTAACTCCCTTAACTCTTTTTGCATGATGTCCTCATTATCTATATCCTGTGTACCTGAAGTTTCCTCTGGAAATAGATATGTTATCATCGAGTTTCCTCTTTTAGTATTTCCCTCCTGCATTCCATTGTCCCCTATATTTATTTAATTTTTATACTACTTATAATAACATGTACATATATATGACAAAAACCACGTCTATGACGTGGTTTTATTTTCCTATTGTGCCCTATTTACGCTATTGCCATTTCTATCTTATCTGCTGCATATACATATCGTTTCAATACTCTTATAGCTTCATTTATGCTTATCCTTACTATTGCTTTTGCCATTTCAGTCAGTGGTCCGTCCTCTGTGTATGTATCGAATCTGTTTGGAATTATTTTCTTGTCTATTCCAAGTGCCTCCAGTATAACCTCCATCCTGTTATCTGATATTCCCCTGTCTATGCACAGTAGCCTAATAAACATTATCTGATACATGTCTGCACCATACATATATCTTTTACTTGTATTCAGCCTGCATACATCATCAAGATTTATTATATCATCTTTATTGTCGTAAGATGGTATATTTTCTGTAATTGAGTATTCGCTTTCATCGTTTACTATGTCGTGCATTTCCATCTTGGATCTGTATTTTTCAGATGCTACATGTCTTAGCACACAGCATTTCACACAATGACTTATATACTGTTCCATTGTTGTCACTGTATTGTCATGACCTCTTTCTATGGCAAGGTTAATATCATAATCTTCTGACCTGTGAAAGTACTCTAAAGTGCTCATATAAATATCGTCTACGTCACATGCTTTAACATGTTCTCTTCCGTATGAAACTATAATGCCTCTAACCTTTTTCTCATTTCTGATTACCCATTTGACGGTTTCTTTATGCCAACCGTCTGATTCTTTTCCCTCTACCAGAGGCGAGTACTTTAGGTTCTTATCTGTCATGTATATTACCCCCTTAAGGTTTAATTACATATTTGCTACAATACCCTTGAAGGATTCATTATGGTTTACTGAATAAGTAATGATATCCTCAAGGGCATCCTTAAACTCATCGTTTTGTTCAGCGATGAGCCTCACTGTATGAAGTGCGTCTATAGCGCAATCTTTTTTAGTCTTAACTTTTCCAAGTATTCTTCCTATCTCTTCCAAGTTCTTAATCATATTTCTTATTCCATTTGCTGCATTATACTTATCAGCAATGTCTAAACACAATTCTATTGAACTTTCTATAGACATAACATCGTCTATGTCTTCTATCTGAGCTTTACATGTTTCATCCTCTGCACTGTTATACATGTAGGACATTCCATGTCCTAATTCTTCTTCATCGCTGCAAATTGGAGATGTTGCATATACAACGTACTGCACTCTGTTCTGTCTGTAAGTATTTACTTTATCATATATTACTTTCCCGTCTCTTCCGATTTCAGCCTGTCCATCGAGTCCTATTCTAGGTACTTTCTCTGTTACTTTGGTTGATTCAATAAATTTCTTACACTCTGTTACGTCGCTTCTATATTTAGAAGCTTTCATGTATTTGTTTATTCTTGAATATACAAATTCTGCAACTGTTATAGGCTTGTCAAAGTATCCTATATCAAAACCGTTGCCTTCATTCTCTAACTCTACAAGTCTTATGTAAACATCAGTCACTAAGTCTGATGCTTTATCTCCGATTCCACCAATTGCCACGTATTTAGTCAACTTATCGAAGTTTTTGACTATATATGCACTGGCTGTTCTATTAATTTCTGGTTCTACCAACCTTACATTTACTGCTTTGTTTCCTGTACTTTCCTTAATTATCATATGCTTGCCTCCGTCTTATAAAATTTATCCCTTTTATTTCTCAATCCTTTACCATAATACCACATTCTTTATAAATAATCAATATAATTTATAAAAATTTTATATTTTCAATTCCATTTCTTGAAAAAATTTCATTCTTTTTATGAAAAATACAAAAATGGTGTTCTACTGTATATAATAGAACACCACTGTCATTTTTAAGTTATTATTAAATTTAAGTCTTTATTTACTCTTATGTACTACTTGAGTATATCTTATTCTTTATTCCTATAACTTTTAAGTCTTTATCATTTAAAATCTTGTCGCTCCGAACCTTATTCCTGCCTTTTTTATGCTCTTCTTTTCTTTCGATCCAGTACTGCTATTTGAAGACTTTACACTTTTTTGTGTCATTACACCAGTATCATGTTCGATCTCTGTAAACTGTATGCACCCGCAACAGCTTTTTTCATGATTTGCTGTTGGTAATGGCACATCGTCTTCTGTACTATATTTCGCCATTATTTCCCTAGCTTTTACAGCTGTTATACATGCATATCCTGTACATGATAATGGTGAATTACAAATGCTTATCGTCTTTTTATCCCACCCAAATTCGTCTGCTGCACTATCTATTAATGCTTTTGCGTTTACTGCGTTTAGTATTGTTGACTTATCTACTAGTGATACCCCATCCAAGTCTAGATTGTCTGTTGCGTAATCTAGTGAGTCCATTATTGCATCATCTAATGCTACCTCATTGCTTAATATGTTCTCATCCAATATATCTAAGTATAGATATATTGCACAGCTGTCTTTTAACTGCTTGATTCTGTCTATCTCTTCTACACTCACTGTCTCTGCGTGTATTTGAATAAACATTGTAGAGTATTTGAATATTGATTGCAGTCCTTTGATGTACTCCACGGCTTCATCATCATACTTATCCATCTCAAATCTGATCATGGGTACTTCTTTTATGTTCATCTTATCTCCATCGTATGCAAACTTGCCATCCCCAGTAACCCTTATGTTAGGCATTCCTTTTAACTTTAAACTTCTGATCATTCCTCGTCCTCCATTCTACACTCATACTTATCCATTTCTGTATATGCCCTTTCTATTACGTCTGTTATTCCTATTATATTGTTTATCCTATCTTCCCACATGGTTTTTCTAAATACTACATCGTATAATGCCCTAAAGCAGATTTCCTCATTATATGTCCCTGATGCACCATTTAATATCATCTTTATGTACACAAGGTCTCTCATACTTGTTTGTGCTGCTAGCAATGCTTTGTATCTAAAAGGCTTTTCTTGTAATTTAGCTATTCTGCTGTCTTTTCCTATTTCCTTTATACAGTCATTGTATATATAACCTATTGAAACAGGTATTGCACCACTATTTATGTACTTTCTAAAGTCCATTAGTGTGTTTATCTCCCATTCCAACTTGCTCACAAGCTTTACACTGCCATATTGCATTACCATTGCTGCCAGCATACTGCATACTTTTTTTGTACTCTTGCCCTCAACTATTGCTTGTATAAAATCATCTATTGAAAAGTTGTCTATACCCTTTAATGCCCTTTTTACTTCTAGTATAGATACCACCCCTCCAGCTGATTCTTCTACCACAAGGTCTATCATATCATCTATTGAGTCATACTCCCTGCCCACTTTGACTATGAAATATCTCATGGCATTTACATCTATTACTATGCCTTTTTGCTTGAACATATAATCAACAATTGTGCTAAGCGTATTGGTATTAATATAGTTCATACTTATAATGTGAGAATGTTTACTCCCGTTTAACACTACATCTTTTAAATAATTTTTATAATCCCTATACTCTGTACCATACACAAGTAGTATGCCATGTCTACTTGGGTTACGCTTATAATTTTCAATGAACCCTAATTGCTTTTTACTTAGTGTCTTAATATCACAAACACACAACCATTTTCCATTAATGCTTGGACTATTCACAACGTCCTTGAATGTATCTATGCTGACATAATTGCTGTATTGTGACTGGCTTTCTCCTAATCCAAATTCGTCGTCCAAATTGTACTCATCTTTAAACACATTGTCGTCATCAATGGCTATACCCTTAAAAGTATCTATTACCATATTTATAAATAGGTAACTCCTGCATGTTATAACTGCAAAATAGCAATCCTTATATACCTCTTCGTTTAGTATATCGCTGAATCCGTATTTCACTTGTCCCACCCTATCTTCTTTGATATCTCCGGTGTCATTCCGCCCAGACTCTTGAACCTTTCCATGAAGTAGTCTCCGGCTTCTCCTGTTAACATTGTGTCCCCTGCTGAACCGAATCGAAACCTTCTTGCCATATCCTCTTGACTCATCTCGTCTATCTGTGTCTTTATACTATTATTCAGTTCAAATACCTTTCCATATGCTACTACTTTCATGAAATTATCTCCTTTTTATTTTATATCCTATATATTTTTAAGCACAAAAATAGGCACGACCGAATTTAGTCATGCCTACTCTACTGCTTATCCTAAATCTCTACTCCGCTGAATCTTATCTGCAAGTCAGCAAAATCCTTGTTGATGTACACACTAAACTTCTTTGCCTTAGACTTCTCATCTGGTATCCATGATGCCTTATCATGAGTGTGTATGTACTTCTTTCTTCCCTCAAGGAACATTGCTGCTCTGTGCTCCCACATTGTTCTGTTCATTTCAGCCATTTCTGCATCAATCTGTTCCTGTATCTTTTTGGCATGTGCTACTTTTTCCTTATCATCCTTTATATGCTCTATTGCATTTACTACTTTGAGCATTCCCATAGGAACTTTGGATGTGTCTCCTGTCATTGCCATTTCTACAAGCTGTTTACCTGTAACCTTAGTATAATCTAAACCTGCATATATGTACTCAATGTAGATGTCATTCTCTTTATCTTTCTTATCTGCATCTGCGCTGTCACTTGCTGTCATATATCTTCTGTAATCACCACCAATGATATTTATTCCAGCACTCTTCATGTCCATAAGCTCTTCTTTACTCCTACCACGGAATCCACTGTAAATTCCTCCGTTCATAAGCTCTGCATACTGCATTGTCCCGAGTCTCTTCTTTAACCCCTTGATAAGTTCTCCGCTATTGCTTAAGTACTTTGACATAAGCTTCAGTCCATATGACTTAATGCAAATATCTTTTATCTGCTCATTGCTCAAAATACTCTGTTTTCTCTTGTTGTCTGACATCAATCCTACTTCTGTCAAGTCTATTGACAGAAGAACCTTTCCTTTTATGTCTACTAAGTGTCCAAGTGTTTCCATGACTTTTGCATCATTTACTTCATGTGCATTGAACAACTTGTTTCTGAAAAAACCCGTCTTGTGTGCATCTATTAATACACCTATCTTTTTCATCAAGTTCTCTCCGTTTGAAAAGATGCACTTAGATTTAAAAGTAAAAGTACCATACTGCTTTCCTGTCTCTTCACTTGTAACTACGCCGTATTTTCTGAAACTCAATGTTACATTTATCTTTTTCTCCCCATACTTAGGTGTTGCTGCTGCAACTTCCACATCGCAATCCACCTTAAACCCATTATAGTCTATTGTATTCCCACCTTGAGTAGACTTATATTTCTCATCAGGCAGTTTCACAATGTATCCACCGTTAGTTCTGATGTAGTCATAAATATCAAATATATCTACATCAAAACCCTTTACCTCATCATATTCTTCTAAAGGTTTGATGCTCTTTTTTACCTTGTTCTCTGACACCTTACTCTTTTTTTCATTCCTTATCCCAATGTCTATTACTGGCAATTGCTCTATTTTTATTGTACCTGGCTTACCACATATTGCCGGCTTTCCGTTTATTTCTCTTACTACAAAGTTTGTAGGATGAAAGTACGTGGATAAGTTAGAGATTGCCTGAGTTGTCAATCTCTTTACTGTTCCTTCCCCAAATTTTACATCAAATCCAAGTGTGTTGTTTCCGTTTTTAATTGTATTTACAAGTGATATGCTGTTGTCTACTGGATAACATTTATCTCCTGCCAGCACTTCCATTCTCTGCAAGTGACTTAATGCAAACCCATTCTTCAGCTCAATTTTTCTGTTTACTATTTTAATCTCTGCTGTTTCTAACCCGTCCGGTATATTCTGTAATGGTACTCTTCTTTCTACATTCTGTGATGATACCCCACCAAATTCAGACTCTTTACCACTGAATATTAAACCTATTAAGGCACTTTTAGTATCAACTACCGTTCCTACTACATTCATTTTTTGTTCCTCCTATACTTTATTACTTTATACCATATCATTAACATGTATTGCTATATGTTATATCTTCTTTCTGTTAATGCTTTTCTTCTATTCCACTGTATAACCTATATTCATTAATGTATTACTTACTACAGTTCTCCTTCTTTCTCACAAACAAAAATCCACTGGACTGCTTATCCAGTGGATTTCTTTTGTATCTCCTGCTTTTCTTTATTTTGTATATTTTCCTAATTTATCAGCGGCTGTCTTGATGAAGTCCTCAATTTCATCTGCGGATAACCCGTCTTTACTCATGCTTTCTCTCTTCTTGTTAGCCTCTTCCATGCTTGCTGCCCGTAACTCTGTGTACTCTCCAGGTTTTCTGAATATCAGCCTGCTTACCATTGTCTTCCCTTTGTTTCCTGATACATCTACACCATTTGCTTTAAACTCATCTAATTCTGCAGTACTCATTACTACAAAATATTTTGCTGCTGAAAGTCTCAATGTCTCCATTGATTTTTCCAAAGATTCAACTTCCAGCTTTCTCATTGCTGCCAATGCCCCTTTGTTTGATTCCATAGCTCTCTTCACAAGAGCCACAACACTATTTGCTGAGTTTCCGGATATAAGTACTCCTGCGTAGTCTGCTACTTTTGTCTTTCCAGCTATCACATCGCAAAGATATATCACATCTGTCTTCAGCTTCGCCTTTTCCTGTGCTTTCTCTATATCAATCTCCATTATAGGATATTCCCCGTTAATTGAGCTGATAATATCTCCATTTGCAATGTGTCTGATCTTACCATTAGCAATTCCTGCTGTGCTGTACATCTTGACTGCATCTGACACACTTAACTTCTTTACAGTTCCACCAGCTGTGAATACTGTATAACCTACTAACTTGTTATTTCTCTCTATACGATTCAGGATTACGTTTCCAGGTTTTCCTATCAGTGCTCTGGTCTCTGCATCGAATCTTGTGTACTTGTCCATAGCTCCGTTGCTTGCAGAAATCTCTCCCTTGCTGTTTACACCAAGGTTTGTTACCTCGCAATCTGTGCTTCTCAAATGCTGCACTGCACTTTTTATGTCCCACTCTTCGAGCATGTAATTATTGTCTATCATTGTAAATGATACATAGTGTCCATTTGCATGCTCTGCTGCTACCATTGTCCATATTGTCTTAGCCATTTTGTTTTTCCTCCCTATATTATGCCTTTATTTATTTTATTATTTATCATATATTCATTTTTATGCCTATTCTATAGCTTTGTATCTAAGTACCACAGTACACATGAAAAAACAGTGCTTTTTATTCAGCACTGCTCTTTCATGCGTATACCTTATATTTGAAGGAAGAATCAAACCAAAATGTTTGACATATTCATGTCTATAAACTGCTTAGATCAAAGCTATTCATACCCTTTAAGTCATAGTTGGCTATAAACACTTCTTCGCCTGCAAGTGCGTCCTCTGCTGTTTTTCCTGCCATTGTGTACCCGCCAGGTATTGTAAATGGCTCAATGTAACATTTGTCTCCCAATGCTGTCTTTCCTCTGAACATCCTCCGCACCTTAACTGAATCGTCATATGTAACAAACCATTTACATGGCATGCTCTTGGTGAACTCTGCGAAATGCTCATGTGGAAAACCTCTATGAGTGTTTCCACCCCTACCATACAGTCCGCTACCTTCCTGCTTGTAGTAAGGTGGGTCAAGGAAGATAAATGAATGCTCTGGATTGTCTTTTGCATATTTCATTGTGTCCTCAAAACTTACATTGTAAATTTCTACTCTTTTCAAGAGCGGACTTGCCTTTGCAATTGCGTCCACTTTATCTAATCTAAACGCACAAAACTGATCTTTGCTTAGTGACCCGCTGTCCCCCATACCTGAGAAACTGATCTTGTTTACGAGGAAAATCCTTGCTGCTCTCTCCGGAATTGACAGTGTATCACAATCTACAGTTTCTGCCCACTCCCAAAAGTCTACGCCTTCCTTGATTGCTTCTTCGTACAATTCCACCTGCTGTCTCAATTCTATTGCTGCTTCGCTTTTGTTATCTGCACTTGGCATTTCTAATTCTCCGGATGAGTATTTCCTCATTGTTACTCCGTCGATACCACTTTCGTACATTTCAATCTGATGTGAACATCTGTCTCTAAACCATTGCTGTGCAATCTCCATTACGTCTTCCGGATTTTCTTTTACTCCGGTCCAAAATGCCCACTGTTCTGGTGCTAAGTCTCCTGCAATCATTCTCTCTAACTTTGTGAATCTTGGATCGTCTGCTACTGATAATGTTACGCTTCCCCCGCCTAAAAATGGTTCAATAAATACTTCCATGTCTGTTGGAAAGTACTCTACCATATGTGGGTAAAATCTCCATTTCGCTCCTGGGTAACTAATTACTGGTTGTGCCATTTTCTTTTTCTCCTATCTATTATAATAATTTATACAACACATATCTGTCTGTATATAATACACCCTACGTCCTTACTATGCTATAGTCTTAAAAGCTCTTTTTCTACTTCCGCCATGATTTTCTTAATCTCTTTATCTGCTGTATTTACTGTTGGTCTACTTAAATTATTTACCACCTCTTTGTACTTTCTTGCTGCGTTATTAACTTCTTCTTTGTACTTCTTTATTCCTGCGTTGTAGTTATACTTGCCTGCAATTTCTTCTACATTATCCTCTAAAGTGTAACGCTGAAACCCATATTCTAGTGACAGTTCAGACTTACTGCTTTCTATCATGTATACAAGTATATTTACTGCAACTCTTTCTTTAATTGCTTAATCTTTCATATAATGATTTATATGCATAATACTTAATGTATTTGTCATAGCTAGGTAATCTGAAGCTCACTTGCTGTCCCTCCATATACTCAACCTTTCTGTTATCTTATACTTATTTTAGTATCTATTGCTTTGTTTTCCTCTAGGTATATGATTGCTTTAATTATATCCTCTTTTGTGTACTTGCTCTTTAATGCATTTACTATGTCTACTAAAGCAATCTCTTTTTCTTTACAGTGTCTTATGCATGTCATAACAGCAGATACCTTATCCCCATATGGGCATCTGCCACCGTTTCCTCCCTGTGCTCCACCTGTTTTATATCCAGTCATTTCAAGTACTTTATATAAAGTACTAGCTGAATTTATTTCTAAGAAACTCATCATCTGCCTAGCTGTAGGCTCTCTTCCATTTATTGCCTTAAACCTCTCTATGTATCGTGTAAGCCTCTCCCTCAATACTTCATACTTTATCTCTTTGCTTGCTGCTTTATTATATTTTGCCTTGTTAACACCCATTTTATTCAGCCTGCTTTGTACTGTTTGTGTGCTTACACCTAATGTTTCTCCTATTTCCTTTAATGATGGACTTCTGCCATATTTAAATATTGCTTCATCCACATACTCTAGTATGTCTCTATCCAATTTGTCCATGATATTATCTACCTTTCTTAAAATAAATGCACTGTATTTTTACAGTGCATTTTCTTATTTACTATGCTTTTTATTTTATGCCTGTCTACTCATCAGATAATCGCACGCGTTCATGCTGTCTAAAATCGCATCAGTATCAGCATCATCGTACTCAACTGGGATTTCCCAATCCTTTTCGGTATTGTCAAACTTGTACTCGTCGTCCTTGCTGTACTTTGCACCCAGCTTGTCCAGTAACTTCTTTACTGCCTGTCTCCAATCGTTTGCATTTTGCCAACTTGGAATAATAATTACTCTTTTGAATGTCATTCCATTTCCTCTCCTTTATATTATTTTTATATCTATTATAATAACATGTATTACTATTAGTTACACATTTTTGTTATCTTCCCATCTGCATACCACTCATTGTGCTCTGAATTATCTAGGTGTACTACTGTAATTGACCCATTGTTTTCTACTATATATTCAGTGCCTAGTGCCTCATATGTCGTATAATCACTGTATTCCTTTATTTCTTTCATAGTCTGCTCTGTGTCATATACCAGCTTATCCCCGTCACTTATTTGCACTTTATACTTGTTACCCTCAATGCCCTTATCTGTGTGCCATGAAATTAATAGTATCATTAAAATCATTAATATTACTGCATATCGCTTATACTTGTCATTAATTCCCATATTTCTGTACCTGCTGTATTTATCTTACTTTTCCCCTTTATCAAGCATGCTGTTTTTACTACCATTGCTTTGCCCCAATGCTTTTGACATTCTGTCTATTGCCTTCTCACAGTACTCTCTTTTAATACTCTGGTATCCCCAATAGCACTTTCCTCTCCCATTACTTTCTGTACAAAAATCACATTTTGTCATTCCTGTCCACCTCAACTTTCAATAAATTATACCTCTTATATAGCTGTGCAATCCTTACTGCTTTATACTGTCTTTATCTTGTAATCTCTGTCGTCTTTTACCATGTCAAAGAACTCATTATACCCTTCATGCTTTATACTCCTAAACCTCAGAATTATCATGTCTTTTGTTTTTCCACTCATGAAACAGATAGTTGATGGGAATGTAAATACCTTCAATCCATTAAAATACATATCTGTTATCTGCCCAGGTAATGTCGTATTCAGCTCCATTATTCTTATCTTACTTGATTTGTAAACTGCCAAGTCCATTGGATGCTTCTTCACAATTATATCTGTACCATTTATGTTATCCTCAAGCCACTTTACTGTCTCTTCTACGTATGTGCTGCTATTGAAATCAGTGCCTAATGGAGATGTAAATAGTACAGCTGACCTCTTGTCAAGCTTACTTATTATCTGCATTTCCCTTTTATATATGCTCATTACTTTTTGCATAAGTGTATCCCCAATTTTTATTCTGTATATTGCTTTGAAATACTCTGGGTGAATTGATTCTTTAGGTCTGAACAAGTGCAACTCCTTTCCTCTCATGAAGTCTATATTTGTCATATTTTCGGTGTAATAGTCATAGCTCCCGTCCTCTACTAGAATTATTTTGTCAATGTGCATGCCTTCATATACCCTTTTTACTGCATCTGGTGCATATGATGGACATATCATATTTTTCCAGTCTACTGTGCCAACCTTCCCCCATTCTATGTATCTTACACTATCTTCCAACTTTCTCATACCTATTAACAGTGCCTTTGCTGTATCAGTACTCTTTACATAATTAGGGTCTATGCTCACAAATATATTGTGTATTCCATACTTGTACACTACTGATAATGCCTCCATAAACACAAATATGTTTGTTCCTATAATGATTGATGGCTTGTTCTCTTCATTTTATCTATTATCTGTGCTCTCCTTCTTAGCACACTTGATACATCAGCTGTAGCTCTATTATAACTTATATAATATGCATGCCCTTTATATGTTATTCTTAAGTTTTCCTTACATAACTTCGTATTAACAAACCTGTTTCCTGTGCTAGCCTGCCTTGCAACCATTTCTAATAGCTGTTCAGCTGTGACTATCATGGCTTCCCCATTATCCCTCATGCTTGCTATTGCCCATATTCCTCTCAAGTTAGTCGTTTGCACTTCATATATCATGTTCATATCTTGTGCCCTCCATGCTTATCCTTTTATCTAACTTCAATTCTAGGCACAAAAATAGGGTGCCATTTAAGAACCCTGCTCATTTATTACTTTCTGTATTTCATGATGATGTACTCATCCCCAAGCCTTGCTATCTTGTATTTACTTCTTCTGTTTAGCCTTGTTTCTTTTAATTTGTCTACTCTTGTATCTATGTAAAACTCTTCTCCTGTATCTGCTATTTTAAATACAACATATGGTCCGCATGTCTCTGCATATTGTACTATTCCTTGCATTTCTGATATGCTTTTCATTTTTAGCTGTTTCACTATATGTACTGTATATATTGTAACGTCTATTATAAATACTGCTGGTGTTATTAAATTATATGTCAGCTTGCTAAACATTATTGTGACTTCACTATTTGACTGTATCCCGATGCTTGATGCTAACCTCACTGCTATTATCAGAAATACCGATATTACTATCACTAGTATTTCTGATGCCTTTCTCATTCTTATGTCTACCCTTTTTCCTCCATACTCTCCGTAGTTTATTGTTTTAAACGTCCTCTCCCTTATGCTTCTTGCATTATCCATATGTTTCTACCTATCTAAATGCTGTGTTGTTAATTACTCCAATTATGTATCCTACTATCATTGCTGCCGTTATTGATATACCTATTGCGCTATACTTTATCACTGCCTGTAAATTTTTATATTTCTTTTTCACTCTGGTCATAGCTATATCATATAATATGCTTAATACATATGTCATTCCAAGTACAGTATATGCAGGCTCTCTTATTCCATAGCATGTTCCATACCTCTCTGCTACTTCTATGATGCATATTGGTATTATCGCCCCATCTGTGATGTTTACAACCTTGTTTAATAAGTCAGTCAGTTGCTTCACTATGCGCATCTTTTATTCCCCCCCCACTGTTCTATTACATTGCAAATTGTTTTATTCATATTGCACCTGTAGTCTTTCATGCCTCATCTATGCTCTTAATGTCTATCATTAAGATGCATACTTTTTCTCCGCTATCTGTGTTAATTATGATTGCATCTGTCAATATTCTACTCACAGTTCCGCATACAGCTTCTACGACTTCCTTATCCCTGTATCCACAAATATCCGTCTGATTTGTTCTTACAATGCACTTTTTGCCCTTAATCTTATTAATCCCATGCTTCTTTATTGCTTTCTGTACTAAGTCAGCATATGCGTTAACTTTTAATAGTTTTGCCCTGATGTACCGCCACTCTATGAACCTGTTTGTCACTCTTTCATTAAATAAGTAGCTTATTGTTATCCCTTCATTTGTTATTTTTCTAACTCTTCCAGTGCATGATCCAGGTCCGTCACATTTTACACTTATGCAATCCCCTACATGTATATTATCCATGTACTGTTCCATTCCTTCAATGTTATCTCTTGTCCTAATTTGCTCTCTGAACACCTTTAACTCTTCTACCTCTTTTGCACATTGCTCTTGTCTTATCATTGTATCCTCCTTATACCCATACACTTTCATTTTTCCATAATATCTATATTTTATATATGTACTAATGCATGTTTCAATCAACTAGTGTTAATGTTTTTTATTCAGCTGACTGTTTTTTTACTCTTTCTTTATTATTACCTTCTTTGCATAATCTTATTGCATGCATTAAACGCCCTAACATACTGAAATATCTGATTGATAGTCCATGTAGCCTTTGAAATGTACACTGGTGATTCCGTTTATATTTGTGATTTTTTCTTATTTACATCCATGTACTCATTATTTTTCTGTATTGCTATTTACTAGGTCATGCTAGTGCTTCTCTATTTTTCTCACGATTCTCTTTTCGTTTTGCTGCTAGCTTTTCTTCTTTGTGCTTCTCATAATATTCTTTTTGTTGTGCTGCTAGCTTTTCTTTGTTCTTCTCACGGTATTCTTTTTGTTGTGCTGCTAGCTTTTCTTTGTTCTTCTCATAATATTCTCTGTGTTTCTCTCGTATTGCTTCTTTATTTCTTTCGTAGTACTCTTTCTTTTTTGCTGCCATCTTTTCCTTATTTTTCTCATTGTACTCTCTTTTACGCTCTGCTATTGCTTCTTTATTCCTTTCGTAGTACTCTTTCCTACATGCTTCCGCCTTTTCTCTTATTTCCTCTTTTGACTTTTTCTGCCTGCTTGTGTCATATCCCATATTTCTCATGCGTATCATTACCATACTTGTTGATTCTCCTACTATATAAGCCATTTCTTTTAATGTAGGTCTACGTTTGTGTTTCAGCTCACACTCATCCATTATCTCTTTTATTTTTTTAATCTTATCTGCAGTCTCTTTTTTCTTGTTCTTCTTAGTTGTATCTCCTTCAAACTCTCCTGCAGTTTTTCTATCAAGTAATTCCTCACAATACCATGCTATGTCTCTATTCTTTACATTGCTATGACAACAATCTATTACATCGTCCATACCTGTTCCTAGTATGCTTGCCATTTCTTGATAGCTTGGTAATTCACTCCCATTTTCGTCACAGCTTCTTATTACAGCCACTATATTATCTATTAATCTACCTTTCATATGTTATCTCCGTATTTTATTTGTCACTCCCTTATTTCAAACAATCTCTCCACAACACTAACTCTTTTATTGTTGTCAATTGTTCTTTTTACCCCCTGTTGCCATATACACTCCCATTCTGAATGTGCTATATGTTCACTAACTAGAATAATGTTTTTCTCACTCATTTTTCGAGCCCAACTCCAAAATCTACTATAGTCAAAATTTTTACTTGTCCCGTATTTCTTTGTATCATAGTACGGTATATCACAGTAAACTAAACTATCCTCACTGCCGCTATATAACTCCTCATAGTCTCCGTATTGAAATATAATGTCATGCAGTAAAGGCTCCTGGTCTAGCAGATTTCTTCATAATAATTTCTTACTGTTCCGGCTTTCGTGTGTACAATGCCTGCGTACCCTCCATCAAAGAATCTTCCATTATAACTAGCAAGAAACCCGACTGCTCCAATATACCAGTCAGGAAATTTATTTCCTTTTTTGTTATAGCAGTCTCTCACTTCTGAATAGTGCTCTTTTGTTATAAATTCTGGCAGATTTTGAATCTGATTAACATTCTTAAATAATTCTATAAGATACTTATTGTTATCAGATGCTATTTTTCTATGGCAATCAACTTTGTCAATTACATTGCATCCTCCGCAAAATGGCTCTATGTATGTTTTGATATTATAATCCAGTAATCTCTCTTGTATAATTGGTAAAATACTGTAAGCTATGCGAGATTTGGAACCCATGTACTTCATTAATCTTTCTCCTTCTCTTTTCATTTTTTATATATTTTTATTATCTTTATGCCTTAAGTGTTGTTCCTAACTTGTTTGGCTTCTATAACGTGCTCTACTGTCATTGTTTTGTCTGTCAGCTTCTTATTGAAGTAGCTACACCGGCATTTATTTCTTAACAGTATGTTATGCCTTTCTTATTTACTGAACTGTCTTCTCTCTTCCACTCTGTTCCAGAAATGCTACACTGTACTGCCCATTCCTTTGTTCCTCCCTTATGCTAATAAAAGCATTTAATGTATGCCATTAAATGCTTTTATTATTTATAGTGGACCATGTAGGACTCGAACCTACGACCATCCGGTTATGAGCCGGACGCTCTAACCAACTGAGCTAATGGTCCTTTTTATCTTTTTATTTATACTTCTTTATACTCATATGTATATCTTCATGCTTATTTATTATTATCCCTGCTTTCTGCCACTCTTTTGTCATATCTATCATTTTCCCATTGCATTTTAATGTATTTCTAACGAACTCTGCCATACTCTCACTTTTTACTTCTCTCATACTGTGTATCACATCTTATGTTCCAATACCTTAATTGTAGCTGTTTTAAATATACTCTTTAATTGTCTATATATTTCTTATTAACGGGATGTCTTCAAACGCTGTATAATTACCATCGGTAAACCGATTTACTTTAATGCCATTCAATTTATTGCACCCCTTAAATAATTGATATCCCTCGCTATACCCCATTGAATCTCTACTTCCCATACAACCAATGGTTAAATCCTCCAAGCTAGAGCAATCAGCTGCGAAATAATATGCTTCTGTTACTGAATCTAAATTCAATCCACTTATATTCAGATACTTCAATCTCTCACAGGTTGAAAACATAGCTGCTATTTTTCTAACTCCAGACAAGTCTGAGTTACTAAGATCAGCCTTTACAAGACTTGAACAGCATGCGAACATATTGGCTGTAGTCTCAACACTACTTAGATCAATATTACACATGCTTACCTCGTGCAAATTTTCAAGATGAAAGCATAGACCTGTCATATTTTCAACTTTACTCATACATGAGTTTGTCAGATCAAGTCTTTCTAGATTGTAACATTCCCT